CCTGTGATATGAATTGTTCCATTATACGTTTCCTTCAAACATTGTTGAAGGTATCTTATTACTAGGTTTTTATCTTCAAAATTTGCTTTCATAACAAGATACCTCCAATCTTATCTATATGATGTACTTGTTTGAGTTACATCAGAATTCATATTTAGAAATGCATTTGAAATTCCAACTCCTAGAGGATTTGTATATCTTCCTCTATTCATAGATGTTAGAACATCAAGTATTTTATTTAGAACATCTACAAGAGAATTTGTTTGAGAACTGATTTCATCTTTCACTCCGGAACTTCCAGAAGAAGGATTAGAACTATAAGTATTATAAGTATTAGTTACAGCTTCTACTAGATCAGGAACTATTGTATTATATACTTCTGCTTCTCTTTTTGTTAATACTCGTTCTCCTGTGTGTAGGATTGCTTCGTACCCGTCACTAGGAACTCTTGTTATACCGGATGCAAACTTTCCTTTATACAGTGCAGGATCATATGGGAATCTTCCTCCTGTTTTTGGAAGATTTGGAACGCCGTCTTTTAGATTTGTGCTTGAAAGAACTTCAATAGGAAGATTTTTGGCAGTGTCAGTAGTATATGCTTTACGGAATTCATCAGATATATACATATTGTAAATATCCATAGGCTCTTCTGACTTTGAAAGATCCTTCGCATATCCCCAATATCTGTGGAATTTATCGTTTGCACTGTTGTATTTATCAACCCATGAAGCGTGCTCAGACAATAATGCCTCAACATTACTTACCTGTTCGTTGGTTGCATCAGAGCCGAGTAAAGATTTGATAATATCACTTCGTGATCTTCCGTCACCGTATGCTTCTTCCAGTTTAACTTGTTCTGCAACTTTGTCTAGGAAACCTATATTTCCTTCTGCTTCAAAAGAAGATAATGCGTGTGCATAATTTGCAGAAACACCTGATTCATCAAGTGTTGAATCTCCTAAATAAAGTTCTCCACCCTTTGTTGTGAGTTTTCCAAGAGTTGTAAGGGCAGACACATTTCCAGAACGCCAACTTGCAGCTCTTCCTTGAACTTCGGAAGCTGCTTTTTCATACTCAGCGTGTTTCTGTTTTTCATAAAGTTGCCGTTTATACATCTTTCTAAGATCATCAGTTGATTTATCAGAAATAGATGAATAATCATATCCAAAGTCTTGAACAAGTGACATTGCTAAATTTGTTTTATCTAGTTTATCTGATGCTTTGATAAGTTCTTCTATTGCTTGAATTTGTTTGTCTGAGGCATCGACTTGTTTTTCATAAGAATCTGCTAAATTCTTATTTTCATCACCAAGTTTATTCAATGCTTTTTCATACATTGTTTCTGTAATAGAATCTCCTGCGTGTGCTCCTATTTCTTTTCCTATCTTCAAAGCACCGCCCCAAAGCTCTCCCATGATATATCCTGCTATCGGACCTCCAACAGCACCACCAATCATTTCACCAGAAGATTTCCAAGCATTTTCATCAAGAATTGTCTGTTGTATTGTTTCTCCTACATCAACAGCACCTTGTTCATCGTATACAACATTGTCTCCGACTGTTTTAAACAGATTAAAAGCACCATATCCTGCCATTCCTACTCTACCAACAGTTCCGGCAGTAGTACCTCTTGCACCTGTCAAGAAATCAAAACCAACATTTCCAGTTGATTTACCGTAAGACCAACTAGAAACTCCACCTCCGGCAGCAGGTGTTCCTGCTGTTCCACCGCCAGTTGGAAGTTGTGTTCCAGTAGTAGGAGATCCACCTCTACCTGAAAACAAAGATTTACTTCCTTGTGCTACTAGAGTTCCTAAAAGACCTATCATGCTTTTAACGCCTGATTTAACAGCTTCAACTTCTTTTAGAACAAGTTTATCTCCCTCGTATATCTTTTCAGCCTGTACTGCTTGTTCATACATTGCGTTTTCACGTTCTGTATTTGTTTTTTCTGTTTCAGATACATATTTTTGTAATCCTTTATAAATGTTCTCGGTGTTGTCTGTCAGTTGTTCTGTACTCATTTTCTTTACGTCAATCTTGAAATTGCTGCTTTGTAGTCTTCTGAGTGTATCTGCATCAGTTCCAAGACCTAACGCACTACTAATAGCAGAAAGTTGTGTTATATCAGCATTACCCATATATGTATTTAATGAATCTAAGAACATTTCTGCTATCTGCTCATTTGAATAACCTGCAAGTGTTTGAGCACTTAAATCTCTATTATGTAAAACAGCTTGCCATACAGGTAGATTTTGAATATCTTGTGTTCTTATCTCAGTAACTATTTGTTGCATGAAGCTAGGATCAATGCCAATAGTTTGCAATCCACCAGCAATACCAACAGCTTCCTGCATATTACTTGCAATAACATCAAGACTTTGTTGATTTGTTATTCCGTTCTTTAGTTCATTATTTATAAGAGTGTCAATTCCACCGTTTACAAATGCAATATCCTGACCTAGTTCATCTCTTTGATACTGAACAGCAGCTTCAATTTGGTCAATAACATTTAGTATATCGTTAAGTTCATCACCTGACTGAACTCTTGTCATGATATTAGAAAGCATTTCTTCATTAAGAAGATTGATAGAACTTCCGGCAGCTTTTAACTTTGCTTGTTCTAGTGCTATCTCTGTCATCATTTTTTCATTTGTGATTCCTGCTGCTGACAAAGAAACTAATGCTTCATTAACTTCAACATTAGAAATTGCGCCAGTGAGTCCTTCTGCTTCAATTCTTTCATGAATTGTATCTTGGATACTTTCAAATGCTCCGGCATCTAATTTACTTCTAGCAGAAATACTATTTCGTGTGGTTTCAATAGATTGATAAACTCGGCTAAATCCTTCTATAAATGAATCAAGGTATTTATCTTGTAGATGGTCTAATTGACCTGTAAGCATATTCATTCCAGTGCTAATAAGAGTACCTTTAACACCTGATGTAAAATTTCTTACAGCATTTGTTAGTGGAGTTAGATTTTCAAGATACTTCTTTTGTTTTTCTGCAACTCCGAGTTGTTTTTGAAGTAGAACTTTTTCGTTGTCATCCGCCGATTCCATCTTCTCTAGTATAGCATTTATTGATTCTTCAACGGACTTCTTTGTTTCACTTACTTCTTTTGCAAAGTCTTCAGCATAGCTTAATTTTTCTTGCTCTTTCGATAATTTTTGAAGATATGTGCTTTGAAAATGTGTTCCACTTCCAACCGTAGATAATTTTTTAATATTGTCTGAGAGTTGTTTTTGATGTGATTCATAATTATCAATAGTTGATTTTAATTTTGCTAATTCTTCTCCAAGATCATCAACTGCTTCTTGTGTTGCATCCGTTATATTTGTATTGTTAGTTATGTTGATCCCAAGCTGATTTAATAGATCTGTGAGTTTATTTAGACTTCCAGCTTCATTGTTTTGATAAGCGTTATACCTTTCTTGTAATAACTCTAATTTATTTGTATAGTCTGCTATCTTCCCTAAAGCACTATCAGCGGCGGCTCTTGTATTTTCTTTCTTACCTTGCTTATTACTATATGTTAGATATCCTAACACTTTCTCTGAGGATACTTGAGATTCTTTTGCATTCTTTATTAAAGTTTCCAATGCCTTTTCAACATTCTTATTTTCTTTTCTTCTCTGACGTTCCTCTTGTAATTCTCTTTCTGTATTACCATTAAGTTTTTCTAGTAACTTTGATTGACCACCTAATGATTTAGATATTTGTGCAAGCTGTGTCTCAATAGAACCCATTGTGGTGTTTAATTTCATAACAAATTCATTCAATTTGTTGGCATCTTGAGTATAACCATTACTCATTGGATTACCTTGATTATTCTCTAAAGCCATATTGTTCACCACCTAAAATTATTTTTTACCAAACATTTGTCTTTGTCTGGCTTGTTCTCTTGCTTCTTCAATAGCTTTCTTCTTTGCATCGTCAGCTCTTTGAAGTTCATGTAAATATACTTTTCTATCATTTATTGGCATCTTATCTAATTCTGAAACTGTAATTGATCCTTTGGACAACCAAGCAATAACTAGCTTTTCTCTTAATATTTCTTCATATTTCCAAGAAAGCATTTGTTCATAAGTCATTCCTTCTTTAGTCATCCAAGCAGGGTCGAAAAAACTCTCTGTCTGGTTTTAGAATCCAATAGGCACTTCCATCACATCCCATTTGATTCTCACAATCAGTAAAGTTTACTCGTACTACACCGAAAGAATACTTTTCAACTTTATCGTGATATACAACAGAATCTCCGGCAACCATAGTTTTTGTATAGTCTTCGGCGGTAACAAAATCAAGTTCCTTACCGTTGACAGTAAGAATTCTTCTTTCCATTTCAAGTCTATATGTTGGATCACTTTTCATCATTGGATTCTTTGCTTGCATTACTTTCTTCTTCTTTTCAATATCAATGATATCTTTTACACGCAAAAATCTACAACCCAATGTATCTCCGCTAATTGGTAGTGGATCAAGTTCATAAGGTTCACTGAAATCTTCCGGAACAAGATTATATACCAGTTCAGAAAGATCAACCTTCTTAATAAATTGTAATCCGCACTTCGGACAAGTGCAAATAGTTTTATACATCTTACCATAAGACATAATTCTTAATTTCACGCAACACGCAAAGAAGTCAAAATCAGTAAAAGATGAACTATCAATAATATAAGAACCGTCTTGTTTTTTATTATTGACAATACATTCATTTACGATTTGTGACATTGTTTGGAAAAATGATTCTCCACTTAGACGCATACTTTCTTCTTCTGTTGTCATTGCTCTAAGAGTAATGTTTCCATCAAATGAATCACCATAAATGTGAGATGCTGCACTAGGTAGAACAAGTGCTTCTGTGATTAGATTAGCCATAGAATTTTCCCTCCAAAAATCTATAATCCACGTAACGTCTTAAAAAGACCGTATTTATAATGTGTTCAAACTATTAAAATTTATAAAAAAGTGCCATGTAAATAGTATACATGGCACTCTATATCTAATTATTACTGATCCAGTGGAATAGCAACATCAACGTACAATGTAAATGTAATTTCTCTAATTGCATTGTTGTCGTTATCAAATCCACCGGGGTTAATTGTGCCGGGGAAACATCCCTGTAGCTGTGTTCTACGTACAATTTCTCCGTCTGGACTCCACTCATTCAAATATCCGTCACGCTTATAAACAGATGCTCTACCGACTTTTTCAGTTTTTGGATCATAAACAAGTCTGCTCCATGCCATAAGGATTCTTTCAGTCTGTAAACCAATAAAGTCATTAACAACGATTTCAACATCAGAATAACTAGGCTTACCAGCAAAGTTAATAGAGTTGTTACCGTAAGAAACTTTCAAAGCATCAATGTTAGTGCTAGGATATGAAACACTCTTTACAGAAAGAGTTAGCAAATCACTTGCATTATTTGGAAGTGCGATACCTTGATCAATGGTGTATAGCTGTCCTAGACCGGGGAATACTACCTCAAAGTTATTTGTTCTTTGAGGCTCATACTCATCCTGACCAATCATATGATAAGCACCGAGCTTCAAAGGTCCGTTAAACTGTACTGCCATAGTAATTCACTCTCCTTTTCTTAGTCTTCTGGGAATAGTGCTCCGGCTTCTGTGATGATGAAGTCAATATCAAAGAACTCTGCGGTACGTGTAGGAGCAATCCATACCTTACCGGGACATCTGAGATGATTGATATCATCAGTAGTTACCGTAGATTCATCCATCTTGATCTTGTAATCATACACACCTTCGTTGCGCTTCATATAACGTAAGAATTCATCCATCTGAGCGTAGAACTTCAACCACAGCGTAGAAGTATTCGGCTCAAACGCCATGTTCAAGCAAGTGTCAAAAATCTTTTTCTTAACAACATTTGCAATCAGTCTTACATTAAGGCTTTCGAGTGCAGAATGTGTATAAAGATCAATAGCTTGAAGTGTAGTGTACTGACCGTAGATAACATATCCATACTGCTTTAGCTTCATAATTGGATTTACTCTGGAAGTGTTATCATTCTGCCAATCATTAAGAATAACAGAACCGATCTCATAATCAGGTCTTACAACTACTCTTGCAGTAGCTCTCTTAACACCGGCAGGTGGGAACCATTTCTGAGATTCTACGTTATCAATTAGATTTGAAAGGAAAGTATACAGGAAGATGTAAGAAGGAGCCATGAGAATATTCTTTCCTGCAATCGTTGGACTCTGTACCCAACACCACGGATGATGAATAGTACCATAAGAGGTATTAAGAATTCTTGAATACTCAACGATTAGCTTCTTATCATAATCATGTGGTACATCAAACAATGCAACACAATCCTGTCTTGTGTTTACAAGTTCTCTCATTGCATTATGAATTGGAGTTACCTTTGTGTAGTAAGCAGAATCAGAGTTGTATGCTCCGGATGTGGTAGGAACAGTAACATTGACAGTTTTTGGAGATGCAAAATACTTATAACCAACAGTTGCGGTTCTTGCACTCTCAGAAGCAGTGATACCAGTAACTTCACCTGTTGCATAATTAACAGTTCCGAACACAGTCTCTCCATTCTTTAGTTTTCCGCCGTCTTTTGCTGCATCCCCATATACAGTACCACCAACAGTAACAGATACAGTACCTTCACTTAGATTCTTATTTGGAATAGTAAATGTAACTGCATTTGCGGCGATTTCATCACTCTCACCAGTAACCTTTGTTGCTGTATCAATGAGTTCTGCTTCTGTATAAACAAAACCACCAGATGTGATAAAGTCAAAGTCATAAATGTATGGATCAGTGAAGTTCTGATATACATTTGCAATAGACTGATAGATGTTAGCAACGATTGCTGTATCTCCGTCATAAAGCTCTGACAAATACTGGTTTACATCAAGGATTGTCCAAGTGGAAGTTCCTTCATAGTAACCTTTGAATCCTGCTTGTAGTTTTGCAAGTGTCTGAGCACTATACGGGAAATCATAACCACCAGTAAGTCTTGCATCTGTATTAAATACAGAAGTTCCATTCTTGATATACTTTACAGGAATTGTTGGGAAACCAGAATATACTACAACGCCAGATTGTGCAGCAGCATTGATATTGCTCCAAACAAGCTGTAGAGTCGTTCTAGCATCTGGTGCAGCAATGATTCTAATAAAATCAAAGTTTACATCCTCAAAGTAGTAAGGATCATCAGGATTAGTAGAAACGCGCTTCGTTTCAAGAGTCGTTACATTGGTAACAACAGATTTATCTACTGTTTCGCCGGAAACAGGATCATAGTCATAAATCTTCTTAATATCTGCCTTGTAAACAGAAATATTTGCATACTGATAAGACTGAGATACATTTGCAGTATTGATCTGAGAAATACCAATAAGAAGATTATTACCAAAAGAACCCTTGTACTTTGCTGTAATACCGGCAATCTGAGGACAGAATGTATATCTTACAATATCATCATCTGTGAAATAATTATAAGAAACAGTATATTCATCAAATGAATCAAGACTTGCAGTAACAGTTACAACACCGGTTTTATATGCAATCGTTCCTAGTGTTTCTGTAGTGCTTGGATTCTGTGGATCTGTATAAATAAGATTTCCTGTATCCGCAGTAGAAGCAGTATCAACATATTCTTTACCGGCAATAGTAATACTAACAGTACCCTGAACAACATTCTTATTTAGGTTCTGAACAGTGCTTCCTGCTTCTGTAATTGTTTCATTCACAGGAGTTGCAAGCATCAAAGATGCAGGACAAACAGTATTTACAGATGGAGTATTTCTGTCATCATTTGTACGTGCAAGTGTGAAACCTGCTTCATTACCATTGTTATTAACTCTAACAACAGATACAGCAGAACCCTTCTGAATTAACTGTGCTGCATAGGTTCTTGAATAATCATTCTCGATTGGATTAAACTCTGCTTCGGTATAACCGAACATTCTGTTGAAATCAGTAATGTCAGTGAAAGTACCTACAGAAGTGTCTTCGCCGTCAAAGCTAGGACCGAAAGATGCAATGATAGGAACAAGGATTTTTACCTTATCATCAGATACAACTCGTGTCACTACACTTTGATCAATTTCATTTACTTGAATCTGAGGCATATGATTTTTCCCCTTTCAAATAGTATTTTGCATTAGAATTAAGAATCGAACTTCTTATTCTTCTTACCATATGTTTTCTTTGGCTGTTCCTTCTTCTCAATAACTTCATCAGAAGCAACATCCGTTTTATCTTCAAGAACTACATCTTCTGCTTTTGGAGCTTCAATGTCTTTCTTTTCAATAACTTCGGTAAACTTAGGTTCTTCAACCTTTACAGGCTTTACTTCCTCTTTTTTGATCTCTACCTTCTTTTCTACCTTTACAACAGGCTCTGCAACAGTAACAGGTTTGTCATCAGATACTAGCTTGTAACTTACTTTGCCCTGATTGAATAGCTTTGAAAGAAATACGAAATCAGTAACATACATCAGCTTGATACTACCGTATGCAGGAATACTAAGACCTTGAAAAATAATAGTTCTATTTGTTAGGTTTTGAATACTATACATTGTAATCAATCCTCCTTTTATTTTCGTTTCATCGGATGAACAGAAGCAATAATTTCTCCTTGTTTCTGTTTCTTGCTTCTAAACAAATAAGCATCGTCTACATAAAATGTTAAAGTATTTCTAAATAAAACACCTTTATTTATGTGTTCAACCGTATCTGAATTATCTACTATATCATCATTTAGAAACATATTGAAATTGTGATCTATATCAAGACCGTATTCAAAATGCGCCTCCAATGTTGGATGTTGCGCAAAGAAGAACACAAGTTCTCTAATTATTTCATCACAAGTTTCTTGATCTACTGTAAACACATCTAACTGATATTCAATTCTTATTGGTATGATTTGTGCATAGATATTGTTGTTTTCTCCGTCACGGCGAACAAATGATCCAATTCTTTTTGCATTAAAATTCACATCAGAATTTCTAATAGAATATCCTAAACGTGTGGTAGATATCATTGGAAACTTTATATCGTCTTTCTGTAACTGTCCAGAAAAACGTATTGCATTTTCAACTGGGAGGATAGAAATTGTTTCATCGTTAAATATAGCTCTGAAATTATCAATAATTGCATCATCATAACTTTTGACACTCATGCTTTTCTATCCTCCCCCAAGATATAGTCATAAAATAACATCACGCTATGCCCTATCCAGTGCATTGGCGGTATAATATCATTTCCATACTCTATCAATTTAATCACCTTATATAGTGATAAATTAGTACCGTAGCATTTTATTGATTTCGGTATATAGTAATAGCAACATGAATCTCCTGTATCATATCTACATCTAAGACTATTTATAAATTGATGTGCTATGCTCATTGCGAATTTACCATTACTGAATTTAGGAACTGTTATTCCGTGTTCTCTAAAAATGCGTTCTACATTTTCCCATTTAGACTTAAACATCTGCTCTGTAAGTATTCCTTGAAATCTGTATAATCCTAAAGAACAAACATCTGTATATAGTTGAACTGTATTCAGTCCGGATTCTGATAAATTTTTCGGATATCGTATTTGCATATTCAATCCTCCAAATTCATAAATACATTATTTTTATCTTTGTACTTCTTTAACTTTTCCGTCTGTTTCTTTTTAAATACAGGAACTAATTTACAGACCCAACTATCTGGGAATTCTAAATTTTCTTGTATGTCAGTTATTTTGAATACTTTTTTCGGTGCCAATGGTAGTGGTGGAGTTATACTTATTCTACACCCTGCGCAAAGATTTTTAGCGTCAAATGGTAATGTTGCTATGTAAGGTTTATCGTCTGGTAATTCGGAAACCCATCCATACTTTCTTAAAGTCTGAACTTTAGGATTTTCGTCAAAGATAATGTCCATACCAATTTCTTCTGAAAATCCTTTTGGATCTTCTTCGGCATATATTGTAAATGTCATATCTATTGGATACTGATATATAACGTGTATGCCTCTTAGTTTAGCCATTTCTTTGAAATATCCTCTAAACATTGTAGAATCTTTTTGAGTTAAATACCCCATGATTATTCACCCCAAATCAATTCTTCTGCGATTTTTGGATTGGCTTGAATATAATTCAGCCATGCTTTAGCAGCAGCAGGAACCCATCTTTTACCATACAAAACTGAAAGAATATGCTTACATACATATCCTCTGTTGTTATTTACATTTCGTACCTTTGGAGCTACATCTTGTTTAGGTCCGTATTTTCCGTCTACATCTGGTCTGGATAGCCAATAGTCAAATCTATATTTGAAATCGTCACAAGTGCAAGCTACCTGTAAATCTTCTGAATCTAACGCTTTAGATAAGCACTTAGTAAGAAGATTCAGTGTAAGTCGCTTCCACCTATTGTTACCAGACCAACTACGAACCTCATTATACAGGTTTTGAAATGCACCCTCGAATGAAATTGTAACAATGTAATCTCCAACTCTGGAACGCCAAACAAATGAATCATTAGTAAACAGTTCTTCAAAATCAACATTGTTAAAGTCTTTAGCTCTATAAAACTTCTTCTTCATAAAGCGTTCCGGAGATTCCCTTTGAGAGCGTCTTATAATCTCCCATCTAGTTATTTCATTCAAGGGCGTTTTATCATGGTTTCTCATAAATAAAACGCCCCTTTCTGAAATCTATGAATTACTTTCTGTTTCTGCGAACAGATTCACTAAGAACCTTACCAGTAACAGAGTACATATCTCTTGACTCATTCTTCATGAAATTCTTAGTCTTATAGGAATACTTTAGTGAAACAGGAGTGATAGAACCCTTCATAGTAACACACTCAATAATGAATGTAGGTCTTGCATTTGCGACAGACTCAGTGAACGGACCGTACTCCTTGAAGTTTAGGGTCATTCGCTTACCCATTTTGAAGTTCTCGCAAACAAACTTGACTGGACGTTTGCTACCCTTTGTGGTAGTAACAACACCTTCAAGAGTAAGGCGATTACCACGAACGGTACCTTTAGAAACCTTTACAAACTTGACATTTGCATAGTTCTCTTTTGCGAATGTGGTAAGCATTCTGTTAAGAGTAACTTCATCAAAAGAAGCATCGGACTCATTAACGGACTTCTTAACAGCACCCTTTGCGAATCTCTTTGGTACAACAGCACCAGACTTCTTCATCTCAGACATACGCTTTCCTGCCTGAACTCTTGGCTTGCGAACAGACTCAGCTCTACGCTTCATAGTACGCATTCTGGAACGCTTTACAGATTCCTCAAAGTCCTCGTCTTCATCTTCCTCGGTAAACTCTTCTTCCTCGAAATCTTCACCGTCATCAACGACTTCTTCTTCCTCGTCAGTAACTTCGACATCATCAATGTCCTCTTTGTCTTCGTCAGAGAGCTCATCAGTTGCGGTAATAACACCGACAACAATCTGATCACCTTCCTCGCCGCAAACTGGGCAAGTTTCATCAACAACATCCATGTCCTCAGAAAGCTCTTCATCAGTTACATAGTTTGCACCGCAAATAGCGCACTTGCAAACATGAGCACCAATAAGCTCTTCTGCTGCATCCTCTGCTTCCTCAACATCCTCTGGAACTTCGTCCATCTCAGGATCAATAACAAGCACTACATCATCATCAGGAGTGTAGTCAGCAGTAACATCACTGTCTTCTGCATTGTCATCTTCGAGAAGGGACTTGAATCTATCAAGAGATTCAAACTTTAGCTTACTAGCAGGAATAGCAAATGGCTTAATCTTCTTTGCTGCTTTAGAAGTCTTCTGAACAGACTCCTTGACAGTTTTCTTTTCGGAACTATCAGAATTCTTTAGCTCCATATTTGTGAGTTCAAAAACATTCAAAGTTGCCATAATACAATAACATCCTTTCAATAAATATTTTTTGAAGTTAGTCTATTGGAAGTACATAGTCAACATTCGTATTTAAGAATGTTTGAATTTCTTGTATTTCCTCTTTTGCTTCGGACAGTAAAGTTTCACCATCCAAATTATATTGTGCAGAGTTCAAAGTATATTTACTTCTAACTCTACCTAATACCAGTTTAGCATAAGCAGTTGCTAGCTTTAGAATTTTATCAATCCAGAATACCTCTGTAATTTCTTCTACATCCTTATAGTCTGGGATATATTGGATTGTAATAGCATTAACATACGGAGGATTCATTGTAACACTCAGTTGCTTTGTGTGTGCATCCCATACAAAATCAAGATCGGTTGAAATGGTATTTAGTTGTTGAAGTAACAGCATTCTATTACCGTATGCTTCTGCGTTTGTAACAGCATTATATACTTGATTCAAACCAAAAACATCTAATGTATTCATTGATAAACTATTATATGTATCTGGTCGCATAACATTTATAACGGCGTATACTCGTTTATCACTCAAATCTATTGTTGTTCCAATACCATGTAGAGATCCACCATAAGGAACTGTCATATATGCAGGTGTTGTGATATATTGTTTGATTTCTCTAAACGCCTTATTCACACATCTAGGAATATCTTTTTCAATCTCAACCTCTACAACAGATCCACCAAGCAATAGCATGATTTCATCTACATATTCTGCCATCGTCATAGCTTACCACTCTCCAAGATAGTCTTTACAAGTGTTTTGACAGAATTGTTTTTCTTATATTTGATACCAAAGTTTTCACAAATATTGAACAAATCTTCTTTTGCTAGTTTAGACAATTCTTCTTCTGAGTATCCTGTGTTAATGCTAGTTGTTTTCTCGTCATTAACTGTATCATCGTTTGTGATACTATTCGCGGAAGAAGAAACCCCGTCTACATTTTCTACAACAGTTTCATCATCACTAATTTCAAGAGAATCAATTTCCCTATCGTTAGTAATAACAGCAAGACCACACCTATCAAGAACTCTTTTATCAATATTCATCCAATAATCAACTTCGTATTCATTGTCAGTATCTAGTACAATAAATCCATTAGCTTTTATATTGATTGTAATACCGTTAGTTCTGCATATTGTATGGTCATTATTTTTGAGGTTTTTAATTGCAAAACGCATAAACACATTTCCCTCCAATTCCCCCAAAATAATAATTTTAAGTGTACCATGTCTAGGCGTAGGCTGGAGGAACACCTAAACCTAGACATGGTTTTTATAAATACAGACTAATGTCTGTATTCATTAAGAATTAAGAAACAGTGACAACGCAAGTTGCAAGTGCAGTAACATTGTCAACAGTAATAGTACCAGTAATCACAGCAGTACCAGCAGCAACACCAGTAACAGTACCACTTGAAACAGTAGCAACAGTCTCATCAGAGGAAGACCATGTAACAGTTTGACCTGCCGGAGTGGTGGTTGCCGTGATAGAACCAGTACCAGTTCCAGTAATTGCAAGAGTTTTCTTATCAAAAGTAACAGCGATTGTCTCAACAGGATCATTTGTAATGACAATCTTTGCACCATCAAGGTTTAGACCCTTGTAATAAAGTGCTTCGTCACCATTATCAGTGGTAATAGTAAGAATAGAAGAAGCTGCTAGCTTGAAGAACTGGAACTTATCATAAAGCTCAAAAGTAATAGAACCGTCACCAACAGTAGCCATATCAGCAATATACTCTTCATAAGGAGTCTGTGGAGTAGTGATACCAGTTGGAGAAATAGTAGTTAGATCAAGAGTATCAGTAAGTACCTTTGGATTGGTATTCTGATTAGTAATCTTAATGGTATACTCAGTAAGTGCCATAATAGATTCATCCTTTCAATTAAAATATTTTTGATTTTTCATATGCAACTGCACAACCTATATTTCAAAGTTGTGCAGTTGTTATTTGAGTTAAAAACCTAATGTGGTTAAGAATTAGTCAGTGATTCTACCACGGATATACATCTTACCATTGAGCATCTTCATGCCGTAAGATGTTGCGTAACCCTGCTGACCACGGAAGTCTGCTGGCATGAGTAGATCTGTGGACATGATAGGCATTGCTTTATTACGCTTAAAAACATCCTTTGAGGTTTATGTTGTAAGGATTGTCAAGTTCAAGTTCGGTTATATATCTAAAATCATATCCCTGCTCTATGCTATATCTTTGTTTTATCTGATTCCTGATATCTTGTATTCTGAAATATGGTTTCACTTCAAACACAATATTTGTATTTGGTATTACAAAATCAGGATAATAAACATGAAATTTTCCTTTGTAAAAGTATTGTATCTCTAAGGATTCATATTCAAATTCAAGTCCAAACTCATTAAGTATTTTGGCAAATATTAATTCCAACGATGATCTAAAACGATATTCTTTTCCGTTTATCGTTTCTACTTTCACATGGTTTCTATTATACGATTTTTTCATAACGATCTCAGTCAGTCCATTTTCATGTTGTTTTTTACATTTATCTGACTGCATTTTTCTATAATCATCGTCTTGCCACTTTTTCTTAGTTGTTTCTGACAATCTATCGTACACGCCAGTTTCCCTTAACTTATCAGATACCCGCTTTCCGATATCTGGATATCGTTCTTTTCGTGTACGTGCTGCCCTCATACGACTTTCTTTGTACTTTTCAGGATTTTCTTTCATGTTCTGTGCAAGATGTTCATTACTTATTGTAACTGCACGTTTACATCTCTCACTAATCTCAGGAATAAATAATTGTTGATATGGATATAATTTTTCAAATTCTGATCTTGACATATGATGTTTCCATGTTAGGTGTTGTGTTAATTGTTTCATATTTGATTTTCCACATATAGGACAAGTAAGAAGTTCGTTATCTGTTGGAAGTATTAATTCTTTTTCTTCCGGAAACATATTGAAATAATCATCAACTGATCCTATATTGTGCTTCTTCAAATGAAATGCCAAACCACGTTTAGATGTAACTGTTTGATTGCAAATAACACATTGTATCATATAAACCTCTCAGTCATTTTTAAGATGCTTACCCTTTCAGGAACATACATAAAGTATGTTGTTGAATTTCGTATCAACTAAGGCTAGACTATATCATAAACTTCAATAATAAATTAATGAAGCCCAAAGGAACTTCGGAATCATTTGATTCCTACTCCGAGCCACCGGATAGTCGTTGCACCTTCATCCTACATAATTAGGACGCTTGGCTCAGTGGTTATCCAATCTTAAACCTTGTTACCATACATGAGTAATTACTTCATCCGCAAAAACATTACTGTATTTGTTTGGTAGTTTAAGCTCTAAGGATGTTCCCTGAATTCCCCTTTGTAACTACAATCATATATCACTATATGAAGGTACATACCTATTGTTTGTTTTTAGTCTGTGATTCTGCCTCTAATATACATTTTTCCGTTAAGCATCTTAGTACCATAGCTGGTAGCGTAACCTTGCTGACCACGGAAATCTGCTGGCACAAGTAGATCTGTTGAACAAACAGGAATATACGGCGCGTAAACAACATTTGTGTTTATACATACTGTATTGTATGTATATTTCCCATATCACTATGGGGATCAGACTATATCATGAATTTAATAACTCTGTTACCAAGTTATTAAAAACCCTCGCACTTCCATTTAATAGACTTACATAAGACTAATATCATCTTATTGCTAACCTATACAGGCTGTACTCTACTTGCTTCGTGTTGTTAAACAACCTTATTTTCAAACCACCTGATAAAAATCATTTATGCATTTCTGCAAATGTGGTTGTCTAGCTTTCGATAGTCGTTGAACCTTTCTTAAAATTAAGTTTTCTTATTTTTAAGACTTGGCTGCTGATTGACTCACTTATGAGCTTTCCAGCAGTTCACGAGGTTTAGGCTGGACTTGTATTACGCAGCAACGGCATAATCCGTTAATCCAGCTTCAAGGAAACTCGTACCCTTGTAACCCATAACAAAAGTATCCTCTGCCATGGAAGGAGCAACGTAAACCTTGTAACGACCACCGAGTGTACCAATGAAGTGAGGACCAACAGCATCGGAAGAACCAGTAGCGTCAAAGTTTCTCATACACTCAATAACTGCGGAAACATTAGTACCACAAACAATGAAGTTTGGCTGTACTCTCTGAGTTGCCTGCTGAACAATCTTAGCACCAGCAGTAAGGCGAATCCAGAAGGAATCATAGTGATCCATTGCATTTACGCCGTGTGGTGCGGTTCTGCTCCATGTAATCTCAGGACCTGCTGCTGCACCTTGATAGAGCTTGCTAATAACTTCCTGATCAATCTCCATTATGTTACGAATTATCCGTATCCGATAATTCTCTATACATTATGTATTTTGTATAGTTCGGACTATATCACATTCTCAATTACTCTATTACCAAATATTTGAGAACCCATGCACTTCGGATTTACTAAATCCTACTCTACTTGCTTCGTGCTTTTCAGCCTTATTTTCAAATCGCCTACATCTTATTATGTATTTATGTATTTCTACAAATGCGATTTTCTAGCTTTCGATAGTCTCTGAACCTTATAATTATAAGTTGTAGTTATTTATTTTTTGAACAAATGCCTCTGTGAAATCCAATAGACTCATAGTACTCAAGTTCTGCCTGTGAAATTGTTTTATTTATCTCACCATTTGTAACTCTTATGTGTCCTTTATTTCTGCCTTTGTTCTTTTCACTTATTTTTCTAAGTGTTTCTTCTGTATGTTGTTTTCCATACATAGGATTATTTTCACCAGATGAAAGTTCGCTTCTTCTTTTTAACTGTGCTTCATTCATTTTCCAATGATTTCCATAATTTGAGTTTTTATTACCAGATCTATTTTTGCTCATTTGTTTCTTTGTTTTATCTGAGTGTTTGTGTCCTTTGAATAACGGTCCGCCAGCTCCGGCTTCGCCGCCTTTACAAATATTATAGAAATCAGGATCATTTTGAGCATTATAGTAAGCGATATATTTTATTTCCATCTCGTTTAATTCTTCTTTTGATTCACATTCACATAACATAATTACTGAGAAATTTTCTTTTCCATAGAGTTCAATAGCCTGTTTAAGAATTTTACCAGAACCTAAATACTTCTCATGAAGAAATACGTTTGATTTCTTCTGTCCGATATATCTTTTTCCATTCTCATTATTTATAGTCATGTAAATATAACCATACATTTAATAACTACCTCTTTATAATTATCTTGGCTTCTGATTGGCATATAAGCGATCAGAACTCATATGCTTTTCCAGAAATTCACATGGTTTTTCATAATCTGTCACCAGATTAAGCCACAAGTTGTTTATGGGCAATTTCGCCAGCAGCCTGAGTCTTCATAACATCAAGAATCTCAGTACCATACTGCTGCTTAAGGTCATATGCTGCATCAAAGCCCCAGTAAGCTGCTAGCTTTCTGGACTTAGCAAAAATACCAACCTGACCGAGAGACATATTCATCTCTGGAACCTGAAGATCCGGAACCTGCTCATTGTTGTACTCATATGTAGCAGTTGTACCGTCAGTAGCGGTTGCACAAGCAAATGCACCACTTGCATAATTAATAGTACCAACAGTAGTACCGGTAGCAGGATTTACAAGATTACCAGTACCGTCATCAACATAACGAGTACCGTCTGCAAGAACAACAGCAACGGTCTTAGGAAGAATTGGAACAAACTCAAAGTTTACACCGTCAGTAACAGGCTCATCATCAACAATACGAGAAGTGTAGTAAGTATCAGACTGACCAGTGTAAAGGGAGTTGTTAAACATCTGACCAGCAGTAACCTTACCCTTATTAGTACCATAAGTAAATCTGAGGAAGGAAATCATACCAGCCTTGGAATCTAGTGGCTGAGTAGAAACAATATCAGGAGTGATAATGTTTGGAACAACAGCAGTAAGTAGATCCATAAAATAGGTCTTGGAAGGAATGTTAGAGGAGTTAGTTGCCTCATTAAGCATTCTTGCTTCGGTGTTTGCAAGAGTCTGTGCAAGTGTAATCTTCTTTTCAAGAGTTAGTGGGGACTTGCCAGCTTTCTTCTGAACACTCTCTGCGATACGGATGTTTCTGCTATACTTCTTAAGGTTAGCATCAGCTTTTAGCTTGCTCTCCATTAGAGCTTCGTTAATTGTAGTTGCCATAATTTATACAATCCTTTCATAATAAAATTTTCAAGTTACAATTTTTTTGGATATTGCTTTTATATCAAATAGACTGACTTGCTTGCAACAGGAACGCACCAAGTCTAGCGTCTTCTTTTTCTTCGTCTGTCATGGAGCTTTTAATACCTTCCATTAAGACGTTTTCTGAATTAGCTATACTCTTTGAGGAAATCGGGAAACCGCTATATCTATCAAGTCTATCACAAGCACTTTCCACAATAGATTCAATTCCTTCTGGTGTTGTGTTAAGAGTAATTGATTCCTTAATATGTTTAGCATTTAGTCCATTCATATTGGATAGCTTTTCAACATACTTATTTTGGAAACTCTTAACCTGTTTACTTAGTCCAGAATTCATTGATTTCTGAGTTTCAAGTTCCTGCTTTAGAGATTTTACAGATTCCGTCAATTCTTTAATGGTGTTTGTTTTATCGTCTAATCTACATTGTGCCTCACTGAGTAAAGCTGAATAATCGGAAACTTCTTTATCCAGATTTGTTATTTCATTGGAATGTTCTGTTTGAGTATTATCAAACTTCTGTTCCAAATAACGTACTCTGTCTTCTGCTTTTGACAATTTTTCAGTTAAATTAGAAATCTCTGTTTCCATGTTTCTTGCTGAAATCATAGACTCATTAGCAATTTGTTTCTGCTCTCTTACAATACCAAGCTGTTCTTTATACATAGAATCTAGTCTTTGGTTTTTCTTTTCTAGGTTGCGAATCATATCGTTTGCTTCTGTCAATCTTTGTGACTTAGAACGGATACGATTTTCATGCAACTCTTCTTTAGCAGTTTGCTGTCTCTTTGATTCAGCCACATTTCTTCTAGCTCTTACCAACTGCTGTTTAAGACTTTCAATCATCTCTTTGTCGTTTTGAATAGTTTCGACATAACGTGATTCTCTGTGCTTATAAGCAGATACAGTGGAACGTAAACCCTTGATGCAACTATAAAGCTGCTTGTTATCCCTAATAGTTTTAGCCGATTCTTTAAGGGTTTCAGTAGTCTTAGACTCATCCTTTGCAACAATAGTCTTGTCTGCGCTTTGTAGAGATTTGCATTTATCTTCAATAGATTCAATAAGTGAATCCATCTCAGAATCTTTAAGATTGGATGTTCTGATAACAGAACGAATGATATTAAGGTCTGAAATTGTTTCAGCATCCTTAATCTGATTTGTTACAGATTCCTTAAAGCTAATATCCTTTACTCGCTTTACAGATTCCATAACTTTTTGTCTTGCCTTTTCAACTGCCGGAGTGGAAACAACATCAAAACAAGCAAACTCATAAGAATCTTCATCAACTCTTTCTCCGTCTGCCGATTCAATAATGTCACCTTGACCTCTACTTGATACACCAAGTACACTGCCATAATTAAGAATGCTTTTCAGTATTCTTCCTTCAGGAGTGTCCAGAATATCAAATCCACCATAAATCAAACCTTCGTCCTCATTGATAGTGTAGTCTGTCATAACAATACACGCTTTAGACATAAGAGGTTCAAATCTATCTTCCGGATGATCTAGCTCACCAAACAATGTTTTATTATCCAATGCTTCCTTAAACAAGGAATCATTAAATACTTTCTTCCATAATTCCAGTGGATATAATCTTCCGTTTCGTGTTGGATTCTTAAAGTCTGCACAAACTCCTTCAAGTCTTCCAAGGCAACCCTTTTTTGGGGCTTTACTTTCATTCAGCTTCAAAGAATTCATTCGCGTTTCAATTAAAACTCTCATCGTGTATCACCCCTTTCTTTGAAATAATCATGTGTACGTTATGAAAATTATTAAAATTATTCAAAAATTTATATACTATTTTAATAAATTTTCTTTATTGTTCATTATGATGTTTAGTCATAATTACTACAATTTGCTGTAACGCACAGCAACTATCCCATTTTATTGGGACTACTTTTTTGTTAAAATTTACTAAATTATGACTCAATATAATATCGCTCTTGTTACATTTTTCAGCATCTTGTGCCGTAACAAATAAATTTTGCTTTATATTACATTGATTTTTAGTAAATTCATACAAATACTTTAATTTTGTTTTATGTGTTCAATGCTTTTTCAAACCACATATGTATAAAAGAATCAGTCAAGGATTAGTTTGACATCTTCTTTGTTAGCTTGAACAGAATTTACAAGTAAAGTATAATCGCCAGTAGAAAAGTATTCATACAAACCTCTTGATAAATTTTCAAGTCCCATATTTTTTATAAAAGCATTTTGACCATCCATGTCATCTACAAAGCAATGTTCCAATGTGATCGCGCTTTGAGTAATGATACTGGTTGCAATCTTGATATAGTTATTTATGGGCTTTCCATCACACGTTAAGATTTCTTTTATAATCTTATGTGCCTTATTATTAAGAGTTAGATAAAACTGCACTACCGGGTCTTTTCTTTCTCTTAATACTGATACAACACTTTTTGGAACTTTATTAGCAACTGCCAATTTAATGTCCTCTGTTATATCAATACCTTGTTTTTCTAGTTCATTCAGTATACATAAACATTCATGTCTACTTGTAAGCATTTTCTGTGCTCCTCCAAATTATGCTTCAGGTGTTATGGTTGGTTCTGATTCAGTTTCAGGTTCTTCAAATGATGTTTCATTTTCCATTGACAGGTCAGGTCCGAAATCACGGCTTGGCATTCCACCACCGCTATGACTCGGCATATCAATATCCAAATCCATATCCATGTCGTCACCTTGTTCTTCACCAGTTCCAATTCCAAAAGTCTTTACAATATCAGCAATCTCTGACAAACTAAGATAATCGGAAAGTAACCATTCGAGTACCTTTTTGATACCCTTTTCCTCTACTTTACCCTCTAACATACTGAGGATAGAATTTGCCTGATCCAAACGTGTCTGAATTTGCTCATCACGTTCTGTATCCTCTATTGTAGCCGGAGACACCATTTTTATTGTAAATTTGTTAATATAATCTAAATCTCTGTCATCAAAATATAGATTTAATAGTGTAGTAATTCCGTTACAAATCGCAGTTTGTACTCTCATTACTGTATGGGCATATCTTGAACTTAATTTTGTTAAAGAAGTTCCATTTCCTAATCCTTCCGGTGAATCATAGTTCAAGTATTGTTTTGGAATTTTCAAAGCAGATAGTTTCTTATTATTGAAATAATCAATATCTGCAATATCTTTTACATTTACATCTCCACCAAGAGTTGTTGGTGTGATTGTTCCTTTTCCTTCTTTTGTTGGAACATAGATTACATTTTCCATAGGACCAGGTGAATTGTAAGATGCTACAACTCCATTTTGTTTGTTTAATGCGATCTTCTGTTCAATTAAACTCTTTACTCGATGTAATAGTGATTCGGCTTCCGGCTTCGGCATATTACCTACTTCTATTTGAAGAATTCTGATAAGTGCTGACTTAGCAAGTCTATTCATCATCATACTATCTTCTAATAGAGATACTGTTTGGGATGCAGGGTATGCATCTGCTAAAATTGACTTTCCTGTTTTTACTTTATATACTGCTGTTGCTCCTGTTTTTGAGTTTGTGACAGGGATTAGTTCTGGGTTTCTGTCAATATTTCCAGCAAGACAAATATGAATAAAGCTAGTAGCGTCATAGATATCAATATCGTTTAGTGGAGTTGAATTCTGGAATAAAGCCGAGAATAGTCCTGAAGATGTAGGATCTTCTTCTTGTGAACCCATAACTCTGACAAATCCAACCGTCTTTCCTTTATCTTGTAGATCATAAATATTTGAAGGGTCATCTACATACTCTACATATTCTTCTAGTTTTCTTGATGTGTCTCTTGGTTTTACACGGAGAACGGCATTTCCATGTTCTCTGCTATTATACATTTCTTCATAGTCAGACTTGTCTCCGTGTCTATACAATCTAAGGTAAACATCACCATAGGTACACAAAGCATAAACAAGTGTCCATGCCATATCGTTAAGATGTAGATTCTTAATAAGTCTATCACAGGCTTTTTTGATGTTTGTATCATTTGATTCTGCCCAGATAATTTCTCCGGTTCTATAATTATACTGTGTTGCATCATCTGCATACATTTCAACAGCGGCAGCAATAGTGGCATCGGCAAGTAGATTTTCAAATTGTTGATATCTTTCCTTTCTTACAGTAGAAAGAGATCTGAATTTAGAAATTTCATTAGCATCAATTAGTGCTCCTGAACCACCGTCTAAAATCTGTTTAGTTGTAATATCCTTTTCTTTAGATACTACCGGAAGACCATCTTTATTATCAACATTAGGTCTTGCTTTTATTCTAAGAGCATCTTCAAAGAATTTTCTAATACCCATAAAATACTCTCCTTTACCACATTAGTATATTATCATTTCCAAAGTTATTAAGAAGATTATTCAATGCATCATTTGCTAACTGTGAATTCTTAGCTCTTTGTTGTTGTGCTGTCTGTGTCGCCGCCAAAGAACTTGCAAAGTTCTGCATAAATTCTTCTTGTGGGTTTACCTCTGCATTTATATTTGCCATTGTAGATAGTAACTGACCACTATCAACAAGACTGTCTTTATGTTTTGTTGCGTTTAGAACTGCGCCTGCTAAAGAGTCTGACATATCTTTTGAATTGTGTACGACAACACTATTTCCTATTGGGAAATTATGAATATTCTCAATCTCTATGTCATATACTGGAATAGTATTGTCTAACTTAATTATTCTCTTACTCTTAATATACAATTCATTATTGTCAATACACTTTAATCTTTGTTTATCACTAATATTCTGTGCTTCAACAAACTCACCGGAATAAAGCATAAACTTATGTTCTGGAGTACATCTAACTATATATTCGTCATTAAAAGTAACTTCTAGCAAAGTGTCAACATACTTTGTCACAAATACTTTCTTTATTCTATTCAAAGATACTTTATCGTTCTCAATAGTTTGAACATAATAATTTGATACACCGGAACAATTAAATAAACTCCTTATTGTTTTTCTGAACAATTTATTATGTATGACATCATATAATAGTATCTCTGTATCCTCTGTAAAACATCCTTCCGCTGGATGATCTAGCTTTCCTGTTTGAACATCTCTTTGAAGTTCAATCAACTCTTTTTCCAATAGTTCTATTTGAATAAGTCCTATTCTTTCATCATTCATTGCAGAACGTAAAGTAAGATATCCTTCCGGTGATTTATCCATAGAAAGAATGGTTGCATCATATCCTTGTTGAACCAAGAGTTGTTTTGTATCAGCAGATTGGAAACCGTCAAGACTTACTCCTACTATATTAAATCCTTGTGATCTTAGATAGTATATGAATCTTCTTGTTTTCTCAAAAGATATCTCAGAACCTTGTGGAGCTTTAATATCTACTGAGAATATATGTTTATATGTCATTTCAGATATAATGGTTTCATTTGCTCCGTCATATATTTGTGTTTCTTTTACACCGGAAGAACCAACATCTGAAATACCTGTTTTATCTCCTGTCAAAGAAGCGTCAATATGAATAAACTGTGGCATTGAACGAACAGCCAATGGAACTTTATCTATTTGAAAGAAATCTGCTATTTGAAGATCATCTTTTGTTCCAATAGTAAGTACATCATTTACAAATGGATTCTTATAATCTTTTATATAGCATTTAGAAAACATATCATAATTGAAGAATGTGGTTGCACCAATAACAGATATTCCGGCAAGATTCATAAGAGCTGTATTTACATCAAGAACAAAACTTTGTTTCAACTCAACCGGAACCATAAGAATTCTATATCCTTGTTTCTTATATGCATCTTCTTGTTCTTCTGTTAAATCATCATTAAGAATCATTGACTTTAGGGATTTATTACCAACAGCAACAGGGAACTTTTTGCCGCTAAATGTATTATTAGGTTTTATTACCCATTGTGGTTCATCAATTACTAATAAATGTTGATCCTGCTTCTCAGATCGCATCTTTTTAATGTATGCTTCAATAAAATCTTGGTCTGACTTCTTTGATGAAACCATAAACAATCTAGCATACTGTCTACCGTTTTTAATAAAACGTGAATTCATACGTTCTTTGATAGCATTGTACGTTACCATTATTCCATTTTTTACATCCAATGCGCTCGAACCTTTAATTCCACCTCTAGTAAAATCACACTCATCCATCATCGCGCAGTAGCATTGTTGACCTAAAGCGTGTTCCGATTTAGAACCGTATTTGATGGTTATATTTTTTGGAGGACTGTATAATATATTTATTCTTCCAGATGTAGCTCCTCTATCAAGAAACCACGGACTAGCTAATAACATCTTATGAAGTGTTTTATATCCAACACCCTCTGCTAGTGTTAGTGTGATGTTCAAGAAGAATATTGCTATCTCTTCTCCCTCAATCATATTAAAATATTTTTGAGGATTTTTAAGACACATAAGTTCATATAACTTATAGGCTAAACATACATCGGCAGTTTTTGTTTTTCCAACACCAATAGCCCCTGTGAAGATTATCTCTTCATAAGCAAGGGCTGGATCAAATATTTTTCTATATGTCTTTCGCCAGTATGGATAAATAAGTTCTCCATTTCCAGTGGATTTACCAAGATAGTTTGGATTACGAATAAATTCATCTATTGGAACTGGTATTTCTTCATAATCTTCATGCCAAATATCGTATAGTGTTTTAGATGTTCCTGTTTCTTGATATTCCCGCAGAATAGTAAGAATAAGCTCTTTATTCTCTTTTGTCATATTAGAGAGTTCTTCTTTGCTGATATGTGTGATATCGTCTAATGTGAACATAGATAAAGTCCTCCTACGTTATCAATTTCACTTATTGATAGTGTTGAAGGACTTATAAAATTTATAACTTTTTTAGTTGTAAATGTTTTACTTTTCTGATTTAGTTAGTTTCTTTAAGCCTTTGTCAATTATATATATTAGAAACAAAAAACGCCAGACATTTTTCAGTCTGACGTTTTAGTAAACTCCTTCTACTCATGGAAGGTTAGATAAATTATTAAATAAAGTGCATTAGTATTTTTAAACTGTAACCTCAATCCAAAGAGACTTACTTCCTGATGCACTCAGATACTCTACTTCTACATCCATTAGTTCAGGTGTGTTTTTAAGAACATCTTTAAAATATTCTCCATCCGCAATCATATCTTCGGATGTTTTATCATAAATTCTAACTTTTTCATTTATTGCTGTCAGTTGAGCTAATAGACCCAGTGTAAGTCCTGAGTTTCTTATTGATTGAGCAACATAAGTTCTTATTGGAGATTCTTTTAGCTTCTTAACCATTTACATTCACGCTCCTTAAACAAGCTGCATAAGAGTAGAATTTCTAGCACAAATAGCCATTAGTTCTCCTGTATCTCTCATTTTAAGTAAAGCACCATTCATTCCATATACTCCTGAAGAAACACCAATTACATCATATCCGCGATCATAGAGATCATTTGCTTCTTCAAAAGAATAAGTTGTGATATCTTCTGCTTTTCCGCTGCGAACAAGATCTCTTAGTTCTTTCTGAGTATACTTACGTCTACTAGATTCGGTCATTCTTTTTTGTCTGCGAGAACGCTGTCTTGGAATAACACATTCTTTCTTATGAGCATCCGCTTCTTCTCTCTCTTCCTCAATCTTATCAACAACTGGCTTTAGAGCGTCAATATAACTAAGACCTACTCTCTTGAACCATTGCTTTACCATTTCAGAAGTAACACGAACTTTAACATCATATCCATCAACAGTGTCCTGAAATAGATCAATAAGAGCTTCATATGCAATAGAAGTTGCTTTTCTGCGCTTATTAAAGATTTCATCATAAAGTCTCTTTGTATTAAAGAGCCACATATCTACTGCATCAGAAATATAAACTAGCTCTGCTTTTCCGTCACTATCTTTGAAAGAATCATCAAGTGCCTGATATACCTGACGGCTATATCCCTTATCTACTTCTTTGATTAGCTTAATCATTTTGAAATCAACCTTTCTTTGTATAAAAATCAATAACCTAGTTCATCAAGTGCTGCACTGATAGCCTGACCGAGGAAATAACATCTAAGAGTTACATCTGCCCACTCAGGATCGGTGAGCGCTTTCTTATAAGAATCAGCTTCTCCGCCAAATTCCTCAATAGCTTCAACAAGATCATCTTCATTTCCGCGAACAGCATCTCTTGCCTCTTCTGCATTGAAGAAGAAAGAACCAGAACCGTTACCTGTAACAGAATCTTCTGCCCAAAGATCATCGTTCATAGACTGTTCAAGATCGTCTCTATCATCCGTATCCCAATCAAAATCATCTTTCCAATCTTCAAAGTTCTCGACAATAATGTCCTTCATTTCATCAACATAATTATACATAATAAAACATTCCTTTCTTAAAATAGTTTTTTATCTTCTTGAATTGAGCCTGTGAATAAATCTGCTTTTCATTGTTCTGTTCTCTTGCAGAGAATATTCAAGTTCACTCTCATTCAATATTGATTCAGAAATTTTCAAAATAGATTCTTTGAAATAATCAAAATCAAACTTAAATTTGAAATCTCCGTGACGCGAGAAAAAGTCATCCGCATCTGATTCATTGGAAATCTTATTATTGACTTCAACTTTACGATAATGTTCTGGATTATCTGCGTTTGTTTCAAAATAAATAAGTGTTGCAGGACTTGTATTGATTCCATAGAAATACGATTCTTGTTCAAACCATTCTGCTAGATATTTGGCATCCTCCTTCGTGATATTGAACAACATAAAACTATGTTCAATATTTCCATATTTTCCTTCAATCGGAACATATTGGATTCCAAGTTCCTTTAACTTCTGCTTTAATTCTCTTGTATTCTTATTATTTTCCGATGCTGAATTTTTCATTCCCATTGGATTTTCAGCGGAAAGAACAGCAAATGTTCTGATCTTACCGGAACTATCTCCAAACAGAGCTTGCTTTACTTTTGAATTTGGATTTTCTTGAATATAAAGTTTCATACATTCACCACCTATTTATCCAATGTGCGCTTCTTCAACGCACACCTTTATTGTTTACTATTTATTATTTTATTTTTACATTCTGTTATTTTTTTTATGTTTTATAAAATGGGGTTGGTTCTTTTTGTCGGATCATAGGATTCTCAACGCAAGAACCAACTCCCATATATTCAAGAATTAGTGAAGAATTACCCTATAATGTTCTCTTTGAATATTATATCCTCCTGCAATAATTGTTTCAAGTCTCGTAGATCCTCTGTCTCCGATAATAACGCCATTGATTGCCGGTCCGTTTACTGTGAGATATTTGTAATCCTGAATAGTTCCTACTTTTTTCGTAACTCTACGAATAAGATCAAGCACATAAAAGTCAGAATCTTTATTTGCACGTTTTTCAAGTGTTTCATCAGAAACATCAAGCCAGTATTCATAATCAACAGCAACCGCACCATATTCATATGCGAGGCTTCTCATTTCCTTTTGCTTCGCGGAACCGAATAAACCAGACAATCTTATTGAAACTTCACTTGCGATATCACGATATTTAGTATATCTGTTAAGAAGCATCTCATAAATACCGTCTTTAAGTTCTTTCATAATCGGCGGAAGATCATCTACAGACTTCTGTTTTGCGATTTCCATTTGAAGTTGTGTTTCATATTTAGTTTTCTTATCTTCAAGTTCAAAGATTTTATTCCAACAAGAAAGCTGATCACGAATAACAGAAACTAAATCATAGTATTCTTTCCAGTGCTCATGTGCTACTTCACTGGAAATACCAAAATCAATATCTGCATATTCATCATAAAATCTGTGACCCATTGAATTCGGCTTCTTGTTATATTTACTATATGAGGAATATTTATCATAGTCAGCTACTTTCATACCAATAGCTTTTTCAAGAGCTTCTTTCTTCTTTTGCTCTCTTGCTTCCAGTGTTTTGATTCTTTCTTCGCGCTTTTCGATATCAACGTTAATCTTATCCAGTTGATCTTGAATTTTCTGAATATCCATTTTTACTCTCCTTTCACACAATCCATTTACCTTACAAATATAGTATAACACATTTTAGAGTAAATGTCAAGTGTTTTCTGAAAAATTTTTTATTTAACTATATAATCTCGAATAATGGAGTAGGCTTTTTTAGAACCTACTCCATATTTGGTTACTTATTTAGTTCTTCTGTTTCTTTTTGATCTCTTATAATTCTCTCTTGCAAGTTGTCTATTATCTCCGCCAAGAGTGTTAATAATGAAGTCATAAAGAACATTTACAGCTCTCATGAAAGCAATTCCACGCTTTTTATGAACTGTATCCGGAATACCGTCATACTTAGGTGTGATATCTACATTCTTTCCGTCTGTTGTGATATCAAAAGAAGTTTCAGGATCATCTTCACGGTAAACAGTTACTTTTGGATTCATTGAACCGCCGATTGCCTTAAAAGCGCTTCCTAGCTTATTCATAAGTTGATTCTTGATTGTCATAAGAGATGCTGCTACTCCTTCGTCAACTCTATTTGTGCGAACACTCTCTGTAATCGGAGCTTCCTGAATATCAACAGAATAATCCGTGATTTCTACATTGTCATAATCCTCAATAGTAGAACCGACATAAGAATAATTCACATAACCTTTTACCGTAACAGTAACATCATATTCACTATTTTTATCCGGATTACTTAGTTTGAATTCCTTTTCTGCGTATCTAAGAATATCTCTTTCAACATCATCGAAAGCACTGTCTTTTAGATAATCATAATGAACATCTGACGGAAGATCACCGTTCTCAATATCTACAACATCAAAATCAATAAGTTCACTGTTCCAGAATCTAACTTGCGGAGAAGTGAAATAAGAGAAATTGTATGTGAATTCGCATACAAAATCAAAACCACTTTCTTGTGTTTTGTATATCGTCTGTTTTGGATATTCTTCAATATATAGTTTCATCTAACACATCTCCTATCTTAAATATCATGAATTCTCTCATATTTTGAGTTGTTCCATGATGTCAATAACATATCATATGCTTCTTGTTTTGTTCCATAAAATTCGTCATATGGATATTCATATTTACATACAGCCCAATATCTTTCGTCCCAATAACATTCTTCTGGAGTTTTACAAGGAATTAGTTTAACCTTTCTTATGTCGTATTTTGTAAGATATGTATCACTATCTTCATTTCTATTAAATACATCACTTTCAACATCATATTTCCAATAGGATTTATATGTATCTTCTTTCAATGATTCATTCTTACCGTATTTCTTAGTAAGTTTATCAATCATATCTCCTGCCCACTTAGAAAGTTTCTTATCATCATTCTTATTCCAGACTTGTAGATTATTCAACGCTTTTGTAATTTTAGAAAGACCGTTCTTCTTTACAAGTTTTTCAAAATGAGACATTGGGAGATCATCTACATTTTTACCTTCTGGAACTTCGAGAATACCTTCATGTTTTACCTCGATTTTAGTATCTTGTTCTTTAAGGCTTCTTCCAGTTCTTTTTGATCTCTTGCTCTCATAAATATTATTATCTCTCATGATTTCGCCAATTCTCTTATCTGAAATAGTAAGTTTCTTTCTATATGCCCATAAAAGAATTAACTTGAAGAAAACTGGGTCTGTTGTGATTTCAATTTCACCTAAATCACCGTCAACTGGAAACCACTCACAATTTTCAACATCATCCGTTTTAGTAGCAAAAGAAATAATAGCATCTGCATTTTCTTCCGGAACATCTGGAATAATAAACGTATCTACATCTGTAGATATTGTTGCTACTGGACTTTCATTAATAGATTCTCTTCTAAGTCCTAATGCTCTGCCAACTGTTTTTTGTAGTTTGTTGTTATCAGGATCTATTGGTTCAAACCCTCTACCTTGATCATATGTAATCTCAAAAGGTTCTCCAATCTCTTTCATTGTCTTTCCGTCAACTTCAACAGCAGCCCAAACACCTTTATTATTCTTAATACCTCTATAGATGTTATAGTATTTTCTTCCTTCCGATCTCATTTCTAAGTATCTATACTCTTCATCTTCAAGACAAGGTGTATTAATCTCCTCAATATATAGTTTCATAAATAAACCAACTCCTTTACTTTCTACAATTATGACAAGTATAATGATCTATTCCTGCACGTTCTCCAAGCATCATCCAATTTATATGTGGAATTGACGGTAAATCCAGATTATAATAATCAATAATAATTTGTTTACATTCAGGATTATTTATACACTTATCTAAGAAAACAATGCATGAATAATCTTCAAACTTATCATTTAAGTCATAGTTAGGATCAATCATAATTCTGCCGCGAGGAAAGTAATCCCAAGCAACTTCTTTACCACCAACCAAATAATCTTTACTGAATTTACTCCATGTATTTTGATGAGTTTTGCCGTTCAAAGAATAGTCATAATTATATTTTGGAACCTCAGATGTAATTCCAATAACTTCATTATTTATAATCCAAAAATATCCTTCATATGGATATACAGGACTTTCTTTTAGTATCATAAAATCACCGATTACTTTTTTGTTATTTTAACTAAATATTGCCGGAACATAAAGAAAGCTATTCAATATGTTCCGGCAATCTTATAATTATCAACCTGCTACAGCAGCAGCTCTTTCAATCCAACTTGTTACATCATCATATAGATCATCAATATAAGTTGCAGAAGCATCATCATAATCGCCGTCAAAATCATACGTTGCTGTCCAAGCATTGTAATCATTTCTATTAGAATGTTCAAGAATAATAGTTGTTACTTCTTCATTCCCATATACAGAACTTAGAATAATCTCAAATGTATCTGCTCCTTCTCCTGCAAACTTAGTTCCTTTAATACTAAATAGAATATTGTTATCGTCAACAAATTCTTCTAGCTTTCCGAGAAATTCTTGAAAGTCATAATATGCAGCAGAACTAGCCTGAGATTCTTTTACCTGCTTCTTAGACTTCTTTTTCTTTCTTCCGCAACCTTCATCAAATTCTTCCTCATCTTCAGATTCTTTCTGAGATTCTTCCCACTCATGGAACTCATACATTCTGAAAAGATAAGCAAGACACTTTGCAAGTTCTTCATTACCAAGGCAACGAACAATCGCTTCATTAGCTTCTTCTGCGCCAATAGCATCACAGAACATTTCATATGCTTCTTGTGCTTTCCAATCATCTACTACCCAACCGTAGCTTTCTGCTTCTTTAATTAGTTTAATCATAATAAATCATTTCCTTTCTTAAAATTAATTCAATAATACATTTCCAAGTATGAATACTCATAAAATAGTCTCATGCAAAAAAATCAATTCTTAACTATTCCATACTGATCAAATAGATGCTTCTGTGGTGCATCATCGTATCCGAAATATTTAATCTCTGCTTCAAGTCTAGCACGTATTGCATCTTGTAAGTTCTTTCTAAATCCAAGTGGTATTCTCTTTTTATCAACGGTAATACGACTGCACCACGTAGAACTTCCTTTGTGCCAAGTTACACCTGTTACTCCGCTAGCGTTCAGTCCTTTTACAGATCGCACCTTTGAATACCGTGCTACGCCATCACCCGGACAATACTTGCACCACTTAGCATCGTTTCCTTGCCTAAGATACTTCATAACTGTATGCTTGTTAATCTTCATTTCATCAGCAATATCTTGAACATTCATACCAGTATTCCAATATTCACAAGCAATTTTTGCAAGATTTGATATAGCAAATTCTGAGCATTTTTCAAAATCAACTTTAGAAAAATCAAAATATTCAGCTAGCTTAGAATTTAGAATAGATTGTTTTATGAATTCACAACTGGATTCATGACAATCAAGAACAATATATGTACTATCATAAAATCCATGAGAATAAGCAAACTCTTTCTTCTTAGTATCATTTTCCGGTTCGTTACGAGACTTCCACTTAACTTCATAATGCTGAATACCATTCACTTCTATAATAGTATTAATATCCTTTACATAAAAATCGTATCTGAAATTTGATCCATCAATAATGTATTGCTGTTCAAAATTAAGTCCAAGCTGCTCAAGAACAGAGAACATGAATTTTTCAGGATACGAAAAACAATCTCCACATGAACAAGGAACTCCAAACTCTGCAATCTTAAACACTTTTCGTCTATACTGTTTTCCGCAATCTGGGCATTTACAGTCAATAGTAATCCAAGAATGATCGGTATATTGTAACGCATCAACATCATTTACAATATATTTTACAAGTTCCGGCGCAGTAGCTTTAATAGAATTTATATCCGGAGCAACTGCGCCATTTTTAGAACAAATAAAACAACCATTTCCTACATCAATACCGTGTTCTGCAATAGAATATGAATCAAAATGCTTTCCATTTCGATAGTATTCACCACAAGAATACCCACATTTCAAACACTTATAAGTATATGCATTTGTATAAATTTCTTTCGACTTACCACGTTTTATTGCATTTATTTTCTTTTTAGTTATCCCTGTTATTTCTAATCCATTTACAACTTGACCCAATTCGTACTTGTAATTAGACATTAAATACCTCCGATATTAAAGTCCGAGTTCAGCAAGAGTTTTGTTTCCGCCTTGTCTTTCAGGTGACTCTCCGTGTGTAATTTGTTCGATTTCAAAATCATCGAGGATTCGATGAACTCTAATCGCACCAGAGATGACCCAAGGAACAGTGTCAGGATTAGGGTTTGTTCTATACTTGTAATACCCATTTACAGGAAGTTTTGGAAGTCCAGCAAGTGAATGTTGATACTTGTCAGAGCGATATGTTGATCCATCTGGGCGTGTTCTCATATACCCTTGTTCATCTGATTCAGCTTGATAATCAATATCCATAACATAATCACATTCTGCCCACACAAAGTCATAAGGAAAATATGGTGCATTATCATCTACAACTTGAACGCATTTACCAAGTTCATCAACATAGTATATATTACCTACATTAGATGCCTTTGCACAACTATTTATAAATGTCTGCATTGTTCTTACAGACTTTACAGCTTCGTTTGGATCATCGTCTACAATTTTCCAACTGAAAGAACGATCAAACTGTTTTGCTATAGGATATTCAGCACAATGCCAACCGGGACGATAGCTTAGGCTTCCTGAACCAGTTGACTTAACTTGTGGTCTACCTGTTTTCGATAATCCTGCAAATTCTCCTTCTTCTGCATCAAGCCAAACGCCTACAGGGGTATCAGCACCACCAGCGTTTGCAACCATCGGAGGATACAGCTTTCCATTCTTTACTCTAAATACTTTATATGCTTTACCCTTTACTGAATTTGAGTAATCTTTATCTGAAATCTTTTCATTCATCGGATTATTAGATTCTCTAATATATAGTTTCATCTATTAAAACCTTCTTTCTATATCAATCACCAGAACCGTCTGGAACAAAAACATCATCTAAAAACTGATCAATAGGCATTTTGCTTTTTGATTCTCCTGCTTTAGATAGAAGATTTAGTTCTCCTGGATTCTCTTTGTCGTGCTGTTCGCCGTATTTATTATACCAAACAACATTAACACCACAATTTTCACAAATAACATACGCTGTTTCTTTACCACAATTTTTACAAATCATGCCAAATCACATTCCTTATTTTAATCTTCCATTGACTTCTGCCATCTATCATTTCGCTCAGTAATGAAATAATAAAGTTCTTGTGCTACTTGTTTGATATCTCTCACTGAGTTTGCTTTCCTTGATTCTTTCCAACCTGAAATTTCTACAATCACATCCCAAAGTCTGTTCTGTGGCTTGCTGTAGTATGAACTGCAATAAGCATATCCAATTTCTTCATTTCCGATATAAATTGTGTATTGGTCAGGTTGTTCTTTTTGTAAACGAATAGACGACTGTGGATTTTCAATAATTAGTTTCATTTATTATTCACCTCAATAGTAGAAATGAATTACAACACTTCCAACTGGTTTTGCTGTTGCAAGTTCTTGAATGTAGAAATTGAAATCATAATCTTTTATAAAGCGGCGCAAATCTCTTTCCAGTGAATCTGCGTTTGCTTTGAAACCGGCAAATGCCTCAACAGCTATTGTTTCATCTCTTGTTTTACTCGGCTCATCAATAATAGTAAAACCATTATTTTTTGCAATCTTCTTAATCATGTCTTTGTTTGCTTCATAAAACTTTCTGATATCATCGTAGTAATCTTCATTTAGGCTTTTGCACTTTGTAGTTTTCTTGCTCTCATACAGCTCACCGAAATATTCCTGAATCCCTACAAGAGCACGATGAATTTCAAAAAATGCACGTACATCTTCATCATAAGGTCTTACACCATCAGCAATAGAAGTTGATAAAGATTCATATGCTCTTTCTGTTGCTTCTTTTGTATCAATCAACATATTCTTAATATCTCTATAAGTTGCTTCGATTTCTGATTTATCAATATAGTCTTCTTTAATAATAAGTTTCATTTTTACATTCCTCATTTCTGGATAGAACTCTTCTTCAACTTATGGAAAATACCATTGAATCTTTCATCGAATACTTCAATGTACTGAGAATCTTCACCGTCAGATAAAAGAAGTAGTTTTCTAGCATCCCAATAACCGCTTCCTTGTTCATCTCTATCATAAACAATGTCTACAACTTCATATGGGATATAACCTTTGTTTCCACCATTCGGCAGATGACCGAACTGAAAATCTCTAATTACGAAATCACCTTTTTTAAGACTGTCAGTATCACAATTATAATCTTCAATATGATCTTCTACCTGACAGAACATCTTGTATGGTTGACCTAGCTTTAGATGATCTAGGTGTTCATATACACACTTTACTTTATTGTGTCTTGTATTTCTCAACATCATACTTTCTTTTACAGAACGTCTTTTTGCTTCTTGTAGAATTCTTCCTAAGAAATAATCCATTTTTGATTTTAATGTTCTAAGCCATTCATCCATTGTTGACTGAATATCTGAGGATACATCTGGATATAGTTCTGTGATTGCTACGACTACATTATTTAGAACTGATATTGTAGCATCTACACCGTCCATAAGATTGAATCCAACACAATCCGGAACTTCAATATCCCACTGTGTCAGAACGTCTTTTGCACTGTTTAGATTATGAATGAAGTGTCCATCCTCACAGCAAATCTCTAAGCAAGTATCACTATAATCATTTAGGAGTTTATAAAGTTCATCTGTTGCAAGATGAAGTCTTGTAAACTCTTTTCCACAAGCGTTAATATGAATAGTATGAATATCATTAGATGCTAGCATGAATACAAAACCAAGAGCTTCTAAATCTTCATATGTACTTGAAGTATCACCTGTGTTTTGTTGTGGTTCTACCTCAAAATCAGGAGTGAATACAACTTCGGTATCTTCAAAAATTAGTTTCACACGCTTTCTCCCCTTTACATTAGTTTTGACTTTATTTCTTTTATAATAAGAACACAAGTTTGAAGTTCCACTGAGATATTATCTACTGTGGTTGTGTTCTTTGTGCAATCATATCTTGCCGGATTTTTAAGAAGTACAGTTTGAATACTCATAATTCCTCTTGGAGTAAATCTTACTCGAACTTCTACATTATCTGAAATTGAAAATGACCCAGAACCGTTTGATGCTGTAAAATCATATCCTAGCTTTTCTCCGATTTCAAATAACTGATCTTCAATTACTACATCTTCTACATCATCAACGATTTCATCTTCAATATCTTCATCTTCGTGGATAGGAACATTTCTATATCTGTTCTTATACTTAAATCGCACCGCAAATCCCCACCTTGCTATTTTAATTGTAGTTTAGCTTATCAAATAAGGATTCAGTAATATCAGCATTTGGTGTTAATCCATGATGTTCTTGAAATAACATTAGAGCCTTGATGAACTTTTTATCACGCTTAAACGGTACACTTTCTCCTTCTGACAAATATTCAAACTTTACAAGTTTATCCTGAATCCATTTGATTCTAGCTTTCATAGGCATATTAGAAAATTGAGTGAATTTCATCTGACCAAATATCCTCCGATTTTTCATCTTTGCAATAGTTATCTACCACATATAATAACTTCTTTATGATTAACTGTAAATCTTCTATCTCCTTTGTTACGTATTCAAGAGCTTCTTCTGAGACAAATCCTTGACATCCTTTAAGAAATGCCTTACAATTTTGAACGAATACAGCATTATCATCTTTTAGTTCCGAGGCTTCAAGATAAATATCATTCAGTAATCCGTCAATCATTTTGAAGAATGAGTTATTAACTTGCTGTAAATCTGTATATACCATATAATAAACTAGCTGTCTTGATAACTCTCGTCTTATTGAAATAAGAACATCATCGGCAGTTCTTTTATAATCAAGAACCATGTCTTTGTTTATTTGGAATGCCGGTTCTTCTTCGTGATGCAGCCAAATCATTTATATCCCCTCACAATGAGTTCTGATTTAATATCTTTCACCGCCGTATAAATATCTTTTAGTTCCTTATTTTTACGGAGTAGAGATTCTGCAATAGTAAGATTGTTTAGTACATTTTGAATATAACCTTTACTTACTTTCTGGCGATTCAAGGATTCATCAATATCTTCGTCTTCTACCTCAAACAAATCTTCTTTCATCTCGTCAATGTCAATAGCACAGTCATATAGACCACTTGTAATGCTAATGATATCATTAATTGTTTCTGGATTATCATCTGTAACCATGTTTGTTAGGTCTTGTGCTCTCTCAGCAATATCCATAACATCATCATATAGTGCTGTAAGTCCATCCTCTAGGTTAGACGGATTATCCCCTACTTCATCTTCCTCATCTGCGGAAACTGTATCATATTCTTCATCTTCTTCAATTAGCTTTTCCTTATCATATACTTTAGAAAGCATTTGAAGTGTACTAATAGATTCGTTAATTCTATTTACAATATCATTGCTATTAGAAATAGACACAGACAAAGCATCAATTTCTTTTCCGGTGTTGTCTGTAATCTTCATAATATATTTATTCGGCTTTACAATACCTTCAAGAGTAAGCATATCTTTTCTTACCTTGAACTTTGGATTCTTTGCGTCTTTAGATACTTTTGCATCTACTCCTGCGCCTTTGAAAATCTGTGAAATAAACTTGTTCATATCTGTATTCTCTCCTTTTGAATTATTCTTCATCCTTGAAGCCGTCAATGAGATATGCACCCATTTGAACAAGGTATTCATCTCTTGCTTTTTTCAAAGATTCTGGTTCTTGTTTTGCCTTATAGGATTTATTATATCCATCAATATTTAATTCCAAATCGCTTTCAAGGTCTTTTTCAAAATCTTCCTCAATTCTATCTTTTAAGAAATCCATAATCTCTTTAAGAAAATCATCATTAAGATCTTTACCGTTTATCCGTCTATCGGCTTCTTTAATATAAAGTTTCCGTACCATAGGTATCACCTCTTACATCTTTCTCAGCTTATTCATCCAGTACCAAATAAAATATGTCATTGTGTTTAATGAGTATTTCTTATCTTCCATTCTTTGTAACTCTCTGTTAAACTTCATGTCGGTACGATAATTTGAAGATAACTGAATTGAATAATCACGATTAAAGGAAATAGAAATATAATATCTTCCACAATAGAACTTTGCATATCTTCTTGTGTACTGAGCGTTATACAAGGCATATTTTATGGTTTGCTGTTTTAGTTCTTTATCTTTGTCAACATGAATAATCTGTTCGTATTCATATAACAGTTTCATAGGCTTATCACCTTATTTACTTAAATATATTCGGGAATGCTTGTGTTAGCAGGAATACTAATCCTCCTGAAACAATAGCCCATATAACCTTTTCCTTTAATGCGTTGGCTTTCTTAGCTGTTTCAATCAATGGAGCTTGTTCAACATCTGATAGTTTCTTTCCAAATTCTTCCTTCCACTGTTTATCAGCTTTCTGGGCACTCTTTACCTCAGACACATCCTCCTTGATATACTGCATATCCTGTGCCATAACTTTTACTGATGTTGCAATATCATGAATATCATCTACTTTACTCTGCATTTCCTTCTGGTTTGCTTCAAGAGTAGTGATACGAACATCATGCTCTGCGACTTTTGTGCTTAGTGCTTCATTTGTCATATAAGATGCATCCCTTTCCATGTTTAATTATTAGATATTTTTCTTCGACTGTAGAATGTAGTTTTCAATAGAGTTAGAAACAAATGCACTAACATCACCAAAGTTATTGATGATCTTTTGTTTATCTTCTTCTGTAAGTAGTGCTTCGATTGCTGCGAATGTATTATTAAATGCTTTGTCTTTTGCTTCGTCATCAAAATCTCCGGTTTTCTTATAATCTGATACAAACTTTTGATTCGTTGCTTCAACACAAACTTGAACAACATAATCAAATTTCTCAATGAAATCTTTAAGTGCCTTATTCTTTGTGGACTGTTTAATCTGGTCACACTTTGTATGAATGATGTTACCGATAGAAACAGTTAGTCCGGCAAATAGAATTACAAGAAATCCGGAAAGTGCGGTTGTTAAAATATCCTTCATAGTTATTCTCCTTTCACTAAAAGGTTCAAAAGATTTTCGTTGATAGATTCAACATAAATTGTTTTCTGGAAAGAGAAATCAAAATCCTTACAATGAACTCTTATAGTAAGAATATTCATTCCTGCCATTGTGAAGTCTTTTTCAGCTAGTCTTACAAGTATTTGTCCTCTATGCGGATTCAGAACTTCTAACTCCCCTGTGAATAACACAGATTCCATTTCTGTATTTGTCACCGCTGCTGCAAGTTCTACTTCATCTCCGAAATCAACAAACTTACATTTATCAAATACTTGAAAAACAATTTCAGGCATATTATTTGTAAGACCGTGTTGAACTGAAATAGTTGGTTTTCCACAAACTATCGGATACTTCACATCAACTGGAACGTAGATCATATGGAATCACCCTCTCTCCAAAACTTATAAAAAGAAATCACAGTATGAAATACCGTCATATATGTTGTTTTAATTTTTACATATATTTGATACCTATACTGTGTTTTTCCTTTATATTTAGTTTTTACTCAAAAGCAGACATATCATCTGTATCTGCAATCCACTTTCTCTTATTTCCAATTCGTTCAAACATCTGTACGAATTTGCATTCAGGTATGATATCCTTGAAAAACTTTACTGCTTCATCGTAGATATCAAATTTACATCGTTTAATTGGGGCTGATTTCATATCCTTATCACGCCAACCCATGACATAGAAATAGTGATTATCCTTCTCTTTTTCTCTTATATGTAATCTCATCTCACTCTACTCCTCTTAATTTAGTATTTGGTATTATTTGTTTTGCGGCTTCTTGAAGTGTTTTCATTTCTTCATCTGTGAATTCCTTACAACTAGGATCTATTACACAGTCACTCTGTAGATATTTCTGTAAATAGTAATGTTTACACTTATCTATCCACATAGCAATTCTTGTTATATCGTCTGCGGTATGAAGTGTTTTTGAACACGTTGTTCTGAATTCATAATCCGCATACTCTTGATTTATTAGAAATTCTACTGACTTATTTACTTTACCAACAATGATCTTATCAATTCCACAAGTCTGAGAATATTTTTCCAATGAGTTCTTTATGTCCATTGCTATGTAATCTACATATCCTGACTTACAAAGTTCCTCTAATCTTTCCGGCATTGTTCCGTTTGTATCTATTTTTACAAGATATCCTAGTTCTTTGATTCTTTTTGCGAATTGAATAATATCAAGATTCAATAGTGGCTCTCCACCTGAAATACAAACAGCGTCTAATCTTCCTACTCTTGATTCTAGGAATTTATAAATATCTTCTTCTGGAATAATATTTGTTGCCGATTCAACTACTAATGATTTATTATGACAAAACGGACATCTTAGATTACATCCATGTGTGAATATTGTGCAAGCTACTTTTTCTGGATAGTCTAATAAGGATAGTTTTTGTAGTCCTGATATTATCATTTAGTATCACTCACTATCTTTGTTGTTCTTTCTTCGTTTCTTTGTCTTGAAAACATCTCGCCAATCTTCCGGCTCTTTCGGATCACCGAAATAGTAAATACCATTCTTCATTCCGTCTTCATTCATGTAGGATGTTTTTGACGGTATACAAGCAGTATCTTCACTAATATATAGCTTCAATGACTCTGTTTTTGATTTTGAAGTTGGTTTACATTGAATATCATTTTCTTCACAATAGTCTTTTACATATTCATTATTTGTATATATAGTTAAATTATTGCAATCTGTAAAGGCATCCTCGTATATACCAGAAACACTGTTCGGAATTGTGGCAGATTTTAGATTTACACAACTATTAAAAGCATTGCCTTTAATTTGTTCAACGCCATCTAACAATTTAAGGTTTTTTAGTTTTTCGCATCCTGTAAATGCATTGAAACCAATTACAGCTACACTTCCCGGTATAGTAATTGATTCTAAATTAGTACAAAATTCAAAAGCAGAATGGCTGATTTTTTCAACACTGTTTGGAAGTGTAATCGCTTTAAGATTTTTGCAATTTGAAAAAACACTATTATCAATAGATTTTATACCACTAGATAATATTACAGAAGATAATTTTATACAGTATGAAAACCCGAAACTGCCTATATGAACTACATTATCAGGTATTTCGATTGATTGTAAATTTATGCATCCGCTAAATGCTCGATCTCCAATCTCGGTAACACTGCTTGGAATTTTGATATATTTTAGACTTTCACATCCTGCAAACGCACTATATCCTATTGTCTGCAAACTGTCAGGAAGTGTTACTGACTCTAGTTTTTTACAGTTGTAAAATGCCCCTTCTCTTATATGTTTTACACTGTTTGTTATTTTAACTGATACTAAATTAGCACAATCTGCGAATGCATTATATCCAACAACACTCATGCCGTTACTTACTATAAGATTTTTTATCAACTGCTTTTGTGAATCACCTAAATGTCCACCACTATATACAAAGGTGTCATCTGTAAGCTCCATCCCAAGCATCTTGCATATAAAGTGTCTTAATTGTTCACTTCCAACAATAATATCGTTAATATCAAATGGATAATCGTTATCATCAAGAAAATCCCCCGTAGAACTTGAATATTGCCATCTATCACCAGTTGCCTTGTCTTTGATAATATATAATTTTCCACCGTCTTTTGTGTATTTATCATACCACTCTCTATTCTCATGGGCAGTACACCACTCTGTACCTTTTCCTAATTTCATACTAGCTTCATGGGTATTTGGAACATATACAATGTATTGATTATCTTCAAAAACAACATCATAATCATCCTCTGCTTCAGTGGAAATTCTTCCTGCTTTAACATTCTTCTTAAACCGTAATTTCTGCCTATCTGAAAGCATTGAATCATCGTCAACAACCTGTGCTAAGATATCAGATAAATCATCTAAAGTCTTATAAGCATTAAGGTCTTTATTTTGAATTCTATTTCTATATACTGTGAATTGATCCAATATCTTTGTCACGTCATCAAAGTCTCTATCTGAAATCTGTTTCTTATTATATAGATTCAGTATCCACTTTCCATATTTTCCAAGACTGTCTTTACCTCTATATGTTGGGTCAAGTGATATAAGTTCCATAAATGTATCATCATCTATATTTGGATAATACTTTTTTACAGCTTCTATATCTTCTATTAAATAGTTGCTTTCTGATATTCTTAATTTCATTGTTATCATCCCTGTTCTTTCGTTTGCAATATTTTAATAAACGGTTACAATCCCTTCAATCAACCGTTGTACTGTTTATCTGAATCAATCCTTTATCCCAATCATAAATAAAAGAATAACTGCGCTTTGTTGACATACAGTATCCACATTCTTTAGACCATGTATCAGCACTTGTTACACTTGGCAACCATCTGAATACAATACCGCCCTTTTCCTCAACCTTTTCAGAATGAATGTGTGCTAGATGAAATTCTCTATACTTAGTCCTTGCCCATTCTTCCGGACATTCGTTAGACATGAGGAACGGAAGTTGATCTTTCTTTTCATAATATCCATGAGCAAATCCAATCAGGTTAGCTCCAAATTCAACATACTGTCTAGGTGAAGAATTTACCTTAACCGATACCCAATTATCGTTTCTAAACCATGCCGCAAGATAATTGATTGCATAGAAATCAGTTTGGCGGCTATGATTTGATGCAATATAGAATGTAGTAACAGAAGCATACTGTTTTAGTCTTTCAATAGTTTCAACAAGCATTTCAATACCAATAAGATATAGTTCTTGCCACTTCTTATCTGTGTCTTGCGGAGTTCCACCGGTAGTTGCTTTTGAAATACCGTCAGAATTAAAGAAATCATTACTCCATACAAATACAATAGAATTTAGATTCTTTACGATTTTAGAAATTCTTTCACACTCGGCATCAATAACTTTGAAATATCTTTCTTTTGTGATTTCTGTACTTACTGGTTCTCCTGTTTCATTGTCATAACAGAATCTACCTAAATGCAGATCACAAATATTGATTTCATACATAAGTATTTGTCTATCGTTTTTCTCATACTTAGAAACTGGTTCTAATGTGAACGAACGGGAAAATGTATCAAAGTGTTTTTTGATATCTTCTAAACTAATAGATTCTTTAATTGGTTTTGCTGTGATTTTGCTTTGATACAGATTCAGAATGTCTCCGCCCTTTTTCTGAGATTGCCAGAGATTATTTTTATATGAAAGAATTTCCCACTTTTCAGGACTCATACCATGAGCTTTCAGAATATTGTATGGACTGAGTTCTTCATCTTTTGCTAGCTGAATCACTCGCTCAAATGTTACTGTTCCGTCTTTACGATATTCAACAGAAGTTGTTTTTGGAGTAAACTCATCTTCCTGTTCTTCGACTACAGGTTGCTTTTCAACTCTTTGAGGAACTACTTTTATAGATGATCCATTATTGAAACGCCGAACCCTAGAACGAATACACTCATATGACAACTCAGGAAACTGATGTTGAAGAATACTATAGATCTGAGGTCTTGAATATCCCTCTGACATTAGATTAGATACTGCTTCATTAAATGTTGACATCTCACATTCCTCCAAAAATATAAGGTTGATATCTATAGTGTTCTAAATATCGTATATTTTCCATATCTTCGGCATTACATTCTCTAAAAACAAAAGGAGAACAGACAAATGATAGCGGTCATCTGTCCATTCTCCTTTTTATATAATCAGTTTTTGTGTATCACTGATTATTTGTACCTTAATGTAAAGCCGCTACTTTACTATTCTTAGTATAGCATATTTTGCTAATTTTGTCAACTGTTTAGATCAACAAAAAGTTTCAACAAAAATCAATCGTTTTCATTTTGTTAAATGATTTGTCAGGCGCGTTTATTTTTTAGTAAGGGAGTCATCAATCTTAAAGTCATATGTATCAGTATCTTTACTATTCTTTTTCTTATTAAAGTAATTATAACTATTAGTATATTACATTGTTTTAATACTTATTGTTTTAATACTTATTTATTGATTATTTTATGGTTTTAGTATTAAAGATGTAATATATTATTATGTTACAATTTGCACTCTTGAAAACGTCTCCATAGAGTTAAAAATGTAACTCTTGTTATTCACATTTTGATAATAACAGAATCACATCATATACAAACAAAAGTTCATATATGATGTGATTTTTGTTTATGTTTACTTGAACAAACTTTTGCGATTCATGCGATTTACTTCATCGGCAAAGATCCTTGCCTCATTTCTAATACGTTCTCTTTCATTATATGTTGGCATTGTTTCTGCATAAGTAAGTTTTCTGTTCTTAAGCTGTTCGTTTTCAGTACGCAATCTGCTCATTTCTCGTTCCAGAGAATCAAGTCTGTTTCGATCCATTTCTGCCTGTCTTTCTTTCTGCTCTCTAACTCTTGCTGCAAGAGCTTCCATTTCTTCTTCATAAACAGCTCTATGGAATTCAGGTGTATTAACACCATACATTCTTTCTAAGTGTTTCAGATGTGCTTCTTTACATTCCTTCTCTCTCTGTTTTTCTTTTTCATAGTTTTCATGCCACTTAATGTACTCAGATGTCATTTCGTAATTTTTCGTCCACGGAGCAAAGAATGTGGTAATTACTCTCTGTCCTCTCATCCACGCAAGAATCAATCTAACAAATTCAGCGAAAGGATAGCAGAATCCGATAAAAGAAATCAGTGCGATAAAGAATCTTGCAGGAGGTGCTTGGATAAACAGTACAAAATTCTTTGCTTCATTGATTTTAATATAGTCGGTTATGAATCCCATAAATGTTTTGTCAAATATCGCTGCCCATGTAATATATCCTAGCAACATCATAAGAATAACTGAAATCGTACATAGTTTCAAAAATTCCCAATTTCTAGCTTTCGGATCAAGATTAACTTTCATAACACACACCTACTTTCTTTTAGTTATCATTCCATCTTCCGCCAGTACGATAGTCTCCATACTTATAAATCATAAATCCTAGAAACATACTAAGGATAAACTGATAGTCCATCGGCGGTTCTTCTCCGTCATGCGCCATAAGGAATATTGAGATCATAGTCAACAGTCCGCCAAAGTACACACAGAACTTTCCAAAGTAAAATCCCATCTTATCGGCTTTATTCTTGAATTCCATTTTAATACATCTCCTTATTTTCTTTTGTTCTACTTGTTTATTTATCTTTTTCAGGCTTCAATATATCTTGCGTTAGCAGTGTTTTTTCCGTCAGTATATCCTTTATCATAAACTTCTTTATTGTTATTATAATTCATTTTCTTGTTCATCGTTCTCATATTCATTCCGGATTTCATATCTTCATAAGATTTCTTCACTTCTTCCGGAATAACGATCATTAATGCAGTACATTGTTTTTCGAGAACCGATTTGATTCCATGAAGGAATCCAATCAAATATGTATTTTTAAGTCCTGTTGTATTTCTGCCATTGTTTCTGGCGTTCATATATTCTCTCGCTGCGAAACGATTTCCAATATTATACAAGAAATTAAACACATCTCTTGCAATAGTCGCATTATGAGTAAACCCATAAAAACAAACTGTTCTGTTATTATTAGTCCAGAATACTTTACAGCAAAAATTGTTTGCAATAATACCGGAAAGAGAATATTTCCATTTATGTCCTGCATCGGTGTCAGCTTTAATAGATTCAATTTCTTCTTTTTCTTCCTCGATGTCAGTAAGAACGATGTCATATTTTGCCATGAGTTCCTGCGCTTTTAGTGCGGCTATCATTGCTTCATTCTCAGTTGCACCTTTATCGGATGCTGTTTTCAGCAGTTTGCTGATGATCTCAATAGCTTTTTCCTTTTTCATTTTAAGTACCTCCGTTTTTGTTGTTTGGTGTTTGTCTCTCTTACAAATATAGTATAACACATTTTAATCTATTTGTCAATGGTTTTTTGAAAATTTTTTTATTTTAACATTTAGAAAATACTTGACTTTTTTACCAAAGTATGTTATACTTATACTGTGAGGTGATGTAATGTGAATTCGGAACTAAATCTATGCGGCAGAAAGGACGATTCTAAATCCGCTATCGTTGCACTAAATACTTTTGTAAAATCGTTTTGTTTGGACTGCACTAGGTCTAAATCCTATGGTAAATACATTTTCAGATGTCAGGATTGTGGATTTCGTTCTGGGAGCATTTGTACTGTGAAAAACTTTGCACACTCACTTGATGAAGATTTCTACGATAAAATCAACTTTGGATGTTTAGTTTCTCCGGAAACTGATGCTGAGTTGGTTGCCGGAAACTGTTTCTATAGCACAATCTGTGCAAATTTCAGTAAGGAGAAAACGGAATGATTGATGTAAAAACACTTGAAGACTTTAGACTATTTATTCTTTCTCTTGGTTTCTTCATGGATATTTCTAATCCAGTAGGTCTTACTTATGTTCTATTAAAAGAAAGAGGAAACCTTGTTTTTGAATATCGTGCCGAAGAAAGTAAGATTGTTTGCAGAATGCCTGATTTCCAATATAATGCTATGTATCCTCATGCCGGAAGAAACAGAACATATACTCTAACTATTTCTGACTATTCTTGTGCGTCAAAAGATGTATTGGAATTTATAGATAAAATGACCAGACTGTATGAGAACAAGGGAGAGGTACTATGAGGATCAAATATTGTGAGTCAGACACAACAAATGTTAGCATTGCTAATGTTGATAAAGCAACTGTGATGAGAGTTAAGGATGAAGACGGCAATCCGATGTATGTTTGTTCTTGTGCGATTGCCGGAGGATTTGATCTTGTTCATATCGAAACTCTTACTTATGACAAGGCTCTTGATCTTCTTAATACTCTTTATGAAACAGGAAATCTTGATGTTTCTTCCGATGCTGATTGCACTGTGGTTACAACAATGGGTCCATTTCAAATGGGTCTTACTGCAATGTTTAATCCTTTTGCATTGTCAGATGATGATGACGATGATGAAGATATTGATGAAGAATTAGACGATGAAGCAGGAATTGACTTTTCCTCATTCTATTGACATTACCTTTGGCGTTTGTGCCATGTCCATAATCATTCCTCTTTGACGGAACAATCCCTCTCTAGCAGTTAAACGCCGGAGAGGGATTGTTCTATGTCATACTATATGAGGTGAAGCTATCAAATAGAATTTTGCTTTGCATAAGCATCTTTAAGAGCTTGTTTTGTAGCAGCTCCGCATGAACCGTCTACATCAAGTCCATTCTTAAATTGGAATGCAAGTAAAGCCCCAAGAGTAATGATTTCAAATATTCCTGTAATATCGTCATCATAATACCCTAATTCAGAAAGATACCATTGCATCCACATAACTCCTTCTTTATCAGTTGATCCTTCTTTTACTGATTTTGTTGGTTCAGTATATGGACAATCAGGAGTAGGTGTTGGTGTAGGAGTTGGCGGAACTGGTTTTGGATATAGTTTTGGATTTTTCACGAAACCTAGGAATGTATATTTTCCAGAACCTCCCCAATGTCCGTCAGCATTAGTTCTCTTTGTTGTCCAGAAAGGTCTACTTGCTTTATATCCTGATTCTGCGGTTACAATAGAACCATCATCAAACATCTGTTCAACAGTTGCAACATGACCAGCTCCGTCAGAGCTATCACCAGTTTTACCTTTTGCGAAACAAAGAATTGCTCCGTAGCTAGGTTCTTGTGAAACTTCAAGACCTTCTTTAATAGCTTGTGCATATACGTCTTCACCATTTGGAGGATAGTTGAGATATACAAATTTTCCGGCACCGAGGATCTCATTAAATCTATCAACTGCTAATCCAACGCAATTACTTAATGTGTTCAATCCTTCCTGAGTAGGTTTTCCAATAATACAGGTAGAATATCCGCCATTTCCGATTGTATTGTAATATGGATTTCCTTTTTCTGGAATTTGAAGCATTGGTGTAAATCCTTCTGGATATGGAATTAGCTTTGGTTCTGGTTTCGGCGGAGTAGGAGTTGGAGATGGTTTTGGATATCCATTTAATCCTTTAGCTTTAATTTTAGTAGGATAATCTACATAACAATAGTCATGATCTACTTTATCATGAAAACCATTCATATTCTGTGCGCCAGTTTGCCAAAGACCATAAGCACCAGTATATGTTGGTTTTGACGCCCATTGAGCTAACCAAATAGCATATCTTGTTTTAATATCATCTTCAACAATACAAGTTAGCCAACTAAGGTTTGTATATAGTCCTACCCAATATCCGGCACTTTCTACTTTTTGTAAGAATGCGCGGATCATAGCAGAAGCTAAAGATTTTCCAAGATTATAATGTTCATTATATTCAATATCTAAGAATACAGGATAATCAAACTGTTTTCCTTTTAGTCTTTTTAGAAATTCATCTGCTTCTTTTTCTGCTGCTTCAACTGTAAGAGAAGACTTGTCTAAAAACCAATAAGCACCTACATTCATCCCTTTTGCTTTTGCATTCTTATAATGAGATTCATACATATTGTCAGTATAATTTCTCTGTCCGGCTTTAATAATGCAGAAGTCACAATCTACTTTAGTCCAATCTACTTTTGGTTGACAGTAAGAAATGTCAACGCCCTCTTTCTTATAATCACTCATAAAAAATTCACCCTTTCTGAAAATCATCAAGGCATACCATAATGAACAAAAGCTGTTCATTATATAGTGTTATGTGTAAATGCGTTATTTATTTTTTGTAATCAGTTATTCCTATATTTTGTAAAAACATAAATATTTTACATATTTCGAGAATTTCTATAACTTGAAAATGTATTAAAAATATTAAATGCTGTATTATAAAAATAACATAAATATATACAATAATGGATGTAAAGCAATTTACAAATATTTTTGAAAGGTTGTGTTATTTTACTATGAGATGCAAAGATGTTTTAAAATTATTGAGAATTACAAGACAAACACTTACAAAGTATGTAAAGAATGGAAACATAAAGGTAACTACGTTACCAAATGGACAATATGACTACGATGAAAAGAGTGTATATGATTTTCTAAATAAAGATGTGCCTAGAAAAACATATATATACGCAAGAGTGTCAACACAAAAACAAAAACACGATTTAGAAAATCAAATAAATTTACTAAAACAGTATTGTTTCTCTAAAGGATATAGGGTTGATGGAATTTTTTCAGACGTTGCAAGCGGAATAAGTTTTGAAAGAAGATCTGATATGTTTACATTATTGGATGATATTGTTGATAATAAGGTTGAAAGGGTTGTAATATCATATAAAGATAGACTTTCAAGAGTTGGATTTGATCTTTTTTATTATTTATTTAAGAAACATAATTGTGAGATTGAAGTTATGAGTGAGGTCGGTTCACAAAAACTAGACAGCGAGGAAATATTTGAGGAGATTATCAGCTTGCTTCATTGCTACTCAATGAAACTTTATAGTAATCGAAGAGTTCAAAAAATCAAGGAAGTGTTGTCAGATGAAGAATGAAAGTGTTCTAAGTAGGGTTGAAAAGCATATTATAAAGAAGTCTGATAAATATTTCAACACACTCTTTGATTTCTGCAAAATGTCTAAGAATTTATATAATCACGCTAATTATCTAATTAGAAATGAATTTGTATCTAACGGAAAATGGTTGAGGTATAATGATTTGGACAAGATATTAAAAAATGATTTAGAGTTTCCTGATTACAAGAATATGCCTACAGCACAATCAGCACAGCAAACACTTAGATTATTAGATAAGAACTGGAAATCGTTCTTTGCTGAGATAAAAGATTATAGTAAAAATAAGCAAAAATATTTAGGAAAACCGAAGATGCCAAAGTATAAGAAATCCACATATATTCTGATTGTAACAAATCAAGACTGTAAATTAAATAATAATACTATATTATTTCCGAGATGCTTTAACTCATTCAGTATTAAAACAAAGATAGTTGACAATGTTAATTTTGTGTCATTGCAACAAGTTAGACTTTTGCCGCATAAAGATAGGATTGTTGCTGAGATTGTATACAATATAAGAATGCCGAGAAAACTAGATGATAACAATAGATATATCGGTATAGACATTGGAGTGAACAATCTTGCAACTGTTTCAAATAACTTTGGGGCAGAATCGTTCATCATAAATGGTAAGCCACTAAAATCAATAAATCAAAAGTTTAACAAACTTACAAGCCATTATAAAGCAGTGTGCAAAAGAATGAATAATCAGTATTCATCAAACAGAATAAAAAGATTATTTAACAAAAGAAATGAAAAGATAGATGACTATATGCATAAGGCGAGTAGAAAGATAATTGATTTCTGTGAAGATAATGATATACACACAATTATCATAGGAAAAAATAAAGAGTGGAAACAGAAATGCGGTATGTCAAAGAAAAATAATCAAAATTTTGTTCAAATACCCTTCGCAAGATTCATTGATATGATTCAGTACAAAGCAGAAAATATTGGTATAGCAGTCATATTGACCGAAGAAAGCTATACGAGCGGTACAAGTTTCATTGATAATGAAGATCCAGTAAAAGAGTATTATAACAAATCAAGAAGACTTCACAGAGGATTATTTAGATCAAATGACGGAATTCTTATAAATGCAGATTTGAATGGCGCTTATCAGATTATTAAGAAAGTAGTCCCAATAAAATGGGATAGAGGGTGCGCGTTACATCCATTTGTAGTAAATATAGTATAAAATTATATTGAACAATAAAGAAAATTTATTAAAATAATATATAAATTTTTTAATGATTTCCATAACGTTGACATTCTTGTGATTTTGTGTTATAATAATATCGAAGAATTATATTCTGCATTACAAATGAGGAGGATTAAAAAATCATGAGTAAACCAAAAGAAAACCACATTGTATTTAAGGACAAAAAAGGATATCTTTGCGCGGTAAGAAAAGACTTCTGTGATGAATATGAAGCAGAAAAAATTGCTAAAGAAAGACTTGTAAATGAATCAGTAATTCCATGTTTTGAATATGGATATATGTATCATGGATTCGGAAAAGATGTAGGATCTGATGAATATGAAAATACTTGGTGGTTAGTAGGTGAACCTACTAATAATTCAATTCCTGTTTATGTTTTCCGCGAAAACCTAGATTAAACTTTTTGATTTCTTCATCTATGAAAACAGAATATATGAAAATATCACTGAGTTTAGTGTTAGGATAAGCACTGTTTAAAAGACAGTTATTGAGTCATATAACCCAGAAAGACGCTTTGTCGTGAGATATTAGTAGTCCTAGAATTCCTGTGTGGTTTAAGATTATATGACAATAGTCTGTGGAAACAAATTCCGTGAGGTTCTGAATATTTTTATTCATGTAAAATTGGCTTGTGAGTTAGCCCGATAACTACCAAACCAGCAAGTTGGTGGAAAGCTAACAAAACTGTCTTTTATATACTATCTAATTTCGGGAGAGAGGCAGAATGCCGTACCTAAGATCTTTAATTGATCTTTTGGTATGGCATTTCTGTTTTTTTTGGAGAAACAAGTGCAACGTCATAACACTACTCTTGCAAAAGCAAAAGATGCTTTTTGATATCATTGATATAACAGGCGGCAATATAGAAATATCATTCTATATAAGGAAAACCTTTTATCTTTCTAAATCAGAAGGAGTATCTTCTTCTACTTCAGGTTCTTTTGTTTTTAGTTCTTCTGTCTCAGTTTTTGTCAGTTCTAGTTCCTTATTTTCTTCAGGCTCTGCGTCCTCTGTCGGCTGCATTTGCATCGTCAGTGCGCGGTTGTCGCCGGTTTCAAGCGCGACTATTCTGTCATATATCTCCTGCCAGCTAGGACGATAAGGCTGATAAGCCTGCGATATTTTCCATGCTTGTTGGGTGCAAATCATTATATCAGTTAGTTTTTCACCTGCGCCATTGAAATAAAACGCACAGTATTTCGCATCATCAGCGATATTAAACGTTTTTATCTGACGTGTGCCCTGCTCCACTACATTAAAAATAACATTTCTAATATTGTTACCTGAGTGCGGGAGTGCGCGGTAAAAGCTCAATGAAAACTCCTGCTGAACGTCGCATATCATTGATATAACATACGTGCCTGCGGGTATGTTTACCGAAAAATCATCGGTAAACGACGCGGGAACGGTTGACGTTTCTGCGCTTTTTGGACACAAATTTTTCGCACCGCCATCAACCTGCTCTACAAGCGCCGCTCTATCCTCATCTGTCAGCACAGTTAACTCGCGGTTTGTTTTGGCGTAGGGTTGGAAGGTTTGGTCGGTGATGGAGGCGGGGCGGATCATTGGTTTGAAGACCATGTTATTAAATGTTACATTGCCACTAATGATAATTCGATAAGCAGCATAATGGGGCTCTGATAATTCAAAATTTACCCCATTTCCGACATCAACCGCTCCTGTAATTTGTGATAGAACTGCGCGGTATGTTGCGGTAGATCCTCCAGCAGGGCAGCCAGTTAGCGCATATGATCCAGCGGGTAATATTGTTGTAGCTTCTGCGGATCCATCATAAAATTCAAATATTGCTGCGCTGTCTCCGCTGCTATGGGTTCCGTTAAGATTCATTGTTCCGGCATTCAGATCCCATGTGCAGGTCACACCATATCGTGTGATGGAACCACCTGCATGGGTCATCGGTAACATATTCTTCGCCCCAGCATTCGCAACTACTCCAATCTCTGTTTCCTGCCGCTGTTGATCTGTATATATTCCAGCACTTGTTACAGGATTTGTACTACTTTGAGTAGGAGTTGAATCAAAAGTTAAAGTATCTTGTTTTCCGGCAAGAGCTGTATTTACTACTTTATTTTGAACTGGATTTGTTGAAGAAGAAGACATTGCTGCATCAACAATAGTTTTATTTGCTCCTGATTGAATTCCATCTAGTTTTGTTTTATCAGAAGAAGTAAGTCCAGATTGAATTGTCGCCCATTGCGCAGAAGTAAAACTAGAATTATTTAAAGCATATTCAAAAGACCATGTATGAGTAGACCCATTATATTTATATCTATTATATAATGTATTTCCTGAACTGTCTGTACTTGTTACAAAAGCGTAATCATTATTTGTTATAATTCCTGAATATGCTTCTAGTTCCTCGACACTATCAAAAGTTCCAATAAAATATGCAGTATTTGTGGCAACAGAACTATTTACATATTCATATATTCCATCTGATGTTACAGCTTTTGTACTACTAGATGTAGGAGTTGAGTCCATTGTTTCTGCGGTTGCTGAAATTTTACCATCTGTTTCTGAAATTGCAGAAATATATTTTCCGGCTCCACCAACAGATTCAACATCAAGAGTTCCTAAAGCAGCAGCAACAGCTTTTCCATCTACAGGAGAAGTACCAGAAGAATCATATGTACTACTAACATCATCTTGAGTTAAAGCAGTAACAGAATTACTTCCAATAGTCACTGTATTATTTTCTACTTTTGCATCGGTAATTCCATATCCACTAATTGTTGTTGGTTTGCTTTTTAGTGAACTAAATGTTCCGTCAAAATCTGCAATTCCCATATCAGTTTTCAAAGTTGATGTAGTGACAATATCAGTTGTAACTGGATCATGTGCTCCTTGTGTTGTTTTTGTGAATTTTTTATTTGTTGTGTCGTAAGATACATTTGTTAGTGATCCTGCTTTATTTGTTTTCTTATCAAGTTCTGTTTTTACTTTTGTTGATAATTCAGATAAGGCATCAGCCCCTACAAATTTCTTTTCATCAAAATCCATATTATACACCTACCTTTTTAAGTTGCAGCATTCCAAATATCGTCAACTTCCTGTGCTGTCATTAGTTTAATACTATCATCAAGATCATCAATAGTTCCTGTAATAACCTTGTTTTGTACTGGATTAGTAGAAGATTCACTCATTGAGGCATCAACTGTAATATTTACAAGTGATGCTAATTTTTGTTTTTCGGCGGTTGTGAAGTTTTCCTGTGATAATCCTTTACCATTTTCTTTAGTAACTTTAGTGTTCATCATACTATCAATTTGTGCTTTTGTGTACGTGTCTCCACCGCCGCCACCTCCGCCACCGGAGCCGCCGCCAGAAGAAATATTATCATTATCAAATTCAATCTTAATATCAAATGTATCTGTTGGTGTAGTCCATAGATCAGCATTATCATTTGTCATAATACCTCTACTATCTGTTGTGATTGAAAATACAATTCCATTTTCTTGTGTTTCATTATGTGCAGAAATTGCATAATTATCAAACAGTGGAGTAAGACTGAAATTAAAGTCACCCGGAATATTATATAACGATTTTGCATATGGTTCTGTTGGATGAACTTTTACCCATTCATTTACTGTTTCAAGATTAATTCCAAAAGAAGTAAATACCTGAGTTCCCATATAAATTTTTACATTGATAGAAGGTAATTCAGAAATCATTTGTTCTGTCCATTCTCCGCCAAGAGTAACACAAAGAGTTCCGCAATTATAAGGCGCAGAAGTAGTAACAGTAACAGGATATTCTGTTGATCTATCAATTCCATCAATAAGAGTTGTTTTAGACATATTTATTAGTCACTCCTTTTTATATTTTTACATATATTTATCATTAACCTGTCCATACTATTTGAGTTGATGTTGGAGCACTTGTTGATGCTCCCCACGGACTTCCTGTTATACTTCCTTCTGTTTTGTTTATTGTTATTGTTGCTAGTGATTGACAACCGCTAAACACACTACTTCCAATACTTGTTACAGAGCTTGGAATTGAAATTGAAGAAAGTGAAGAACAACTTTGAAACGTATAGGTTCCAATATTCGTAACAGAACTTGGAATTATGAGTGAAGAAAGTGAAGAACAGAATTGGAATGTCTCTTTGTTAATACTCGTAATAGTGTTTGGAATTGTAATTGAAGAAAGTGAAGAACAATTACGGAACACACCATTTCCAATAAGTGTTACAGTTCTTGGAATTACGACTGAAGAAAGTGAAAAACAACTTTGAAACGTATAGGTTGCAATATATGTAGCAGAACTTGGAATCGTGATTGAAGAAAGTGATATACAATTACTAAACGCACTATCTCCAATACTCGTAATAGTGTTTGGAATTGTAATTGAAGAAAGTGAAGAACAATAATAGAACACCCTGTTAGCAATAGTTGTTACAGAATTTCCGATCTCAATTTTTTTTATACTGTTTAAGTAGCCAATATCTGGAGAACTGTATGAGTTATTATTATTTGTTAGGAGTGAAGATATTGATGAAGAAGATGATTGTAATACAAATCCACCAGTAATAACAGTAATAGCAATAACATAACTTCCAGTATTTGAATATATATGTTGTTCATTTTTATAGTCCACACTTGTAGATGTGAATGTACTATGAGCGCTCCCATCTCCCCAATCTATATCTAATTCAGAATTAGCATTTAGATATAATTTAAGCCATGGAGACAGTCTTCCTTCTGTTAGTTCAATATAAATTCTTGTTTTACCGTCAGAAGTAATATACATTTGTCCAATATCCAACTTACCATAACTTGATACATATGTTTTAGCATCTGATAATGACCAGTTCCATCCTTGTCCTGTTAATCCTTCATGTGTTGGATTTTCAGGTAAATTATCTAATGCTGCAAACTCTTGTGCTGTATACGATCTTACAATAGTTCCATCATAATCATAGAAGTTTACATCTTTTCTTGTAGCAGAACCACCTCCGCCACTAGGAACATTAACAGTAACAGAATTATACAAAGTAGTATCAACAGTTCCGTTTTCAGTAACTTCTGATGGCATTGCAGTTTGTGCTACAAGTGCTCCACTATCTACAACTTTACCTTCATCTTCGGCAGTATAGGTATTAGGAACATTTACATCAACTTTACTATATCCATCAGCAGAATCATCAGAAGCATTATATTCTCCATTAGCAGTAATAGTTTTTTCAATAAGAGTTGCCGATCCGCCACCGCCACCGGGAACAATACTTGTATCATCAAAAATAAGTTCAATATCAAAAGTATTAGTGATAGTTGTCCAAATATCAGGTTCATCATTTGTAACAATACCATTCACTGTTTTAATACTAGATACAACACCATTTTCTTGTGTATTATTATGCGCGGTAAGAGCTTCATTGTCAAATATAGGAGTTATTTTTAGATAGAATGATTGTGGAATATCATATAGCTGAAATGTTGCATTTTGAGCGATTCCATCTTCTGTAAAAATAGAAGATGTATCAATATCAAGATTAAAATCTTTGCACCATTCATTATCAAGAGTGAACATTTTAATATTGATAGTTGGTAGTTCGGCAACCATTTGTTTTGTCCATGTTCCGCCGAGAGTAAGCATAATCGTTCCACAATTAGACGGCGCAGAAATCAAAATAGATTCAGGATATGTATTAGATCTATCAATACTAGAAATAATCGTTGTTTGTGCCATATGAAGTATTCTCCTTTCTTTTTAATTTACAGTGATCTTAATTTGAAATGTTTGTGTTTCTTCTGTCCAATATTCTCCGGATTCTATATTATCATCTATCAATCTATTATGTCTATTCAAAGCGTCTAAATCAAATATAGGAGTAACCGCCAAACAGCAAGTTTCCGGAATATCTGATAATGCAGTCGCAGAATGAATAGAATCATCTAAAGATAGAGTAGGAGTATATGTATCAAAGAAAAATGTTTGAGTTCTTTCTTTTACAATTTCTCCATCAATATCTACATAGATATCAAATCTTAGTGCCGGAAGTTCATAAAACATTTGAGCTGTCCAATTTTCAGTAGTTATACTTATATAGCAATTTCTTCCTGTGTGTGGAAGCTCTATGATTTTTGGATATGTTTCACCACGACATATTTCGCCAAGAACAAAAACACTCACATTTATTTCCTCCAAACTGAATATATTACATAAATAGAGTTATAAAAAACAAAGATAGTATGCCGAAAAACATACTATCTTTTATACTTGAATTTGAAATTGTTAAAATAGGTACTTGTCAGGTCTTATATTTTACCAACTGTAATTCTACGTTCATCATAAACTCCCTGTATTTAATGATATCATTGAATGTTTCTCGCGGGATACGGACAATACCAAAAGCATCTTCAACATCAATAGTAACTTTCTTACCGGATTTCCTAAGATAAATATCAATATGTCTTGTTTCTTTTTCAATTCTAATACAGAAACAATCCGGAGTATCAATATGTACTTTATATTTTAATGATCTAAAGTTTGTGAGTATATAGTTTTTACATTCTTCAAAGGATATTTTTTTGCCGAAAAACATGATCTATCATCTCCATTTTTAGCGAACAACAGAAACCATTTGTGAGCTATTCAAGAAATCAGAAATTTCATCCTCAGAGAATCCCCATTCAGATGCTTCTTTATAAAACTCATCAACACAATCGCCCCCGTAAGCCTTGAAGCAATTTTTGAAAATCTGCTTCAAAGGCAAAGGGAGTGCATTCATATAAAATAGTTTAGCATATAAGTCTTTGAAAACTCCGGTGCTATTAAATGGATACAGAGTAAACATAGTTCCTGTTTTTAGTCTTGTTTCATTTTCATAGAATCCGGAATCTTCATAATCGTGGTAACTCATGTTATTTGGAACAAAAATCATTCCAACAAGATTTCCATGATCGAATTGATAATCTGAATAAACCTCGGCATCAGTGTATCCATCATTAAACTTTCCTTCTTCTCTCATTCTGGCGATATCATCATCTAAATAACGGGCAACACCATATAGATATTTTGTATTAGTGTCAAACATATCAATGCTCATATCTTTATGAGTTTGCGCCAAAGCATCTGCGATACACCAGACATCGTATTTCTTATCGTACAAAATTCTATATGGTTTTGGTTTATTTACAATCCAGTTAGCTATATCTTGCGCTCTATCTGTGCAATATGTTGATGGAGCAATTTCTTCTAGTGTTTCATTTATAAACAACTTCTTTCTGGTAAATGCCTCTTTCTTATCCTTACGACCTCTTATGTATTCTAATTCCTGAGTTTCAAGATATTGTATATATTTATAGTAATCCTTAATCTTACATCTCATTTCATCTGCGGCATCAAGAAATGTTCTATCATAATACAATACAGTGTCTTTTGGTTTCTTTTTAGGATCTTCGTTCCATTTCTTCTTTAGATTTTTTGTTGGATTGTGATCTGAAAATCTGAATTTAACGTGTTCATATTTATCTTTATTCTGATTATAGTATTGCTGTAGTTCCCTTTGTTTCGGTTTTGGAAAATTCACATATATGTATTCAGATAAACCAAGATCTTGCGATTTATCCGGCATTATTGAATCAACATAGTTTGTTTTTTCCAAACTATCAATAAAATCAGATACAAAGCTATGAACATCATCTTTTACATCTTTAATTGGATATTCTTTTACATATTGCTTTGCCTTAGACATATCAAATTCTTTATCTGGGTAAGCATCTTTCCAATAATCTTTCGCATACTTTATCCTATCTCTTTTAGATATAAGTTCTAATAAACACTCAACAAACTGTCTTCCGCTATATTTTAGTAGTGGGGTTTCATTAAGTAATTTCAATTTCATATGTAAAAACACGTTCCTTATATAAAGTATTGTTATAAAATTTTAATAAAATTTGATTAAATTGTGCAAAATGTTGAAATAAATCCTGATCTCATTTGCACAAATTGTAACTTTTTTAGTGATATTTGTTTTTCAAACGTCTTATCAAATAAATCCTTTATTTGAAAACATCCCCTTACTCTTAATGAATTTATGTAATATAATTTATTTTCAAATTTTACTAAATCATACCGTCTAAATCCAAAAACTTCGTAACTACATTTATTTCTTTTCTTTGTATTTCCTTTTAGAATTTTGTCTTTGAATATTTTTCTATTATGTCTGCGAATTTTCTTAAAATAATAAACAGTTCCGCAAGATTTTGCTCTAGGATTTCCTGAAATACATCTTGCATCAATATAATGATCCTTGTGTAGATTGTTTGTTATTCTACAATTTTTTGTAATGTATCCAAATGTCATTGTTACATTTTCATAAATTTCTTTTAACTTTTCATAAAATGTCCAACGCATTATTCCCATAAATGCCGCATCCTTAAATGACATACCTCTTTTTATGTCTAATTTTATTTTTCCGCTATGATAATTTTTATGACAAGTTTCACAAAGAGTTATCAAATTACTAGGTGCATTTCCTCCTGTTTTTCGGCTTTCAATGTGATGAACATTTAAAATATTGTCTTTTGACTTTCCTTTACAGTGTTGGCACATATGGTTGTCTCGAAAAAGAACGTATTCACGAACATTCCAAAAATTAAGTTGATCTCCTTGTTGATATTCAACACCGGAAATTGCAGGATTTTTTATTTTTTGAATATCGAAACTAGCTGTCTCTGCTATAATTATTGAAATAGGTAGAATTTTATGAATCATTTTAACAACTTCAAGATGTGTTTCAATCTTCTGTCTTATTGATGGTGCTAACCATCCCTTTTTCTTAGATTTAATTCTATTTTTGAATCTTGGTTTCCTGTATCGTGTTTTCCTGTTTCTTCTTGATCGTCTCGCTTCTCTTCTTGTCGATAAATTTTCAACAATATCATTTCTTAATTCAACATTTGCTTCAAACAACACATCTTCATTTGTTGTTGCAGAAATACCAATATGTTTACTTCCTGCATCAACTCCTAATGAGATATCTTGTTTATATCCTGTACTACCGTAAAGTAGTTGAATTGTGAATGGTACCTTCTTTACAACTTTAGCTTTTTTGTTCTTCAAAAGTTTACGTGCTTTTTGCGGTGAACATGGCATAAGAGGTTTTCCATATTTATTTAAAACATAGACTAACATTAAGTCTATCTCCTCTCAGAGTAATTTCTCCCACGACAATGTTGCAAATGGTTTTGTTGTTAGCAGCACTATCCCTGCAATTCAGAATTGTTTAACCACTAACCTTAGAGCGTAAGGCTGGAAGTACACCAAACGGTAACTATTTAACAAAAATAATTTTGTCATTCAAATGCAACGTAGTTTATGTTAAACATAAACTTAGTCTGATTATCAACTGCAAGAATTGCAGAACACAATATTTAATAAAATGTTTTAATTGTAATTATTATTTATTGTGTTATTGCTGATAATCACCTTATTTCAATCATAGCAACCTGTTTCAATTTCATCGGCAACACTTACATTAAATCTTTTAAGCATATCAATATCGTGTTGTGTGTCATCTTCAATGGTATATGTTCCAATCTCTGTATCAATATAGGAGTTTTTGACATACTTGTCATTGTCTTTAATTAAACGATGTTTAGAGATATACCTTATCTTGTCGAAATCAATATCTGGAAATAACTCAGATCCGAGATTTATATAGAAATATTTACTATCAGCAATTACCATATATCTCATTCCGAAATCAAAATCTACTTCATTACACAGACAAATGTCATAAACACCATCACGATTCATAAGAGAACTAATTGTTTCAAGTTCTTTTTTAAGAGAGTTCATAATGTGTTCAATCATTTCTTTTCCTCCGTTTAGTCATAGCAACCTGTTTCAATTTCTTTATCTGCACAGATATTGAACTTCTCAAATAGTTCTGTTATGAATTACAACATTCCAACATGAATGCCTCTGTCCATAATCATAGTATTGGCGGTAAGAGTGAAGTACATTTTATTCTTCAAAATAACTCCATACATAACTCCATCAATATCGCATTTATCAACGAAATATCTATTTTCTTCAATCTCACGCTTTACAGCTTTAAGTTCTTCTTTCAGCGAAAGCATAACTTTTTCTAACATTTTGTGTTCCTCCATTTTCACAAAAATCAGATATTAGAAACAGCAACATGAATTTCTCTAATTGCACTCTGAGCAAGATCAGTAATATATTCAGTAAGAGCATCTACATCAATATACTTATTGAATCTAGTTGTATCCCAGTCCTTATAGTTCCCGTGATTGTCAAGAACAGAAACGTCATCAAGAACTGTCTCAACAGTCTCGCCATCAACATTGATTTTGAAACTTAGATCAGCGGAATAATATTTGAAATCAGGTCTAAGACTATCATAATCAGCTTTAATGAATCTATCAAGATCAATATACTCACTGTCAGTATCAAATGTAATAGTATACTTCAAAGAGGCACCCCATGCAGTTCCAGTTGCGAAATATTCAAATGTATCTCTATCAATATCACAGTAATCACCATGAGTTGCAAGTTCAGAATCATTAAGAACTTCATTAGCAACTCTACAAAGTTCATCTACCGTAGATTCATCAATAGCATCTCCATTTGAATCATAACCGAAACCGTAATCTTCATCACTTTCAAAATCTTCATCTTCAAGAATAAATAGTTTCATATAAATCAACCTTTCTTTTATATACAAATTATAGTTATCTAACGGACAATGCCGTTATTCTTATTGTTGTATTTTCTTAAATAAAATGTTTATTTACTGTTGATTTATTTACATTTCTTATTTCGTTGTTTTCTTTTGATCTTAATTGGCGGAATGTTTACTGATTTATTAGTTGTCAAGAACTTCATCAAATTCATATATTCTTCATAAGTTCCGTCAAAGTTTTCAAGTCCTTCTGCTCTCAGCAAATAAGAAGCTGCAATGTTATTTGTTCTTGAAGCAAATTCAAGAATTCCTGCAATCGTTGTCTTTTTTGAAATTGTACGCATTTATATATCCTCTCAATAATTCATTGTTTCATCGTCTTCTTCATAAACAGAAACAACATCTTCCATGTGAAAATCTTTGATTGTTTTCTTTGCTGTTTGTTTCATTGTATAATTTACATACTGTTCAACAGCTTGTTTCACGCCGCAATCTGCACAGATCTCAGTTTTATTATCTGTTCTTGAAATTGCCGGAAATCCTGTAATCACTCGCTTACAAATTGGACAAGTAAATGTTTTTGGCATAATTCATAGTCTCCATTCTTTTAATTAGTGCATAGTGGTTTCGCACTAAATATAGTATAACATATTATTGATAAAATGTCAATAGCAAAATAGGAAAAATCCCCACAAATAAATGTGAGGATTTTTGTGCATATTGTTTAATTTTCCCAGATAGTTTCTGTAACGCCAAGATCATCAACAGGAACTCCATTGAAATCATACATAACATTATATGTTTCAACAGAAATTTGACTATCGGAATAATCTTCACTGGAAGATAGTTCTTCGGCAATTCTAATTGCTTCTGATTCATCTTCAACAGTATCGTATGTATCTTCATCAACAATGATATCATATTGAGTGTATGTATTTTCGCCTTGAACTGCCTTATCAATGTAGTTAATTACTTCTTTATCTGTAATTTTAAGTTCTACTTCATCACCAGAGTTATCGTTGATTTCACCAATAGTTCCGTCATATGTAGAATGCATCCAACCTCCGCCAAAGTTGAATTTCATTTCATCAAAATTCTCATACAGATAATCAGAAATATACGAACATAGAGTTGCTTTATCCATATCTCTTAGTTCAACATCATCTGCTGTTGAATACCAGTTTACATATACTTTCAGAATATCGGCTGAAACATTTTCAATATCGCCAGTTCCATAGTAATAAGAATCAGCTTTCAGCGTATCAATAGTACAGTAACCATTTACTTCAACAATCCAACCTTTAGTCCATTCATCAATTTCCTGAAAATCAAGAACACGGGCATTCTTAATTCCGATGTTTGAAAGACCATTTACTTCAATCGTATATCCTGCGCCAGCACCTTCATTTAGTGCAGATTCCTTAATAAATAGTTTCATTGTAAGTCACATCCTATCAAGCATATCTATCCACAAAGAAATCAGTTAGCTTACCATTTGTCTTACGGCGAGGATTCTTCGGATCACTGTCCAAATCAAAATACAACTTAACACTAACAGAACCACTATTGTCCTTATCAGTAGTATATTCTTCCCATGTTTCATCTCTCTTGCTAGGTCCTGCCATTACAAACATATCAAATCCAAGATCGCGGAGATATTGCTGTGCTTTTGCTACAGGCTTACCTACATACTTTTCAAGAGCATATTCAAGAGAACCTAAATCTTCATCACGAGAACCAAATTTAATCATATCGGATTCTTTAATTCTGCGCTTACTCTCAGTCATATCACTATAGAGCTTTGCAATCTGAGCCTTAGAACCTGCTTCAAAACCATTCTGTAAGAGAAATTCTTTAACGTGTCTAAGAGTAGTGGCAGATGAATCCCACTGTGGAAGAAGTTTTACTTTCTTTCCTTTTTCAAGCTCAATAACAGGAGTATTATAAGAATATAGAATCTGAGTTCCATCAGAATCGGTAACTACTTTTGCTTTTCCGCCAAAAGATTTTCTGGAATCAAACTGAGTAGAAAGATCAGAAACTTTACCATTTACCATTCTTCCTGCTTCACACACAGACTTAGATTCAGTGAAGATTTCAACGTCCTTAACACCGTCAACATAAAGATCATTATCATCATATTCATAGTCATTTGCTTCCGCAATAACAACTTCAAAGAATGTTCCAACAATCTCACGCAAATCTGTCTCGCTGTAATCAAGAAGCGGATCTCCAAATGAATTGCAATACTCAATAATACTATCAGTAAGACCATTATCATGTTGACAGATAGAGATAAACTTATCCTTTACATCCCACAGATCATACTTATCTCCTTCAAAAATTAGCTTGCCTTTGTAATAGAATTTGATTGGCTTTGATTCGCCGTAAGATTCTCTAATTCTAAGTTTCTTTACCATAATATATCTTTCCTTTCATAAATTTATCATAATTACATAATTATCCATAAGCTGCGTTCAAGCAGCCTATGGATATTGTTTTATAATTGATTATTTATGTTTTATTTATCGTTTTTTTTTTGAATATCTTTAACTACAGCAGAACAATTACAAGTTCTCCGTCTTGATTTACTTTTACTTCAACTTCTGCTGATAGATTACCCTCGGTATATTCTTGAATCCATAACTTATCTGGTTTATATCCCATAGAAATCCAATTCTTAATTACAGTAAGACATTCTTCCGGCGACATAAGAGAATCATAAGTTGTAAGAGTATGCAGTGGATCTGTTTTTCCATCATATGTTGCCATTGGATAGTATGTTCTCAAAACAATCCATCCTCCTTTACTTGTTCATAAAATTCACCAAGAATCTTTGATTTCTTATTTTCGTCAAATTCTTCTGAATGAATAATCTTACTTGCGATCTCATAGAATTCATCCATTTTAAGTTTTTTAATTGTTCTGATTGTATGTCCAAGATACTTACAGACATTATTCTTAAACATATAATTCTTAATGTTCAACTCTCCACCGTAATTACAGATGGCATTTCCTGAATTATTGATATTCTCGTTACTGATAGAAATAATCCTGAAAGGAATATCTGTATCTGTGGTTTCATAAATAGCTGCAATATCACCTTGCTGCCAAAACGGTTTACTAATGCGAAAATCTCTTTCAACATGATTAGAGAACGCTTCAAGAAATTCATCTCTTGTATACTGTGAAAAGTCTTTCATGTAAAAGAAGTTTGCCAGATAACAAAATGTACCACAGTCTTCACCAATGTTATTAAACTCCGCACGTACACAATCATCAAAATAAAATGTGATATTTTCAGTAGGTCTAGGATTTTCACCGTAATAATCATAGTGCGTTTCTATATCAAGTTCTGAACTAATTTTAACCAAAGTGCAGTCTTTAAGTTTCAAATCAATATTCATTTTACAACAACCTCCATATCAATTCCACGGACACTTTGAAATTTCATTGCACATAGCATTACAATCTTTACAATACCATTTATTGTCTCTGAGTTCAGCTTCATCACAATCTTCACACCTAGAACAAATTTTTTCTGGTATAACACCGTCTTTTCTTTTATCACGCTCAACAAGAACGCTACATCTATATTTAAGTGAATTTGTAAATGCAAGTAAAATGTCATCAACACAAAAGTCTTTTCCAATATCATAAAGAAGCCTATCTGCTACATCAGTTACGAGTTCATAGAGTTTATTTCTTAATTCATCTTCAACAATAATTTCGTATCCGTCACAAGGAAGTCTTTTTCTCATTTTACATCCTCCTCGCTGCTAAAATGCGCCCTATAAAACTCAACCCACGCTTTCCTATATTCTACTTCATCTTTTGTAATATCAGAATCTTTCATGTTAAATAATCCAGTTGGATAAAATGCTCCTACATCCGGCAACCCTTGATCTATAAGTTTTGACGCCCAAATGATAGAAGCTAATGTCATTAGTTCTCCATATCCAATCTTTTCACCGAGTTCTCTTACTTCTTTCCAAGCTCTTTTTACCATTATATCCATCTCCTCAATCTAATTATATTTACTTATTCTTATCATTATCGAACATCCATTTAATTTCATTCCGTGTAAAGATAAAATATTGCTTAGTGAGTTCCACTTCAATTTCTTTAAGTCGCGGTTCAATTACCTTCTTTGTCGGATCAGATGCTTTTTCATAGTCATCCATAAGTTCAACATATTCTTTAACAAGTCTATAAACCGCAATATGTCTATCTACTCTATTAGTACCGGGAACATCCACATCAACTTTGTTCTTTCCATATGACAGGAAAAACGATTTTTCTCTCAATCTTTTAATTGCAGAAAACTCAGACATTTTATTTTCCTCCTTTAACATCCAACCCAAATTCCTTTAATTTCTTCTTCACCAAAAATATCATTATTTCTATGAACAGTTCCAATTCCTGAAATATAAAAACCATTGTTGTTACAAATATATAGAAAGTCAATCGTAAGAGTTGTTTTTGCTGTATAACAGAAATCAGTTACTCCTGCGGCTTTAAGTGTTTCAAGAAACTGAACTGTATCTTCTTCATTATAAGGTGGATCAGAAACTTCAAAATCCTCTGCACCCATTCTAATAGACTCTCTGTAATTTTTAACAGCAACATATTCACCAACATGAGATCTTAAATATTTTCTGTCTTCAAACTTCTTATCCAGTTCTTCAAAGTATTCAATAGTTTTCATTCCTATGTCCCTCCTACATAAATCAATTAAAATTTCAATATAACAGACAAAGTTGCCGGACAAGTGCTTTTTATAAGTGCTCCCAGATCAAGTGCTTTACGAACAACTTGATTATACCTTTGTCTTTCCTTACCGTCTTTTTTCGTAAAGTGAATAATAATTTCTCCGGCAAAATCACCGTCACAAGCAATAGCGTTGCAATACTTATTGTTTTCATTTATCTCATTTTCAATAAACTCAATCATTTTATTCATTTTTCATATCCTCCTTATCTGCTAAAACACGATCAAAAACAAGAGTTCTTTTGTTATCGAAAAAAATTTTAGTATTTGGGTAATCTTTAGAACATCCAAGATTATTATTGGTAAAAATCGCTTGTGCTAAAGAATCAGGAATAACAGTTTCAGTCTCAACTCCAAAACCTTTGTATATTCTTACTTTCCACATAGTATCATGCCTCCATAAGAATTTCACGAATTGTATAATCTTTGATTTCAAATTCACGACAAACAGATTCAGCCTCTTCTTTTGTTTTGAACGCTGTAATTCTTTCAAAATCAGGATGTTACGCAATCTGCTTTTGAAGAATATCCCAATTCGTAAAGGAAGTTCAAAAAACGCCGACTGGATCATCCAATGTATAATTCCACGCACTAATAGCAAGGTAGTTTCTTCCAAAGGTATCGTTACTAATTACAAATCTTACCTGTTTCATATTGATATTCTCCTTCGTAACATCCTGCTCACTATCGGCACTCTTTCCTCACAAATATAGTATAACACATTTATGTCAAAAAGTCAAGTCTTTTCAAGAAAATATGACATAAAAAACTACCCAAATAATATGGGTAGTTTTTGTTTAGTATTACTAATATTATTTGTATTTTAGAATCCTATTTGCTTTCGTTGAATCAATACCAAGAACTTGTGTTAAGACATTAAATAGATACGGTCTAATATCCCAATCACCACCGGCTTCAAAATCATCTGTCCAATCAACCATAATTGCATCAAAGTCCAAATCTCCGCGATCATCAATATACTCCTTTAGCTGCCAATATGTATTGCTATTTTTATCAAGTTTATCAAGAAGATAATCACCAGTATAATCCAATACCTTATTTATCATCTTTACAGCGGTTTCTATCGTTTTTACAGATTCCTTATTTGACGGATCATTTATAAATCTATCGGAGGATTCTCTAATCATTAATTTCATAGGTCTATTTTTAGCAAGTCTTTCATTTCTAGGATTTGCTCGGCTTATAATTTCAAGATCATCCTCAACAGTATTTAATATATAAGGACCAATACCTGAATCATCTTTCGCCTTAAAAAATCCATTGTTAGATTGCATACTATCAAGACAGGTATATTCAACATCAGCCGCCTCAGAAGACGGTTTTCCTTGTCTAGTTCTAACTACTCTAAATATATCTCCTTTGAAAATATCATATACTTGTTTTCCTCTGTATGTTAGCATAATCGTTTCATTCCTTTCTCAATATAAAAACACTATCCGTAAAGAGCATATAAGCTCCACACGAATAGTGTTTTAAGTTGTTTTTTTTGAATTTTATATCATATAATTTTCACATCAAGGAGTAAGACCACAAGCAGATAAGATATCCCACATACCTTCAAGATGCTCTGTACTTCCGTCATCAGAATAAGTAACATCCGCTTCATCATTTCTAAGATCAATTACCCAGAAATCTCCCGTATTATCTGTATATTCAAATACCCATGGATCTTCTCTTGTAGCGACTGCACCGTTAAGAAGCAAACCTTCTCTAATTAAAGTATCCATATCATAGTTTGAGAAATTATAGCATCTTGATCCGAAATTATCAGCCTTTTCAGGAGTGTCTAATCTATTAACACTATATTTTTCAATCTCTGTATAACGACCGTTATTATCCCAAATAATAGCTGCCCAACCATCTCTTGCATTATATGTAGCATAGAAACCAAATGGCATAAAATAATCCCAATGACAATCATCAGAATATTCAAATCCCCAACCTTCTAATTCATCAGTAATTTCAGATTTGAATTCATCATATTCTCCGTAACCGACCTCACTAGCTTCTTTAATACTTCTTTTTCTAGTTCTTGATTTAGATTCGTTTTCAGTTTTATCGTATTGTTTTACATACTCATTAACTTTACTTAAAGATGCTTTTGCATCAGAAAGTAAATCGTATAGTGTTGAATCTGCCGATCCTTTATTATTATTTTTTGTTAGATATTTTCCAACTCTATTTAAAATTTCTTTGCTTGCTAAATCTGAAATCTCTTCAAGTTTTGTCCACGAAAAAGTATATATACTTCCTTTTTCGTCAGCTATCATATAAGGTTTGTCGTAACGCTCATTCAACTTCTTAACCATAATTATCATTATCCTTTCATTTTAATTTGTTAATAAAATAAAAAACACTATCCAAAAGTAGAGCGTTTATAAGCTCTACATGGATAGTGTTGATTGTTGGTTTTTTTTTGTATTTTTTAGTTGATAAATTTATAATTCGACATTAAATATTATCTTAATGAATTTCTCAAATTACTAAATTCCTTGAAAATTTCATTAAATAAATCACCTATCGCATTTATAGAATCATTTGCTTCTGCCAAATTTATCTCCGATATATCACCTTTTTGAAATGCGGAATAAAGATCTGTTCGCATAAAGTCAGAACACTCTTTACTTACATCACGGGAATTCTGTGCGATATTTACCATATCATCTCTAAATGAATCAAGTAAGCCATCAGTAATTCTAGTATAATCTTCGTGTAATCTTCTAATCATAATAAAAACATCCTTTCTATTTTTCAAATAATAATAAAAAATTACCCATGTGAACCATACTTAAACGGTTCACATGGATATTGTAATTTGTTTGTTTTTTTTTGCGTTTTGAGTAGATAAATTTATAATTTTCGTATTGTAATTCAACACATCACCAAACAGAAACGCCTAGTAATTCTGCGTCATCTTCAGTGATATCTCGCTCAGTTACAAGTTTAATCGGAATATAAACATCCACAATATATAGTTGAAGATCTCCATTTTCCCATTCTTTAATATCAGATGAATCTGCCTCTAGTCCATCTTCATCTCCTAAGAAATTAGTAACCAATCTATTATCAATAATTCCCCAGTCTTTAGGATCAGAAGGAGCATCAACTTGTACTTGCACTGTTTTAATAAAATCTTCTATTGAACTATATGTTCCACGAACATCAATATCCCACTCATTGACAAATTTACCCTGTCCAACACCATAGTGATCTTCATGCATAGTTACCCATCCTTTACCTGCTAAAATGCGTAACCTACCTTCCAAGCTCTCTTTAATATTTCTTCTGCGCATTTTACGATTAGATTCTTTCATATACTTCTTTACCATGTTAAAACATCCTTTCTATTTTCAACAATAAAAAAATTAAGTAGTGAGTACAAGCGGTCTTTCCTGTACTCACTACTTAATGTATTTTGGTGTTTTTTTTTGTGATTTTGATTATATAATTCCTATATTATCGCCAAATCTCATAGAGTTCTGTTTCAATATCAATCAGGCGGCTAACAATATCATCCATGTTATAATTATCCGGATATTTATTAACCATATAAGAAATCTTATCAATATCTTCCTTTAGATGTTCACATACATCATTTACTGTTTCAATGGTATATGATTCATTCATTACACTCTTTACTGATATTGTTTTTCTTGTTCGGCTCTCAGTCTTTCCACTATAGTTACTTACAATCTGATTTACAATACCGCCAGTGCGCTCAAGTTCATTTGTGGCTCCTTCAAATGTAACAGTATCAATTCTATGATCTTCATATTCATTCTCAGAACGCCATTTTACTGTAATAAATGTATCGCGGTCTGGATAGTATGGATCATCACCGAAATCATACCAAAGAGCAACAAAACCAATAGTCTTACCGTTCTTTAGAAGATAAATTGTAGCATTTCCACAATCATCATAAATCTGACCTTCATGAGTTTCTGTTTCAACACCGTATTTCTTTGCAATGCGTCCTTGAACAGCATTCATCATTCTATAAAATGCTTTCTTGTTTTCGTTCGTGTCTGATTCTTTCATTAGCTTAATCATTGTATATCGCCCTTTCTTTTTTAATCATTGTTGAATTCAAAGTCATCTACTTCATAGATGCTGAACCGCTTAATTATATTATTGAATTTATTTTTTCAAATAATTCACATCTACCGGATATAATGTTATAGTTCTATGTGCTGCTGTTTTTATACAAATATCAATAGTATTTGCTGCTGAATAGTTTGTTGTCACATCACTAGAAAAAGATATCAACGACATATTTATTGTACCATTTGAATTTCTAAGACCACAACTATTGCAGAATTTAATTACAAAATCGCCCTCAAATAATTTTCTGATATATCTCATAATAATAGAATAATCAAACAACGATGCAACCTCCTTCCGCGAATTATTTATTCTATGCGAAATTTCTTTCTCATAAGCACAATATTTACTCCTATCATTAAAATCATAGAATACATTTTGTCTTGTGGATGTTTTATTTGAATTTTTACCTAAACAATGTTTGATATAGTGCTTATTCATATTTCCGCCTGACGTAAAATCTTCATTTAAGTCAGAACTATCTCTAATGATATCATTAAGAACAGCAAATATTTCTTCTGCAAATTCTTCGGCAATTTCATCATCATATGAATCATATTCAGTGAAATCCATATCATCTTCAGGATCATAGAAATTATCATCTTCATAGATGTTTGACAATTTTTCTACCACAATTAACACCTCAAATATTGCAGAAATATCCAATGTGAACAACTCAAAAACAAGCTGTTCACATAGATATTGTTTTAGAATCTTTGTTTTATTATTGAATTCTCTCAATATTTTTTAAGATAGCACCGAATTTAGAAACAGAATCAGTAATGAAATCTTTGATGCTTTTCTCGGCTTTTAAGTATTCCTCATTAGTAAGGTTTCCTTTCTCTACTCGCAAAATTTCAGAAAGGAGTTTAATGTTCTGCGACAACATCAAAAGCTCACAAGCATCTTTTTCACGGTTACTGAAAATTATAAAATCGTTCATATTCCTCTCCTTATCTATTAAACCAAATTACATAAGGATATTTGTTTCTAAGTTCTTTAATCTCATTAGGAAGTTCAATTATTCCGGCGCAGAGGTCACTTGAATCTATATCATCAATATCCAAACCATTATCAAAACATTCACATTCAAGAATAAGATAAAGATCATCCGGATCTATTGAAACATTCGTTTCATTTTCTCCGTCATGGAAATGTCCACCGCCATCATAAGATGTGATAACCTTATCAATTACATATTCCAGAAACTTACTGAATGTGTAGACCTTACCTTCTGTTTCAGCTTGTACTTGTTCAATCGTTTTCATTTTTCACTTTCCTCCTTAAGCATAGTCTCAAATGATCTAATTTCATCATCAACATAAAAATCGGTCATGTCGTAGTTAAGAGATTTTCTAAGTTTATATAGTTGAAATCCTACATAATCACATTCTCCCTCTTTATCCCGAAGAAGATTTTTATAAAACTCAACACATTTATTAAGTGAATAAACTTCCATTGCAAGTGTTTCGATAATATATAAAAGAGATCCACTTTTTCCATTATTGTGAAAAACTACTTTTCTTACTCCTTCTTTGTTAAAACGCTCAACTTTAGTTAAAATGTTAAAAACTTCTTCGCGTGTAATTGTTTCTGTTTTATCCATGTATCATTCCTCCAAATATTCGATACGTTTGATTTTCTTTACGTCTGTCTCAACGTCAGTGATTGAAATTTCAATGGTTTGATTTCCATCGTAGTAGTCGTATACATGTCCATGTTCCCAGTAATCTTGAAGAACATCATCTATGAGTGGAATCACCACTTCGTCAACAACATAATTCTTTTCGCCATATCTACCGCAGTTATTTTTGATGGTGTTCAAAAATTCAACGGCTTCTTCCGACCGATCAAACACCCGTATTGCAGAATACGAATAATCCTCAATTTTTGTATATTCATAAAATTCCTGATCGAAATATCTTGAAACATGATTCTGGAGAAATTTGCTATTGAAGTAAAAATCTCCGTCTGTATAAATCGAAAACTCGACAACAGTTAATTTCTTCATATAATCACCTCAATAACTCAAATCACTTGTATTTGTATTACACCATTGAACTGTTTTAATAAGAATGCCAATAAGCCATGTTTTTCTTTCTTCTTGTGTTTTCGCGGATAATTCATGTACTTCAGATTCTAACAGATCACAAACTACTCCTTCAACCAGGTATCTGTAATAAAGAGTTCCGTCACCTTCTGAATTATAAAAATATCCGGTTGTAATAAGGTCAAATCCTGTTTTCTGTTTTTCTTTTGCCGCTTGATAAATAAGTTCATATTTGGTATTATAGAGTTGCAGTCTTGGAAGTTTCATTTTATTTACCTCCTACATTCATCATGTAAACTGAATATGTCTGTTTTCATAGTCTGCCAGTTTTGTGTTTGCTTTGTCAAGTTCTTTACAGATTTCAAGATACTTGATCTTTGTTCTTGCTGCTTTGAGCTTGATATCAAACCACTGCACGATTTCCGGATCACTAAGATAAACCTTAATATCATCAGGAATAGTACCATCAATAAAATACTTTGTTATTGTCTTATCTGTGCCATCTTTCGCAAGCTCCGCGATCAGCTTAGACATCTTGTTATACACCTTTGCATACATATTAGTCATAATTATTTCTCCTTTCTTAAAGTAACGAAAATATCAAACTCACCAGAAGGTTTAACATCTACTACATCACAATCATTAAAACGGTGATCACAGACTTGATACTTTGCAGCATAATTCTTATCAAAAACAAAAGTATCGTTTTCAAATGTTATATAAACAAATGTATATGGTGTATATTTGTTAATAAGATCCTTGAATTTCATATTTAACTACCTCCGTATTATAAAATTTTTACTAACTCACATTCTTCTTTTAGTTAGATGTTGACAAACTTATTATAATATTCACAAGCATTCTCAAATGCTTTCTGCCTTGTTTTTGCATAACCAAAACCAGCATTAGAACGAATATAGTCATTTTGACAAGGTGAATATCTTATTTCAATAATACTCCAGTAATAACCAAGGTCTATATCTTGTTTTGTGAAAACTTCAATCACATAATCGTTTCTCATTGTAAATAACACCTCATCAAAGTATAATTTTTTCTTCGGTAAAAACATTAACAACCTCTGCTCCTACACCAAACGCACTTCTCATCTCATATAGTTCTTCTTCTGTATAAACATGGTTTTTCATTCTTTCCTTATAGTTGTTGAGTTCTTCTGCTACTTGTGCATCTCTCATTGCAGCATGACGATCAATATCAATAAGATCTGCATATTTGCTATGAAGAAGAACTTCCATGATATCTTCCATAAGGTAAGACCCATTTGTACTACATTTAGCAGCTCCGTTTTCAATAATCAATTCGCCGGTTTCGTAATCTTTTTCAATTTTATTGATTCTGGAAAGAGCATCGTTCTTCCAATAATCCCCAAACAAACCTTTAAGTTCTCTTACAAATCTGCTTTCCTTTTTCATAATATGCCCTCCTATTCATTATGGTTACTTCCTCTTACAAATATAGTATAACATATTTTATCTGAAATGTCAATAGGAAATAATAAAAAATATCACACAAACATAGCAGAAAATAATCAACTATATTTGTGTGATATTACTAAATTACGAATTCATATCCATTCAAGATAAAATGTTTTTGAGTCCATAAATGATGGAAATTTTGATAGATCAAAAAGAAATGGATGTCTCGAATAAGTTCTGATATATTCTTTCAGGTATAAATCAAGAAACCGCACGAATTCTTCTTTATTCATATGTATTTGCATATCTGGCGAAATATACGATTTGTTATCTGAAAGATAGTCATAAAGCTCACCTCTTTCAACGCCGTACATATATCCAATTTCATCGTGTGTCTCAACAAGAAATTCTATAAATTCGTGTTTTTCGTTTTCATTCACATATCCAAGAAGTTTTCCAAGATTCATCGTTTCTTTTTTATCGTTCGTTACAATTAAACAAATTCCCATAATAATCCTCCAAAAATATAATTAGTAATTTCTAAGTTGATCAATCAAAACAAAAACAGTCATATTCACATTCGGGTTGATTGAGTGTAAATATCGTTTCATTTCTTTTATAGTAGAACCTGATGTAATGAAATCATCACAAATTAAAGCCTCAGTTCCGGATTCCATTGCTTCAAATATCTTTCGATGTTCATCAGTATCGAATTTCAAGAAGTTATAAAATCCTTCTCGCGCAATAACAGGAAGAAATCGTTTGATCTTAAACAACTCTCCATTTTTCTTCATATTGTAAAAAACTCTTTCAACAGATCTAACAGCTCGTTCCGCCGATACTTCATCACTGTATTTGTCAGTTTGCATCAAAAGTCGTTTTGCTTTATCTCTATCAAATCGGATATTTTCATATGTATCTTTTACAAGTTTGATGTCGAGAAATTTTCCATTCGTATATTCAAGCATTAAACTATCCAATATCGCCATAACACCGTCTGTCTTTATATCAGAGAAATCTGTCATAAAAACAATATCGAATGAATCTAGTTTTTTATAAGCATCCATATGAAGCATTCCAATCTCAATGAAGTCAAAAATGCTATCTTCATAAAAATATACAGGATCGTTATAGTTGTGTTTAAATAACTTTCTGAATTCTTTGATGTCTTTTTGATTTGCTTCCGGATTAAACTTGTATGCATAGAAATATGTAAGACCATTTGCTGTCTTAATTCCACTTTCATCAGTAGATAAATGTAGAATATCTGTGTTCAGATCTTTTGTGTAGTCAAAATCATATTTTCCTTCAAAGTTCTTAGATATGCCATCTTTTATAACCACATTATTCACCACCTAAAATATTTCAATTACAGTGTAACACAGAAACAATAATTTGTCAATATGTAATCATCCACAAATAAGACATTTATTTTCAATGCTTACTTATGGATGATTACTAAATTATTATTCCTCTATATCCGCCATAGCTTCTTCAATAAATTTCTTTATATTAGATACATTAGCGATCTTAATAAGGTTTCCATCTTCATCCTGAACAACAAGAGTTGGTGCTTGATTGATATCAAATTTTCTAGCAGTTTCCATATCCTGATCTGCGACTACAAGATCATATACAAAATCATATTCTGCTAATAACTGTTTTACTATTTTACAGTTAGGGCAGGTTGATGTTGTAAATAGAATAGGTCTTTCTAGTTTAATATCTTCTGGTTCATTTACTTCTTGTTCTTTTGTTTGAACTGGTGTGCTTTTGAATTCACGGGAGAAATTAGTGTATTCTTTTCTATCCTTAAACTCATGAGCTTTACCATCATTAAAGTTTTGAACAGCTCTATAATATCCGGTAACACGACTATACACTTCTGTATCTCTTCCGCAATGAGGACATTTCCACTGTTCTCCGACAAGATATCCATGTTCTTGACAAATAGAATATGTTGGGGAGAATGTAACATATTGTAGTTTATAATTCTCAACAATCTTTCTAGTAAGATTCATAGCAGCTTGCCAAGAAGGAAGTTTCTCACCTAAGAAAGCATGAAATACAGTTCCTCCGGTATACCTAGTCTGTAACTCGTCCTGATGATCTAATGCTTCAAATATATCATCTGTATAACCTACTGGAAGATTGGAACTATTCGTGTAATAAGGTGCCCCTTCTGTTTTATCTCCGGCTGTTATAATATCTGGAAAGTCCTTTTTGTCGTGAGATGCAAATCTATGTGTAACTCCTTCTGCTGGAGTTGCTTCAAAGTTGTAAAGATCGCCGTACTGCTCTTGATAATCGGAAAGTTTATTTCTCATAAAATCTAAGACTTCTTTTGTGAACTTATAACCTTCCGAAGAAACTATGGAATCTTTAATCCAGTTTGCGTTCAAACAACACTCGTTCATACCAACAATTCCAATAGTAGAGAAATGATCATTAAAAGATCCAAGGTATCTCTTTGTATACGGATACAAACCCTGATCTAAATACTGTGTTATAACATTTCTTTTTATTTTAAGACTTCTTGCAGCAATATCCATTAACTTTGTCAAACGTGAGTAGAATTCATCTTTTGTTTTCGATGTATATGCCAATCTAGGCATATTTATTGTTACAACACCAATAGATCCTGTGTTATCTCCACTTCCAAAATAACCACCTGACTTTCTTCTAAGTTCACGGAGATCAAGACGAAGACGACAACACATTGCTCTCACCGAATCTGGCTGTAGGTCACTATTGATATAGTTGCTAAAATATGGAATTCCATATTTTGCTGTCATCTCAAAAAGAAGTTTATTATTTGGAGATTCAGTATCCCAGTCAAAATCTTTTGTTATTGAGTAAGTAGGTATTGGATAGGCGAAAGAACGACCATCTTCATCACCATTTAACATTACTTCAATGAACGCCTTATTTATCATATCCATTTCACGTTTACAATCTTTATATTTGAAATCTACTTCTTTTCCGCCAACAATGCAGTTCATCTCTGCAAGATCATCTGGAACTGTCCAATCTAAAGTGAAGTTTGTGAATGGAGGTTGACATTGACCTGAGATAAATACACAACCATTCTCTCTGAATACTGCTGTTCCATTATCAACACTCGGACACCAGACGGTACCAGAGTAATCAACTTCCTCTCTTGATGTTGGGTATATGCTATTTACTTTCCTTATCTTTACATAATTTGTTGTTTTGCCAGATTTTAATTCGTCTTTAACTATATAAGAACATCTTCCTGATAGGACTGCTATTTGTTGAAGCTGATCTCTTATTACATCATTATCATATTGACAAAGTTGTTTGTCTTCATCTCCGTCAAATGATGCCCATATATGCAAAAAAAGTTCTGCTTGTGACTTACTCATTTTCATAAATTTTGAATCAATGCTTGTTTTATTTCCGCATAGATCAACAATAAATCTTGCACTATCTCCGTATAAGGTATATTTATTTACCTTACCGAAAGCACTGTCTATACAATCAAAACTATATTTAAGTCCGAGTGAATTTAATACGTAAGAAAGCTCCTCATTTCCAAACCGATTCGGTGATTTATATATTGTAACTTTATGAATCACTCCGTTTCTAAAATCAAAGGAACCATCTGTATATACCATAGCAGCTAACGTAATTAGGTCATCGTTCAGTTCATTATTGTTTATTTCTGAACTGTTGAAAGAAAGCGGCAGCGCATAAGGCGTTTTAACATTAAATATTTCTTCGCTGCGTTTAATTACACACTCATTTGAATTATGTTTTCTAACAAGAACTCTGTGATCAGGAGTTACTGTCTGAATATAATTTCTTCCGCGATATGAATGCAACTTTCCAGAGAATTCTTTTATTACAACTTTATTTACTGTATTTAGTTCAAGTCTTCCGTCTTTGAATGTATATATTCTGTCTCCTTCTTTTAATTCGTCATATTTCTTAAATCCGTTTTCAGATAAAACCTCTGTATTTGTGCTGACACACCCCCACCTAGATGGCGTATTAAGACCAAACACCAAGGATTGAATACATTGATATACTTCTTTGTAAGAAAGATTATCAACTTTTACAAATGGTGCTAATAGTGTATCAACAGAATTAAACGCTTGTGCCCCTGACCACTCAAGCGACATCGTACCCAAAAAGTTTATCATTTGATTACACAGAGTTGAAAGATGTTTTGCTGGTGCTGATGATATTTTTCTAGGTACTCCACCGAAACCTTCTTTGATAAGTGTTTTCAATGACCATCCTGCGCAATTATGAACAAAGATATCTCCTTCAATTAAGAAGTTATGATATTTAGGAACAGTTAAATCATATACTGGAATTGATTTATCCAGTTTAACAATTTTAGATTCTTTTAATTGTACGTGGTATTCGTTGTATCCTCCGCCAATATCATATTCTAAACCAACCACATTATCATTTTCGCAGAGTTCTGATGCCTTTACATATGAATACTCTGATCCAGATGATGAAACTTTTTCTACAAGATACGGATGATCTAGTGTTGATTTTATTGTAATATCTCCATAACAAAGTGTGTGGAATGTCAATTCTATTACTTCGTCAACATATCTTGTAACTCTGATATCATCTGCCTGTACTACTTCAAATTCATCTTCTTTTCCGGTATGTGCAATGACATACGGTTTTTTTCGTCCTGACTTAATAAGATCCTCGAACGAAACAAATTCACTATAATCAATTCTTTCATCGTAGATGTTAGTATAAGATTCAATATAATCTTTCTCAAACTCTTGCTTTATTACAGCTACCTTTGTATCTCCTGTAAAACAATAACCTGATAACATTGAAAGATCATGAATATGCATATCACAGTTTCTATGGGCGTTTGCAATTTCTTCATCATAAATTTCAGAAAGCCAATAGTTTGCTGTTACAGCTCCGGAGTTTCCTAAAATAAGACCGCCGAGAGAATAATCAATACTTGAATTTTCTTTCACACGCCAGTCAGATTTATCAATGTAACTCTCAATAACATTCTTATAATTCAATAAAGTATCTTTAGCATTTCTAACTCTTTCGTGTTGTTTTCTATATAGGATATATGCTTTTGCTACATCTTCATATCCATAAGTCATTAGGACTTTTTCTACGCTGTCTTGAATATCTTCTACACTCAGTACATTGTCTTTTATTTTTGTTTCTGCATCTGCTACTGATTTTATTGATATTGTTTCTATGATTGATTCTTGATAATTTCTATTACATGAATCAAAGGTTCTTTTGATTGCTGATTTGATTTTTGATAGTTCAAATAATTCTAATTCTCCGCTGCGTTTCTTAATTTGGTACATGGTGAAAACTTCCTCTCTTTGAAAAATTTTTGTTATCCCTCCACAAGCATCCCGTTTAGGATGTACTGATAGAGTTGGAATAAGAATAATATTTCCACCGCTTTTTTGGAATAAAAATCAAGTTAAAATAGATTCTACTATTCCTACAAAAAGTAATGGAAATATTCTAAGTATATTTTATTGGAAAAGTATAAATTTAACTATATGTAGTATTCGTATATTCTTTTATGTACTAAATATAGTTCAAATAGTCTTTATCCTCAGTTATCCGGAGTTCCATTTTAGCTGTTGCAATCTCAAATTCAAGATCAGAAATTTCACGCTGTAAAGCCGAAATATTGTCTGCGTAATCTGATTTGAATTTGTCTATCTTATCTTGGAACAGAAGTCTCTTACTGTTTAGCTTTGCAATTTTTTCGTTCAATGCATTGATAGCTTCTTGTTTATTATTTTGTGCTTCTGCTTCTTTATCTGAGTCGTATTCTTCTTCATAGTCGCCGTACTGAGCAATCGTTCTTTCCACGAAATCACAAAGAGATTTTAACTCACTTACATTCCAGTTATTCGTGACTTCTTTTCTATCATATCTACTAATGTCATGTGTTTTAAATTTCATCAAAACATAACAGTTACCAATTATAAGTACATATGTACTATCACAGTATGCTTCTGTGCATAATGTGAGTGTTTTCTTATTTTCCATATTTTTGTCATATAGTGTCCAATTTATCTCTTTGAGAACTTTAGATTTAATAAGTGATCCACCGAAATTTAAAGTTGTACCTTCAATCCGATCAATCCATTTGTCAACAGCTTTCTCAACGTATTCAAAGAAACCCTTATCATACTTAATGTTCATTTCTTATCCTCCTTATTCATACTAAGAACAGCATTCATTTCTTCTTTTACTGCCAAATCTAATTCTACATTTAGCAGTTCTATTTTAACGGCATTCTTTTCTGAATCTTTCTTCAGTTCTTCAATTCGCCTCTGAATATCACACTTCTGGTGCATCCAGAATAAATGAAGATCATAAGGGCTTAATTTATTTTTGTCTAACTTACTTGTATCCATTTATTACCTCCACTCTACATCATAGATAATTTTTAGATGTGCTTTCTTTGACCAATCAAAAAATGTTCCACACCTATCACAAGCAATTTCATTTTCTCCAAGTTTCTTATTGCAAGTCGGGCAAGAATAACTTACATAGTAGTGGTCATCTTTGCCGTCATTTCCAAATGAATATTTCGCCTCTGCTTTGGGTCTAACTTTTTCAGGAATTTTGTATTCCATGTTATCACCTTTCTTTCTTTAATTCATTCTTTATTTTATTCGCCAATTCTCTAACTTCATCATCTGTCATAGAATCAATATATGGCTCAATCTCTTTTTTAATAATGTTTAATTTATAATCTAGCTCTTTCTTAGCTGCGACTATCTCTACATGGTACTCATGAAATCTAGTTCTTGCAATATCTATAAAATTTTCAAGTTCACATTCTTTCCATGTGTATGTAAAATAACTATGACCAAAATGTGTATATGGAGATATATTTGGAATGCAATTAACTGTAAATTTATTCTTACAGGTGCTAATCAGAAGCATCTCGTCATAGCTATTTCCAATATAAATGTTTATAAAGTCATTATTATCACTGTCTTTGAGAATAGCTACGGTAACTTTTCTATCAGATAACCAAACTGTAGATTTATTATATTTTTGATTTGTGCAAATAAATCGTTCACCAGTTTGTCCAATATCAAAAAGATAGTCTCGAATATCCAATGTTATATTATTGAATAATTCAAGAACATCGTTATTTACATCAATCATTTATACGCTCCTTATAGTCTTTCCATGCTTCTTCGTTTTCAATATAAGAGAATTCTTCTATTTCGTCAATAGGAATAATTGCAATAACGTCTACATCTGATTGACCCTCATTCCAGTCAAATTCTTCTATAAGTTCTCCATCCTCAGTTGTTATAAGTAGTTTTATGTATTTATATTTGTCTGTATCCGCATATCTTTGACGAAGAAGCACAAGCACAGATTCAAAAATGCCTTTACTATCCATATATTTAATAATAGTATTACAAACATAATTTTGTGCTTCGTGAAAATCTTTGAATTTCATAATCTATTATCCTCCTATCCTTATTTTCTTTAACAAGCTCCATAGTCACGGATCAATCCTTGTCTGATATCTTCTGCCTGTTCATCTGAGATAAGAGTTCCATCATAACGAACTGAGAAATTTTTAAGAAGTTCTGGCTTTACTGTATTTTCAAAATAATCAGTACATATATCATCTACACATTCCGGCATGAATGAAGCATTTACTGTAACTCTCATTCTGAAAATATCAGTAAGTGTTTTGCTAGATCTAAGTAGGCAAAATTCTACTGATTGAATAAGATTATCTTTCTGTTTTAGATCCTTCTCCATTTCAGAAAAGGACTTTTTGAAGAATTCGCTCGGTTTCCTCGCAAAACCAAGAGTGAAGATTTCAAACATTCTATCTGGTACTGTAAACTGGGTTTCAATTAGTTTAGAAATAGCCGTAGAGAATTCATATTCATAGTCTTTTTTAATCATCTATATTATCCTTCCAATAACTTAAAAATAGTCTAGGCATTTTACAAGTTCTGATTTTTCCGAACATATCTTTTCAATCTTATCAAAATATTCCGCTTCATTATTATCTTCGGTTTTATAATAAGGTGGTGGAACACAATAATCATAAAAATCTTCCCAAGGATGAACGTGATTAAAACAGATATCTTCCGCATCTGCTAATATTTGATCTTTAGTTAGATACGAACAATTATTGTAAAGATCAGTATAACACTCTATAAATTCTTGTTCTGTGAGATTGCATTTGATTGGTAAACAGGATACAGTAGAGAAACAGCACAAAAGTCCATTCGGCTGTTTAATTGCAATAGTTGCCATTTGTTTTCTTCCTCCTGTCAAACATTCAATTTTGTATAGTCCGGAATCTTGAGAGTTGACGGAATATAATCGACAATATCTTTTTCACAAATAAGCATTCAAGAAACCATCCTACTCAAAAAACCTGAGTGATTGCATAACTGGAAATTCTACCGAGCCAAACATCTCCATCAAGCCTATTGACAGTTATTCTATAATCGCTTGCTGAAATTTCATATGTGGTTAGAATCCTTTCGGTTCCGTTTTCATCTTTTACATATTCAATAACTTCAAAGATCATTTTTTTACTCTCCTCTTACTTTACTTGGTTATAGGTTTTTCCGAAAGAATTATGTTCGACATCTTATGTCCGCAAATAGAACAATAACATTCTCTGCGTAATGACTTATCCTGAATATATGACTTTTCATCACAATAAGAACATCTAATATCTCCGTTCTCATCAAAATACCAATCTGTTTCAACAACATCAACATTCACATGAAACAATGTTATAAAATCCTTTAACGTAAAATTATCTGATTCTTTTGCTTCTTCAAATGTCATTGTATCTTCTCGGTATGAGATGTTTGTATAAAACGAAATGTCAGGGATATTTGGAATGCACTTACCGTCTTGCCATCTATGTTCTTTTTCGTACTTATCCTTATACGCCATCATTTCTTCTTCTGTAAGAAACCACTTGTGTTGTACCCTTATACGCTGATAGATTTCTGTTTCAAAGATAGTTAATCTATAAAGATTCATCTTAAATCAACCTCCAGAAGTCAATAAATGAATTGAAAACATCATTCTCCATCATTTTCTTATGATTATTTTTAAGTGTTGTTGTTCCATCAGCTTCATTTTTCTGTTCAAGTTGGCATTCCAGTCTTGCACATCTTGCTCTAAGTTTTTCGTGTTCACAGTCTCTATAATTCCGCTCTAGTTCAGATAACCTTTCTTTTAGTTCATCAATTTCTTCTTTGATCTTCATACACTCGTGCGACCAATAAAGTTCTTCTGTAACAAGAGCATCAATTTTTGAATATTCCATAATCATTTACCTCCATTAACTTGTTTAAAGGCTTCATAAAAATTTTTGAAATTTTCAAATGTTGCCATTTCTAATTCATTCAATCCTATAAATTACTAACCCACAAATATAGTATAACATATATTAGTGCTTTTGTCAAGTGATTTCAAATAAGTTTTTTCATTTAAGATATAAAAATCCTCAATCTGTTGACTGAGGATTTTGTGTAAAATTACAGTGCTGGAAACTCTTTTAACGGAAATACCTTATTCCACGATTCTTCCAATTTATGTAAAGTTTCTTCTGATTTAGGAACTGGACTACTGAATTCTCCGAGTTGATATTGATAGTCATAAGCATTTGACAGTTGATCATTAACTGCTTCAATGCAAGAATTTATCTTATTACATTTTTCAATAGTAAAATCGCTTGTCAGATAGTCATAAATATCTTTTGCCGAATTCGCGCCGATGAAGATAATCCATGTTTCAATGAATGTTCTATCTATAATATCTGAAAGATACTTTGCATATTCATCAATCAGTCCGTTATAGTAATTAGGACAAATATCTATGAGATTTTCGGCATCCATATTCCATTCTTTAGAGAGTTTTGATGAATATGCCGCAGCTCCGGTATTTAGTTCAGAGTTACTATTTATGACATCAATAAAATCTTGCTTATTTGAAACATCAATCATCTAACCTCTCCCAACTGATAATATATTCGTATTGAGGATTATTTCTATTTCCACATTCATTCACAGATACAACATATCCCAGTCCTCTAAGATGATTAACAATATATCCATTTTCTCCATCCTTTCCAATATCCAAGAAATCAAAATCTGTTTCACTGAAAAGAACAGATGTGTGAAATTTAGCCTCTGAAACTGCTGTGTCAATAGCTTTTTTGATTCTTGTAAATGCTAATTCATAGTCCTCGGATATCTTAGATTGTCTAACACCAAACACCTTAAAATATGCTTCTTTGGCAGACATCAAACCATACATATCTTTTTCATCATTCATACTATATATCTCCTAAATTTCTTAATTTGGATTACCTACTATAAGATCAATATTTATAATCTCAATAGGATTAAATTCAGGCTTATGCATTTTTTCTACATACTCCTTAAAATCCTATAAGCTGAAAACCAATAAGAGTCGCAGTTTTACTTTCACTATCACCAACAAACCTAGGAATAAGAACCCATCCAAGATCTTCTTCACGAATAGCGGATTCCGCAGCATTTCCAATAACTGTATTGTAGAATGTGATATCCGCATAGTTAAAATCGTTATCAAAGTCATTAAGATAAACTCTTGCCAGCCAGTTATGAGGAAGATAAAAACAATTCATTGCATCGTGCCAAAATCCGTCTGCGGTAAATTTCGTACTGACAATATGATATCTCTTATCTGGATTATTCTTTAATTCAGATATGCAGCAATCTTTTAACCATCCTTCACACACTACTTTTATTTTCATCAATCAAACCTCTCATTTTCTGTTGGAGATCCTGTAAAACTTTCAAGCCACGCAACTCTAGCAGTTACATCGTCTAGTTTTTCATCATAGTACGCTGATGTTTTGATATTGGCAATATCTATATCCTTGATTTCTTCTTTAAGTTTTTCTACTTCGTTTGTCAAAGATTGGATTTCCTTAGAAATTAAAACTAAATAATCTTTGATTGACATATCATTCACAGGTTGCTGATCAGATTCTTTTACAGGTAAATTATGTTCGTTCAACCACTTCTTTCTTGGTTCCTCATCCATTTCAGAAAGAAATTCATTAAACTCATTACAAATGTTATCGTCTTTGCTCACAGTCTCACTCTCATCTTTTTCAAAATATTCTTTATAAAGCCCATCAAATGTTTTCAGAGGTTTTTCGCGTTTTTCCCATTTCTTCATAAACTTAGTCCTCCTTATCCGATAAGGAATCAAACAACTCACAATATTGGAGTTTTTTGCCGTTACATTTCTTATTTAAGTCATTGATAAAAACTTCTTGAGATATCTTCTTTGGAACATTCTTATCCAGTATCTTATGTTCTTCTTGAATGCATCTTAAAACAGTAAATAACAATACATTTACACATACAATCGGTATGATGGCAATATAATTTGCGTTGTAAACAGCAACTATAAATGTTGCCAAAAGAGATCCATACAATAAAGCAAAGACTAAAAACAAGAAACAAGATGTAAGAATCATTGGAATATTTGGTCTGGTCTTTGTCTTATACTTAAATGTTACTGAATTACAATTCTCACATAGATGTGGAACGTAGGTGTATTCTCTCAAACCATACCCGCCGAAACATTGAACAGAAACTTTCTCCCTTAATTTAGGATAGTGATAAATCTGTTTACCTATTTTCATATCAGGTTTTTCATATAATTCAATTAGCGATTCTATATCGTAATTATTACAATTCGGACATGACGTTAATACACCAAGATCATCATTTTGCTGCTCTCCATGCTTTACCGTGAGTGTACCTTTCATATTAGTACCTCCTGTTTTGTATTTTACTAAATATAGTATAACACACTTTCTGTCAAATGTCAAGAGTAATCAGCAAAACATATCATAAAATTTTGCCGGATTATTGTACTAAACATTGTATGAAATAAACAAAAAAGAGTCTGATAACTGTCCGTTACCAAACTCTTTTTTCTAAGGCTGTTTTTATTTGGATGCCGTTAATTAAAAAGACGCAGCTTGGTACGCTTATCAAAAACAGCTAAAAACCAGAGGCGTACTGCGTACTTATCAGCTTTTTTTCTTAGGATATCTACCACAAGATTTCTTTTCTTGACAATATCCATATTCAACACACTTAGGATGCATTGTAAGATCTACTAACTCTCGCCATTCATCTGAATACTGTCTCAGAGCTTCAATATAATCATTGAACAGTTGTCTGTATTCCCAATTAGCTCTTTGACACATTCTATTTCTTGACATATCAATTACATTTCTTGCATTCCGCTTATCTACAATTCTTGTTTCCATTGCCATAGGAAGAAGAAGTGCTGAATCTTCTCGCGGAATCTTCAAACATTTTTCCAAATACTGAATTGATTGTCTGATATGTTCAATAGTTTCTGTATATACTTTTTTAGCCTCTTCATTGTCACTAATGCTTTTTGGAACAATCGCGCCAAAATTAGCATAATCAATGTATCTTGTAGATTCCTGTAACCTAGTCGGTAAACATCCAATATGAGTATACCATTCTCTAATTACTCTAGCGGAATAATCATCAATTACAGTATAAATATCTGGAAATTCAATCGTTCTGCCGTGATTTGATGTAATACAATCAAGACCTCTTTTATAATTCTTTTCTTTATCAGAAGTATCAGAACCCCAACAAATACCGGCACATTCTCCAATAAAAGAAATAGGATTTTTCATAGTCTTTTCTAAAATAGTCACAGTACCCATGTATTAAGTTCCTCCATCATTCTAAAATGTTTTCAAAATCTACCTCTCGTGGCTTATAGTAAACTTGACGATAAGCCGCTACAAGGTGTTTCAAAACCTCTGGATCAATAGATTGAGAATTTATCACAGATGCAATATGCAACCTATTTTTTATTGTTCTCCGTTGTTTAAGATATAATTGTAACTTCTTATAAATTCTATATCCGTCTACTCCGTTAAGATCATTTTGTTCAATGTAGTGTAGAATATCTGATATTGTTCTATCTGTTGTGCTTTGTAGAGTTCTTAGATCATCTTCGTGTTCAGCGGCATCACGAACTATATCATTGAACTGTTCAATAGTATCAATATCCATTTTTACATCTTCATCTATTTCACTCATATAGATGAATACTGGTTCTACTCTGAAATCTGTATTTGATTCTGCAATAGTTCCTCTATGTGATCCGAGGTGAGTATTTAGTACATTTTCTGCCGCTTCTTTAGAAGTCCATAAATATGCTTCTTCTTTACTTTTCTTAAAAGAAGTTCCTGTTGTATTGGAAACATATTGTTCTCCATCTGTGATAATGTACTTTGTTATCTTATCAGATTTCATATAGTAAGATCACCTACCCTAAAATAATTTTGTACTGGTTTCTCCGTATTGTTTCTTAATTCTTGATTCTGCGATATTGAAATATTCCTCGTTCATCTCACAACCAATAAACTTTCGGTTATTTTTCAAACAAGCAACACCTGTGCTTCCAGAACCCATAAACATATCCAGAACAAGTTGGTTTTCTTCTGTGTATCGTTTGATAAGATACTCAAGAAGTTCTACTGGCTTTTGTGTTGGATGAACTCTATCAGAACCGTAATCTCTCCGGAACTATAGTATCTCACATGGATGTCTAGTTCCGTCATCTTCATATGGGGTTACTTTAAGTTCATTTGAGGATATTGTTTGTGTAGATTTTCCTTTCGGTGAATTTTTAGATAATTTTTCGCCGGTGTATAAGACCTTTGCTTCATTGTATAGACATTGCTCTTTATAGAATACACAGATATTTTCAACATATTTTGCTGGTCTACGTTTAACTTGAAATATATTTGTTGGTCTTTCTTTTTTCCAGTACCAATCGTACTTGTACCAAGACAGGTTACTTAATCTTAGATGTGATGCAAACGGCTCCTGTGCAAAAATACAAATACAAGCATTTGGCTTGCAAATTCTTTTAATATGATACCATATGGCATTGAGATCAATACTGTTATCCCACTCCAATGGAGTTTGACCATATGGAGGATCTGTAAGTATCATATCTACTGAATTATTTGGGATTGATTTTAGGAGTTCATAGCAATCTCCTTTTAATAATTCATACGGTAGTTTTTCAAACATAATTATTCACCAGTTAGAACAATTTCCTTTCCAATTCATTATTTCTGTTAAAAAAATAGTTTGTTTAGTACGTCTATGTGAAGTATTGTCAACTGCGTTATCCGCTAACATAATACATGAAAGTCTTTTTGTCATTACGTTAATCACATCTTTACTCATTGTTATTCTCCATTTCATAATCTTCAATAGTATACGCAGTTCCATCGGCTTTGATCATAGGACAAAATCCAGTATGTTGTGTTCCAATGTGCATAAAAACATAAATAACTCCTGTTTCTTTATGAACATAGATTGAGCAATCATCAGAACCCTTCAAGCACTCAAAGTGACAATTCTCTGTTTCAATGCTTGCGAAACCACATCCCGACAATAAAAGAAGCACGGAAACTGCTCCACAAAGTAAAATTCTTTTGATCATTTTTTAACTCCTTTCGGAATATTGCACATAGATTTTCTGTTACTTATCAAAGAAATCTTATAAATAAGTTCATCCATTTGTTCCAATAAAGAGCTTGGAATTGAGGCAAAACTTTTACAGTTGTTTATTGAAAAGTTAATTTCTTCAAGTTCTTTTCTAAGGTCAAATTCCCAGTCTTTAAGTACCTCATATTCACTTCTCATGTCAGTCATTCCTTCCGAAAATAGCTTCTGCAAAACTTTTTATAACAAGAACAACAGAACCAACAACAAGATAAACAACTGCACAAGATGCTCGGATCAAAAAATCTCCAGAATCGCCACTTCTCATAATTAACCCTCCTCATATTCCAATACTTTACACAGGCTATGATATTTGTTTGAACTACACCATTCGATTATAACAGCATTAGCGTCTCTAAGTTCCTTTATAACCTTTTCTCTTTCGTAGTGATTTCCATATAATGTTTTAAGTGCATATCCAAGGTCTTTTACAATGTGGTCGTAAATATCTTCGCAATAAAGTCCTTTTACTTGATAATCCCAATAAAATAGCTTTGCTATCATATAGCCACCGTGTTTACACTGTTTGTAAACAACTCTACTTATTTGACGGTCAAGTTTTTCAAAAGACTTTACAATATCAGTAGAAGATTCACTTAGCATTTTTGCAGATTCCGCGCAAAGGATAACAGAATTGTTTTCACGTTTTTCTTTGATCCAATTCTTAATTCCTCTTCCAATCATTCCTGCAAAAATCCCAGAAGTAAAAATTCCTAACCATTCAAAAAATGTAATCATATAAACCACACCTCTTCTTTATCAGAAGTTTATTTCTCAATAAGAAGGATATGCAAAGTCCAAACCGTGAGCACTATTAAAATTTATATCATCAACATCGTATTCTTGCATTCCCATATAACTAGGATATTCTGTTGTGCTTTGTTGGTTTTGTTTATTGTTAAAATCTTTATAGATCATAGAACCGGTGGCTCCTGTTTGACCTTGATATTTTCCGTTATATTGATTTTCTGCGGCATTATCCATTTGTGCAAAAACAAGTTGTGCAACTCTTGTTCCGGAAAGCAATTTGATATTGTGATTTCCTGCATTAAATAGTTCAAGAGTAATTTCACCTTTGAAACCCGGATCAACCCATCCTGCATTTTGAACAAACAAACCAAGTCTACCAATAGAACTTCTACCTTCAACGAATGCCGTAACATTAGAAGGAAGTTCGATTGTTTCCATTGTTGTACCAAGAACAAACTCACCCGGCATAAGAATATACTCGTTTGCTTTAATTGTCTTGTACTCGATGTTATCATTAAATGCAATGATATCATATCTATTTGTTTTTGGAACTGCAAAGCTATTTCCTAAACGAATATCAAGACTTGCTGGTTGAATAGAATCCGGAGTATAATTTTTAACTCCAATAACCCCAGACTTAATTGCTTCACGGATTGTTTTATCTGATAAAATCATTTTTTAATTTCCTCCATCTTACGTTTATTTATGATTTTAAGTGCATCAAATTCTAATTTAGTTTCTACATTAGATAGTCCTGTATTAAATCTATCTTTTAGCAGAAGATCATATCTTAAACATTCAAATATGTACGAGTCATGTAGACATCCATCCATTAGTCTACAAGTGTCTCTTAATCTACCTGCTTCCTTACCGCCATATCGTTTAAGAAATGCTCTGTATCCCTTTATAGCAGGATTACCTTCAAATGCAGTAAACTCAACCCTATTAAGATGATATTTATAGAAAATTTCATATACACATAGAATAACATCATCGAAAAATACTCTATTTGTTTCTGTAAACGCACACAAACCAAAGTTATTTGCCGATCTATTATCATTGTTGTATGAATATCCAATATATCCAAGAATATTATTATCCTTATCTACAGAAGCAAATTGCCTAGAATAATAACAATTATCATCACTTTGATATATCGTTCTACCCGTACCGTCCCAGTAAAACTGAAATTTTTCATCATACCAAGTTGAAATAAATAACTTTTTTAATTCATCTTGTCTTAATTGTGCCGGAATAAGCATTTTTCAACCTCCTTAATCATGTGTAAAACCAACCACCAACCTCATCTTCGTAGAACTCTTCACAGGTTTCTCTGTTAGAATTTATAAATAAATGTTTCTCAGAATCAAAATATCCAGCAAAAACATCACCTTTATTCGTTTCAAAAACTATTGACATAAAGTTCTGAGGTAATCCATCTTCATTAAATGGTTGAATAGTATCTTTGAATTTTTGTGTAAAGTGTTCAATAAGATAGTCTGCATCATATGTGAATTTAGACAAATCTCCATGAGACAACTCACAGATAATTTTCTGGTACTGATCTAATGCAAATCTTAGTCCTTCTTCATCATCGAAACCATAATCATCGAGTAAGCATTTCAGCTTATCCATAGTAACCCCCTTAAATCGTTACCCAAAGAATAGCCATAAGTCTTAGAAATCTATATAGGGCTGTAATAAAGCAAGCTCCGGATGCAAAACCAAATAACGCTGATCTTGACTTTGTTCTTGATTTCACCGCGAAATGCCAATTATATAGTGATAGACCTACTAGAAGTAGTACATATACAATATTCAAAATAACTTCAAGTCTCATCTTGAACCACCTCTAAACCTTTTCATAAATTCTTTGATTTTCTTTGAGCGTTCAAACTCATAGATGTCTGAAACGCTTAATTTTGTTTTTCGTGATACGTAATCTTTGTTTCTTTTCATCTCATAATTCTTCCATTCTTTACAAGTAGTTCCACATCCAGCACATCGTTTCTGACAGTGTGTATTTGTTTTCTTGTCATAGCATGGATTATCCCTACCTTCAAGCACTTTCATAAAATTACCTCACTTCCAAAGTGGTTGTACGAATCGTGCAACATTTGTTTCATAAAGGAATTCCATGTCTTCATGCTGCACAGATTCATCATTAATGTATCTTAAAACTTGCAAGAAGTAAACAACCGGAACCTTTTTAATATCAGCAACAATTCCGCATCCATTACTTTTCTTTACCCAGAAGTCATAAGGCTTCAACTGTTTTAGTTCAAAAATTTCAACATGAACATCAATGAACTTTCTTCCTTCATTGAGTTTATGTACTGTATTGTGCATTCCGTCAAACAGTTCTGCAACCTTACCTGTATAATTAAGAATAATTTCGTCTGTCGTATATCCATAAAAATCTTCTGGTTTCAGATTTGTAAGTTCCGGATCAAGAAGTCTAAGGATAAGTTCTTCTGTAATGTACTTTTCGGCGGCTTGCTGTCTCTTAGGATTCAAGTTACCAAAAATAACCTGTCTAATTCTCTTACTCATTGCAAGATACTTCAATCTTCTGTAATCTCCAACCTCACCTGCACGATTAAGAATTCCTTGAAAATCAATAGTCTTAGTATACGGGAATTTTGAAATGTTTGTAAGACCACTCAATGCCTCAAAATAATTCATACTCTGCAAATTAGCGGCTGTGAGATCAATAGACACAAACTTCTTACCGTCATTATGTGGCTTATAAATATCCAGACCTTTTGAAAACTGAATTCCGTCAAACAACTTTTCATCATGTTTCGGAAGTTCCATTTCATTGAACTTACGATATGAATCAAGCTGTCCAATAACATCAATGCATCTACTTGTAGCTTGTTTATTGATGTTAATAAATTCCTGTGTGTTTCCATCGTGTAATTCAAAAATACAATCATTTGCAAACTGCATTGTAAGCAAATACTTATTAAACCAATCAAAGTTATCAAATGCGTATCTGCAATGATCGACAGAAGTCATCTGAAGTGGAACATTATAATCTTTAATATACTGAGTCCAAAGTTTTTCATCTGTATCAAATAGAACCGGATACGGATACCTCATTTTCATTTTCATTACCTCCAAAAATAGAAATCTGTGATATCTTTTGCCAATCTTCTGATTCTATCCTTATCCGGAGTTTCCGGAAGATAGGATGTTTTATATGCTTGTTCAAGTCTTTGATCATATTCTGTTACCATATCAAAGAACTCTTTTGAAAACGATTCGCCGTTAAAGAATTTACCGTTTTTAACTTCCATCAAGAAGTCATGTTCTTTTTCTCTATATGTTTGAATAACTCCGTCATGTAGAATGTCATATCCCATCATGTAGAGGCGAAATAAATGTTGTGAGTGCTTGCATAAATGATAATCGTCTTTTTTATTATTTCGGTGTCCAAGAACTTTGTTAAACTCTTTAATATTAGAACCAATCTCATTCATAACAGATGTGAATTGTCTGGCAGGTAACATATCAATATTCACATTAAATACAAGTTCCACATCATCAGGATCAATAGTTTTTCCATTCGCTTTTACTTCTTTATATGTATCGTAAAACAGAAGTTGAATATCATCCGGAACTACTTTATGTCCGTCAATATACACATCGTTTCCTTCTTTGTCTTTTACCTCAATGCTTACCATTTTAGTATTATAGTTTGAATATTCACGTTCAAGATGTTTCTGCATTCTATTTACGGCATCCGCCATACAAAGAACATTGGATAGTGTTCCTTGTCTTTGTCTGCCCAGAGCATTCTTTAATCTCTGGAACTGCCCTCTTGCATATTCAGCAAAAGATCTGTATGCCATCTTAGAAAGAAAGACATCTGCGTTTCTAATAAGATATTCAGCAATCGGGCTATACATTAAATAATCCTGTTTTCTGCACCCAAGCATTTCAATCGTGTTCGGATTGCAGTTATATAGAAGTTTGAACAATTTATGAATACTGTAAATAGTTGTATCTGTATTAGTTTCTGTTATTTGCTCAAACCCATTCTCACCAAATATCACATAAGGTTCTGCTTTATCGTGTAGAAACCCACATCCGGTAAGATTGTCATACGGAGGAAAACATACTCCACGAATATCAATATCTGAATTTGGTGTATTTAGTCCATATGCATGACTTCCGCCAAGACACAGAAATATGATGTTTTCAAGATATTTATTATTCCTCAAAAAGTCATATTCTTTACCATTTACAATTTCTTTGATGTTCATTTTATCACTCCTTATACAATGTCCGTTATAAATATAGTATAACATACTTTGCTGAAAATGTCAAGTGTTTTTTGAAATTTTACATATAAAACAAAAAGGATGTCCCTTTGTGGAACATCCTTTGTTTCTACTATCAGTACGAATATTCGGATTCAATGAATACTTGATACTTATCAGGATTTTGTAAAAGTGTTTCTAACCATTCTGGTTTGTTGTGTTCATACATTGCTAGATCTAAGGCATCCAAATTCTCTCTATCACCAAGCCAATGTTTCAACGCCATTAGATGTGAAAGATTGTGAATAGTTGTATCTCTTACTTCTAGTTCAGACCATATCTGACTGCCCCAAATATCAGAATCAATAGGATCAATTAAATGTTCATAAATGTAATCAATAACTGTATCAACTACCGTTACAGAACAAATAGCATTGAACTTATCTTGATATTTTTCATCTGTGTGTTTTGCTTCTTCTTCACACAAGCAATGCAATTCTTTAGAAATTGCAAAACATTTACGCCAATAAGCCACATCTTCTCGAAACTCAGTCACGCCTGTAATAGCATTTTTAATTGTTAAATAGATTGTGTAATCTAATCCCATTTTTATTTCCCCCAAATAGATTCAAGTGTTTCATCAATTTCTTTTGATGCTTTACATAGTGCAAATCCAAACATTGCTGACATGGCACACAAACAAGCAATTCCAATAACCCTTAACATAGTTTCTTTCCTCCACTCTTTTTCATTTGTTTACAATTCTCACAGCTTGGAAATTCATTTGGACAATTTGATACGTTCTCACATGGAAGTTCTCTGTAAAAAATATTTCCGGTTCTTTTACCAATAACCGCTAATTCATAAATATGATCCGTGATAACTCCATTATGGTGTCTTACATATCCTCTGAATTCATAGCGTTTATCTTTTTCGTCTACTACATAGAAATCACATGGTCTTAACGGTTCTGGACGTGATTTCTTAAAATCTTTCCATCCTCTATCCGGCTTTACAATTACATTAGGTTTCTTCTCTACTACTAATTTTTTGCTTTCTCTTATTTTTGTACCCAATTTAGGAGATTCTCTTTTAGTAGTAGGAACAACGGTATTTTTTCTAATTCTACCACGCCGCTTTTTTGCGGCTTCAACAAGTTCAACATCTTCATTTTTTCTGTTCTTTTTCTGTGTTTCTTTTGATTCAACTTCAAACAATGGTTTTCTGAATTCTGCTTTTCTCACAATACACCTCAGAACAACTTTCTTTTTCCACTAGGTTTACTTACAGATTTCTGAATCTCAATCTTCTGTTGAACACCTGAGATCATGTTATTGAATTCCGATTCTGTAATAATCGAAACACCTAACTCATGTGCTTTCTTATTTTTACTAGAATTACTTGTTGAATCATTGTTGATAAGATATGTTGTGTTCTTATTTACAGAGCTTCCAACCGTACCTCCGTTTGCAACAATGGTATCAAAAAGCTGCTGTCTATTTGAATATGTTTCAAGTGAACCAGTTACAACAAATGTTTTTCCTGCAAGAATACAGGAAGATGTAACCTTTACAGGATTACCAATATTCAGATATGAAACAAGTTTGTAAAACTCAACCCTGTTATCCTCGTTATCAAAGTATTTAATCACATTATTTGCTACAACATCACCAATGCCGTACACACAAGACAGTCTGCTATAAAGCTGTCCTGATTTAAGACATTCTGTAAACTCTTTTACATCATTATTGAATTCCTCTGAAATATCTTTTGCCGTCTGACTTCCAACACCTTCAATACTAATTGCTACAAGAAGTCTATCTAATGATGTATTCTTTGAATCTTCAATAGCATCCATAATCTGTTTTACAGACTTTTCGCCAAAACCGGGAATAAGCGCAATTTGATCCGAATGTGTAGACAATGTATACACATCTGAATATTTTTCAAGATATCCAACATCAATAAATCTATCAATAGTTTTTTCTGACAGTCCTCTAATGTCCATAGCGTTCTTTGCAACAAATGCGGTAAACTTCTTCAACAATCTTCCGGAACAATGAGGATTCGTACAAATTAGATTCATAATTCCTTCATCAGAAACATCTACAGCCGTATTATGATAACAGTACGGACATTTATACGGAACACCGTCTTTATATGCATCTTTCAATCTATGTTCTGTATTATTACATCTGATTTGTGGAATTACATCATTTGCCCGATAAATTTCTACATTGTCACCCTTCATAATATTAAGATCTGCCATGATTGAAAGATTATGTAAACTTGCCCTTGTAACAGTTGCATTATCCATAGGAACTTCTTCAAATACAGCAACCGGGGTAAGAACACCTGTCTTACCGACACTAAATTCAATATCAGTAATAGTAGTTTCATAACCTTCATCGTAGAATTTGTATGCGAGTCCATTCTTAAAATGATGTGAGGTGCTTCCAAGGGAAGCTCCATATTCAATATTATTAAACATTGTAACAATACCGTCAATAGGAATTCCGTCATTGACAGCTTTATTTCTCATGTTCTCAAATGTCTTTTCAATATAGTCTGTTGTTTTTTCTCCGTCTGTTCGCCAATAATGAACAATGGTAAATCCATATTGAAGTGCTGTAAGAAGTCCTGAATGCATATTTCCGTCACTGGAAAGATCATTTGCATTCCAGACAACAAATCTTACTTTACGGGATGCACATACAGCACTATCATAATTTCTTACTGACCCACTAGCAAGATTTCTTTGATTTGCTTTCTTCTTACGTTCAGAATCCCAATCTCTGATTACATAATCAAAATCCTTTTTAAGAATGATCGCTTCACCTGTAATACGTACAACTCTATTTAGTTTTGGAATAGATTTTGGAATACCTAGAATTGTTTTTGCATTGTTTGTAATATCCTCACCAATAATACCGTTTCCTCTTGTTTCGGCACAGACAAAGTTACCGTTTTCATCATATGTGAGTTGTACTGTCAGTCCGTCAAGTTTATGCATATACAATACATCTTTATCACCTTGGAACTTTTGCACTTCCTCAAATGAATGTGCTTTATCCAGTGAAAGCAGTGGCTTAAAATGTGTAACCTCTTTGAAGCCACTGACAACAGAATACCCGACTGTTTGAGTAGGAGAATTACTAAGAACAATACCACTTTCCTTTTCAAGCTGTTCAAGTTTATCAAACAACTCGTCATACTGTTTATCTGTAATAATGGAATTGTTATTATTATAGTATTCATCTCTGCAAACATTCAGGTATTCTACAAGCTCTGTAATTGTTGATGTAGTTGACATTTTATTTCCTCCAAAAATAAAAATCAAAGTTCTTTTGTAATGATATCGAACGGCACTCCTGCGAGACTTCTAATGTATTGCATTAAAGCTATCTGTGCATCGTCAGCATCTACTTTTCCACTATCATCTAAATCACAAGCGATATTCTGATCTGCTGTGAATTTAGTTTGGTTGCCTCCAAGAACGCCTAAATATTCTTTAAGTATCATCTGTGCGTTCTCAGCTCTTAAACTTCCGTCAAAGAATACATCTCCGCCAACTACTTCTACATTATATGCCATAGTACATCAATCCTTTCTTTAGTAATCTCCACGCTCAACTTTACTCATAGCATCTAAAATATCCATTGCTTGTTTTTGAGTAAGCCGAATTACTGTTCCAAGCTCATATGTGTCTATTTCCTGATCCCACTGTTTTCTCAATGGGATACTAAACTTCTTTATAAAGTCAACAGCTTGCTTTGCATATTTGAATTTACGCACTGTTTTTGAATCATTTATTATTTCAACATCATCATTTCCATGAAGTATTAAATCAAGTTCTACTCCGTTTGCTGTTACTTTATATCTTGGCTCATTGTGTTTTGTATTTCTTGTTTTTCCAAATTCGTCAACCCATAAATCAAAAGGCTGACCTGTAATTTTTGTTCTTAGTATCGCGTGTTCATATAATGGTGATTCAGATACATAAAGTTTCATTTTAGAAACCACCGCCTTTACAAAAACCAATTCTATACAAATATAGTATAACATGAACTAATTGAATTGTCAATATCTATAATAAATATTTTTATTTTAACTTATATTCACTTCTCAATCTTAGTGTAAGGAATAGGTTTTCTCTTTCCAGTTCCGTTATATCTCGCGGCAATAGCGAATTCTTTATTTTCAGTATCAATGAAATCTTGTGCATCTTGAACAAGTCTTGGTAATTTTGACAATTCTTTTTTCAACTTATCTACATCAAAATTATAATCTCTTTCAGCAGCAATCATTTCATCTTCAATACGACTAATCTGTTTAGAGATATTTGTGATCATTCTATCGTACTCAGACCGCTTACCAGTAAGTCTATCCTTACGTTGATCTATAAGTTCCTTAACAACATCATAGGCATCATTGAGTTGCTGTGCATACTTACCTAAATGATTTTGCTGTAATAGTTTAGCATAGTATCTTTTATTTACTTCCGGATTCCAGTCTTTATCGAAGATATATGATACTGATTTCGGAACATTTGGATAATCTACTTCTGACGGTTTTACAAGTCCTTGACGATAATGTCTTCTTTGTTCGCGGCGATTTTGAACATTTACTCCGCCCTCAATAACCTCATAAACATCATAATCCTGAATTTCAGATGACTTAATCTTATTTTGATTATACATAAATTTACCGTCACCGTATACGGCAATAATGGTATCTCCGTTTGCAATAAGAACATTCTTTCCTCTTAAATCGTGGTAAGAAGAAATATCAAGTTTCTCGATAGATGAATTTTGAATATCAATATAGGTATTTAGATATTCAAACACATTATCTGAAATATGAATTCCATTTCGTCTTAGATCCGTAATAATATTTTCAACAGCTAAGATCATAATTCGTTCAACTCCTTTAAGGAAAAATAATCTACATATAGTGTTTTAATTTCCATACTATATGTAGACTATTTATATATTTTAGTTTTATGTTTTGTTTAGCGATTCTTCATATTTCTCGTATGCATCAGAAATCAACCACGGCATATAATCTCTTCCCATATCATCACCGTAATAGTTCATTCTTATAATATCTTCAACAGTTCTATCTTTAATCCATTCCAGAAAATCTTTAATTGTATCATCATCAACAACTAGAAATTTTGCATCCAATGTTTCAGAAAAAGCGAACCATGCTTTTTCAAGATTCATCGGACTAATGTTGAGTGTTCCATATTTTGATAATTCATTTTTAAGTTTTTCCATTTCTTCCGGATACTCAAAATTCTCATATTCCATTTCAGGATTGAAGAATGGTTCAAATGCAAGCATCTTTATTCCTCCTCTGTGTTTAATGTTTGTTCCCCTTTGCACGAATCATATGCTTTAATATATTCAATGAATTCTCTTGTGTCAAATTCATCATACGTTGACAATGTAATCTTTGATATGATGCCATCACATAGACATGATTCGGCTTGCTGAACATTCCAATTTTCAAGTTTCATTTAGTTATCCTCCGATTTCTTAATTGTATATTTTTCAATAATTTGCTCATACGTAGCTTCACTCATAAGATCAATATTCATCTGAGCGATTGTTACAGATTCAGCGGTTGTCCTATCTTCCGGCAATCCTTTTCCAAAATGGGCATTCAAACATTGCTTCATTACTTCATCACAAACATATCCAATTTCAATCTGTTTATCAATTCTTCCGGCTCTTAGAAATCTTGGATCAATTCTTTCTGGATAATTTGTAGTGAAGATATAGATAATATTTGTGCAACTGCAAGCACCATCAATAGCATTTAGAAGTTTTGAGAGATTTGATTCCTTTAACTTCGATACATACGCTTTATCCTTTTCAGAATTAACACAATATTCGTTATATTCAAACATTTCATCTGCACTTCTATATCCAGACAAAAGAATATCACAATCTTCAACAATAACTGCTGTATAGATATCATCGGATGCAGTTCCATACGCATTTCTTATAGGTTTTTCAATGTTAGCAAGACCTCCTAGCGAGTCTACATAGACTCGATACAAATTGAATTTATCACAAAGAGCCGATACAATAGAACTTTTACCTGTACCCGGAGGACCGTATAGAAGAATTCCTGTATGATATGGAATTTGATATTTCTTAAACCACGCTTTTCGATCAATAAAATGTTTGATATGTGATTCAAGTTCTTTCAGTCTAGCTTCTTGAATATACAGAGTTGACATATCTCGTTCGTGATATTCAGCAATATCAAGATAATCACCGTCACCATCATATCTATGAGCACCACTATCTGCTGTACTTATAATCAACTGTTTTCTTTGAAATTCCAAGTAACTAATAAATCTCTTTAATGTTTTTATATTCTTCTTTGTTCTTAATACAGATAGACTTAAAGATGGAGCCCTATCACCGTTATGAGAAACTTTAGAAATAATTGGAATATTGTTATATATGAAAACATCATAACACACATCTTTATCAAGATATCCACATGAGTCGGTATATTCCCTATCTGATAATTTTTTAGGGATATACTTAAACATCTCTCTGAAATAATCTGTTCTAAGATGTGACCATCTTATTTGTTCACTGTAAAAAACTCTATCAGAAACAACAGATAAAAGTTGATTCACAAATGATCCTGAATTATTAAGCACTTTCGTACCTAGATTTTTACACAGTGTCTTACCATTAATAAAACTCATTCTTCATCCTCCGGGATATAAGTCCATTTGGTTACAAATTCATCATCTGCCAGTGCATTTCGATTATCTGAGTGAATCCATCCATTGTCTGTAAATTCAACAAGGTATTTTACTTCATATCTGTATCTAGTGTCTTCTACAACTGCCAGAATTTCTGTATTCATTGGTGGTTCAACATCTGGAAATTTTCTCCAAATTTTCTCCTTAATTGTTCCACATGAAACATTTACTCTTGAATTCCATTTTTCCACAAGTTTTTCATATGTTTTCATAACGTCAGCAACACTCGGACCACATTGAAGTGTTTCTGTGAAACTATACCCACAGCTAGTGCAACCAAGTTTCAACATTATTCTATTACCGACCTGTGAAACAATATCATATGGCGCTTTTCCGCAGAATGGACATTCAATATGTTTATTCATTTTTTATCTTCCTTATTATTAAAAAGACTGATAGCCATGTCTTCAAGATATGTTATGCTTTCAACTTTAGTTGGATCACAAGATTCGATTATGTATTGATCAACTGAGAATCCTAGATTCACAACTCCATCTCGCAGCCATTGTCTTACAGTTCCGTAAGGTTCAATAGTTAGACACCTTACAAATATGCATATATGATTTATTGTACGAATCACAATTACCGGAGAATGAAGTTCATTTATCTGCAAAATATAGAAATCAAGATTGTGGAATTCATCAACAGAAAACTCAAACTCACTTCGTTTTATTACAATTCGCATATTAGCTCTCCTTTTCATAAATTAAATGTGTAAGACCACATAGTTTTAATGCATCGAAATATAGAAGTCTTTGTGATCTTGTTAAGTTAATTCCTGCCGCTTTCTTTGCAATTACATCTGCATATTCATTTCCAATAACTCCTGTATGGGCTTCTACTTTCTGGAAATTTAGATTCATGTTCAATCCGCGAATGAATTGAACATAGGCAACAGTTCCCTCTCTTTTAGCTTTCCATGTTTTATCAGCCCATGCTCGGATACCTTGATAATCATAGTAAATAGTAATATCTTTGATTCCAATGGTTGTTGCAAGTTTCAACGCTTCCATTGTTCCAGTGACTTCTCCTGCCACATTTCGCATGGAAGACATATCAACATCATTATTACTTCCTTGAATCAGATGATAATTTTTGCCGTCAAACAAAACTCCACCGTAACCATAATATCCTGTATCTGCATTGAAAGATCCATCTACGAAACAATAACAGTCTGAACTCACTCCTGTAAGATCAGGAACTTCAGCATCATGTGAAGGTTCTTCCGGAGCGTTATTCACAAAATCCCAAGCTGATTGTTCATCTTTGAATTTCTTGAAAATAGCACCGGAAAAACCTTTTACTGAATTTTCACATTCAGACCATGTTCGGAAAACTCCTACTTCCCTACCGTTTCTTACGGCATAGTAAAAATTAGTATCCATAATTAAATTCCTTATTTGTTTTGATGTTAATGTCAATATCCTTGTAATCTGCAAGATATGCTGTCTTCGTCACAGCAGAACCAATAAAATCTTCCTCTGTAACATCTGCTGCATTTTCAATGTCAAAAATCTCGATAATGTCTGCAACAGTGAGGACAGGAGGATTTCCACGCACATCCTCATCACCAAAAACATAGCTATATTGATCACAAGCGTTGATTGTGATAATATACTTAGTTGTGATAATTTCAATATGGTTAATTCTTTCTGCACCAATTTCACAGGTAGGACAGCTACCGTGAATATAAGTTGCATCTGCTTTAATATCAAGAATTCCACCATTCTTAAACTCAACAATAAAATCAGTCATTGTAATTCTCCTTTCACCACGCACAAGTTTCAAAAGTGGAAATATCTTCTCTGAGATCGCAATAATCATAGATTTCCAAGAAATCTTCTTCTTCCTGTAACTGTTCAAGCTCGAACTCTGCCTGACGGATAAGTTTCAGGTTTCTAGTGACAACGCCCTCTGCAAACATATTGTTGATCTTATTTCTCATAGTATTTACCACCTTTCTTTACTTTCATATTCCTCTGTCTTACAAATATAGTATAACATAAAATACTCTATTTGTCAAGTATTTTCGGAAAAATAAGTATAAAAAATCTCCACAAAAATAATGTGGAGATTTGTGTAATATAACAATTAGTTTGATTGATCGTCTAAAACAGGTTCTACTCCTCGCTTTGCAAGATCCACTTCCATTTTTGTAATAGCGGATAAAACATCTTGTAGCATTTCAGGATCAGAACGTTTATCAATGATTGCAGAATATACATCAAATTTATAAAAAGGACAAGCAGATGTGTTATTGTAATTCTGATATCCTTGACCACACATATTTCCGTAATTCCAGAAACAATCAGCACAATTAAATTTCATTTCTTCATATCCCTCTTATCTTTGTCACTTAGAAAACGTCCTCTAACAATTCTGGCAATTCCTTCTGCTAAAATAATAGAAGCAATCTCAGTCCAATCATCGGCATAGATTACATTTTCAAGATCACCGTTCTCATTCCACGGATACTTCAAACAAATGCCTGTATACTCTGCATCTTTGAAATTATCAAGACAATCATCAATTAGGATATCCAGTTTCAACATTTGTTTCTTATGCATTACGATTGTATGTTTTTCTACATATCCTTCTGGTAGAAATTTTAGATTTCTTGTAAGATGCTTAATCTTCTTTCTGGCGTTTTCGCAAGACGAACTTGTAACAAAATAAATATCGTGTTGACCAATATCATACAAAGCTCTAATACCTTCAACACAATCAGGAATAATCTTTACTTTCTTCCACATTGTTTTATCGGCAAATGCAGCTTCAACTATCCATTGATCCTTTTCCGGAAGCATATTCTCAATATAGTATTGCTTAACGTCTGTTATCTGATAATTTGTCTTTAGTCTCTCATTGATATAGTCTAATACACAATAAGCGGTATTAACACATATATTATCAATATCAATTCCTATAACCATAATTAAATCATATCCTTCTTATAGTAGTTGTGAAATTGCTTGTTTTAGATTTTGACAAAAGTTGAACATCTCAGCGTTCGCACGATTATCAGCACTCTCTGTAGGAGTATTTCTAATCACATAGTAAGAACTTTCAATCTGTCTATCACAGACTTTGATAATTTCAAGTGCAAGATCTCTTGCTTTCAATTCTTTATCTGGCATTCCAAATATCCTCATTTCTTACATTCAAATGTTTCCATTTGATAATTCTCAGATTTGTCCAACCAGAAGAACCATTTATAAATCCTTCATATGGATATGTAAACAAACCAACAGCTTTTACCATTCTGTTATAATCGCCATATCTGAAATATTCAAAAATGACAAGCACTTGTTCTTTTTCTGGCGGTTTCTCAGCAGCATAAGAATGCCACTCAGAGTCATGTTGATTTCTATAAGATTCTAATTCAGTAAGCCAATCGTATAGAGTGTTTAGATTATCACGTTCATCTTTATCATCCCACACTCTAAGGCTATCATTCAACGTGTCTGCAAGTTTGTTGATTGCTTCTTTAAGTTCAATTCACTTTTTTCCTTTCTTAGAATCTTCATAAAAGAAGTCTCTGGCAATCTGATAGTAAATCATTCTCTTTAATTTGTATACAAAGAAAGCAAAACTTCCAATCGCCATAAATAGATAAATTACAATTTCAAAAATGTCATTTGTATAACATTCCTGAATAATCGCCGTAGCTCCAGCAAAAAGCCATAGTGAAAGAATCAGAATATCAAGTAGATCCATTAGCTTCTTTTTCATTTGCTGCTTCCTTTCTTCTATCTAATTCTTTTCTAATTGTTTCTAAGAAATTCATCCATGTATTAAAATCACAATCATCTCCGTATGCTTCCCGACTCATATCACCAAGTTCGAGAGTTGTAAATCCAAAATCATTATGAACAGGAATATATGATCTTCCATGTTCATTTACATCTCTTTCAAGAATAGAAAGTTGACTGTCATTAAATTTGTCAATATGTTTACTAATGTATGATGTCACAATACTAGGCATATATGTTCTGCGCCCTAAAGAATATCTTACAGCACATATACAAATATCGCAAAAATCATTGTCATACAAGTCTTCATTCTTTTTCTTTTTTGCCATTCTTATCAATACTCCTGTTTGCATATTTTTCTTCTAGTTTCTTTTCTAAATTTTGTCGTTCAAGTTCTTTTCGTGCGTTGCTGTAGCACATTCCATAAACATAGTCATAATCTTTTTGCTTTGACATTCTTATCCTTCTCTCTTTCGTTTTCTTCTACCATGCGAATAAGAGGATCATGCAACTTTTCAACAGCTTCTTGTCGTGCCTCGATAGCATCTTCAAGTTTATCAAATCTGCCAATGAAAGTTGTTTTTCTGTGAACGCAAATAGATGCACACCATTTGTTTCTATGTTTATCAAAATAAACACCTTTATGTCCACTTCTGTTATTGCTATAAGGTTTATCTGTTTTAATCACTTCAAGATTTGTATAGTATGCTCTATTCTTAGCATTATGTGACTGTGCGTTTTCTACACATCGTTTTTTCGATTCGCACCCACATGATCTTGCGGGTCTACGATTTGTTGTCAAATTCCAACGCCGTACCGATCTCTCTGTTCCACAATCACAACGAACAATTACATATTCATGCTTATCAGGATCGTTAGCAATAACAGTGAGTTTTCCAAATCTTTGTCCAACAAGATCTTTCATTTCAATCCTCCTATTTTTCACTTCTTAATTGTGTTTATTACAAGTCACAGACGAAAATCAAGAATGTTCTTTGAGTGTCTTAACATATAGACCACAATGACAAACTCCTTCAAAAGAATCATCCTTTAGTTCATCTCTGAATTCCTGACACATACACTTGTATTCCGGAAGTTTACCAATTCTACATGGACAATACCCATCGTTCTCTTTTAATGCTTTCTTAATAGCCTCAACGTGTTCCTTATCAGCACTCTCTGTAATATAATAGTTCATACTCAATCTCTCCTTATAGTTTCATGTAATCTGGCATATTTTCATAGATATTATCGGGAAGCTCCATTGTAGAATTATTCGCTTCCCAAGAATCACAAAGAAATTCCCAGTTAGTTCTGCTCTTTCTTTTGTTCTTTGAATTAAGAAAATAAACCAACGACTTCTTTAGTTTATGATTTAACTTATCTTCTTTTCCTTCATGTTCAAAGTATTCTGGTTTACAGATAAGGATACAACTACTAAAACCAGTCTGTGCATTCTTAATGTGAAAGTGAGGTTTGTCACCGGGATCGTTTGTATAGATCCAAATTTCATAACTTCCTGTTTTACCAACCTGTGTATCAATGGCTCCAATCTTCGCCATTTCTTCAAGTCTAGTTACCATATCAATAATCCTCCAAACTTTTTTCAATCTCTTTTTGTTTGATCTTCTTATAGTCTTTATCAGAAACCTTCGTTTCTGGATTCAATTCTCCCCATGTTCTGCGTTTCCTATTATTTAGTTCCTTCTTTGCTTTCTTTGACATTTTTTCATATGGTACAAAATTTTCCATTTGTTACATCTCCTTACTCTACATAGTCAAGAAGTTCATCTATCTCTGTAACAACTTCTTTTCTTTTAACGCTTCCAACTGTTGAAAGTTTTTCTGACAACCAATCAAAATAATTAGAACATATTAAATCAAGTTCTTCCATAATTTGATATGTTGTTTTCGTTGTTTCTATATTTTCAATATCACAATAACTATCTGTAGTATTTTCAACCCACTTAATGTTCTGCACTGTGTCTTGAACCTCACCATAGCTATTCTCATAGATAAATTGTTTATCTGGTAACTTGTTCTTTCCCTTAATAAGCTCAATGCTATTTAGAAAAGCATATATTTCAGTTTGCCAATGACTTTTATTGATATTGTCCTTATCAAGTACAAGGTAGAATAAGTGCTGAATAATTTTTGGTGTTGCAAAACACAATTCCATTTCAATCTTTTTCTTATTCTTAGCGAATTCAAATAATGTTACCATATTCACACACTTCCTTCCTTAATATAGTATAACACAAACTATGTGAAAAGTCAAGGCTTTTATAAAAAGTTTATCAATAAACAAAAAGAGGTTGCTACATATTTAACAACCTCTTTTGCTTTATATATGATTGTTTTGTGAACAATCACGAAGGAGTTACATTGTCATCTTCATAATCCTCTGCCGGAGGAAGATTGTTTGCTTCTTCCTCAATAGTAGGACACATATAAATCTTCATACCAATAGTAGTAAGAGGATTAACAATATCAGAACTAATACCAATATAGTTTACTTGTCCACCAATATTATTGCGAACATATTGTTCTAGTTCTTCCTGTGTTCCATACATAATCATGTTGGTTTCAAAACCATTTACAACTGGTTTTACAATCCAAAATCTACGCTCACTCATTTTCAAAATCCTCCAATTCAATTTCCTGATTTACAAGTTGTGCTAGTTGCTCACGGAAACAATCTCTTGTATCCGTGTTATTTATGATCTTATCGCAAACTCCATGCTTTAGGCATTGTTTTGCGGTAAGGTACATATCCTGTTTCAAATCAACCATTTTATGAAAGAACTTCTTTTTCAACTTTGTGTGTGACTTGATATATTTGATGATTCCTTTGTGCATTGCGTCAAACTGTTTTTGTTCTAGTTTAAGATCTTCAAACTTTCCAAATGTTCCTGCAAGCATTTGATGGAACATGATTGAAGAATGTGGATACATAACTCTATGATGTCCGGCAAGGAAGATAAGTGCCGCTGCCGACATACAGTATCCAGAACAATAGGTGATAACAGGAGTTATACTAGATTCAATAATATCAATTAAAGCCCACATATCATCAATAGTTCCGCCGTAAGACTGAACATGAAGTTGAATCGGAACAAGATCATAGCTCTTAAATTTCTCCATTCCTTTTCTATCCGTATCATTGATTGATAAAATGGATGAACAAACTTCTGAGATATTTGTGTTTTCAACATCTCCGGATAAGTATAGGATTCTTGTATCGTTCATTTGTGGAATTAGAATAGTATCTTGTTGCATAAACAACACCTCCAAGTTATTTAATTATAACACAACTTCGGTAAAAAGTCAAGTTAAATTTTTTCAATTCCAGAAGAAAATGTAATAGATGTAATTGTACTGCGAATATCGTCTTTTTCAAATTCTTCTGTTTTGAGTTTTCCTGTTGAAAATGTTGTGCTTCCAACAGATGAGACAGGACTTCCGCCGAGTGAAGATGGAACTTTGATATTTGTTTTATTACCATAATAGATATCAGTTTCAACATTTCCAGAACCAATACTATGATATGTAAAAGGAGCTTCATTCGATACTAGGATGCTACTGTAAAATCTTCTAAGTCTTTTCATTCTTTCGTTCATGGATTACTCACTTCCTCATATCCAGATACAATAGCGCAAATATTGAATCCGTCATTAAATAGCATAACATGAAGAATTGTAAATGTTGAAATATCAATATCTTTATTTAGAAGATATATTCTTGTAGAATCATTTGCCGTAAAGTTTGTCATGATATCTTCTGCTGTTGAAATGCTAGTTCCTTTTTTAAGAATAATCACTGAATTATAATCAGAAGAAACTGCTTTTGTTTCTACGCCGAAACCTCTATTGAAGTACATATTAGCAATGTCTGTAACGGTTACTGATCCAATAGTATACGTAGAACTAAGTATTATTTCTTGTCCGTTCTTTGGCAATTTTGCGAATGTATAACTAGCATCATCGGCTGCAACGGTTGTATCGGTTGTTCTAATACTATCAATACTATTACCATTATTTGTGATTACATTTCCGCCATCAGATGGTAAATGAAGTTTTCCGTCATAAGTAAGAATAGCAGAAGTTGATCTTGTGATAACATTTCCTACTTCATTACCATTACCAACAATAAATGTTGCTTTACCATAAACATTATCATATTCAGGTACATCGGATGTTGTAGGTGTAGCACTGTTATTATACTGACCTATAACAGTTTGTGCATTATCTGTATTATTGCTATTTTCGAGTCCTCGCCCGAAAACAGATGCACAGAGATGTCCATTTGTTACATTATTATCTTCACCACTAATAATGGAGCATTGAGAAGTACCGCCATAGTTATTATTACCAAATATAGCAGTATATGATATACCCGCTGCTTGGTTGTATTCACCAACAACAATAGATTTTTGTAATGACAGATTAGTATGTCCGTTTGCATAACCAACAATCAAAGAACTTTGAGAATGGTTTGTTTCGTTTGAATCACCAACAACAAAACAATTTTCCAAAGATCTTATTGTGTTTGCATATCCAATAACACCTGAATTTGTACTTCCTTGTCCGGTATCTGTTGAAAATGCCGCTTTATTATTCTGTCCCATCATAAATACGCCACTTATACCATTATTAACGGTATTTTGTGTTCCGGCTATTAAAGAATTAGCTATGCTCGCTTTATATGTATTGCTAGCTCCAAATATTGCTGAATTTGCAACATATGTTTCGGAATCCGTTGCGGTTGTTGCTCTATTATCATCACCAACAATAATACTAAATAAAACAGCAGAATATCCACAGTTCTCACCATGAATAATAGAATTTTCAGAACCTATAGATGACGTTGTTACCTTATTAGAGGCACCTTCTATGCACATATAAGGAAATGTGTTTCCATTAACATTATTATAATCACCGTGAATTCTGGAATATGTCATACCACTACAACCTATAGAATTATTATTACCAATGATTGTATTATATTCAAGTGTTCCACCACTTACAGTATTACTTAATCCGGATATTGTATTACATCTTAATTTTTCTGCTGATGTCGTATTTGATTCACCGATAGCAATATTGTATCCACAATAACTGGATGAGCCTTGCTGTGACGGATCTATATTAACACCACTTATGCTATTATTATAACCAAATGATAAGCCATAAGCACCTGACAATTTATTTGATTTACCAAATGCTACTGAGTTAAATCCAGTAGGTGCATTTGTTGCGGTTGATTCATCATATTCATTAAATATAATAGCTCCTTCCTGTGCTGTTATCTGACTAGTTCCAACTGTGAATGTTTTTCCTGCTACATTAGCACCAACACCAGTTACGATACCAGTTTGTTCATCTTGTAAAATAGTAAACTGATCTGGAATGAAAGAAGATGTAACTGCCGGAACAAGATTTGTTCCGTCAAAAGCGTAAATACCTTTTTCTCCGTCTGCAATAACAACATATACAAATCCTTTAACACAATTAGATACATCAGGTTTTCCACCGTAACAAACAATGGTATTGTTGGTAATACCACACTCTAAAAATCTTCCTGTATCACTTGCATCCCGTTTATTATAAGAAAGAAGTGTATATGTTTCTTTTCTCAAAATATCTCCTGTGACATCATCAGTAATAGCATCATCGTGTCTTAGATACATTTTACCGTTGATTCTATATTGCTGATCGTACAATACATCTCCGGTATCAGGATCTTGTGTATATGTAACACCTGTAATATCATACAATTCACACACCAATGCTGTTCCGGCATACATTGTAACAATATTTGGATTTATGTTTGTTGATTCTTGAACAAAATAAAGACTATTAGAATCTCCTGCCGGAGAACCTGCTGCTTCATATTGTTCTCGTGTCATGTAATATATCTTACCATTTGAAGGGGTAAAATCTGTCAAAGCCATAAATATCACCTCTCTATAAAATAAAAAGAGTAAACTCCTACATCTACTAATGTAGAAATTTACTCTGTTTATTTCATAGATAAAATTGTTATATCTTTACAGTTTAGTGAAACCAGATGTTTACCCGTTTATAGCCGACAATCTTGTCTTCCTTCATCCATTTTAGAAGTTTTGTTTCTGGTACGTAAAATGTATCTCCAAGATTTGATTTCATATTGTATGTTACCTGATCAAAATCTCCTGTTACTTGAGCTGTGACATGAGTAATTGTAATCCAATAATCTACGAGAAGAAGCATAGCGTTTGATGAAAGTTCTTCAGCCAATACTTTATTGCACTTGAAAGAATCTCCAACATGAAATTTTGGTTTTGTTGATGTTGCTTTCTTTACATCTACTTTCTTCGTTTCTGGTTTTTCTTCTACTTTAGCTGGAATTGGAATTGTTTTTGAATATTTATGTTTGATACATTCACTATCATTAACTATTCCAGCAATATCTATCTTTGGCAGAAATTCAACAAATTTACCATAAGAATATGGATCATCTTTCGCAAGTCTATTTACATATTTCGCAGCAACATAAGACATAACACCAAAATTCATTCCATCTACAAGCTCTGAAAGTTTATCTTTATCATTCAGACATTCTTTCAAAAACTCATTTACTTCTTTTGCTGTGACATCAAAAGTTACTTCTTTTTTAATTTGCATAATCAATTCAATTCCTTTCATCTTTCATCTGCAAAAATATGAAGTCTATCTTTCATAACTCCATATCTTGTTGTCATTCCTGTTTCTGTAAATTCGATTTCTTTCAGCGGACATTTCATAACGGATAATTCTTCGCTATCATTAATCATTCCTTCAAAAGCCCCATATCCGTCAGAATTAAAAACAATTACAACTTCAAGATCATCGTCAAACTCTGAAAGTTTATCTCTTAGCTGTTTTACGGTCATCATCGTACCACCTCAAAGAATTCTAAAAACTGCACCAGAACAATCTACAAGTCTCTCATATCTAAGTTCTCTGGATTTTTCTGAACGCTTAAAAACAATTTGTTCTTTATTAGTGTCTTCATTCTTCAAAAATCCAACAAAGCACCAGATTTTGTTACAGTGATTTGAAGAAAATGCAAAATAATCATTCGGCTTCAAATCTTTAATTCCAATAATTTCAACCTTATAAGGCACTTCCATATTTCTATATTTCGCCCAAGCAATAGCAATTCCTTCATGCAAATTAAACTCATCATTACCAGAACATCTTGCAATCGCAACTTTTCCTGTTTTGATATTCATAATAATAACTCTTTTTGTATCCGGAGTATGGGCTTCAAAAGAAGTCATAAGGAAAACATTTGAGAACCTACCGTCTGTGATATATCCTTTTGAGCCGTTAAACCTACGATGATCGAAACTGAGGTACATATCCTCAACCCAACGATTATAATCTTTTTCATTCATAAATCTCATAGTTTTATTCATCCTCCTTCATGAATTTTGTGATAACTGCATCTAGCTTATTCAAATATTCGTTTCTTTCTTTTAGAAGATCCTCTATCAGTTCTTTTACCTGATCTAATCGGCACTTAACTACTTCAGGTCGTACATTGTAAATAACTGTTGTTGTAAAATCATTATCACCTAATATAATGCCACGAGTATTATTTGACAGCCAATCTAATTCACTTAAAAGCCAATCACGTTTTTCATAATCGAACATTCTTTGTTTCCTCCCTTATTTAATATGTAGGTTATGTTTCCATGTAAATTTTCCAATATCGTTTTCTTCCGGTAAGTATTTATCTTTTGGTAGTTCTGGTTTTTTATTCTCGGCAGCACACATTGATAAATAATCATTTACTGCGTTTTCAAAATCAGAAAACATTGTGCTTTTATCATGAACATCAAATAAAATAGTATCACTTAGAAGATATATGACTTTCCCATAAAAGCAATTATCATCCTCCGAATAACAAATAACCGCCTCGTATCCCCTATATGAAAGAAGTGCTGTAATTTTCACAATATCGCATCCCTTACATAATATTTATTGAAATCATCGTCCTTAAACATATCAGAAACAACAGATGTTTCTCTGAGATATCTGGATGTATTTGTTACAACTCTGAGTTCCACACAAATATTACTCAGGATTTTTGAATAGTCTTCGTAAGTTGCGTACATTGGTCTTTTCGGCAAAATCCAATAAGGACTATCTGGATTTGAAATAACAAGTTCGTAGTCCTTATTATTATTGAATCTAAAGTGGATTGTGTATTCTCGGTCATCATATCCATGACCTACAACTTCGTGTACTTTTACTTTATCAATGATTCCGAAATATCCCTCAATGTGAACTTCCAGTCGCCGCTTGCACTGATCCTGCTTATTCTTATCAGAAGTAGACATATAATCTTTAGCTGCATTGATGATACCATCAAAAGAATTACGAATCAGATCAATAGCTATTTCAAGTTCTTCCTTTGCTGCAAGATTCAATCTCAATAGAACAGAATCATATTCTTCTTTTAGCTTCAAACGCTCTTTCTTAATGAGAACATAAGGGCAGTATTCATTCATTTTCATTATCCTCCGTTTCTGCCATCAACCAGACATTGCATCTGAGTGTATCAATATGCTTTTTCGCGCTATTCATAGTATATAGGTTTTTATTATATTCAGTTAAAATGTGGTAAAGTTCCTCCAAAATCGTATCTTCTTCTTTTTCAGAATCCATTAAAGACATTATAGCGTTATCTGTAGATTCTACAGCAGCAACACATTCCTTAATAATATTAATCATATATTGTTTTCTTGTTTTAAGAAAATCTCTAAGCTCTTCTTTAGTGTATTCAGTAACGGATGTATATTCATTCATTTTCCAGTACCTCCAACTCGCTTACTGATTCTCTCAATTTCCTCTTTGCTTCTGCCGTAGAATGGATTTTCTTCTCTCCGTGCTGCAACAGCAATTCTGGTTTTTTCATTTCTTACGATATCACGCATATCAAGATTTTCAATAAGTTTTGCGAGTTCCTTTGCTTGATCATGCATATCAGATTTATCCTTAATGTCGTGAAAAATGGATTCCAGAAGATCAATTTCACCTTTTCTGATGTTTGCCATTGTCTATGCCTCCTGACTTGTGTATTTACATAATATAGTATAACATATATTTTACGTTTTGTCAAGTCTTTTCTAAAATGTTTTTTATTTAAGTATGTGCGGTTTTTTACGCCGCACACACCTTGCATCTAGTAAGAATTGTTTGCTTTTCAAGTTTGTATTCCTTATGATCTTTAACAGTACCTTTAAGCGTTACATTGCTTCCACTTTCAAGGCTAATTGCCGTGCTTGTTTTCCAAATGTAAATATTTCCAGATTCATCAACAAACTTGTAAATTCTCACGTAACCAAACTCTGTGTCATAACCGCCAGCAAGATTCATTTCAGCGTTTACTGTGATCTTTTCACCAACAGTACCAACATAATTGGAATTCTTTGCAGCTTCTTCCATTTTAGCTCTCTCAGCAAGTCTCTCAATAATCTTTTTATACAGTGTATATGCATAAGCAACAAAACCATTTTCTCTTACAATAGGCATTCTGCCGGTAACATAAAGTCTGATATTATGCTCAAAGTTATCTGTTGTTTCATAAGTTTCAAAGAACTCAGCAACTTCCTTTGCTTTGTCAATGTACTTCTGCTCGATTGTAGTGTTCCTCTTTGCCTCGAAAATTGCTTCTTCTTTCATCGTCTTGAAGTAACCTTTAGCTTCTGTCATCTTAATGCATCTTGCCAGATAATCAATAGTGTCAAAACATCTGTTGTAAATGTGCATTTCTGTGTCGTGGATTTCCTCTGTGATATCATTGAGGATTTCATTGATGCTGTAAAGATATCCTGCAAAAGAGTCTGTTCTAACTCCGATAAAGTCTTTCAGACAAGTTTTGCCGACCATAATTTCATTTCCTGTTTCGTTGTCAATGATAACAACTGCTTTTGCTCTGTTGTGATTTCTACGGCAGTGATCGCATCTGAGGGCTTCTGTTGTATATTGTGCATAATCAAAGTTATCATCAATCGCGTAAACAAGATTTCCATTTTCCAGTGTTCTTTCCAGAACAGCACCAAGTCTGTAGTTGCCAATCTTGTACTCATCAAAGTCAAGATCAAATTCAACACACTCAACCATCATGCTATCAATTTTATGCTTTGCCTGAGTGATAGGATCAATCGTGTAGATCGGCACTTCCTTTACAAACTCATTCAGCTTAGTGAAGGTATGTGCAATGTGAAGAACGTCCATCTTCTTGAACAGTCTGTTCAGTTTCTTTTCCAGTTCCTCGAACTTGACTTTTGTTGTCTCGTACTTCATATTAACAACCTCCTTGACTTTGGTTATCCTTTACCTTACAAATATAGTATAACATATTTATAGTAAAAAGTCAAGTCTTTTCGAGAAAATAAAAGAAAAAACTCCCACAAATATTTGCAGGAGTTTTTGTGTATATTGTATACATTCAAATGTTTTTTAATTTTGTACGAACTTCGTTAAAATAATCCATCTTAAATGTTGAGATGTTTTCCTGAACCTTGTCAAGACCGCCAATTATTACCTGTCGTGCATACCGCATAAGATTTCATCCCTTATTTACATATACTTATAAATTCAGACAGAGTTCTGCTTTTATATATTTTGTCGGTATAGTTTGACCGAAGAACAAAGTCCCCATTGAAGTAATCCTCAATATCTCCAACGACACTATCCCACTCGTCTTCGTCAGAATATAAATATTCAATATTATCAATATTATTCTTTATGAATTCAGCAGCTTGTAAACTTGTAAATGCATCAACATCATACAGTTTATTAAATATACTAATAGTATACCTGTCAGCATGATTCATATATTCTCTATCTTCATCTTCAAGCATATCTGAGTCAGAATCGCTTTGAATATCTGGAACTACTATATCTTTATTTCTATGTATAATGTAATTCAAACCACATATAATATCTTCCTTGTATTGATTAAAGTCTAACACATGAATCACCTCCAACTATACATAGTATAACACATATTCTCTAAATTGTCAATATGTATATTAAACAAAAACCGCCAGTAATATTTTGGCGGTTTTGTATATGTATACTGTATGCGTTTTACCAACGATCTGGATTGTTTTTATAGTAAAGGTCTTCATCAAACTCATTGATAATTTCTTCGGCTTTCTCACCGTACTCGTATTCATAATTGGTGTCAATAGCATCCTGTCTGATTTCTTCAAGTTCATCAAAGTATTCTCTATTATTCTCAATAAAGTCAGCTACCTCAAAAAAGCGGATATCATCAATATCATACTGATATTTAGGATCATCCTCATCTCTATTGGCATAATCAAGTGCAAGCTGTTTAAGTTCATCTGTTGTCATACCAAGAGCATCTGCAATGTCATCCTCATCATTCCAGAAATCCGTCCAATCCTCATAACGCTGTTTGTCAGTGAACAGAACATAATGGTCATCATCTAGCCAAGAGTTTCCGCCAACATTGGTAAAATCTTCAAGAGTTCCATTCATGTTATCATCAACATAAAGATAAACGTCAGTCTGATAAGAATTCTGATCTTTGTCAAACTGTTTTAATTTCTGGATAATCTCATCTCTTAGCTGTTCAGCGTTATTTAAATCATAAAAACTTTTAAGACGATTTTCATTCTCATAGATAAGTTTCATAATCAATCATTTCCTTTCATATAATCGCTGTAACCCTGTATTTGGTTACATGGATATTGTATATGATATGTTTCTTTTTGATTTCCGGAATAAATAAATATTTTAATATGGGTTGGAAAACTCAGCTTCATGCATATCTAGGATTTCCTCGCACTCTTTAAGATGTTCCTCTGTTTGCTTAAATCTATTCTTCCAGTATTCTTCATGTTCTTTATGATATTTTACCTGCTTACACAAGAATGCAATGATATCAAAGATTCCATAATTTTCTACAATACGATCATAGACTTCCGGCGAGAATAATTTATACTGCTCAAACAATCTAATGAGTTCATTTTTACTTGGTGTATTAGGTGTTTCTTCTTTAAGTTCCTTAATTCTGCTACAGAGTAATTTTATAATATCACCTAGTGAGTTATCAATGATATTACTAACTTCTGAACAACTGTAAGTTGACATAGTTTCAATAAGATTATCTCTTGCAATAGATTCAACTGCTTTCATTTTTCTTCCTCCTTATACTTTTTCAATTCTTCACAAAGATTACGTATAATTTCATCCGAAGACATATTCACAAACCAATTCATCACTGTATCTTCATTATATAGTTCGCTGTCTATCAGGATATTTAAGATTTCTTGTTGTGTTATAAGATCAAGCATCCTTAATCACTCTCTCTTTCAAATAAAGATCAATATAGGTTTTACCACACTCATTGCATGGATACTTATAAAAATACTCACATCTTTGACAAACTGGTTTAACTGTCCAGTGTGGCGGATACCCAATATTTGATTCACTGATTTCATAATTACTATATTTACCACTATTAATGACTTCCTTAATTAGATTGGTTAGCTTCTTCATAGCCAATTCTTTTGTTTCAAAAATACCAAGATCTTCTAAAATAGTTTCTTCTTCTGACCTTAAATTTGAAACAAGTTGAACAATTACATAACCCCCTTTTACGCATTAGTATCAACCTACTTTCATAAAATCATCAATAAAGTCAACAAGTTCTTCTACTTCTGCAATGACTTCATGAATCCCGTAAGAATGACCTCTTTCCCATGCCTTTGCGAAAATAAGGTCTGCTTTCTTTTTAAGATTGTCAGGATGAATAAGTTCTGCATCTGCACCGGGAAAAATAGTTTTAAGTTCATCTGCAATTAAACTAATAACCGTATTTTTTGCTAAGTCAAATTCATCTTTATGTTCTTTAATGAGTCTTTTTTGTTCTTCTTTATATTCTTTATTCTTTCTTTTTACTTCTTCACGATTCCATTTTACAGATTTTTCTTCGTCAAAAACATGACCTTCCTTATACATTGCAAATTTTTCATGATCTGGAAAGGCTGACATTTTATCAATTTTCTCAAACCATTCAATAATTGGTTTCCAATTTCCATATTCAAAAGTCATAAGTTACTCCTTATAATTACTTACAAATTCCAGTGTTCTTTGATATGCTGATTTTTTATGTTTCTCTGCTTTGAAACGAACAAAGTGCAAGGCTTGATTAAAACTATATGCTTGAGTATAATATCTTACTCCCCTATATCTTATTATATACAGTGATTTGTCCTTCAACTCTAACTCACCTCATTTATAAAAATACCTATCAATAAGTTGTTGCATATTTTCTTTTCCGACTGGATTCATCGTGTGAAGTCTGAACTTGAATTTTTCTGTTGTATATCCAATCTCAATCATCCACAAGATTATTTTATAGGCATCTCCGCCATCTTCTGCAAAATCTAAAAGGTCATGATCTAGGTCAAGGAGATATCCGTCATATCTATTTTGTTTAATTGCCATTTCAAGTAATAGTTTTGCATAGTTTACGGATTTTGCTCTGTATGTGATATAAGTGTTCATTCCGAACTCCGGTTCTTCACGTACACAATGCCGAACATTGATTTCCGGAATAGGACGCAGATCATCTAACCAAACGTACATAATCACGTTTTATCTACCTCCAATCAGATTGCGAATTCATTATAAACTCGCTGTCTGTAATATCCGATATAATACGGCTTCATGTTTTTAGTCAATTCCCCGTACTTTTTGAATTCAGATTTTTCAATCTTATGGTTTTCTTTAAGATCACCGTGAAGATATCCGTGCTCATCAAAATAAGAGTTTTCAAGTTCCTCTACCATTACGGACAGGATCTTTCCACTCTTTCCGCCTCTGATAATCTGTACTCTATTCATTGTGTTTCCTCCTATTTGACATCTTTATTCCTTTTGCTTACAAATATAGTATAACACATTTTATTGAAAATGTCAAGTCTTTTCAGAAAATAAAAGATAAAATCCATGCCAAAATATGACATGGATTTTTGTTGAATATATACAAAGAATTAAAAATAATCAAACCATTTGACTGCCTTGAACGGCTTATCTTCTGAATCATAAAAGCAAGGATCAGTGTTTTCTGACTCACTGTAAAAGGAACCGATTTCAATGATATGATTTTCATCTTCCATCATAATAGCTCTGTCATAGTTATCTTCCGGAAGTTCTTTATCTACATCATGCCATAGATCGGCATCTTCAACATCTACTATCATATCCAGCACATCTGAATATGCTTTTCTCGCTTCTCCTTGTGAGTTCTTGTACTTATTTTGTACTTTTTCAAAAATGTCATCTGCAAAAATAATTCTTTTCATTGTTAGGTTTCCTCCTTGTTTTAAAACCCTTCTGGTAAATCTTTCGGGTAGTATTCACCACACCACAAACCAGTTGGATTTCTATAAGTACAACTGTCTCCGCAATATTTACAATCCTTACAGGTTGGCTCGTTTTTAGGGTTTATATAGTTTCGATATTCATCTAAATATTTTTGTATTACTTCTTTTGTTTCATTCGTAACCTTTGAGTCTTTCATATTGCTAAGTGGAGATGGATAAATTTCATAATCTTTCGACACCCCAATATTCTCCAATTTATTTGCAAGAATAGCAGAAATAGCAAACATCAGATTTTTATATCCATATTCATCACACAGTTTTTCGATTGTAGTATAATCTAACTTTGAAAGCATTTCCATAGTCAATATTCCTCCTCTCTTATTTTCATATCATTCATCGACCGAATATCATTAAGATATCTTTCTGCTTTATCAACATTTCCGTTTACAAATTCATGAACAAGCTCTTCTAACCTCTGAGGATAACCTATTGGAAGAATATAGTTTTTCTTATTTCTAAAAAACCAATCAATTTCTTTTAGAATTTCCATTGGTAAATTTGTATTACAAACTCCGTTCGGCTGCATAAATGGACATTTATGTAGCTTTGGAAATTTTTCACTTGCATTTTGTTTTTCACCATAATACCTTTCCTGACATCCGGCATTGCAAATAGTGGAACCAAGCCCCCATTGATTAGGAATAATGTAATAAGAAAAGAAATCATTTATATTATCAAATGTCAAAATAAAGAAATCATTTGTTTCTTCTGCGTGTTCTGTGATATAATAACAGACCTCAAAAATTGACTTAGTGATATCTCCATATTTATAGGTTTTATCGTATCTAAACGTGAGACTGATATTTTGATTCACAACTCCACTTTTGTATTCATCAAATGTTCGCTTCTCCTTCTTATCAATAACCACAAATGGAATTTGATACATCATTGTGATCTCAGAAATCGGCGCGCTTTTTATGTCTGAGATCTTATTTTGCACCATTTCACGGATTCCAAATTTAGGAATAATAATCTGCCCCAATGAGAAAATAACATTGTTAGGATCTTGCGTAAAAGGATAAGGATATCCTTTTGTTTCAAACTTATGACTGAATGATAGGAAATTCAAAATATCCTGAAAAGATTTATACTCACTCATTATTGACTATTCCTCCATGAATTATTTGTTTAGTTTCAACTGACTATGGAAGTGGCATCCAATGTGTTATTTTATCAAGATCCATAAATCCGCAATCAGTATCAAAAACATCTTCGGAACATAAATATCCAACAACATAATCACAATTACTTTGGCGAAGTAGTACATCCTTATCTTTTTCCGGCAACCTCTCGCTACACGGAATACAGAGGTTAGCAGCAGGAATGTCGTTTATTGCCTTATATGCCTTTTCTTCATCAGCTTTTGAAAATGAACTTGCAATGATGTCATACTCTCCAAATAAAATCATATCTTCAAGCAATCCGATTACATCAGATCGTCTTATCAAATCATCCATTGTCAACAACCTCCTCACTCAGCTTGGACTTGAGATATTCAACTTCCAGCTCCTTTGCTGCAAGATCATTAATCAAAGTCGTTATCTCGCTATTGAGTTCTCTCTCCTCTGCGTCTTTTTTCTCATAAATATCAATAAGTGCGCATATCACTTTTAAGGTTCGTTGCTTAATTATTCTATCTCTATCGTCAATATATATATATTAATATCAAACATGGAATCAAGCTCTTTAACACACCATAGGAGTGAACCTTCCTCAGCACCGTTATCGGTTGGACCAAATCCATAGATGGCATTTTCATGCTCACTGAAGAACTCAATAACCTTATCGTAATCGTCATTCATTCTGCTACCTCTCCCATCATAACGCTGTCAGCCATATAAAGCTGCACCTCTGTTGGTGTGCGCAAGTCCATCACTGCACCGCAATGCGGACACCGTGAAAAATATTTTGTCAATTCTTGATTGCAGACGGAAACATCAACAGGGACAGGGAATCGTTTACACTCACTGCAAAATGTATTGTTAATCCACCGACCGTGCCTCACTGGTTCGGCTTCGATTATGGGCAGTTCTGCAAAAAATCTGTAATTATTACAATTACCAGCAACAAAGTCCGGATGTGTTGAACGCATAGCATTTTCACACTTCTCACAATAGCCGCACGTATCACACATCTTTTTCAACGCTGCCTGTCTGTCAATCAGTTCTTGCATCTCTGTTCACCTCCACCTCACTGATAATGATGCCCATACTTCGTACCGTTCATCGTCCGTGTTGCCCCATTTCCGCAATTTACTCTGCCTTGTCGTGAACGTCCGATGGTATGTGAGCCGATTTGCACGTTCACTTCAAGCTGATATACGGCGTCAACATCTTCGTAACAATATTCGCTCTTTGGATTCTCCTCCATATAAGCATCAAGGATTTTCACCCGTGCAATATGTTTTGCCTTGATGTACTTCCTAAATTCATCAGTCGTGAATACCATCTTCTTCAGCCTCCTCATACAACCAATCAACACGGCAATCGCTGCACGAATCGTGATCGCATTCAATTCCTTTTTCCTCACAAGGACAAATCTTGATAATACCTGCAAGCTCATCCGCGCTCATTTCTCTGATTCTGTCAATGTTCAACATCTTTGTCACCATCTTTCATTATACATATTCTCATTATATTATATGCAATATTCAATCCTGCTTTGATTCCAGCATGATAGCTTTGTGTTGCATATTCATTATTCTCAATAATATTACATTGCTTGTCGATTTCTTCTTTCAATATTTCATATGCTTTATCCATATCGAAGTTAAGAATCTTCGGAGATTGTAGACGGCTTTCTACCTCTTTCCACAGAGAAACTGTGTCTTCTGAAAAATCAGGATGAAACTGTGCAGTGTTCTTTTTACTGTGAGTTATATAATCACATCCGATTGCAGATACAAACATTCTTAAAAGCATTTCGTTGCTTTCCTGTGCGATTCTATTACTGTTCATCTTCTTCAACCTCCTTTCTCAACCATTCAATAGCAGCATCTTTGCATTTTTTGCCTTTACATCCAGATTTATACGTGCATTTTGAGCACGTAAAATAGTTACTATTCAGCAAAAGATTTTCCGCAAGCTCCTCATCCGCCATCTGTCTAATACTGTCGCCGTTCGTTTTCGGACTTACAGCAGTTTTACACAGCTCCAAAAAATCAGACCTTGATTTTTCTTTGATCTCTTCTGCTAGAATTCCCATCTCATGTGAATATATTTGTCTACCCATGATTTCAGTGACATACTTGTAAAACTCGTCAAGATCATCACCTGTCAGCATTACAACTCCTGTAAATGCCATAATCACAGCACATTCATGTTTTGTCATTTTCTTCACACTCCTGTTTAAGCCATTTCAAAGCGCATTCAATACAACTGATATCTTCTCTACTACATCTTTCAACATTATGGCAGATAAATGCTTCGAGCTGAGTAGCCAGCTCCTCGTCTGTCATCTGCCGTATGCGATCAGCATTGCTTTTTGGCGGTGTGGTGACTTCTCTGAAAATATCCATTTGTGCATTGTTGATAAAATCTAAATCTGAATGAAGTGCAGGATAATGCTTTTTATCGCTCATAGCAACTAAGCCAATTTGTTGACACAATTTCATGATTTTCTCTTTATCCATTCATTCCACTCCTTAATCATTCCAAACTTCAACATCAATCTTATTTCCATCAGCATCGTAGTGTACGGATTTCCCCCACGGATATCCAGCAGAGTGATAGTTGATCTGGAATCTATCAACTCCGTATTTTCTGCATAACTCACATCCTCTCCGAATCGCATCTTCAAGATGCTCTTTCAATGTGATTGTCATCATGTTAAAAATCTGTTGGTGTCCGTTCCTGTCAATAAGACTTATCGTGTTGTAAGGCATCCATTTTCGTGCCGCATTCTTTGCACCAATTTGAACAATCGCAATGTCTCATATTCTTTTCTATCGGCGCATACTTACCGCAATATGAGCAGTAGTATTCATTCGGGCTTTCTTCTATCCACCGCCCGTGCCGCACAAATGTGATCTCCACAGTTCTTTCCGGTTTCTTCGCCTGAATCTCATTCTGAATATTGAATGCCATATCGTCAATGTGAACAATCGGCAGTGCCTCTATTTCGTCAAGCATTTCTCTGAGGTCATGACCGGCTTTTGAACAACTACCGTCATCATCTGGACAATATGCAGAACAAATAGTAAGCACGTCTTCTAGCTTAACTAGTTCCATTATCTTCATTAACCTTCTTTCTCAACCATTCTAAAATGCCTCTACTACATTCTGCATTATCGTCACAACCTTCTTCATATGCACAGTGTGCACATTGAGAATTGTCAAGAAGTTCTGCAAGTTCTTCATCATTCATTTCTCTAAGTCTGTCACCATTAGTCTTTTTTGGTTTGATTATATTAACTATATGTTCAATTTCCGCAGTTAGATCAAAATAATGTGAATATTCGAGTCTATTAGAATCCCACAATTCATATGCCATAGCCTCAATTCTATCGCAAAGTTCTAACATCTCATCGTTTGTCACTTTCAATCACCTCAGAACGTAACCAGATTTTCCGGCATTCATCACAACTTATCTTCTTATCTGTTTCATATGGACATATTTTTACATGATCACAAATAGATTCTCCTAAGAATTCTATAAGTTCTTCCTCATTCATGTTTTTGATTCTGTCAGCATTAGTCATACTAAACTCACCCATTATTCAAATAATCGCAAACTTTCTGACAATCTTCAAGGTTTCTAAAATACATTCTACAAGCATCATAGCTGCTAAACTTTGTGAAATCTTCCCCGTCATAACATCTGCGAATTTCTGTATAATCATAATCAGTATTAAAATATTCATTTAACTGATGTTTATGAACATAGATAAGCTCAACACCGTTCATTTCATACTCTTTAATTCGCTTCAATTCTTTTTCTTTCATATAGACAAGAACTGCTTCTTCTGGACGATATGTATATCTTCTTTGTGAACAGTATGGGCAACTTTCTGTATGCTCTTTTCCACTCGGCGCTAAGAAATGAATTGTTCTGGAATCATCACATTTATCACATTTAGGATTCAAATATTCCCAATCTCCGTGAACACACCATGCCGGAGATTCAATCATTGTAAGAAATTCATTTAGTTTCAGTTGCTTTGCTTTTTCTTCTACTTCTGATTCTGTTTTCTTTAACTTATTTTCAAGCTGATTTATTCTGTTATCATACTGCTCTTTTTCTTCTCGGAACTCTTTAAGATCAGCAAGTTCTTTTTCAAGACGTTCAATTTTATCTTTGACTTCCTTCTTTACTTCTTTTCGCAATGCTTCTTTGAAGTTATAAATAAGTTCATCTGATTCAGACGGTTCATCCCAGAAATCAGAGTCCATACGAATTGCACAATCAAACATGATTTTCTCCTTTATAAACAATTTCAACATATCCGTTAAAGAAGTCGTTTTTTGTAAAAACATAAATGTAAGGTTTATCAGCAAACGTAGATGGAGTTGCAACATGGATTTGGGTATATGCTGCCGAATATCCTGTGATTATTGCATTACAAACATCATCTTTCTTGAATTTAGAACAACCAACAGAATAAGGATCATTAAACTTCAACTTGATAAAAGTTCCAACAGGGAAATTATCCTTGTCGAAGTATTTGAAGGTTTTTGTTTTTACAATTTCAAACTTATTTTCAATTTCAATCTTTGTAGCAGTAACAGCTTTCTTCTCTAAATCTACAAAATCAGTGGAAGATTGTTTGATTTCAGGATTTTCTTTATTTCCAAGAAAATAACATTTTAATCTCTTAAATAGTACGTCAAACGCTTCTTTTAGATGTGGATTTATTGAAATTCCAATATTATAATCATTTATAACAATATCGTTGCTGTGATCATTATCAAAAACCGTAAGAATTCTATGCTTATATAATCCAGTAACTCTTGGAAACACCGCATATAAGATTCTGATATTTTTAACGTGATCATCTTCGTTTTCTTTTTTACGAGAAAATATCAGTGTCATTTCTGTTTCATTATCAATACACCGAATAACATCTAATTGAAATTCTGTAATGTCGTTGATAGGAATTGTTGTTAATAATTTATAACTGCTTGTAATACCGCCGGAACATACAGGAAATATGAATGAATGTCCGTTCCTATCAATACCATTTTCAAATACTCCTTTAACTATATCATGAATAGATTTCAATGTTTTATCCATATTTTCTGGTTTAAGAAGTTGTAATTTAGCATATAGGTTTGCCGTAGAGTTAGGACTAAGACATTGCCAAAAAGAATCGAATTCTTCTAAGTTATACGAAACGTAGTACCGAATTGGATCTTTTAGAACTTCAATCGAAAACAGTACAGCACTTTCTTGCTTAAACGGGCTTTTTGTAATAAGAACAGAATTATTGACCATGGTTATTTTAATTTCTTGATTGACCTGATTTTGTTGTTCTCGACCATATAAAAAGAAATCTAAAAAAGTTCCTGAATAAGTTTCATCGTTCTGCCTATCAATAAAAACAGAACCGCCAGCATTTTTCCACAACCTTACAACAGGTTCAATCCAGTCTTCAACAACTTCACAAACCTTATTAAAACATTCCAAAAGCTCTTTACACGGAATCATACGGTAGTCCTCCTTTATCAACTAAACCATCATCAGAACCGCAGAAAAGATCACAAGCAAGTCCACCTTCCTGTGCATAATGACCACCTTGATAAAATGGCGAAGGTGAATTGCACCAACCGCCGTATTCACATGGTTTACCAAAACTATCTTTTCCAGTGAGTTTGAAATACTCACAATCTGTGCAGTAAAAATCAAACATGATTTTCCCCTTTAATAAACAATTCTTTTACAGAAATTCCTTCATCCGATCTCACAACATCATATCCATAAACATCCTTTGCAAACTTCTTAAATCTCTCAAAATTATCGTTATTGTTTTCAGAAACTTCTAATTTGATAGATTGTAGCTTGATATCAATATAGTTCATCAATCCCCAACTGTATTTTTTGCAATCCGGCAAAACAAACTCATCATCAATCAAATCTTGAAGATGTTTCATTAACTTAGTTTTACTAATATATTCTTCAATCATTGTTATTCTCCATTTCTACAATAAGTTCAATTCCAACGCCATAGTAACCGTTATCTTCGCCGGAGAATGTAGTTTCAAGAATTCGTTTATCTTGTGAGTAAATATAGATAGTGTATGCTCCTTCATAATCACTCCAAGAGTTTTCGTTAATTGTTGTGTTTACTTCAACTCTTGTAATTACATTTCCTTCTGTACCGCAAGTAATAACCTTGTCAAATAGAAACCAACCATTAGCACATCCGCCACAACCTTCATTAGATTTTACTCTAAGTCTAGTTCCATTTGAAAGATGTAAAATAAGGTTGTCACACTCTGAGGTATCAATATTTACAATGGATTGTCCATAGATTGCATTACGCACATTTTCAGGAACTTCAAATGTTCCTTCTTCATATTCATACCTTTTATAAGTAATTAATTGTCCCATATCATTTGTTCCTCCACTTCATTACAGAATTTAATAATCTCAAAAATAGTTTCTTTTACCTTATCGGTAACTTCATGTTTCAACAATGTTTCAACATAATCATACTCCTGTGTCTTAGTATCAACTTCCTGTTTATACATATCCATCACTTGTCTGCTAAATGAGAACTGGATTCCAAAGTGTCTATGAATAGTTCTCAATCCTGAATATGCCCCATTCACATAAATATGAATATCTGATATAATCAAATCATATCCACAGTAGTTACAATCAACATCTACATTGATTCTAAAGCTGTTGATTGATTTTGGAAACAAGTCTTTAATAGTATTCATGATTCTAATGTGTAAATCTCTTAGCTGTTGATTCTGGGCTTCTGTTGTTGAAAGAGGAATTCCTGTTGATTCATCTTTTACTTCATACTGCCGAAATAATCCATAATGATCTCCTGATGCAACATACCGTTCACAATGATCTCCTGTTGAAATATACGGTTCACTCATCACAAACATCCTCCACAACATCCATGCTCTGTATTCTCGTTCATTACTTTTAGAATATCAGGAATTAGATTTTTGATTTCTTCGTTGTTGATATCATCTAACGCTCCGTGTCTGATATACCATTCTCCGGATTCTACATTTGGATTCCAAGAACTATCAAAACTACATGATCCACCTGATGCCCAAAATCTAGGATAATCACAATTACTTCCAAATCCGCCAAATGAAACTTTCTTACCGTCAATCTCTACAATAAGTTGTCCCATGCAAAGACACGGATATTTACCATCATATGAAACAAACTTTAACACTTTATTCATTCCTCCTATTCCAAGAATCAACCAATATCTTCCAATCAAAAGCACTTGCTTCTGAATTTCTATTCATGCCGTTTATATATCTGAAATAACATCCTTCTTTGTGATTTACAATTAGATAGTATGAGGAATATTTCTTCGCTGTTTCAAAATCAATATCACCTTTCCAACTAGTACAATCACAATATAGAATTGGATATTCGCCACAGAACGGACACGATTTCATTGTCATTTCTTCCGGAATAATCATTTCTTCCCTTTCTGCTTTTTAAGCCACTCAAATAAATCTGGTGGAGTTCTGTCCTTATGTAGCATTTCATAAGAACCATTCTCAAACTTCCATAGCTTATAGGATTCTCGCCGTTTGTCAGATGTTACGAAATAAACATTCTCTCCACCCTCTTTAATCGCAACGCTTTCCCAAACAATTTCAGAAGTAGGAATCTTATTCGGCATTTTTAATCTCCTCATTCACAGAAGCAATAATACTAGAATAGCAAATACTATACTTATCATTTCTAATATAGATTGAATATGTGAATTTATTTACATATTCTACAAAGATATCGGCTGATTCTAAAGTATCTGCTCTTTTAATTCTTCTAACGCACTCATCCACCTTATCGGCAGTTGTATTTCCTGCATTGGCAAATAATTTATCATTGATTCTTTTGAAAATAGCCATCATTTTGATCTCTCTTTCTTTTCTTTATTTTTCGTGGAACTGCATTCACATCCACAAATATAGTATAACACATAGTTAAGGATTTGTCAAGAGTTTTCTGGCAAATTTCTAATAAAAAACTCCACACTTTCAATGTGGAGTTTTGTTTGTTATATACAAAATAACTACAGACTGTTATTCATCCATAAAGTAAATTCCTTTACTGTTAGAAAATTCAATCAATGAACTGTTGTACTTATGGATCATCACATATCCAAGAATAAGAGAAATGAATGTGCATGAATTTACAACTCTTTCATCAAATGCAATAGTAAGATCATAAACATCTTCTTTTGGTGTCCACGGAAACTTTTTTACAATAATTTCTTTCAAGTCATCATCCGTATATTGAAGTTCCTTTGATGTGTTATAAATAATATCGGCTACTTGTTTGTGTGCTAGTAAAAGTTGCTTCGCAAAAGATCTTCTTGCTTTACCTTCAGCAGATGGATTATTCAACTCATCACGTTCGGTACAGGCAGAATAATCCACATCAAAAAGATAAGATGCTACAACAGAATAAAGATCATCACCATTCATAACTCTATCGTAGATCTCCTCAAGAACTCTGATACATTTCATATTCCCTGTGATTGCTTCGATTTCATAAAATTCTGCCATAATAAAATTCCTCCAAATTAAAATAATATAAATAAACAAGACATCAATTCTTGTTTTCCCACCAAACAGTGAACCAACGACAATCTTCTAATTCAAGTCTAACTTTGTATCCAAGACCTTCAAGCTCCTCAATAAGTTCTTCCCTAGGTATCACCGGATCTTCATAAATATTGTATAGATGAACTTCACAATGATCTTCTCCATTTGAAATAGCTTTATTTATTGCTCTGTAAACTTTTTTCCAACTAGGATTTCTTACTGAATTTCTCAAAAATCTTGCGTCATCGGCTGTTGGAATAGAATTATCTTGTGTTGGAATAAAGCTATAGTCTGTTGGAATAAAGTTAAATTCTTTTGAAATTTCGTTATTGTGATCTATTTGTCTTTTTATATCGTCTTGCAGCTTCGCAATAGTTGCCATAAAGACTAAGTTTAGAATAAGTGAAATTACAAGTGCATATATCATACTATTACTCCTTACTGCAAACAGTTCCAGAGAAATTCAAATCTAGTTTGATTTCATTTCGTGAAAACATCTTTCCAGAATTTCCATATTCACAGAAAACAGGGTCATAACCTGCTGTATATGAAACTAAATGTCCTTTGAATGGAATAATTTGTAATTCATTTCCGCGCTTTACTTTAATTTCAATTTTAATAGGCTCCATAAGATAATCACCAAGATCTACTTCAAGAATGTTAGCATATCTTACCTTTGTATTACAGTAAGTGCAGAATCCATCAGAAGTCAACTCTCCACCACAGTTAGGACAATTTGTTTGTAAGACTTTATTCATGTCCAGTATCCCTCCTCTTTAAGTTTACTGATTACATCATTGATTCTTCTATATATTTTTAATAGTTTAGTGTTTGTAAACTCACGATAGCTTTCACTCTTCCAAATATCAGGAACAAGGTCAATTATTTTTGAAGTATCAATACAAAACATTCTTTCATAGTTATAGTAGTTTTCTGGTACTGCATTAACTGGAATAAGCATATCTACAATTAGTTGATCCTTAAATAATGTCAAACTAAAAGCTACAGATTCTTGCTCAATTTCAAATTCACAACGAGTCTCAAGCGAGTCTGAAAATTCTCTTGAAATCATATTAGAACAGCAACAGCCTTCATTTTCTGCCAAATAAAAATCAACAAATGCTTGCTTTAAATCAAAGTAAACCCGTCTTAAAAAGGCATCATAGTCTAGGTTATTCATATACTCTTCTCGTGAGGCAACATGCTTTAATACCCGAACCTCACCACTAAATAAATTATTTCTCGTTACACAAAGACCATTTTCAAACAAAAGATCATAAGGTGGTTGATCTATCGCTTTCAGAACAGAGAAATAGTATTTCCTATCTTTTCCTTTTCCACTGCTAAGAAAATAAACGTCACCAACAATAAATTCCATTTTAATTTTCCTCCTTGTTTTTACAGTTATGACACATATAATGATCAGACTCAACTTCACATTCAGAACCAATATATTTGATATGACAATTCACTTTTAGACGGAACTCATGAATGATATCTTTTAAGATTTTTGGGTTATTGATGCAATCATCAATATAAATGTAAACATCATAATGAACGAATATTTCATCGTTGCATATAGGGTTTACAATTACTCTACCACGAGGAAAATAATCATAGCTTACAGTACATCCATTTTCCAATCTATAGTTGACAAATTTATCATTCCATATTCTTTTATGTTCCAATGTTGTTGATATCTTCTCGCCTGTATCCACTTGTTTTGTAAAAGCTACAAGCTGTTCATTGATTATCCAAAATATTCCCTCACTCGGAATATATGGCATATAATCTTCATACAATTCCGCCAAGAAGTGATTGCGGTTTTCCAACATTTTCACGATTTCTTCCTGCGAAGGTATTCTTTTATTCATAAAAAATCCTCCTGACAATTCCTGTATAAATATAGTATAACATACTATTAAGGAAATGTCAAGAGGATTTGAAAATAATTATGAATTAACAATATTGCTTAATCAGATCTCCGATAATGAAATGAAGTTTATCATCTGAAATTGTTCCTTGATTGTTCGCCAGTCCAACACTGTCACAAAGTTCGTGCTTTGATGTAATTTCAAATGTGAACCCTGACGGAGTTTTATCTACATTTACGGCACGAATGCAATCAAGTGCCGTTTCTACATTATCTAGGAATCTAAGCACAATATCATAGTGAACAGCTTTATCGTGAAATGTCCAACAGAAGCTAGACTTTTCTTCACGGATGATGACATCAACTTCATATCTATAGCCAATAACTCTTTCCTGAACCTCTACTGGTCTGTCAACCGTATAGTTTACGTCACATTCTCCTCTTTTGTTTATAGCATTCATACTATCACAGTACATCACTGCATCTGCCTCAGTCAAGAATGCCGTTACAACTTTTGAATAACCTCTTTCATTGTAAACGATTGGAAAAATAGTCATACTTCGCTTAACTCCTTTACATTTTTTGCACAAACTGTGTAACACAGTTTCATCTTTTCAGCTAGTTCTTTTGTGTCCTCGTTATTGTCCGATTTCTGATTTAGTTCCCAAATCAAAAGACCTAGTTCTTCTAGGTACTTTAGTGCTTCTTCTGCTTTTTTCTTTGTGGATACTTTCATTTGTTAAATTTCCTTTCTAATTTGAATAGAGTTTTGCTTATGATCTACAACATAGTTGTAAAATCCGTAACAGATTTCAAATTTTGCATCCCTGATATCTTCTTCATTGGATACAACTAAATCAGCTAATTTTCTAATCTCCATTAGATTGAATTTTTCGTTATCGTCTTTTAGTCTGCGATTCCATTCTGTCTGGTCAAATGATGCTCTGTGCTTAGCACGTTTCTCTCGTGTGGCATCACTTGCATCAACATAGACAACATATACATTTTCTTTGCCGTATTCTTTTATATAGTCTTTTGTTCCTTGAATATCAACGATTGTTCCATAGTTTACCTTTGTTGGATCTACTCTTGCTGAACCATAATACCAGATATCTTCTTTTCCGGCAACACAGGTTTTATACTCTCTTGTTTGAAAGAACTTACCATGATTCTTCATATCTTTGAAATATTGTTCACTCACAAAGAAATAATCAACGCCGTTACTCTCGTTTCCTCGCTTTGGTCTAGTGGTATGAGATATGATTTTCTGTACGAATTTATCTTTTACAAGATCATTTAGAATTGTATCTTTTCCACTTGCTGATTTTCCACATAGAATAAGAATCATTTAACTGAGCCTCCGTGTTAATTTTTCTACATATATATATTATAACACATCTTACTAAAAATGTCAAGTAAGATGTGTTATAATTTTTTGATTTAATTTTATTCTTCGTTTGGAATAATAACTATAAACTTAGGATCAACAAAACATCTACATCTTGATCTTTCAATCCCATGTTTGGAGAACTCGTTGAACTTGTTAAAGACTTTATCGAATGTATTTATAAACTTACTCAATGCGTCTACATTCGCTTCTGACAATGAATAGTCACTCTTTTGACACCTAAGTATATCGACAATTAGTTCTATATCATCAATCATGAAATATCCTTCGGGAAGTTTTACATCTTTCATTTTACTCTCCTTCGTTATTCACAACGTAAACCATAGCATTCTTAATAACTCCTTGATTCTTAAAAGGACAGTTATTCTTATTTGAATAATACAGATCTACAATATAATCTCCACCGCTACAATCGTCAACAAAGTAATATCCACTAAGTTCCGGAAACTCTGGAACATCCATATAAATAGTTGTTTGTTTTCCTTTATATGAATATCCACACTTAGGGATAATTCCTTTCACGCCCATAACAATACTTTTACTAGCTACTGATCCCATTACTCCGGAGCTAGTTGTTGAACAGTCAAGAAGTGTTCTTCCAGAACCACCTTTCAAACCATTCGGATTCTGATTCTTTGTTGGTGTATAGTATGTGAGTTTGAATACACCTACTGGAATCAAATTATCGGCAATATCAGTTTTTGTTGCTTTTGTTGTGGTAGTTGTTACTTTCTTTTTTGTTGTTGAAATAGTGGTTGTTACTCCGGCAGTCGTTGTTCGTTTTAGTGGTAAAGTTGTATTGTCTTGTGCTGTTGATGTTACAACTTCGATTTCTGTAATACATGAAGTTGTATTGGTTGTGGTTTCTGCAACAGAAGTTGTATTGGTTTCCGTGGTTTCAGTATCACTTGTTGATTCTGTAATAGTTTCTTCTGTTGTGCTTGTGGTTGTGTTTGTTGTCGTTTCTTGTGTTTCATATGATGTACCTACAATACTATTATCATTTGTTTCTCCTGCCGGAATATTGAAGAAACAAACCATAATAATAAATGTAAGTAGAACAAACATCATAATGAACGCAATGTAAAAACCTTTCTTGAATCTCATAGATATCTATCTCCTATTCTTTAATGTGCTTCAATATCGGCTTGGTGCAACAATTCAAGTAAAGCTCTGAATCTCTTTCCGTTATACTTTTCAAAGTTATCCAACTTGAAATTCTCATCAAAGAATCTCATGTGATTCTGAATCAGTGTAGCAACAGAAATTGCTTCTTCATCTGTTGCTGTAAACATATTGCTGAGATATGGATTTGACAATTCGCCGCACAAATACAAATATGCACCAACCTCTGCATGATTATAGTAATGTGCATGATCGTCAATCTTTCCGGAAAATGTTTCATAAGTCTTACAAATTGGCTTACCGATATCGTGATATAATGTTGCCATATTTAGAATTTTTCGGTCTGTATCACTTAAATCCATATACATTGTTAATTCTACTACTCTTTGATATGCTTTCTCCATGTGTTCTGAAAGAGTAAGTGTATGATTTGGATTATCTTGATCCATTCCAACTGTTTTCAGAAAATAATCTAATGCTTTATTTTTATTATATGGATGTCTTGTATAATAAACAGCTTCAAATCCTTCTTCTGTGGTAGGGACAGTCATGTGTTTTAACATTCTCATAATAACTTCTTCTGGCACTTTTCTTTCTCTTTGTGCATTTTGTTTCAAACACACATCAAGTTCGGTACACATAAGAATTGCTACTTTTCTAATTTCTTTCGGAATTGTATTGAGAAATGCCCTACGTCTTTTTCTCGAAAGATTTGTTGCATCGTACACTACATTCTTTCCGGCAACAAACAACTTCTTAATCCGGCTATGAACTTCATTAAATACTTCATTATTATGTGTTTGATCATTTTCATCTTCAAACAGTTCTTTTCTGATTTCGTCAGAAGATACAATCTCAGTATTACCGTCATCATTGATAAGAGCTTCATTTGCATGATATGATTTTCCTGAACCCGGAAGTCCTACCATCATAAAAAGTGTTTGCATTTCTATTATTCACCCTTTCAGCATTCTTCTTTTCGTTGAATTTATTTCTTTATTTAGTTCCTTTATTTCTTTTTCTAACTTTTTAATTTTTGCTTCTTTCCACAACACGTCTTCCATATTTAATTCAAGGATATATACATCTTTATCAGCATGAATAATATCTTCTGTATTCTGAAACTTGTTTCTGCGACTAGAATCAAATTTTTGTTTTTCTAAACAAGAAGATGAACAACGAACTATGCATTTAGGACTGTGACATGGGCTTTTCATTTCATATTTAGCATATTCCCACAATCTATCATACTGATCTTCTGTAAGTTTAATCATCGCACACCTCAATGCTTTCTTCCATAAAATTCTTAAAATCTTCGCAAACTTGTGTGTACTTACGTGAAAGTTCTTCATATTCACTACCAATAGTAATCATGTTTGAATATTTGGTGCAGAAATCTTTTATAATGCTGTTGTCAAGCATTTTTAGCACATCCGAGAATTTAGAATTCCTCTCTTCCTTAAATGCACGTTCTTCTCGACATCCACAGCACTCCCATCCAACTCCATGTGTAATGCACAACCCATGATGACTACCTTCTCTACATGGATCATTTTGCATAAATCTGCAATATTCTACCAAGTTACCGTATTCCTTGTTCGTTATCCTTGTTTTCATGTATGATCTACTCCTACTCACTCATCAAATCTTGTTTCAATCATGGCGTGAATTCCGTAAAGCATTTTTCTAGCGTTCTCTTTTGCATCAGAAGCGTGTTCAAGAAATTTCTCCGCATTATACAAATTGATTGATGCATCAATATAGCTATGAATAATTGGATCTTTGATAATTTCTTTGATATCCTTATATTCTTTGAAATCCTCAACAGAATCACCTGTATCAATCAAATATTTAATAAGGCGATCAACCTTTTCCTTTTCTGTAAGTGTGATTTGAACTTTCATTTACTTAGTCCTCCTTAATAAAATAATTGGCATACTCTTCATATAGATTCTTAACCATATTTCTTTACATTACCACCATATATAGATATAGAATTCGTGTGGCATTTTATCCTCATTAATCAGTTTTTCAAAAGCCTTATAAATCTTATTATAGTTGGTCCATTCAGATTCATCCTCACTGCAATCTTCTGTCATTTCTTCAATGTTTACATCATCAATATAGCACATAGATCCATTTCCGTCATCCCCGTATAGAGCCTCAAAAATTTCATGTTCGCTAAGACCTGTCATTTCTGTAAGAATAGGGTACAAATCATTAATATCGACTGTATCCCTTTTATTAAAAGGTACGATATATTTATTGTTCATTTTTAATTTTCCTCCTTGATAAAATAGTTAGAATACCAATGCCAATCCAATAATGTGAACCAACCATATGCATGATGTTCGTAAGACTTCATCACAAGCGTTTTGAATCCACCGTCATGTACTGTCTTATTTACAATCTTAAAGAAATCATATCTTTTCATCTTTTCGTCAAATGGAATATTGTCAAGCAATAAAGCTGCTTGTTTGATTTTGTTATACCGGTCTACAACAGCGTTAAACTTTTCTTGCAGATTTGGAAAATAACTAAGTAGTTCTTCATAGTCTCCTTCAAAGTATAGCTTGATAAAATACTTATCTGAGAACTGACCATTATTATACAGATAATGAAGTTGCAACCAATTAAGGTTTTTGATCTTTAATCTGTCATTCTTGCTGTCTTTTACAACAATTCCTTCAAGCTCCTGCGCTTTGAATGTCGATACATATTCTTCAATGTCTTTCAGACTTTTGAAATCATATACTTTAGGTCTATGAAAAATACATCTTGTTTCAACTTCTTCCAATGTCTTATTATTCCGACACATAAGAAAATACATATCTACTTTCTTATACGGAATAATGATTTGAAAGTTTGGTGAAACAAATTCAAAACAATACGTGCAATCAGGATCAAGCATTTCAATATTGAATCTTGTATGTTCATACTCTACAAGATAATCATTGATCTCGTGTTGCATTCTTCTTAACTTCGTTGTGTTTCCGGCAGCTACCGTATCTTCTGCTAGATCAAATACTGATCTTGTTCCAAATCTCCACTTGCCGTCAAAGAAATACATGAATACAAGAGAACCATCAACTTTCTCTGTTGCAGAAATATTATTGTTTAATTCTGCCGCACAAGGTTCTCCAAGATTATAGAACCTATTAAACCCGTATCGTACAACAGAACATTCATTTTCAATATCAAGAATCAATCCACGACATTCAGTTACAATGTCACTTGGTTCTGAAAGACCATGAACATAATTAAATAAAACTAAATGATACGGTTTTCCAGTATCTTTGAATGTTCCGGTTTTATGCTTAGTTTGAATATGATAAGGAGAATCCTTAATAAGGTTCTCCCAATCATCTTCATGTTCAAGAATAAATCTTTGAACAGCTAACATCTAATCACCTCAAAACTCAATATATGTTACATCCGAATATCCAAGAGCGTACAGGATGTTCATGCCAGACACACGCTTGCACTTTCTCCGGAGTTCTTCGTACTGAGAGCCGACACCTGTTACTGCTTTTGCAAAATAATCATCAGTGACATCATAATTAACTTCCCACACAAGAGTAGTGAAATCAAGATCAACTGTAATGTACTTATGATCTTCGAGTTTTGCAATGTATACCGTTTCACAATCATCATACTTCTCAAATCCTCTTTCTTCGAGTTCCTTTTTGATATCCAACTCATTCACCTTAATTGTTTTCATTTTTATTTCCTCCTGTTTGTTTGTGTTTTTGGTTTTTACAGTTTGTCTTACTGTAAATATAGTATAACACATATTTGCTGAAAAGTCAAGAGATTTTCGGAATGTTTATATGAACACACAAAAATCTCTTGAATTTACATTATTCGTTTGTATACTTTTTCATCCACGGTGCGTTTGCGATTTCGATGATTTTCTTCGCCTCATTCAAACATTTATAGCTGCAAAACCATCTTGCTCTGTGTTTCTTGTTGTATGTTTTATAAGCCCATTGTCTTGTAGGGATACCAAATTGTTTATCACATACAGGACAAACAACAGAGTATGCTGTCTTTTTTTGAATTTCATCACTCAACAAGAATTCCTTGCTCATCTTTTTCAACCCCCATAATTTCATCAATTTGTTGAATAGCCGCCGATCTCATTAAGTGCCATTCCATGAGAGAGCCGTATTTTCTTGTAATAACTGCAACAAACCTTCTTTGACTTGCCGCCGATGGTGGGTTTATTTCTCCTGAAAGAACTTTCTTTGTATAAGAATATCTATTACTATGTCTATACGATTCTATCATTTCATGTTTTTCATCGACTGTTAATTTATTTCGATTTTGTTTAAGAACTTCTTTCTTGTACTGTCTAGCTATAGCACGTTTACAGTCATCCAATGCTTCTTCAAATGTATGAGCTTTTGTGTGTGGTTTCAAATTATCACAAAACTCTTTGAATATTTGCTCTCTTTCTTTTTCAGATATCTTTTCCATAAGATCACTCATCTACTACAAATCCAAGACCAGTCAACAAAGGTTTCGGTTCTTGTTTTAGGAACTTTTCTTCTGGTGTTTCTTGTATTTCACTGTCAGCTGAGTCTCCCCACATGATTTTTAATGCCGGTTCATTGTGGCTAGTCCACTCGTCTGGTACTTTCATGTTTGTCTTCTTAAATGAGTATTCAAGTCTAGTTAAATAGTCTTTTAAGAAATCAATGTCACCAATATCATCTTCTAATATAGCACAACTACTCTGCCCATGTTTAATTGCTTTGTGAATTAACTTAGTTACTCTTCTCAATGTTTTCTGATTCTTCTTTTCCATAATTTTAGTAAGACTTGATTCAGACATAGCTAATGCAACTTCTGCCGGAGGAATATCAATTTTTGGCTTTCTACAAAACATAGTTAATCACCTTTAATCAATTTCTTATTTAAGCATTAGCACTCTATTGCTAGATTTGCTGAAACTCTGAAAACTGGCTACGTGTGCAGTTACATAAAATGATCTATTTACATCTGACTTAGAAACGATTGTTGCATGAGGTTCTTCTGATATCACAAAAACATATTGATCAAGAAGTTCGGCTGTTAATATGGCAAACATCTTATCTCCTTTCGGATTATCTCTGAAATCAACAACAAAATAAACATCCTTTTCTTTAAGATTTTTTGTATCCACGAACATATTACTCAACCTCCTGAAACAATGAGTTCAATTTCATGCAAGCTAATAGGTTTATAATTATGTCGTTCAACACAAACACAAAGAAACCCATTCTTATATGTGTCATACATAGGACTATTATGAACATGACCGTAAACATTGATATACATTCCATTCAGTCTAAATGCATTTGGTTCGTGTGATAACAACATGAAATCATTTACAAGAATTGGGTTATCGTATACTTCTTTGAATCCTAATTTACGATATTTTTCATTATTCCATGTATCGTGATTTCCTTTTACAAGCCTAATATTTCCATTTAGCTGAGAAACAATGTCCTTTACTTCTTCCGGCGAAAGACCTAATGAGAAATCACCTAAATGATAAACAGTATCATTTTTCTTCACAACAGAATTCCATTGTTGAATCATATACCTATTCATCTGTTCAACAGAAACAAAAGGTCTGTCACAATAAGGAATAATGTTTGTATGTCCAAAGTGTGTATCAGAAATAAACCATGTATTCATAGTTCGTACCTCATCTTATCAAAAATATCCTTATCACTTTCACCATTCATTTTCGGGTCAATGCACATCAGGCTCCACACTTCCTTTGCAGTATAGTTGACAGGATACTGTTTCTTAAATCCTTCAACTCCATATCCGAAAATTACTTCATATTTATGTCCATTAAGAGTAAATGTTACATCAAATCTGTGAACTTGATCTGTGGTTGTATAAGCATCTGGAATTTGCCACCAGTCCGTATTCTTATAAATACGTTCAAGTGTTTTAGATCTTCTCATGTTCTTAATAAAACGTGCATACTCTCTTTCAGAATAAGCACTCTTTCTCTCATTTTCCCAACCAATACATTTTTTATAATGCTCCCATGCTGTCATGTATTTATCTGGCTCATACTCAAACTGAGTTCCACAATCACTGAAATAGTAAGAATCATCCAAAAGACTAATCTTAATATCAATTCCGCAATTAAATGGATTCAACAGTTTCTCATGTGTTAATGTAGAATAAGTAATATTTTTGTTATCCGGATATGTGTCATTCGCAATACCACACAAAATAGTGCCGAGAATTTTAGTTCCTTTAACGATCATAATATGTGTTTTATAAAAGCACAACATAAGATCAGTATCGCCAACGTAGGCAAAGAAATCATCCTTAATAAATTTCTTATTTCCGTAAAAGTCAAACGCACAATCAACAGGGTCTACACCCATATCAGATTTTTCCATAAACATATGATTGTTCGTGCAATCAATAAGTTTTCCATCTCTCAAAAGAATGTATCCATAATCTCTCATTGCCATAATTCTATACCTCACTTCCAAGCATCTTTCTAAGAGCTACATTTTCTTCAAGCAGTGCAAAGTTCTTATAAAAAACATCCATTGTTTCTTTTGGAAACTTCCAAAGTCTAGTTGCTGTGATATGAAGATTGTCTTTTATTCCGTTCTTTTCGAGTTCAAACTTCAATCCGGAAGTATTCATATTCAGCAATTTACCGGAGAATCCATGTTCTTATAGGTATTTAATTACAAACATATCAAGTTTGCAAAACTCTTTCTTTCCTTCATACTTTGAAATATCAATCATTTTTATTTCCTCCTACAATCAACATATCAAATGGAGCCTCATCCTTCTTATGCGAGGGTAAGAAATTTAAACTAAATGCGCACACATATTTAACAATTTCTGCATTTGTGTCAATATCACACAAAGGTTCAACGTAGGCTGCCTTATCGAGAATAGTAAGAACTTCACACCACGCGCTGTCAAACACGGTACATAATACTGTTTGCTCTGTATCTTTTCCAATATTAAAATCTGAAATATAACCGATTCTACGATTATCAGCATATAAGAACACATTTCCTTTATTATATTCGGCAGTCTCAATGAAATTTTCAACCGCTTTTTCAACACCTAAATATTCAGGATAAGTCAATTTCAATCTGAATGTTTGAGTATCTTTTTTGTATGTATTCATTTTAATCCTCCAAACATAGAGTATTTACCTTACAAATATAGTATAACACATACTGTGGCGTTTGTCAAGTGGTTGTGCAAAATAAAAATAACCAAAACTCAGTAAATGATTTGTTTGAGTTTTGGTTATTATGATTTATTAAAATAACTTATTAGCACTTACTGTCTTAGTTTTGCTTTTCTCTGTCTTATAATTTATAATCAATACTTCATTAGTTTCACAATATCTGTCTTTCAGATTATAACTTGCAGCAGAATAATCAGTGTCGATATTCACAATATTGTATTTTTGCGCCCACCGTATTAGATTGTCATTCTTCATTCCTTTATGCTCTGTTACATTAGATAATGAAAATAGAATTCCTTTATCGTTTAGCGAATCAAGCAACTGAAATAAATCAATGTCATCTTTGTCAGACCAACCATTGAATCCGCGCTTTCCGTCATTGTAAGATGCTGTTGATATTGAATATGGCGGATCACAATAAACAAAATCTCCGGCAGATAAAATAGAGAAATCGAATGATCTGAAATCAACTGATGAAAACATAAAGTTCTTTGAATGTAAAGCATTGCAGAATCGAATCAAGTTACTCTTTATATTCTCATTATATCTGCGCATTCCAAAAGAAGTATTGAACTCATGTTTACTGTTGAACCGTATTTGATGATTATATGAAAAACAAGTCAGTACAAATAAATCAATATTATTTCTAGTTCTGTTATATTCTTCTCTCAGTCTAAAATAAGAGTCTTTGTTATCGTTCGATAACCTATATTCAGCAATTCTTTCCTCAATTCGTTTGATCAGTTCATCTGTATCTATGCTTTGAAAATATTTATATAAATCAATTATATAAGAAATCTGATCATTTGCATATATTGTATCTGCATTCACGTTGATTCCTACATTCAATCCGCCGCAAAATAGGTCAAAGAATTTTCCAATCTTATTTGGAAATACAGGAATAATTGAATCAAGTAATTTATATTTACCGCCGATATAATTCAATGGGCTTCTTATATAATTCAAAGCATATTCACCTCAAAATAGTTTATTTTGTTTATTTGTAGTTTCTTTTAACTGCGGTTTCTTTAACTTAGATTCAACCAAATGAGCTTTATCTCTCTTAGCAAATTCAATTCTTCTTTCTGCAATATCACAATATTCTTTATTTAACTCAATTCCTATAAAGCTGTAATTTGCATCACGATCATTGTTCTCGTAAGCAACAGCTTTTCCTGTGGAACCGCTACCCATAAACGGATCAAGTATTGTTTCTCCCTTTGGTGTTACAAGTCTTACTAAATATTGCATTAAGGAAGTTGGTTTTACGGTTGGATGAAAATTTTTATGCGGTGCTTTTTCACTTCCAAATTTCCCAGAGCAACTATTAACATCATCTACATAATCACCAATTCCTCCGCCACCTCCTACAGTTTGCTTTGTAGGTAGATCATCTAATCCCTCATCACGATCACGCTTTGATGCCTTTGCACAATAAAAATATCTTGATGCTGACCCTGTGTCATTATAATTTGACGGTGCTTTCGGTTTATCACCATTAAACATTGATGTTTATTTATTATGATATTCTTTGCCAGAATAACTATACGGATTTCCACAATTTCCACTTCCGCTTATTGGAAATCCACCACAAACTTCATCAAAATCATCTTCATCGTATGTTAAAATCACATTAGCAGGAAATCTCCCATTATTGTTTATGTTCATTTCACCTTTATCTTTTTTAAGAACATATGAGGATGCATCTGTATCTGCGCCATGTTCTATCCTATATCCATTTATTTTTCTATAAAGTGGATTAGTTGCCGGATTCTTAGTATCTTCAAATGGTACTCTGCACTCATCTATATTTATTCCACCAACTCCATACTTCAATACATTATCAACACAAGAACCATTGAAAGGTTTACGGGCTACTATTATAGGCTCGTAAGCTGGTTTAAGCTGTGTACCAATCTGTTGAAGTTCGTTTATACAGTCAGGAATTATAAACTTACCGTCATCATCTTGTATTATTGAAATGATATTACCATTAACATTTACTTGATATTCTTTCATAATCCTCTAAAACCTTTCGTAATTCATCAACTGTGGCATCTGCTTTAATTCGATTTGCCCTATTGCTAATAATTCTTATATTCCCTTTAACATATCCTTTTGTACTATCAATTCTATCAACTGACGGACTATTATCTGTTGGTGCATGAACACCATCGTTTGAAATTATAGGTATTCCTAAAACGGGGCAAATATCTGGTATTTGTGGTATATCATCAAGGGTTAAATTAAATTCAATCCCCTTCTGCTTCGCTCGTTTCTTTATAGAACACAGCATCTTATATCTTTTATTAGATTTATTATGTAATTCTTCATACTGCCGATTACTCTCGGTTAGACATTTAAGCGAGCAGTAGTGATTGGCACTTCTGTTGTAATGTGTTTTTCCTCCTTTATAAACATATGGTTTACCACAATAATCACATAATCTTGTGTGTGATTCTATAAATTGTTGTTTTGCGTATTTATAATAATGGTCTTTGCAGCAAAAATTATGTTTCTTAATAATATATTGTTTAATTTCAAACTCCTTATTACAATAAGCACATTTTACTCTTTCCATTGAATATCTGTAACTCCCTGTTCTCTTAATTGCTCTTCTATATTTTTTAATACCTTATTGCCTATATTCATAGACTTAGGAAAACCTGAACCAAATAAATACATAATAGTATCTCTTATTTCAAATCCTGCGTCTTCAATAGCACAAGCAATCCTATGTTGAGTTCTTGGTGCTGCGAAAGATAGAAGATATCCACCCGGTTTTAATACTCGTAAACACTTCTTCCATGTTTCAACTGAAAAAGCTACTCCACGATTATCCCAATCATTTCCCATAAAATTTATCTCATAAGGAGGATCAGTTACAATACTTCCGATACTGTTTTCTTCTAGTTTATCTAATTCTTCTAACATATCTCCATTTATCAACTTAATCATCTTGTCACCTCAAAATAGTTTATTTTGTAATGTATTCTGTAATCTCTCTCTTGCAAGATTGTAGTATCGCTCGTTGATCTCGAAACCAAGATATTGACATCCAAACAACTTACACGCAACAAGAGATGATCCACTTCCAACATGAGTATCAAGAATCTTCATATCTTTTGTTGCGAATGTGTTTAATAAATATGAATATAGCTCTACTGGTTTTTGAGTTGGATGAATTTTCTTTGTAGTTCTATTATCAAATCTAAATAGTTTAGCCGGTTTGTCATAAGAAGTCCACGCTAATTCTATTTGTGAAAAATTATCCCACGGCTGAACTTTATCCCAACAGACTATACACCTTGTCGGCGGAAGGTTGAAATAATTTCCGCCCCATATAATTTGATTTTTACTGACTCTAAATAATTCATCAAAATATTCCTGAGTAGGAGCGACATCCCATTCATGAATACAGTCTGAATTGATGATTCTATTCTTTAATTTTCCTCTACAATGTGTTGAAGATTTGTCTAATCCATACGGAGGATCAACAATAGCAATATCAAAATATTTATCTGGAATTTCTTTTAATGCTTCCATACAGTCTATGTTGTATAAATCATTTAGTTTATACATCTTATCACCTCAAAATAATTTATTCTTTTGCTCAATAATATATTCATTCAACCGATCATTGGATAAGTTGAAGTAATCTTCATCTAACTCAAATCCTATAAATCCTCTTTCATTTCTATATGCTGAAAGCATAGTTAAACCAGAGCCGGAAAATGGATCAAGAATTAGATCGCCTTTATTACTGCTTGCAAGTATCAATCTATCAATCAGCTTTTGTGGCTTCTGTGTTGGATGATATCTTTTTTCTTCATAGAAATTTATATCTCTCCAAACATCTGTAATTCCTAGCTGTGCGTTATATGTTTGTGATATCTTTTTATACTGCATATTAAACTGCAAAATCTCCTGTAGCTTGTTCCACAACTCTTCCGTTGGTATCTGTTTGCATACATTATCTCCTGTATAAATGCTCCACATACCGCCGCCATTAGATTTTACACCTAATTTTTCGTTAATCTCTTTTGCGCTTAATCCAATCTCTTTTTGACGTTGTTTCAAGAATTCCTTAACAAATTGCTTTGAATCTTTTATAAGAAACAATATGCTCTCTGTTACGTTCGGAAACATTTTATAGTTCTTTGTAGCTCTACCTGAAACAGACTTAATTCCTTTATCAATTATAATTTGCTGTCTTAATTCAAATCCAAATCTCTCCAATATTGGAAGTAGTTTACACAACATTCTAAAATATCCGAATAAATACATCGTTCCGCATTTTCTGAGAACTCTATTTACTTCTGAAATCCATTTTTCAGACCATTCTAAATAGTCTAATTCTGTGCGCCAAATATAATCCCATTTCTCATCAATTACCTTAAAATACGGAGGATCTGAAATTATAAGATCAACAGATTCATTTTCAATATGATTTTTAATTCCTGTAATGCAGTCTTCTTTGAACAATTTTACAGACATAATTATTTTCCTCTTTCTTTTGGATATGAATATGTTTTATTCTTTTCTTCAAACTCTTTTCTCAAACGCCTAGTCTCTAACTTCGATGCTCCAAGAACGTACACATATTTATGTTTTGGCGGGATATTCACTTTCTCTGATTTAGATTGCATCTTCTTAGAATACTCACGCAACTGATTTTCAACATCATCAGGAATATTATTAAATATAACTTTATCACCAATAGACCAATTAGACTGCCACTCAATTCCCAAATCCTGCGCGTATCTTTTATAATAACTTCTGCTCCTAAAAGTTCGATCAGATATCAATTTTCCGCTGTACGGAGATATGTATTTGAATTTAGCGCCGAAACTATTTCCAAGATAATAGAAATTCAATGACTGATAAATTGTTCCTAATTCCTTTGCAGACGGATCAGAATAAGCCGAGAACAAACGATATTTAGTATTCTTTACCATCCAACGAATACACCAACTAACAAAAGCGCTTCCTAAACACTTAGGCGACCATGATATACAAGCACCTCTTGAAATAAGTATCTCGATATCTTTTGTATTTTCTCCAAGCATATTTGAATATGCTGTTGGATTTCCCATTGTTACTACTCCGGCTAGAATATTATTATAATATGCACCGAAATAATGAGTTGTATTTAACGCAATATCTCCTAACCATTCATGTCTTTTTATAAACTGCCTCGCACAAGCCTTATCAAAATCACTTGTAATCCGCCTAAACTCAAATTCTGATACTTTCAGATCTTCATAATTTATTTCGTCAGGCAACAGCTTCAAATCATCTAATAGATTATTCAATCTTATATCATATTGCCAGCAGTGCGTCTTGTTATACGATTGCATTCTTTCTTGTTGCATTTTTCTTGAATCTGAATAATCGTCTTGAAAAAGTTTTATTCTGTTTGGCATATTTACCTCAAAATAATTTCTTCTTTCTACTATTTTCTTTTATAGTAGCTTCTACTCTTTGTTTTCCTACTGCGCAATATGGATTTTCTTCTGAATTGCATAATTCTACATCTATATATCTTAAAGAATATCCACTTTCATAATTTAATTTTTCACAAGCTACAGCATGAGTACAACTTCCGGCTGTTATATCAATAGTAAGTCCTTCTTTCGGCGTAATTAGTTTAATTAACCAAGAAATTAGATCTATTGGTTTTAGAGTTACATGAGGATTTCTTTTACCGTTTGGAAGTAGTCTTTCTGACGGACTTACTTTAGGACAGTATTTGAAAACAGGAAATAATCTTGAACCGCCACCTGAATCTCCATATCCGCCAAGAGAATCATTCTTATAGTTATCGTTGGTTTCTTGATTGAACGCTCCGTAAATATGTCTTGCACGACATACTGTAGATGCTTTACCAGAACAACCTGTTGATTTTGTAACTCCTGTTTGCCTATCAACTTCATCTGTGATATTGTCAGCTAAAACAATATTCGGCGGAAATCTACCGGCTTCATTTGCAGGAACCGCAATGTCTTGAGCATAAGCTCCATAAACTTTATCTTCTTTATTTGAATAATTAGTAGTTGGATTCTTAGAAGCCTTTGCATTTAACATATCAATATCTTCTTTTGAAATAGGAACTCTACAAGCTCCTATATTCATTCCGCCAACTCCGTACTTTTCAATATTCTCAATATATGTTCCTTCTAATGGTTTTTGAAAGATTGTTATTGTTTCGTGTGCTGGTTTTAGCCCTGCTGTTTTCCAATCATTCCATTTTTCTGAAAATTCTGAACTGCTGACCCCATTCTTTCGATCATACATTTTTCCGATATCTTGATTTGACGGCATACCGCTGCAATAGATCCAATCAACTTCTTCAACAATAGTAAATCCAGAATCTTCAAAAGCAGATTTCATTCTATGATTAGTTTTAGGACTTCCAAAGATAGCTGCATATGATCCATGTTTCATAATTCTGATAAGTTCTTTTGCTCGTTCTTCGCACCACCCATAGAAGTTCTTACTGGAATCCCAATTTTTTCCCATAAAATCAATAGCGTAAGGAAAATCAGATATGCATGAATCAATAGAATTATCTTCTACTGATTTCATCCATTCTATATTATCTGCGTTTATAATTTTGCCGGATTTAGATTCATAAATTATTTCCATTATTAACTATTTCCTTTCTACTGAAAGTAATTCTTTATTTTATTATAACACAAACCGCCTGAAATGTCAAGCGGTTTGTAGTTATTTTTAAGTTACGTTTTTCAGAAGTTCATCAATCTTATCATAGGCTTCGCCGCTGTCAATAATTCCTACTGTTGAAAGATTATCTGCTAGCCATGAGAAATAAGCAATGCATAAAGTATCTAGTTCTTCTTTAATAGTCATAATGTCTTTCGTGTTTTTGAAATTCTCTTTTCTGCAAACATTTCTAACTGAAATTGTAATCCAGTTATCATCTGTTACTCTATCTTGTCTTTTTCCATATGTTGCATCATAGATGAACTTCTTTTTAGGCAACCTCTTATTTCCTTTCTGAATATCAATGTCAGAAAGAAACGATACAATTTCCTGTTTCCAGTGATTTCGAGCCGAATTATTCTTATCCAATACAAGGTAAAGTAAATGTTCAATTATCTTTACAGTTCTTGCTTTGAGATCACGCTCAATTTCTTTTCTCTGCTCTACGAATTCAAACAATCTGATAACCATAGCACATTCCCTCCAATAGATTCTTACTAAATATAGTATAACATACAAATACTAAAATGTCAATATCTTTTAAGAAATGAATATGTTTTAACTATATCTATTCACAACACATCCAGTAGGGAATGAAGAATCTTGATATACACAATCATCAGCAATAGTTACAGAAGTTAATCCTGTATCCAAGAAAGATAGATAATCTATATATTTTACTGATGGTGGTATTGTTACTGATGTTAGATTTGTTAGTCCTCTACAAGCCGCCGGAGTTGTAATGTGATTTGTTATTTGTGAGGAAACAGGACAACCATAATAATTCTTAACATTTAGAGTTGTCCAAAATTTAATTCCAGAAACATTTAAGCTATCAATAGGAACTAAACCATTAACACATACATATGTTCCACGGAGATTCCAAACAAATTTAATTCCGGTAGTATTAATAGTATCTACTATATCTGATGTTAGTTGAGTTGGATATGGAAGTCCTGATAGTATGACATCTACTGATTTCCAATGTGTTTGTGTCCATGACATGATTAGATCACCTCACCTTACGGCACAAATCCAATATCAAGAAGTTTTTGTTCTGATTTTAATTCATCTAATGTTAGCCAATACCATCTTCCGGATGAATCAGATCCTTTTGTTATTACTGTTCCATATGCTGATGAATCTGTTGCAAATATTGTTGTTGCTGTTGAATCGAATGCGTTAATTGATACAGGAGCAGATACACCAGATGCCACAGATGGATTCACAAATGCTATATAATTATATGCGCCAAGATACATTCCAAAAATATTATTAGGACTTTGAATTATTGGATTCTTAAATATGAAACTATTATAACAATCATTATTATTTTTGAATCGGATTAAAGGATAATCCCATGAATTTCCTTGACTTCGTATGTAGAAACCATCTAGTATGAATATGTTATTTGTTGTTGATCTACTACTGTTGTGCATCGGATAAAATATTTTATAATTTGAATACATAATTCCAGAAGAAGCATTATTTTTGATATAGATAGAACAATTATTAAATGCAACATAATTTGCAAGACCGCACATATATGTCGTACTGCCAGATGCATACCCATAAACGCTTAAAGATACAGTTGAGTTTTTAAGCATGGCATATGAGTTAGTTCCTGAATAAAAGGCGTATAGACCGTATGATTCAGTACCAGTTGGTTTAAAGAAACAATCAATGAAATCAATATTTTCTATTGTTGTTCCCTGACCATTAAAATTCTCGTAAAAATGTATAAAACAAGAATCTTTAACTGTTAAACCACGTATATATTTTTTTGTGTCTGCATAGATTTTTACTACGGTGGTTGCGAAAGACCCCCCAGCACAGTTAATAGCTCCCGCATATCCAATATAATTAGGATCATCTGCACAATCAATATCTTGAGTTAATTTAATATAATAAGGACCACTTGTATTTCCATTTACATTTCCGCTTCTGGCATCTGTTATGATTTTATACAGCTCAGTTATCGTGCTTGGGATTGCTGGATCTGCTGAACTTCCTGTTCCTGTATAAGCCATAAATGATCAACTCCTTTGAGGAATAAAATTTCTACTTATATTGTTGATATTTGGCGATATAAAGAAAGAACGATAGAAGTTTTTTCTACATTCCTTCTATCGTTCTTTTTCTTATAGTAGCTTTATTGAATCTTTTTGTTCTGTTTTAGCTAATCTTTTCATTTCAGATTCTAACTTATCATATAATTGCATAATTATTTCATTTGTTTCTGTGAATTCTTTTGGTGTTATTTGATCTCTTGTTTCTACTTTGTCTGCCAGTGAATCAGCAAATTGTCTTGCGGCTCTTTCGTGAAACCATCCAACAGATGCATAAAGAGTCATCAACTCTTTCACTGTAAATTCCATTTTTATTCATCCTCCGGAATAAGATTTAGTTTTCCAAGATTTAGCTGACCAAATACAAACATCCTCAATCTTAGATCTTCATGAAGAATTGTGTAACATCCTACATGAACAAGCATTCTTTGAAGTTTATCATATAGGCTATCTGCTGTTTTTCGCTGAATATCATTTCCTGCACCTACTTTTACAATAATCAGTGGCGGATTGCAAGTTGTAAGAAGATTTGCAAGTGCGTAGATAGTGTTGCTATCAAAATCGCTAGCTTCGATATGAATTTCATAAAAGCATTCATCTCTACTGATATTGTCAAAACAATGTTTCATCTTCTCTCTGTAAAGAGAAATGCATTCTTTTTGTATATTTGAATATCCATTTTTTACATCAAACACACTACCATATAGAATTCTCATTATTCATCCTCCGTTTTATGTTTTCTTTCATCCAAGACATAAGGTTTTTCATCTTCTGTTTTGCAGAAGAACTCTTTAAGGTCAAACCAGTTATCTTTAATAATATTGCCAATCTTATGAATGGAGGAACCCCAACCGTCAGACTCTACACGAATATATTTACCTTTAAGATCTTCCCATTTCTCAACTCCAACTGTGTTCATAATTTTCATCATTGCTACAATAGCGGAGCCATTACCTTTCCAGTAATCTGCACCAAGATAACCAACACCATTTACATACTGCCCAATACCACAACACCATCCGTAACCCTCAACAAAAATAGTAAAAGTAAGAACTCCGTGATCTGCCATAGAAATAGAAACATCCTTAATCTTTGCATTTTCAATATTACTCATTTTTTAACTTCCTTCCAGTAACCTTTTAAGAATTCAAATCTTCCAACATGAGAATTACAGATCAAATCTGCTCCGTCTTTTTGTGTTTCTACTAAGCTAATTCCTCCTTTTTTAGAATTCATATCACTTTTGTTTACAAACTCTTTACAGAATTCCACTCCGGCTTCACGAGTTTCAAAAATATCTAAGAAAGTGGTGGTAAAGGGTTTCAAAAGCCCATCCCTTACATATCTCTCCACTACATATATTCTCATTTATTTTTACCCTCCACCTGTTTAACAGTTTTCCACGTTTCAAGATGAATACTAGTATCTCCGTCAACCATACCAACACCTGGAATAAAGTCTTTCCAATTACTCTTGCTGAGAGCATAATCAACAATTCTTGCTTGTTCTGGAGTAAGTTTAACCCAACCAGATCCAGTAGAAACACCATCTCCACAAGAATCCATGTAGAAATAATAAGGTCTTCCTTCTACTGGTTTGTCTGGATCATAAACAAAAATATATGCAACCTCAGTAAAATAAGTAAAACCAGTTACAATACCATAACCAATGCTATAATCTACAACTTCAGCTTTTAACCATTTTTTATCAAAAGTTTCAGCATCCCATTCCTTTTTAGTGAACAAAGGACTATTAGTAACTTCATTACCAACTTGCTCAAAAACCTTGAATGTGGTAGCTCCCTGAACACATTTCGGAAGTTTCTTTTCAATAAAATTTTTAAGAGTCATTGTTCAGTTCCTCCATTTATTTCTCTCTATTACTACTAACCTATACATTTACATTAAAATTCATACAGCGAAATCTTTCTTTTACAGTGGATTCAGAACATAGTTAATCCTCCATTTTAATCTTACCAATCTTATATAATTCTTGCTTATATCGTCTGTGCTCCTTAACTGTCTTTGCCCGTTCTTCTTTAGTTTCCTGATAGTCTTTCCAATGCTCTTTGATTCTTCTGTCATTCTTACTCTTTGATTCAGGATTTACAGTTATAAGAATTAGTTTTTTACTTACTGAGTATTCTTTTGCTAGACCATTGAGACTATAAAATCCCGTTCCGTACTTTTCTCGGATTTCTTGTTTCTGTTCTTCTGTCAATTTTCTTCTTCTGTCTAGTTGTTCTGGGAGTTTGATTTTTTCTGATTTATAAGGCATTTTAATCTTCACTCACTTCTACAAATTCTCCGTTTTTGATTGTATAGAAAACATTTTCTTTAATTCTGACTCCATCTACTTGTTCTGTTTTTACACATACAGGAATAAAAGTTCCTTCCTCGTTTCTTTTCCATTCTGTTAGTGTAATCCAAGATCCTTTTACAGCACTCACCTTATTATCATATCCAGAACAAACAATTACTGAATTTTCTCCCGTTGATTTAATAGTTGCGGAATCACCAGAGCTTGCAAGTTGTGAATGATTTCCAGAGCTTACAATTCTTGTGCAGTTACCGGAGATTGCAAGCTGTGAACAATAGCCAGAGCTTGCAAGTTGTGAATGATTTCCAGAGCTTGCAAGGTTTGCATCGTCACCAGAGCTTGCAAGTTTCGCACCATGACCAGAACTTGCGAGTTTTGCTAAATTACCAGAGCCTACGAGTTGCGCGAAATTGCAAGAGCTTGCGAGTTTTGCGTAATTACAAGGGCTTGCGAGTTGTGCAAAAGCATTATCGTTTTCATTATTATCTACAAAATCAATAAATGCATAAATAATTCTCATTAGTGATAATCTTGCACCGATCTTAATTTTCTTCCCACATACCTTAGTATCTTCTCTTCGTTCACTGGACACTTCATCAAGTTCAACTTCATGAATTTCACTATCTGTTATATTATAATATGTCCAACAATCTAAAGGATTCAAACAGGCATGGAATCCAGATTCACAAAGTTTTGCTTTACCCTCATAATATTCTTTTCCTTCTTCAAACTGAAATCCTCTACAAGTCATGTCCTTATTAAATGCCTTATATGCTTTCATTTTTATATCCTCCTTAAAAACAATTATAGCTATGAACAGATTTAACATCTTTTGTAAAATGTTTATATGTTTTGATAAATCTGTCAAGAAGTCATACTTCTCTTCTCCATTCTTTTCTCTCTTCCGGAAACTCGCTTCTTCGCATTTCTTCATTACAGTGACCAGACTCAAAGAATGTACTTAAAACATATTGACATTCACGAACCATATCTGCAATAGTCCAATTTTCAGTTCCTTCTGAAAGCGGTTCACCGATTGTTTTGTGCTCGTATCCACACATATTCATAATCTTGTTATACCGCTTAATAGCGGTTTCCATATTCAGATTTTTCATAATAGATCCTCCTGTTCAAATTTCTTTCCTCTTTCCTTACAAATATAGTATAACACATTTTATTCAAAAAGTCAAGTCCTTATTGAATAAATATAGATAGAAAAATCCACAGCTATTTGCCGTGGATTTGTGTATTATATACAAATAATTAAAATCAATAATAAATAACTCCACCAGAACTGAGTTGAAATAGAATTCTCTCGGATGGTTTTCTGTATCCGGCTTCTGTATAACTTGATTTAGTTACAAGATTTCTTGCAAATTTATCATAAAGAAGTGCTATTTCCTTTTCAATAATTTCTTCATCGTCACACAATTCTTCAAAATCAAGAATAATGATTGCATACTTTGAATCAAGTAAGATATCTAAAGCGGCATCTATAGAACTCGGTGTATACCAGAAATCACATAACTGAAAAGAAATTTCCACAACCTTATTTATTTCCGGATCTATTGGAAGTACAAATGCGTCTAAATATTTTGCTCTTAGTTCTTGTTCTATTTCACTTAGTTTCTGCACAACTAATTGCATATCATATCACCGTCCTCAAAATTGCTCCATGTGGAACATTTCACACTCCACCTTGGTTATCGTGTCCAATAACATCAAATCTATAAATCTGCTCGGCTCTTGGATATTTATCAAAATCAACAAAACTCATGAACTCTGAATACTTGCGAACATAGGACTTGTGCTCACCGAACATTTCTTGATATGTAATAAGAGGTTCATTTGTTTCTCGTACGCAATCTCGTGAAATCGCAGTAACAACGTAGATATAATCTTTTTCTGACATCGTTGCTTTGAAATGTCTTACAATATCACCAACTACTATTCTAGGTCTTACGGAGCACTTATTGTAGAAATCAATACATACCATCGTGTAATTTTCAACAAATCTAAATAGTCTTTCTTCATCTTCAAAATAAGATATATCTGCTCTTGAAGATGTATACATATTTATTGTATGATTATTTGAGTTTTGATTATTTGATTTTTTATGTATGATTATCTGAACTGCTGTATTTTCGCCAAGATAGATGAATTGCCAGATGTGAAGATCTGACTGTTTTGTATTCTTTACAAGGGTATTTAATGATGAATTGTAGATGTATTCGCCAGTATTTTTGAAATCTTCTATGTTCAATTTAATCACAGCCTTTCAAAGCTAAATGTTTGATTTCTGTTTGTATAGTATATTTTTTTAATTCCAAAATCTTTAATCGCCGCCATGCAAACATCACACGGTCTTGCCAACCTGAAATCCCCGTCTTTCTTCTTTGAGATAATAACAATTTCACATTTATCAAACCGGAATTTTGGATGAACCTTACCAAGACAGTTTACCTCAGAATGTTCTTTATCAACAAAGTTCTCAATATATTTTAGATCGGTTGTAAGTCTATATTTATTTTGCAGCGGAGAAGTTTTATCAGAATTGATACCAAAACTAACTACCTTTCCTTTATATATAAGAAAAGATACTGTTTTGGTATTCTTATATGGTTTATCTGTGTAGATATAATCGTACATTCTACACAAACTATTAAGCAATTTATTAGTCATAATTAGTTAGTATTTATCCAATGTGTTCAAAACCGTATCAATGTACTCATAGCATTCTTCATCATCAATAACGCCGTCCTCAGATAAATGAGATGCTAACCATGAAAAATAACAACTACATACAAAATCAACATTGTTTTGGGCTACTTCAATATCGTCTGGGATTTCAATGTTTTCTTTTCTACAAACGGCTTTAAGCCTAGTAGAGAACCATTTATAATTTTGTATCTGATCTCTTTTTACACCATACGTGTTATCATAAATGAAGTCTCTTTTTGGTAACTTCTTGCCACCTTTTAGAAATTCAATATCATACAGAAATGAGTAAATTTCCTGTTTCCAGTGATTTCGGTTTATATTGTTTGGAGATAATGTAAGGTACATTAGATGTTCAACGATTTTAGGTGTTACGTTTATTAACCTTCTTTGAATTTCTTTTTTCTCCAACGCGAACTCAGTAATCAATCTAATCACAATATCACCTCAAATAAGTTCATCTATCTTATTTTTGCATGAACTCCTTGTTACTTTTCCTGATTTTGAAAGAGTATTCGACAACCACTTAAAATATTCGGCACAGATTATATCAAAATCTGTCTGTATGGAACCAATATCTTCCGGAATGTCAATATTTTCCTCCTCACAGATAGATTCAATTTGCCGATTAAAATATTCGTTATTCAAAATATTATCTTGCCAAACTCCATAAGTAGAGTCATATATAAACCGTTCTGTCGGGAGTTTCTTTGTTGACTTCAAAATAGGTACGTTGTTAATAAACGCATATATTTCAGATGTCCAGTTATCTCTGTTCACATTTTTCGGATCAAGAACAATGCATAGAAGGTGCTCAATAATTTCTACTGACCTGTCAATGAGCCTATCTTCCAGATGTCTCTTTTCAATAGCTAACTCTGTGAGCAATCTAATCACTGAAATAATCCTTTCTCCATGTTACTTCAATATGTCCACAATTTACACATTTAAGAACCTCAACTGTTGCATTCTCATGAGTTTCGACAATTTCATATAAACATGGATCAATTTCATCTTGTGTGCCTAGCAGACTAAATGAATCGCCGCATTTATTTGATTTCGAGCAAACATATTCAAATGTTCCGGTTACTACTTCTTCAGGATAACTTCTTCCTCCACCGTACCAACACTTATTTTGTGGAACATAAATAAAATCCTCATTATATACTCTAAACTTTGGCTTACCTTCAATGAGTGGAGTTATTTCCAGATCACCATGAAATGCTTTGTAACCTTCCGATTCAATCATCTTTGAATCCTCCTATTTCATATTCTTAAATATAGTATATCACAAAAATCATTCTTTGTCAATAGGTTTATCGAAATATTTATTTGCTTCCTCTACCAACTCTTTGATATCAGAAGCAATTACAGGAAAATCTACTCCACCTAAAGTTCTGAAACGACCGATATATGTATCATCTGTTAGATCGTGAAAACAGCTTTTCATAATCAGTCTATTATCTAGTGCTGCTTCAATAGCCGATTTACCAAGAAAGCTAAAATCTACTCGCTCAATATTTTCATCAATCTTTACAAATCTCATAAGAGATTCAGTTGCTTTCTTTACAATGTTTGCGCTTACCCTGCTTTTCATGTGTAGCTACCTCCAAATACAATTTATCGTTTTTCAATTTAACATTTATACTACTGTTTTCAAAACATCCAAACTTATCGCTATTCAATATCAAATCATCTAAATATGATTCAATATTTCGTTCAATAAATCTTACTCCATTCTTTCTATCAAAGCTATGTTCACACATAAAGTCAATGGCTTTATCACTAAATAGAATCTCTGTTCTTAATTTTTCCATATATCTTTGTGATATTTTTGATAGCTTTAGATTGAATATTCTACTAGATAATTCTTTTGTGATTGGCTTAAACATAATGATTGAATCTAATCTATTCCTGAACTCAGGAGATAGGAAGTTATTTACTGCGTTTGTCACCGCAGATTCTCTGAATTCTGTTTCAGTAAATCCGATTTGTTTTGTTTCAAGATATTCTTTACATCCTAGATTTGAAGTCATTATAATCAGACAGTTTCTAAAATCAACTGTTTCTCCATTTGCTTCTGTCAACCTACCGCAATCCATTATTTGAAGAAAAACATTCAATACATCTTTATGTGCTTTTTCAATTTCATCAAGAAGTATTACAGAAAATGGATTATGTTTAACGTGTTCTGTCAAGGCACCTCCTGCGTGAAATCCGACATAGCCGGGTGGAGAGCCAATAATTTTAGAAACTGAATGTGATTCCATAAACTCAGACATATCTAATCGAATAAAACTTTCGTCTGAGAATATGTGTTTTGCAATTAGTTTACTCAATTCTGTTTTTCCTGTTCCTGTAGATCCTACAAAAAGAACAGATGCTATTGGCTTTTCAACATTGTTTAGTCCTACAAAATAACGCTTGATGTACCGCATCATAGTATCTACGGCTTCATCCTGTCCAATAATAGATGCTTTTATATCTTTGGTTATTTTATCTATGTCTGGTTTCTGTTGATCTTTTGTTTCAATATTTAAGTAACTCATAAGTAAGTTACTTACAAGTTTATTATCCGGATCACAACCACTTAGCTTTGCCTGAACACATACTTTATCTAAAATATCTAACGCCTTATCTGGAAAATACCGATTCCGTATATACAAGTCACACATATCAATAATACACTGACACACTGAATCTGATACTGTCACACCGTGAAATTTCTCATAAGCACTTTTTGAATTCTTTACGATTTCAAATGCTACTTCTTTCGTTGGTTCAGCAATATGAATTTTTTGAAATCTTCGTTCAAACGCCCTGTCTGTTTCAATCTTCCGGTACTCTTTTTCTGTCGTGCATCCAATGACAATAGATTCTCTTGAAAGAAAATTCTTTAATACACTTTCTATTGGAACACTATCACTATCACCTGTACCACTCGTAAACAATGTATGAATCTCATCAATGAACAGTATAATATTCCTATGTGATTCTAATTCTGAGATTAGTTCTTGAAGTCTTTTTTCAAGATCACCTCTATACGTGGTTCCACTTACTAACTTATTAGTGTCGAGTGAAAAAACACATTTACCTTCTAACTGTTTCGGGCATTTTTCTGATTGAATATAATTACAGATACCATAAACAACAGAGGTTTTACCTACACCTGTATTTCCAACCAGAAGAACATTTGATTTTTTCATCTGACAAAGTGTTTTAATACTTTTTTCAATTTCAACTTCTCTTCCGAAACAATCACGATGTTTTATCATCAATGGATTTATTAGATATTCACCATAAGCACATAACTTAGATGACATCGGATTTCCTATTTTTCCAACAATAAATGTGAGTACATCTTTACGTGCTTTTTCGGAAGCATTATTAAATAATGCATTTTCAAAAAATATGTAGCTTTTCAAACTCTTATTTGATAACAGCAGGTATGTAACATACTGAGTAAGAAGTTCTGAATCAATCTTCTGCTTGTATGATCTGATAAAGAATAAATAATTATCTAAGAATTCCTCAAACTCATATGATAACTTTATATCCTCATACTCAAAATACTTCTTCTCTGCTGCACCATCTTGTTTCAACATCGTATTGATTACTTTGTCATAGCTTTCTTTTATATTATCTACTACAATCTTTTTTACAATTCCTTGTTGAACGCATAAAGCGGAGAACAATTCTGTATCAATCACTTCATATTTATTTGGAAGCATTCTGAATGTAAGTTGTGCCGTTTTAGGTAGTTTTGTAAAAAAGTCTACATATTTTGATTGCAATTTTCATCACCGCCAGAACTGTGGATTTTCGTACTTCCTGTACTCTGCATCAAGTTTCTTTAGCTTTCTGTCACACATATAAATCTTATGATGTGTTTTCTGTCTCGTCAGTGTATATTCGCGCTTATCTTCAACAAGACCTTCTTTTAGTTTTTCACTCATTCTATCAAGATCAGCATAGTATTCCTCTATGCAATCTTTAAGTGTTTTTCTTTCTTTTTCAATAGTTCTTAAAATGAAATCTCTATCAATTTTCATTCCAAACATCTAGTTCACCTCATATCTATTATAACACAAAGTATAGAAAAAGTCAAGTATTACAACAAAAAATCACTCAGATATTTCTACCTGAGTGACTATGATTCTTTCTTTTACACCGTGAATCTACGGTGTTATCTAGCCAACAAGTTTTCTTTTTATCGTGGTTACTTTCCAACGCTGTCTTCATAACTCTAAGCTGTCTGCTGTTTGACTAATCCAACCTCTATAATTCTTTGTTAGCTTACAAACAGCAACTCTTGGATCATTGAAACTTTGAAAATAATCCATATACTTTACAAATGAATCTTTTGGATCATCAATATCTTTTTGTAGGTTGTGTCCAATGACGATTACTTTACAATCATCATTTACTCTAGTGAGGATTTTCTTTAGATCTGGAAATCCGACATTTTGAGCTTCGTCAATAATAACAACCTTATTCTCAAAGTTTGTTCCTCTTAGATATGTATGTGTTAGACATTTTACATAACCAGTTGATTCTTTATTTGCGGATGCTAATGAATCATTATATATTGCCTTTGGCGGAAAAATATTACATTTAATCATTGCTTGATATAGCGGTTCAAAATAAACCTCTGATTTTTCTGTAATATCACCCGGCAAGAATCCTTGTTTACCTTCACCGTATGGACTCACAACATAAATAATACCATCGTATTTTCCATACTCGTAAAGTAGATTTGCAGTTGCGAATGCCATGACCGTTTTGCCTGATCCGGCTCTGGCGTTGCAGAACACAATTCTAACAGACTCATCCCATATATTGTCTCTAAAATATCTTTGATCTTCATCTAATGTAAACCCATAGAAAGGATGTTCAGAAAGTGTTTCCGGAGCATCTTTTGGTGCTTCAACTACTTTCTTTGGTCGTGCCATAAGGCATCACTCTCCTTAGAATAATTTTGGTTTTGATTTAGTGCTAAGATGTGTTAGAACAATATCTTCCTTCTTTTTCTTGATATCTGAGGATTTATGTGAATTATCTGCGCCTGTCACTATTTCAACAAACCGAATATCGGAATCTTCATATTTACACCGAACATATTTTATTGACATTGTTTTAGATATAATATAAGCATCAAACTCATACTCATTAGCTGAAGAAGCTATTTCATCACTATATTTATCTGAATCCACATATGCCAAATAATATATTAAGCTGTCTGTTGCAGAAACGTATTTTAGTTTATTATTTATTAAATATTTTGAAGATATTGTTCTATTCTTTGGAATCTTTTTAATGTCTGATTGGAAGTCCATTATTCACTGTTCCGGTATCTATTAAATCTTTAATTGGGTATGTTTTGAACGGTTCAACCCAATCCCATTCGTCAGCAACAAAGTTTGGAATATCTGAAATAGACTTATCCGTGTATCTTGTTTCAAGTTGATCTGTTACATATACTGCTGTTTTTATCATATTAGGATACAAACACTTAATATAGTCTCTGTATACATATCTATACCCAGAGGCATATAAACCTTTCAGTATTTCAACAACTTGTTCTGTCAAAACGATTGGAAGTGATATACGTACATTAAATCCAAAATTATTCAATACTGTGATTATATCATCATTTTGCATTCTTGCTGTTTCTGGTATAATCGTTGAGTGGATATCTGTTCCAAATGCGGCGAAATAAACTTCATTTGTATTATAGTCAATAACAGATATCTTTGTTCCTTCTAATTTATCTGAATTATATTCAGATACGACAATCCTAAGACTGTCGTATCCTTCTGATCTTGCTTTAACTAATTGTTTCCAATTAGATATTTCTAAAATAGTATTCATTATTATACCACCTTACAATTAAGATGTTCTGACAGTCCAGCCGGTAGCGCCACCATTATAAACAACATAACCGGGACTAACACCATCACCTTCTTGTGCTGTGTATAGGTCGTTGATTTTAGGCTGAATTGCTTCAAGTCTGCCAAGAACAGAATACTGATCTGTTTGTCCGGCAGGTGCAGCTTTAGATGCCGCTCTATGAAGAATGTCATACCATATTGTTCCAGACGTTGAATCTGTTCCTAGTTTTGTTGAAACGGAATTTACATTAGTTCCAACTCCGCTAATGCTGCCAAAAACAGAAGAACTGGATGTATCGCCAGAGTTTCCTATCTTACCGCTCACATTATTCACTGATCCAAAAATAGTAGATGTTCCTGTATCAGAATCAGAACCAAGTGTTGATTTGACACTATTTACTTTTCCAAATACAGAGGTACTTGACGAGGAATCATCCGATGTTCCTATTGTAGAATATAGTGTTGGATGTCCATCTGTTCCAAAAGCTCCCAACTGATTCACACTAATATTTTCAAAATTCGCTTCCTCAATATCTGTTTGTTGTTTAACTGAACATGATACTGAACGTACAGTTCCTCCATAAGCGTCTGAATCATTTTCATCTCTAAGAGCTTTAGAAATAGTATACAAATCTGTATCAGCTTTAATATTTGTAGCAACCTTGTTTATCTTATCGTTTGTGGAAGATAGAACTTGTTGCATTGCACTATAACCAACATTCATTTGCTGCCCAAGACCAACAAAATCGTCACTTCCGATAACAAGTGTTTTTGCAAGCTCGGATGCCGTTTTTGGAATAATCATTGGATGTTCCTCACTAACAATTTCCGGTGTTCTGTCAATCGTTATATCTGAGAAATCTTCATCTGCAAACTTTTCAGAGAAATTAACTTGTGAACCTGTCAAATCATAATGCAGTTGATACGTCATTCTATCAATGGCTCTTACAACTGGGTTGTCTGTTTGTTGTTCTGCTATTGCTTTCTCTAGCTTATCTATCCACTCTTTAGCATACTTATTTAACTTAGATAACTTATCTTTTTTATTTATCTGGATTGATCCGGCACTTACCTTTTCAGGAAATTCAGAGGTTCTATCATCAATATATACAGGCATTGAGTTGCCAGATACAAATATCATAAAACCTTTGAATTTTACACCGAATTTAATTTTAGCCCAGAATGTTGTATTTCCAACCAATAGAGATAGTTCATCAAACCGTATCAATAATGGGTCTGACATTCTAAGAACTGTTGGATATTCAGTTGTTGGTGTGTACGCCACAACTATCACCGCTCTCAAATAATGTTAAAGGAAATCCTGTCCTTCCGGAATTCCACTACTTCTATTGTTTGTAAATATTCTTTATAAAATGTTAAAATACCTGTATTTGTTATATCTGGATCTTGATGCTTAAACAGTCCATTTCTATCATCGGCAAACACATCAACTTTATGAATTGGTTTCAAATACCAAGAATAGATATTTTGTCCTGACACATTGATGTGCCAGCCCCAATTAAGTTCATATTCTTTACATGAATCAATGTGCAACTTTACAACATCACCCGGAAGCAGGAAACCAATTCCTAAAACATAGAGACATTCTGTTGTATAAGTATATTCTCCTTTATTATATGTTGTTGCAACATCATCTTTAATTTGTGTCAGTGTTGAAAACTGCCCATTTTCATCAAATGTCACAGCAATACTTCCTGTTAGAAGATTTCCTTCTAAATCATAAAAGGAGAAATACTGCAATGAATCACTTTCTCTACTATCATGCAACTTGTTAAATTCATCAAACATTTTTAATCGTCACCTTTCTGTTCTTCTACATCAATAACTTCTGATTCTTCTGAGAACTTTGAAAGCTGAGATAACAGACTTCCGGCTAGATTTCTAATAGCATCTCTTGAATCGGCATCTAAAACAGTTGCTTTTTGACCATCCGGAGTAATAATATTTGTTGTATTGAAGACAACGCTTTGCAGCCGATCATCTTTCAATACCTGAGAAACTGTTTCATTTGCATCTGCCAAACATTTAGAAATTGTTTCCATAGCCATAGACAGCATCGTAATACTCTCAGGCTCGTTCTCAATTCTATTGTTCACAGCTTCTATAAACTTATCCTCTAATTTTTCTAAAAAGTTTGTTAGTTTAATAATCCTATTCAAACTATTTCTTGCTTGTGCTACAACAAATAACTTCGTTCTAGCCATCAGTTGTTCGCCGTTTATATCTACTGGATTTTCAAGATCATTATTAGCAAGTTGTTTCATCATTATCATAGATGAATTTTCAGAATCACCTATTTTGATTGCTAATTCTTCGCTCATTCAAATCCCTCCACCATTCTCTTATACAGCTCAGTTAATCTCTGAGAATATAGTGTTGATAGTGCTTCTGCTAGTTCTGTGTTTTTCTTTGCATAAGCCATTGATACATCTGACTTGAATGCGCTTGTTGGCTCAAATTCAAAATCAAAATGTAATGATGGTTCGTCAGTCAGTCTGTGCTTTTCATGAAACACTCTTGGCTTAACTGTAACTGTTCCAATCAGAGGAATTTCCACATTCGCTACTCTATCTTCTATTGGAGTATCTTCTGAAAACTGACATACTTGTTCTGTTACTTTGTAAGCCATAATCAACTCAATCAGGCGGAGGAAGTCAAAATTGTATCTGTAAGAGCTTCCTTGTAGCTGCTCTATTTCTCTCGCCATAACTTTTGCTTCTGTAGAAGAAACGCTACCTTTTAATCGTGCCATAGTTAATCTAACTCCTTTAATGTTCTTAGTAAAGTTTTCCTATTCTTTGATAATAGTCTAAGAAGTTTTACAACGCACTTCTTCACCTGTTCAAAATCATCACAATCCACATATACCTCTAACTTGTGTAACACAGAATCGAAGTCATCATTTTCTCTTTTGTATATAGAAGATAACTTTTTATGCACACAGGAATTGAAGAAGTCCTGCTTTGATATCGGATTATTTATTCTTTTTTCTAGTCTATCACAACTAGCAATTATGATTGGCTTCATTACATCATGGTTCATCGGATATCACCGCCTAATCAATAGTCACGATTTCCTATCTTTGTTTTTGCTAGAGTTGCTTTTAGCTTTTCTAACTTATTTTTTGCAAGTTTTCCTGATCCTGTTCTATATCCTGCCATAACAACAGCATCTTTCCACGGTCTTTTCTCAACTTCTGCATACTGGAACAATCTAAGAACCTGAATTGCATCTGCGAATTCTTCTTTTGTTGGAATCTTAATTGTTCTTCCTGCCATATATTGAACAATGTTTTCAAATGATTCAACATCTGTCAAATAACACAACTCAGAAATAATCGAGTATTCAGGTACTTCATGCAAGTCATACAAAAGACTGCACATAATAGAATAAACATCTGAATCTCTTAATTTTCCAATAAGATCATTTACATTTTCAACCATGATACTACCTCACATATCTCTCAGGTCACTGTTTTCTAATTCTGTATATTCGGCATCAAATGCAACATCTAGGTCTGCATCTGTATTATCCATAATAGAATCTGTAAATCCAAGATTTCTTACTTTCTTCTTGAATTGCTCAATGATAATTCCAACATATGGAATCAACGAATCACTTAGCCTAAAATATGTTCTTGGCTTATTTTCAATGTCTCGAAGAAGATTCAAACAAACATTTGTATACACTGCTGTATACTCCATTGTATCTTCTACAAATTTAGTATGGCTCATTACATCACGGATGACAGAATCAATATGCTCAAGAGTAAATCTTCTTTCCATATTATCAAATTCTTCTATGCATGACATTGAAGAACTTGCGCACATTCGTTTAACTGTTTCTTTTAGTACCGGATTATCTTGAACATTTATAATTTCATGCTCAACACGTTTCTGTCTTGTAACATAGGTTAGCTTAATCATTTTACCGATGTAATAAATCCAAGCATAGATTTTCTTTCCGCCTAAAACACTCATCCAAACATCGGCAGCAATGTCGTGACAAACATCATCAACACCACAATAACCAAATACAAACTTATTTTGATTCACATAAATATACGCAAGTGATTTCAAAAGAGTATACATTTCTTCATTTTGTGGATCATTCTCTGCAAGATAAGTAAGTCGTTTCTCAATCTTCATAACGCTCTTACTTCTCTTACTGTTTGCTACATCATAATCTGCTCCCAATGTCAATCACCTTCTTCTATTTCAAATAGCGATATTTGATGTTTCCGTTCTGCTTTCCACAATCTGTAGCATTTTGGACCGAAACCAATCTCTTTACTTGCATTTCCTTTTAATGGTCTACCGCATCTACGACAAAACACAACCATGTTATCTAAATCAACATTCTGTTTATCTTCTTCCATACAAATACTCCTTTACAAGATATTTACCAGTAAATAATCAACAACCATTTCTGGTTGAATACTTCCATCTTTTACACCTCTATCGCAGTATCTTACATACTTCAAAAACCGAACAAGCTCAGAATTACTATATTTTCCAACAAAATGCTTACTGTTCTTAATCTGGAATCCTGTAAGACCTGTTGAATCAGCAATATTCTTAATATTTCCGGCTGTTTGAACTTGAAGAACTGTTTTTACTTTCGTATGTAAAAGTGAAATGATAGCAAGCGGATTATCGCCGCGCTCTTTGGATTCTTCCAGTAACTCATACACAGACTTTACATCTCTATCAAGAATCGCATCAATCAAATCAAACATTTCACCTTCAACATCAATATAGAAAGCTCCTTCATTATAGCATTCTTTGAAAGCATCCATATAAGATATTGATCTGAAATTAGCAAGACTTTTGACCTTATCAATTTCAAGAAGAATTCTTCCATAATCATTATGTGTGATATCGCACAAGTATTTACAGCATTTATCCGTAATGTCTACGTCATTCTTAATATACTTAGTAAGAACTTCAACAGATAAAGGCTGAAACTCTGTAATATAATCATCAAACGTCTTACTGAACTTTGAACGTGCATCAATATCTAAGTATTTTACAATAAGTGTTGCTTTTGCTCGTTCAAGTTTCTTTACAATGTCTTTCCATATTGATTCTTCCGTGAGAAATTCCTTATCATACCGAACAAGATACAGTTGCTTTCCAGAATCAAATAAATTACGTCTGTCTAAATTCCTGTATACTGAATCTACCGTATCGGCTTCAATGATATTTAATCCGATACCGTCTGCAACCTTTTGAATATAAATATCAAGAATTGTATATTCTGCTCCTGCAAACACATAAAAATTCCTGAATTCTTTTTTCAATAGGCTGTTACATAACTCTAAAAGATTCATATTGCACCGCCTGAAACGTCTAAATGCGTATTCAAAATCCAATTATCAAGTATCATTTGCTTATTGCTTCCCTTTTGGCACAGCTCAGACAAATGTTTACTTGTCTGCTTTATGATCTTTGCAAACGCCTCATAATCTTCTCTTGAACATTTCTCTTTCATTGAACTTTCGCACACAAGCATAACACACCGCATAAACAATACAGGATCAAACTTGTCATCTTCATCTTTTTTAACATTTAATGAAGAACTAATCTTGAATTCATTGTAGATTTTTGCAAACCCTATATTCTGAACAAACTTGTCTGCCAAATCATACAAACCGATAACATCAATAGAATTACATATTGTAATATCTTTTGGACAAGTGCTTATCTGATATGCAATTTTCTCCGTTTTATCTCTAAGACTTAAATCCATTGTCTTTGCATATTCTTTCAAATCAATAACAGAATAATTATTGAGATGAAATACTGTTGCTCTACTGATGATTGTTGGTAGTACGTTTGATAGATTTTGAACTGTCATAATGAAGTATGCGTCATTCGGCGGCTCTTCTGTCACTTTTAAGAGTGCATTCTTTGCGCCAACTGACATATCATCTGCATCAAAAATCATAAATAGTGTTTTTGCTACAGTGTTGTATGCTTTTGAAATTGTATCTCTAACATCATCAATAGATGTTCCACATGGAACAAAAGTGCATCCAAGTTTTTTAGATGTCCACTCAGACATTACTTTCTTTCCAAAACCTTCCGGAGATGTAAATATACAAAATCTTGGGAATTTATCTCGCTCAATTAACGATTCTATTCTTTGCTTTAATTCTTTTTGTCCACATACATACATTAATTAACCCTCCGAACAAAGAAGAATAAACTGAGATTCAATCATTGGTTTCGGTGTAGATTCCCACTTAATATCTGTATTCAGCTTCATTACAGCATTAAGAAGATCTGAGAAGAAAGAATAGTGTTCTTTTGTATATGACTTCATCTTATCTTCATATGATGTCGGCAATTTCAAGAACTCAAAAGAACGGCAAACATCATATTTGCACAGGTCAAGAACAAAGTAATTGTATTCATTAATAAACTGTTTAAGATCAATACCATCTCTGTGAATAGTCTCAATAATTTCAATAACTTTTTGCTTATTCATATTATATAGAGAATCTGTCAACTCAAACATAATACTATAATCAATAGAACCAAGAGCTTTTGTAACAATATCTAAAGTAAGATTATCTGAATATCCGAGTGCTTTTTCCATAAGAGTAATAGCATCTCGCATTCCACCTTCAGACAGCTTCGCAATATAATCAATCGCATCTTCTGTATATGTGTAGTTATGTCCTTCATTATTTTCTGAATCAAGGATGAATTTCAATCTGTTCACAACTCCGGAATGCGAAATACGCTTAAAATCATATCTTTGAACTCTTGAAAGAATTGTTTTCGGAAATTTCTGAGGATCTGTAGAACAAAAAATAAAAACACTTGTCGGTACCGGCTCTTCAATAGATTTCAGTGCAGCTTCCCACGCTGCTTTAGAGAAGTTGTGAGCTTCGTCAAGTAAAAACACACGGTAATCAGTTCCAATAGGCTTACTTCTTGCTTGATTTAGAATACTCTTCATATCTTCAACACCGTTATGTGAAGCCGCATCCAATTCTACTATTGTAGAATTGATAGAGTTTGCAAAAGTTCTTGCCAATGTTGTATTGTGAGTTGGAACAAAATTATCTGTTATATATGTATGATCTTCATGGTCTACATAAATACACTGACATTCTTCTTTTCCAACATATTTTATTGCCACTATTTTTTTAATCGGATCACTCTGTCTTTTTTTCCTCCTTCTTAAATGTTTCTCAGAGGAACAATATACAAGATTATTTGGAAACTTTACATGATGCCTATATGATGTTGAGCAAATAACTTTTTCCCCATCTTTATTTATATAATTTGATTGTCTACTGGTTACAGTATCTCTACACCCCAAAGACCTTACAAGGAATGAAAAGTCATCCGATAACTGCTTACTAGATGTTGAAAACTCAGTTACGCCATTTTCAGATGTATATCCGTCAGAATCAAAAAGTCCTCTCAAGAGTTCCAATCTCGTATCTATGTCATTTAATAAATATTCTTTCGGTATAAATTTATCTGTTGATTTAACACAAATACCAAGATTCCTTAAGTCATCTCTGAAGCTAACATGGTTTGAATAATTATCGTTCGCTACTCTTTTTATTTTTCCAAATAACTCAGGATATTTTCCAAACGTAGTTGATGCATCTCCTGTTGAAATTCTATATATTGTTTCTTGATCAAATTTTGGATACCCGATAGAATTCAAATCCTCAATTAACTTATATGGTCCTTTATATGTTATATTATTAAATATATAGAAATTCTTAAAATTATCTTGTTTTCCGGAGATTCTGTAATCATACTTTGATCTATATTTAACATCACAGTCATACTTACTCAAAATATCAGATACCTTGTCTATTACATCTTTCTCGTTGTTTGAGAATCCAAAGCTACCTCCGCATAAGTTACCGTCACCTAAAAGAAATCCAACTAAATAAGGATCAATGGGGATTTCTTTTTTTGAAAACGGTACTGTTGGTATCTCAACGCGCAATTTCTTTTTAGAGGTTTCAAACAATTTAATTAAATCACGGGTTTCTATAACAAAATAATCATTTCCTTTTCGTTTTCCATTATATGTATAGATGCAGTTCAAATGATTATCAGCAACACGTATTGATGTTTTGTCGTTAAAACATATTTCATACACATCTCTAACACCTTGATTAAATACACCAGAAACAACTGCAACGCTGCCTGTGTGCGTGATTACCTCTGAACCGCACTTAATGTCTTTCATCTTAACAAACCCGTTCGGCGTCAGAACATCACTGTCAAGCGGCTGTGCTTTACCACATCCAGAAGATCCGCAGAACAGATACGTATTCCTAATCTTATTCTCTTTAATATGATTCAATAAGATATCTTTTACAACGGATTGTTCTACAGTGTCTTCAAATGTTTTCGGGCGATACTTTACAGCTAATGATTGCATAAGGCTTCCTCCTAAACTGACTGTATAATTTGAATGAATCTTATGTAATTAGTATAACACATTTTTGAAAAAAAGTCAAGTGATTTATAGAAAATAAATGAAAGACCTTGCTAAAAATTAGCAAGGTTTTATTGGTTATTCCTCTGAATCCAAAAACTCTACAAACTTCTTCATCACTTGTTCGTTTATGACATAATAATTATTATTGTCACCGAAATCAAATGCAAGAATTGGATGTTTTTTACCCATTGCAAAACACTGTTCTTCGAGTTTTTCAAGCCATTCTTTTTTAATTGAAAATGACTTCTTTTCTGTTGTTGCTGTTTTACATTCGATCAAGCATTTATCTGAATATAAATCTCCTTTAAGGAACGCACTTGAACCGGAGCTTGTTTGAACTTTAGCCCCAATATTCTTTGCTGTTCGTCTTTCATGTCTATCACTATAATATCTATTTGAATTCTTATTATTTACCATCTTCCAATCTCCTATTCAAGAAATCACAACAAACCTCACAATCTTCAAGTCGCTCAAACAATTCTTCATTATACAAGCATCTGCCGGAGGTTGTGAGATAATCTTCTTCATCGAATCCTTCCATAACACTGGAACATCTTACACGGAACACACACTCGCCATCGAAACACAGATACATCGAATCTTCACCATCATCAATCACAGAACGGACAGTTATTTCTTTTGAAAAGTATTTCTTCTTCCGGTAGAAACAATCACACATCTTAAAGTGATCGTCATTATCTGATCCAATATGAACAATACCAGTACCATTACATTTCTTACAAACCTCAGAATTCTTATAATACATTAGACTTGGTTTGTAAATTGTTTTTAATACTGTTTCATAATACGGTGTTTCATAATATGTAAGTTCATATTCTTTTTGTTCCGGATTTTCTAATGCTGTTTTCAGCTTTGTAAGATATTCGATCTCATTGTTGATTTTTTCAATGATATTATCATTCATGCATAACATCTCCCAATATAAATATAATTTAGGAAAGCGTGATTCAGATGTGTGATATCCGAATCACGCCAGCAGCGTTTCACTGCTTTCACCAAAGGTGTTGTTTCCTCAGTTGGTTTTTAACGGAGGTACAAACAAAAACGAACCCGAAAGACACAAATAGGCAAAAAAGTATCTGCTAAAGTAGCTTGTTTGTAACAGAATTGATCTCTAAACCAACAAACAATCAGTTCTGTCTGAACTCCCGATACTGGACTTGAACCAGTGACACCCTGATTAACAGTCAGGTGCTCTACCAACTGAGCTAATCGGGAATATAAATGTCGGAGGTAGGGTTTGAACCTACACAGGAATAGCATGAACAAAGAGTATTTGTTTGACGTCATCCTAGGCTATAGTCAAACTCATCCTTGTTTAATTCTTTCCAACCGGAGCCTGCTTCCGGCGCGTCATACCTATTGCGCCACTCCAACGTATAAATCAGTCAAAACTTAATCATTATTCTTTTCATATGATATCTTCTGTCTCCTAATCACCTCACTGGAAATCCGTCATAATTTTTCTAATTCTTTTCACCGCATCAATATCTGTGATTTCCTGTTTCGACTCCCTCACAAGACATTCACCAATAAGAAATAAAATATGTTGCTGTTTAATGCACTCATCCCTGAGTTTGTTAATATCATCACACTCAAGAATATATAATTTATTCATCATCTAAACCACCTCACTTCTGCCCGTCTCCAGTTTGAGCCATTTAAGATTAGCGGATGTTATCTGTTCCTCTGTTACCTTGCCGTAAAAAATCGCCCGACTGTGTAATGCATTTATTATTAAGCTAGTAAGTTCTTTTGCAATCTCTTCGTCATTCATATGACGGATGCGATCACCATTTGTTATTGGATTTGCAGGTATGAAATTATCGCATGAATAAGAAAACGCATTATAAACAGACTGCTTATCAATCAAGCAAGTGCATCCGTCAGCGTCCCAATCAGCATACTTGCATTCTTTACAACATCTTTGATTCATTCCACCCACTCCTCCGCTTCTTGACGATTGATAAAGAAGTGAATTCCTGTTGCACATTCTTCAAACCGATCTTCACAGAAATTAGGTTCTGTTACGGTTTCACCAACTTTATAGATAAATTCGTCATCATAGTTACTTGCAATTTCATTCAATTCAGTTGATTCCCCACTTACTGTTTCGATTGCAAGTACAACAGCTTTGTCACATCTGCACTTACGTCCTGTCGCGCTTGATCTCCGTGCATCTTCCGGAATAAATAATTTCACAATATGTCCGTTTGCTTTCTTCCATGCCGTGAAACTTCCACTGTCAGGACATACCATCGGAATGAATGGAACATTTTTAGCACCACGAAGATCAGCATCTTGCAAATTAGCACGCCACAGATCAGCACCGCTCAGATCAACCCTACACAAGTAAGCATCTCGAAGATTAGCACAATACAGATCAGCACCACTTAGGTTAGCTCCACTCAGGTCAGCCTCTTGCAGATTAGCCTTTAACAAGTTAGCTTCACGTAGGTCAGCATATTGCAAGTCGGCACCGCTCAGGTTCGCGCAACGTAAGTCAACACCATGTAGGTCAACACCTAGTAAGTTAGCAGAACACAGGTCAGCAAGTTCTCCGCCTTTCTGACCATTTAGCCACTTTTTGTGTTTCTCAATAATATTTTTCAACTTATAACTCAGCATGACTATAACCTCATTTAGAAGGATGTTGCACGTTATGAAAATTATTAAAATTATTCAAAATTACATATCAACTTTAATAAATTTTCTTTATTGTTCATTATGATGTTTAGTCATAATTACTACAATTTGCTGTAACGCACAGCAGCTATCCCATTTTATTGGGACTACTTTTTTTTGTTAAAATTTACTAAATTTATGACTCAATATAATATCGCTCTTGTTACATTTTTCAGCATCATGTGCCGTAACAAATAAATTTTGCTTTATATTAAATTGATTTTTAGTAAATTCATACAAATACTTTAATTTTGTTTCATATGTTTAATGCTCTCTCAAACCATATATCTTATTTCTTATCTTTTTTCTCTAAATATGATAATCTAGCTCTTGTGAATAGTTTATTATATTCCTTTCTTAGCTCTTCAACTGATTCCATAACCAACATAATCGTTAATGAAAAATTAAAAATCGGACATAAAACCCATATCATTGGAACAATTACAATTACAAAAAACAAATCTCTACACTTAATATCTGTATTTTCTTTCTTCCAATCTTTTAGTTCTGGAATATATGCATAGACCATATTAACTATTGCACCAAGTACACAAAGAATGTATAATATAAGAACTATCCATAAAAATATCTTCATATTATAGAAACTCCTTTACAGCTCGTCCAAATAACATTTATAGTGTTCGCTTCCATCTGCTATCATTTTAATCTTCTTAATTCCGTTGTGTTGTGTAAGATGAAATTTATCAATTACAAACTGCTTTAATTCATCCTGTGGAATTTGTGGTGAGTGAAATATCTTTGCTATTCCATTGCTGATCTCAACTCTTCCTCTTGGATAATATGAAAAATCTTTTCCACCAGTATATTTTCCTCCAAGAGTAGACCAAACTTTTTTATGATTATAGTTGTCTGAACCCGTAGATGACATTGTACTAGAAATCTGAAACTCAGGATCATTGATATCACCGTTAAAATCACACGGGATAGTAAAATATAGTTCTGATTTGTCTACATTATCAACATCTTTAATCCAGAAAATACCACGGTATAATTGAGTATCTTCCACTAAAAGTTTCATATTGATTTCCTTTCCATTTGATTTTTGGTGTTGTATAAAGGAATCGAACCTTCATGTAAAGAACAATCAATATTTTACATCCTAACCGTAGGAAACAACAAAAATAGGTTGCGTAAGACTGAATAAGAATCTTACGCGAAAATAAAAATAAGATGAAATAATGAAGTGTTTTAAGGAGACAACAAAAACGAGTCATCATCTATTACGATGATGTGGTGCTGGTAGTGGGACTTGAACCCACACGCCATCTCTGACAACGGATTTTGAGTCCGTTATGTCTGCCAATTCCGTCATACCAGCATTTTTTAATTGGGCAGGAGAACTAAGACACATCTTGTTCTCCTTTTAGGAAGTTCTGTTGATTTATCAACATATCCTTGCCCGTTTGGTGGATCTTCTGGGACTCGAACCCAGACAAAGCCTTGTAAGGGTCTACGCTTTATAAGAACGTGGCTTTCACCGATTAAGCTAAAGATCCATATTATTTAAGTTTTTATATGATTGACATATAGATTTTTGCAAATTAGTCTATTCGACTGTTTAACCAAACTCTCAAAATCTCACCTGCTGTAAACTCAGGATTCAAATTCAACTGCTTCAACACAGATCGAACAAATTTAGCATCAAGTTTATCATCACATCCTTTTATGATGTCCCATTCACAAACCTCTAAGGCTTCTGAAAATTCTTTGTGCTCTTTTATCCACTCTTTAATCTGTCTTTTCTTTTCTGCTTTTTCCTTGTCCTTTGACTTATCTCTATTTTTATACGCGAATGCGGAATATGCTTTCTGTGCGGTTTTATACCCGTATCCTTGAGCATCATCCAATACCTCACCAGTATTTTCGTCAATTATTACAAATCTATCTGAATACTTTGAGGATAATTTATCAATATTAATTGCTTTTATACCCCTCATAGCAATTCTCCAATCATGTCTTACAATACATCACATAAGTAATGTCAATTCACTAATAACATCTTTTCTGGTTACTCTACCAACAGAAGAAAGTCTTTCAGAAAGCCATTTGAAATATTGAGAACAAACATAATCTAACTGTTTAGAAATATTGTAAACATTAAAATTATTTTCAATATTTTCCTTGTCGCAAACATCTTCTATAAGAACGGACATCCAATTCACATCTGAAATACAGTCCTGAATTTTTCCGTATGTCCAATCATATATTTGTTTCTGTGTTGGATATTTATTTGTTGACAATAACTTCTTTACAGAAGAAATGAATGAATATATTTCTGTTTGCCAATGAGAAGCACAGTCGCTTTCAGGAGCAAGAATCAGATATAGAATATGTTCTATCACGATATCTGTTCTGTTTGTAAGATATCTTTCGATTTCTTTTTTACTATCTGCAAATTCTAACAATTCAATCATATTAATCACATCCAATCTTCAATATATTTTATTGGTGGCTAGACCTTGAGTTGAACAAGGTTCTTACGATTTTCAGTCGTAGGCACTGACCGCATATACCATCTAGCCACAATCGGAATGACAGGACTTGAACCTGCGACTTCATGGTCCCAAACCATGCGCTCTACCAAACTGAGTTACATTCCGTTATTTTGATTGCCTATGGTTGAGTCGAACAACCGATGCCTGTGTCAAAGACAGGTGCCTTTCCGCTTGGCTAATAGGCAGTATTGAAAAGAATGTGCTACTAAAACAGGATAATGGCGAACCTGAAACCTCGCACAATAATTAGGTTTTTTACCAAAAGGAGGTGTGCTGAGAAAAATGAAAATAATTGACCCAAGTGGGTACGAAAGGAAATATTAGGAATTATTCATTCCATGAATATAGTATAGCATAATTTAGTTTATTTGTCAAGTGAATTTGAATAAATTTTTCATTTTAATTAAAGCCAATAGAGAGTGTGTCCATTTTAATGCATTCATCTTCTGACAAACAAGTTACAATCTTCAAAGCTGTTTCTTTTGAAATATTTGCAACTGCAATTCTTCCATTTACAATAATTGAACAAGTATTTGATTTCTTACTTTCAATTTCTTTATCGTTTGTTTTCTTTGCAATCTTAGGTTCAACAGTTTCTTTGAAATCTGTGCCGATAGGAGTATTGAATGCAGATGCCCATACTCCTGTAGGAACTGAAGTTGTACCTTCAATAAATCCTTCTTTTACATCTTCTGTCTTTTCAACTGCAACTTCTTTATTTTCTGTCAAATCAATGTGAAATGCTTCGAGAAGTTCAGGTGCAAACTTGTTCTTATGTTCTGTCATATACTCAATGAGATGTCTTCGCGTTACTCTAAATCTCCTTCTCCCGTTTTCACTTAGTTTGTCCTGCTTAACTGCTTTCAGATCACCTTTGTTTACAAGTCGGAGGACTGTGCAATAAGCACATCCAATCATTTGTGCGATCTCATTCAATGAGTATCCTCGCTTCTTTGTGTTGTACGCCATAGTTTCTTCTCCTTTTTAGTTTTATTGGTTTGTTGTTTTCATGTGCGGTACTGTCCGTATCGCTTTTGTAAATATAGTATAACACATAATCCGTCATTTGTCAAGCATTTTCTCACAAAAAATACTTACAAATAACGGATTGCTACAATATTCTATTTTGTGCAATTATTACAAGTGTAATGGCTACCGTCAATAAATAATTGACATTCATTGCTTACGACAACACCTCATATTACAGTCTCAAAACCGCAAAAACGTAAACCTGACTGATTTTGGTTTAGTTAGAAATGAGGAACTTGAGAAGAAATCAATTTAGATGTTCATTTTCGACAACGTAAGTTGACATCATGTCTGCCATGTGAAGTGCAAATGCTAAAGTATTATTATTAAATGCATTTCCCATATCATAATTAGAATTGTACGGCGAAATATCAAAAGCTCCCATGTGCCAATGAATTGCTTGCTTTTCTTCTTCTGTCAACATGATAAAATCTTGTAGCTTATATACAGATGCAGAAGCGTGTCCTAATCTAAGCTGATTTGGATTATATTCAAATACTTCAATTTGCTCCCACTCTCCGGTATCCTTATTTTTCACATTCTTTGTTGCCTTTACGTACTTATCAATTTTACAAAGATCATGAAACAAAGAAACGATTACAAGTGTTTCTTCTGAATATTTATCAGGATCATTCGGAAAGATGTACTTTATCATGTCCTTCAATGTATAATATACATTGATACTATGTTCAACAAGACCACCCTCATAAGCACCGTGATATTTTGTACTTGCCGGACAAGTATAGAATCCGTTATCGTCAAGATAATCCATGAGATCACAAATTCCATCCCTGTGAATAGTATTACATACAATATCAATAAACTCTTTGCGCTGAGATTCTACATTGCAACCCATATTAATTCTCCTTATAAAAAGATTACACACTTATTTTTTGCTCGTGTTATACCAACATAAAATACCTTATACTCATCTTTATCCTTTGTTGGTTTTATTGGGAATTTACCATACAAAGCAATATTGTCATCTTCAAGACCCTTTGATTTGTGAACTGTCATTATCTTGATTTTATTCTCTGCCATGATTTTATTTTTCTGATCTTCTGATTCAGGCGCATTCATTACAGAATAAAACTTAACTCCGAGCTTCTTCAATCTGGCACCGAGTTCATACAGCTCTTTATTCGTTCTTGTAAGAAACATCCAACTCTCATTTTTATCTAAAGAATTTACGAACGATTCAAGCTGTGTTTTTGAATTGAACTTTACCTCTCCAACAGTTTCATTCTTGCAAACACAATCTTTTTTAATAATATCATCTGCTTGCGCAATGATCATGTTTGCATAATTCATAATCTGTTGTGCTGTTCTATAGTTTTCAGTGAGATAAAATTCTTTCCATTCAGGATCTTTCATCAATGACAAGAAGATTCCAACATCTCCGCCTTTGAACGCATAAATACTGTTGTGTGTTGCAAATCCATCAGAAACATAAGTACCTGTATTTTGAACCTCAATACAATAAACCTCTTGTGTTTTTCTCTCTAAGCAAACATCTGTAATTTCATGATATACAATTCCCTTGTATTCGTTGTTGTATGTTGGAACTACATAGATTAAAGACATGATTTCTGGAATAAGATTGCAAGCTCTAACCTCAATAACATTATCTGAGAACATTGGTGTATGCTTAGATAGTAATGGGAAGTTGATATCTTTTCCATAAGCTGAGAGCAATGTTTCTACTCTTGCTCTGATGTCGTTACATCTTGATTCTTCTGTATATACTCCCGGTACTGCAAGTGGAATGCCATAACTGTATGCACAAAGCTGCGCCGAATCAACACAATCACTATTGTGATTATACTTAGCAAGAATCCAGATATCTGTAATCTCGCCATGACCACAAGTGAATAAATACTCATTTAATTTTATTCTGAAATATGCAGAACCTATAAAATATTCACCTGTTGTTGTTCTACACAAGAATAAAACGCTGATCGTTGATTCATCTGATACGCAGTTAAGTCTCGCAAAACATCTATGATTTGGAGTATACTCAGGCATACCAACCTCTGTTACAGCTCTTACAATAGAATCGGTTACAGATGTTTGAGTAGAACTTACCATATTAAAAGATAGCTCTTGTGTTCTTGGATCATATGATTTAACATAATCTCCAATTACAATATCCTCTATCTTCTTTTCTCCGCTTTCTGTATCAACAATAGTTCCGGCAGGTTGACATTGATAATCGTCACCAATCCAGAAATTATGTCTCGCTCCTAACTTCTTTAAGAATTTATATTCTAACCATCCAATATCCTGAAGCTCATCTACAAACAAGTATTCAAGAATAACTCCGGATTCTTCAAAATACTTAGTGCTTAGTTTTAGAAGTTCATCAAATGAAATAATGTGATTCATCTCACAGAGCGTTTTAACTGTTTCTGTATAATTATAATTAGATTCTTCACCAAGAAGATATCTAATCTCTTTATATACTTTCGGATCTGTGAACTTATATGGCAGTTCAGATTCAGAAAGAAGCCCTCTATTCACAAGTTTGCGCAATCTTAAAAAGATAACATAATCATCCATCGTGCAATATCTGGCGTAACTTGGAATCAATGACTTCATGAACTCATTTTGATGAAGCTCTGAAAAGATATCATATTCAAATCCTGTTTTCTTCAACAATTTATTTGCATAAGAGTGTATTGTTCCAATGAAACATTTGTTTGATTTTGGAACATCTTTCAGTCGTTTCTTCAATTCATCGGCTGCAAGATTTGTAAATGTAATAACAACCACTGATTTCGGTTCAACACCGGAAATGAGAACCTGACGAACTTTCTCCGTCAGTGTTCTCGTTTTTCCTGCTCCGGAACCAGCATCCACTATGATATTTCGTTCTTTACAATCTACAATCTGTTTTTGTTGCTTGCTAAGTTCCACAATAGCACCTCTTATCTATCGTAAATAAATCTATCTACATACTTCTTAATCATGTCAAGAATATCCTTGTTTTCTTCTTTTTCAAGGAATGGAATCAATTTTGCCTGACCTTGAACCTTTATCTCAGACAAATTACCATCCTCGTCTGTATTGCAAAGAACTTCACCAGTATCCTTATCAATAAATGTAAACCAAGCTCCGGATTGATGAATAACATCTGTTGAAATAGCAATATCAATGATATCGTTCAACGGCAAGATACCTTTATCATAAGTAAGTGTATAGAATCCTAGCTTTCTGTTTGGTTTACATACCTTTGTTTTTAGAACATGAATCTGTACCTTATGTCCATAAGGACTTTCTGCTTTCTTAGCTAGATCCTTAAACGATTCATCAAACGGTGTTCCCTGTCTGAATTGAAGTCTTACAGAGCATGAGTGTTTCCAGCATCTACCGCCGGGCGTTACCGTTGTTGGTCCACCATATCCTGCGTTTAAGTTATCACGAACTTGATTTATTCCGATCAAAGCACAGTTAGTCTTAGCACAAACTGTCTCGATCTTCTTTGAAAACTTAGTAAGTGCTCTTGAAATTCCACCATATGTTGAATCTTCAATAGTCTTTTCCATTTCCTGCTGAGACACCATAGCACCAAGACTATCAATAATACAAAGACCAATAGATCCTGTATCAATAAGCTGTGATATCATTTCAAAAATTTCTTCTGCGCTTTGAGAATCAGGAGACATGAACAATGCTTTTGAAGAATCGAATCCTAGTGTTTGCGCCCATTCTTCATCAAATGTATTTTCACAGTCTACCCAAAATACCTTTAACGGACCTCTTTCTCTCAATTCAAGAAGTGTTGCTGATTGTTCCTTTGTCAACTTATCAGCATTCTCATAGGCTTCAATCTTTGATTTCCAATCCTCTTCAAACATCTTCTGAGCATTTGCTGCAATATCAATCGCTGTTGTCGTTTTTCCAGAACCTTCCTCACCCGAAAATTCTGCAATTCTTCCAAGAGGAATTCCACCATAAAGCATATAATTCGCTCTTGGACTACTAAATGGGATTCTTTGACAATTATGAACGGTTGTTCCTACTGAGAACAAGTCTGATTTATACTTTTTATTAAAATCTTTTAATAGTGTTTCAATCTTATTCACTGAAACTCACTCCTATCTTTATTCGGTGCAGAACGCTCCATCTCAAATGATTGCATTCTCCTTGTCATGATCTTCTTAGCCGACTGCAAAAGTTCAATAGCAATCGTTACTTTTTGTTTAATAACATCATACGCTTTATTATATACAATAGAAATAAGAATTTCATCTGCTAACTTATTTTCTGCGTATGCTTTTCTGATAGGTCCTGCTCCGTCAGCTTCCATATAGAAATCATTGAACTGAGTTTTGAATGCCGTTTCAGCAATATCACTTCTGATTCCAATGTGTTCCTGTGCGTCACCGACATAATAAAGTAATGCCGGAAGTGTCATGATGATATCATCTAATTCTGCATCGGTGACTTCATAAGAATTGTCAGCAATAATATCGGACACATATTTTACATATTTATCTAACTTATCACAACAATCTGAAACAATAGAACCTACGATGCTTTCAATATACGTTGCATCTTCTTCTGTCTGTTTCTTTAAGAATTCTAACTTATACTTATTCATTTACTATTCACCTCGCCCCACATCAAGTCCGATTCTTTATGAAGATTTGATAAAGCCATATCTCCAAAGTAATCAAACAAAACCTTCTTTTTTCTTCCATCTAAAATAAAGTGTCTAACACTGTTCTCACCAGTAATATCAGAAATATTCAGCGATTTTGCACCAGATTTTCTATGTTCCCATAAGTCTTTGATATTTACAAAAACTGTAAGATCATAATCAATAAACCAAACACAAACACCTGCTACACATCTATATAACTTACTCTTTTCGTACATACCTTCCCACTGATTCTTTGTTATTGCTCCGGCATAGTTTAGAGTATTTCCATATAAACACTTGCACTCTAAATAAAACATATCAGGAGAACTAAACATAGAGAAGTCACAAATATTTCTTACACCTGAATATCCTGCCATCGGGTCAGGAAGCCTATCAAACGAAACATTCTTTAACTTTTCAAATGCTTTTCTGATAGCTCCTTCAAAATCCTTACCTCTGTTTACAGCTCTCATGATTTATCCACCTTACACTGTGTTCTGTATTCACAATATTGACATACTTTTGGATTTACTTCATTCTTAGGTGGAACAATCTTATTTTTTACATAAGATTCACAACAATCAATTCTGTTCTCAATGTATCGCTTATTCTCATCCGTGACATGAAGAATATAGCTTTTCTTCGTACATAGATCACGATTTTCATATAAGAACAATACATCTTCAATTCCGAATTCAAGCGCATACGTATACGCTTGATGTCTGTGAACATCCGCAATATATTGTCGTTCACCAAATTTGTATGAAGATTCTGTCTTACACTCAAAGACATACATTTTTCCACGGTATTTTAATAGTCCATCACACAGAAATACAAGATTCAGATTAGGATCAAATACCTTTGTTTCAAATTCTTCTTTTTCAAGAACTTCAAGCGGAAGATTGTTTTCTTTGATGTATGTTTCAACATCAATGTATTCACAATCAACTCCGTACTCTTTCATTTGACACAAAACATTCTGGATTCTTTTATGTCTGTCTGTTCCTGACTCGCAGATACCATAAAATTCACTTGTTTTGTCTGACTGCTTATCTAAATTTGCACCAATGATTTGATAATACATTTGTCGTGTGCAGTTCATTGATGACGGCTTATAATGCTGTGACGGCTTACCGTCATAATATTCAACAATGTAATATTCCTGATCGTTGGTATGATATACAACTCCTGTTTTAGAATACAGCATTGATTCATCACAGGTTTCCGGCAGTACATCTAGGCATACAACATTTACTTGTTTTCCTGAGTTGTTTATACTAGATAACTCAATCTTCTTAAAAAAACATTTTGCTGTACGCTCGTTCATTTTTCGTAACGTATAGTCAAAATCTCGCAAAAAGGATACCTCGATTGGGGTATCCTTTTCACTTACCATTCGACTAATGTTAAATAACGACTTAGCCTTTGGCATAAATATTCTCCTTATTCATCTTCATCATCAAATCTTGGATCATTCAAAAGTCCAATGACCTGTGTAATACTTCCGTCTTTTACTGTGATAGTTGACGGATTTCCATAGTAAATATGAACAGATTCACCAGAACGTGCAACCAACTGCTTTCTGATTGCATTCGTATCAATGCAGCAAGTATAATCCTTGAAATTATTACTACCCTGATACGAAATAGTCTCAATAGCATCAGAATTCATTGATTCAAGTTTAACACCATCTTTTGTGAAAGTCATGTAAATTCCGTCAAGCTCAGATGGTCTTTTATCCTTCTTATCAATGAACAGAGACAGTCTATCTACCGCACTGATAATATGAGATTTTGGAAGAACACAGTCTGAAGGATATTCGGCAGAACAGTAATCCTTAATTCTGTCAACAGGATATGCACCATCATCACTAACTGTTACAGAGAACAACTTTACGGTATCTGTTTCAAACAGAATGTTATTCTCATACATCTTAACATAGATTTCTTCTTCGTTTACCATACTGAGAAGATCGAATACAGATGGAGCAATCAATGTTCTAGTTCCGAAAGTCTCAACATCGTTTTCACAGATATTGTATTCATCACCGGAAATAACACAATCATCGGCACACATATATCGTGTGAGATACGGCTTCTCCAAAGATGTGGAAAGACAAGGCTTATTGTATTTAACAATACTCTTGATAACAGCGGTCTTGATTGTGCATTCATTATCAGGACTATTGATCTCATGTTCCGGATACTGAATTTCAGAACCATCAACATCAACCTGAATCGGAATCTTATATGTTCCGTTACCGATAATTGAAATAGAATCAGATGTAAGAGAAATCCTTACTGATTCAGAAGTTGTTTTTGAAACCAGTTTACTGAACCTGTCAACGTCCACAGTGAAGGACATATTATCGCCTGAAACATCATTTTTTCTCACAGTCCAATAATTATCTCCGTCTGTTGTTGTAAGACTGAGAACATTGTCTTTCAGCTCAACGTGCATAAAACAAGTAATCACGCTATAAGGCAGATTTCCTGCGCCTTTTACTGAGCGTGAAACAAGATTTTGTAGTTCTTTAATATTGATAACAAACTGACTCATGGTGTATTATACCTCCATAAAACCAAACTTCATATTTACATCATAGCACAAAACATGAAAAATGTCAAGATGGATTTTGAAATTAGTCATCATCTTCATCTTCATCATCCTCAAGTTCTGCTTCGTCTAAGTCTTTGCCATACCAACTCTTGAATAGCTCAGTATCGCATTTCAGCGGAACACAAAGATCTTTTCCGGCATGAATCATACAATAACTCATTAACTCAGCACATCTCTTTGCATTCTTAATAGGGCATTCGGCAATGATTTCATCATGTACCGGAATCAGCATTCTAAATCCTAATTCTTTGAGTTCTTCATTATTGAATAATTCTATCTGAGCTTTCTTCGTAAGTTCAGCGGCAGTTCCCTGTACTACTGAATTAACGCACTTTCTCTTAGCCTTACGGATGAAAGCTGTATTGTCCTTAATCTTGAATCCCTGATTCTTAATCCGTTCCTTCATTTCCTCTCGCTTCTTATAGCCATAACAATTTAACAATTTGTTTGTTAAATCTCTTACAACACTTTCAGGAACTTCTGAGGATTGTGAAGCATCTGGATTAAGTGGGTCAAAATCTGGATTGTAGCCATCCTTATATTCAAACTCATAGTAAGGAAGTTGCATATCCGGCAACTGTCGTCTGTGTCCCCACAGTGTTTCAGCATATCCGTTCTCTCTTGCTTGATCTTCGCAATAATCAATAAAACTTGCTAAACCATCAAACTTTGAAAGAACTTTGTCATAAATAGTTTGTGCTTCTTTTACTGTCTTACCAAGTTGTTCTGCTATTGATGGTATTCCTCTGCCATATAAAATTCCCAATACGATTTTTTTGCTTTCACTTCGTCTTTTCTTGCCATCCGGATTAGTTGTTCCATCCGGTCTAAACTCGCAACAATCTTCATATGTCGTGTTAAATGACACAGCAGCTATCTCAGAATAAACATCTTTATCATCCTGATATGCCTTTATCATTTTTTGATCGTTACTTAAATGTGCTGTAACTCTAACTTCCTGTCCGGAATAGTCACAAGACATTAAAGTATATCCTTTTGTTGCTGTGAAGAGCTGTCTGATATCATGTCCTGAATCAATTACAGTTCCATCACTCAGTACAAATGGTTGTGACGGGATTTGTTGCAAGTTTGGAGAATTTGAAGAAATACGTGATGTTGCTGCTCCATACTGGTTATACTTACCATGAATACGCTTATCTGGATATTGTTTTGCAATATCTGGAAGTGTATCAATGAAAGCACGAATAACCTTAAAGAACGCCTTATAGTCAAGAAGTGCTTTACAGAATGGATGATCTATCTGTTTAAGAATATTTTTGTCTGTTCCTCTAGGCTTCTTTGGATCAACAACAGGCAAATTAAGAATATCATATAGAATAATTGCTAACTGCTGAGAACTATTAAAATTCACTGGATCTGTTAGCACACAATTCGGATGTGTTCTTTTGTAATCTTCTACAAGATGAAGATACGGTTTGAACACATTTCTAAGGTTTTCTTCCATCTTGTCAGAAAGATCATGATACTTCTTTTGCAACTTTTCTGCATATTCAAAATCACACGTAACGCCTGTCTGCTCCATTGAAATAAATGTTGGCATTGATTTCATTTCAATATTAAAGAAAGCGTTTGATAATTTCTGCATATGCTTTGATTCGTAATAAATTCCAGTTGGTTCAAGATACTGCGCCTGAAATTCATACAATTCATGAGTATAGATAGCATCAGATGCGGCATAAAGATACGCTGTTGTTATCGGGATAAGATTGAATGGAATATTGTCAAACAATTTTCCAAATGTCAATGCTTCTCCGCGATTTCCCCAACAATACTTCTTATGCAATGCTTTCAACGATTTCTGACCTCTAGGCTCTTCGCTGTTTAAGCACATTGCCGCAACAGACGTATCAAAGTATGGAGTAAACCAAACATTGATATGATTTCCTAAGAAACGAATATCGAATGGGGCATTAAACCATACTGTCTTTGTATTTGCATCAACTAACTTTTGAAAATACTTTGTTAAAATTTCAACAGGAAGTTGATCTTTACATTTAACATTGGTTATATAGCTCACATGGTTTACAGGAATATATGCTGGTTTCATTGTTGGCGTATATATACAAATACCTACAAGTTGATCTATGATTGGATCAAGACCTGTAGTTTCTGTATCTATACTGATTATTCCGTTTTCTATACATTTATCAATGTATGCTGATAAATCTTCTTCTTTCTGAATAAGTTGCAGTTCATCCTCTTTACCTTCAAATTTTGACTTCACAAGGGAAATAATAGCTTGTATTCGGTCAAGTAGCTTTCCACTGCCTTTTAGTTGTACGGCAGTGGAAGACTTGACTGGTTTTGAGGATGATTTGGCTAATCTTTTGTCTCGTTCCTTACTTGAACGTGAGGAATCTAAGCCAAAAAATCCCATATAAAATCACCTCAAACCATTATGAAATATCAGGGCGAGTTGTTCCCCTTCTTCTTGGTACATCCTCAGAGCGATCTCTGCGGCGAACTCCATCATTTTCTGTATCAGAGGACGGATTAAATGTTCTGTTCTCGACAAAGTTCTTCATCTCATCAAATGTTAGTTTAAGAAGCATACCGTTCTCAGGTGTCGGCATATCGACTTCTTCAAGCAGATCTTCAAGAGTGGTATCATCAGTACCATCATGAATGATCTCATAAGTGGTGTTTTCATCACCGGCAGCACCATTACGCTCAATGATGAAAGTGTTAGAACAGAACGGAGAACCTTTTTCTACCATAAGAGTTGAAAGCTGTTTATACATCTTCTTTCCGCGATCCCAGATAACAGCTTCTTCATCATCTACCTTATACATTGGAATGTAGAACTTTGTAATTGTCTTTCTGTCTGCCATGTTTGGAGATGAACAACACGGACAAGTTTCAAGCGGATCACCGTACTCTCTGAGGCAGTCAACAGAACGATAATTGCCGTACTTGTCTTTAACTCTGTGTACGCAGTAACCTTCAACATCATCAAGAGAGTTATACATGAAGCGAACACGACAAGTATCTCCGTCATTCTTTAGTGAGAAATAACCGGATGACTCATTGGAATAATTCTGTAGGTCTTGCTGTGCATTGAATTTCATAAGGCAACTTCCTTTCGCGTTATAAAAATATTATATAAACAGCAAAAGCTGTATATACCGATAAAATAAACAAAAGGCTCACAGATTATTTCACTGTGAGCCTTGTGGTCATTGTACGCTTTGCGATCTTATCAAAGAGTTCCTGTGACACAATGCTTTTTACATCAGATGCCGAAACACTTTCTTTTACATACTTGGAAAGCGTTGCCTTATGACACCCAACAATGATTTCATTAGAACCGCTGTTCTCAATAGCTTCCTTGATCTTTGCATCAAGTTCTTCTACAATCCGCTTGGCTTCGTCAATCATATTCTTGTATTCCTGACGCTGCTCAATGATTGCAAGCAGTTCTGCATCGTTCACAGTTACGATTTCTTTAGTTTCAGTATTTTTCTTTGTAGCCATTTTCTTTTCCTCCGTTTTTGTTGTTTTGGGTTTTTGTGTTTTTTGATTCTTTGTTTTTATTGTTCAGCCTACCCACCGCCCAATAGGATAGGCTGAACCTTAAGAAAGTGTGTCAAAAAATGAAAACCGCAGATTTTGGATTATTCCTTGCGATATTTCCTTTGACAATTATAGTATAGCACATTTTTTGAGATTTGTCAAGTGGTTTTTGAAAATTTTTTTTTCAAAAAATTTCTTGAAGATTATCGAATTCATCTTTCGATAAATCATTGATATCTTTTCCTGTTGGAACAACTAACTCAGATATTAATTTTGAACTTCCTAAATACTTACGTAATTTCTGTCTACCTTTATTTCCGGCAGCATCAGGATCAAGACCTAATACTATTTTTCTGCAAGGAAGATTCTTTATTTGCTTGTATTGTAAATCTGTCCCTGTTCCATGAAGAGCAACTGCATATTTGCCATACACCCAACAAGTGAGACAGTTGAATATAGATTCACATATAATTATCTCTGAGGGAAATGTATCTAATTGTTTTAGCTCGTAAACTCCATATACAGGCTTATCTACTCCAACAGGAAAACTAAAGAATTTTCCTTCTACTGATCTACGAGCTATAAATAGTACATTTCCTTCTTCGTCTTTAATTGGGAATGTTAGACACGGAATTACTTTATCGCCAAACTTTGTTTTCAGCGTGAAATTCTTATCGTATCCAACATCGAACATCTCAATAATATCGTCTGTTAGCTTTCGCTTATACATATATGGATGTGTATATCTATATGAATCTAGTTCTTCTTCTGTTATATAATTTTGTTTCTGATCTTCTTTATTTTTCTTGCCGCGAGACATATCTAATTTAATTTCGGGTCTGTTTTCATACTCAACAGTCAAGAAATTCTTTCTTAGCCACTGAGTACCGAATGCTCCGAAATCATTTCTTCCGAACAGAGCACTTATCATTTCTTCAAGAGAACCGACATAGCCACAAGTAAAGCAATGCACAGTTCCAGACTTAATCAACTTATCGCCTTTTTTAATGTCTCTTGTTGTGATACCACAAGAGGGTTTAGATTCTTGACCTCCTTTATGAAAAGGACAAGTTATCTGAATTGTATTTGGAAGAACACGAATATCATGAAGTCTATCAATTCCATTTAGTGCTAGCTGAGTTCTAAGTTCAACTAGCACTTCTTCTTCATCTGCCAAAATAGGCATTCCCATTACTTCAAACATTTATCCTTCTCCAGCAAAGTCAACAGAAACATAAGATGTGTAATTTTCATCGTAAAAAATAACCTTTGGAAAAAGCGCATACATGGATGAGCAGTATTTCAGAAGATTGTATGGCGTTACACCGTCACCAATTTTGAATCTGAGTGTAGTATCTGAAATATCTGTTCCAATCTCTTTTTCAATAATCAATTCACGATTCTTAAAAATAAGGTGTCCATTTTCTGAAAGATATTCTTTTGTGTAGCATTTCGGCTGTATTCCAATACCGTTCATTTACAATCAACTCCTTAGAATGGTTCTGATCTTGCTTTTCTGGTAAGCGGCTGCTTATTCTCTACAAGCTCTCTGCCGTGCGATCTTGTACTTGGTTCTGTTGATTCAGAATATTCATCTGGATTCGCATTGTATGAAAATTCTCCTGTATCAATTTGCCAATCATAGCACAGCTTTGTTCCTACTTTACAGTTACGCGCTTTAGTTACTTCCATTTTCAATTTGCTGTCTTTCTGTCGGATGGAAAGAACCTTTGACGCATTGTGTGAAATTCCGTCTGAATCTCTAATGCTTTCAAGTGCCGGAACACTGCCGTCTTCTTCTATTCCATTTCTGTTTGCCTGTACGACTGCAATAATCGGAATTTTAAGTTCACAGCTAAGAGACATTAAATCCTCGCTAATATTTGTTAGTGATGTGGTCTTATTGTCTCCTTTATGATATCGTTCATCACTGAGATACGTAATACCGTCAATACCAAGAACATCCAACTTATGTTGTAAACAGAACTTTCTTAGTTTTGACACAGTGATTTTTCTGTTGAAGTCTAGCGGTGTTGCAACTATGAACTTATTTTTTGCGTTTGTTTTCAAATCATCAATGTATTCTTCATAGTTCTCAACGTCTTTACCTGTATACAAAGCAAAGTTTGAAAAATGTTTATTCAGTGAATCAAATCTGTAACCAACAGATTCTTCACTCATCTCAGGAGAAATGTAACCTACATTTCCACCTATCTTCCAGTTGTGAGTTAAAATCTTTGCCAGAACCCAAGACTTACCATTATTTGTCCTAGCAACGATTACCATAAATTCTTCGCCTAGTGCTAGACCACCTATAACTTCATCAAGTTCTTTGAATCCAGTTGGACGCATCCAAGGCTCATCTGAATCACGCTTAAATTTATATGTTTCAAGTCTAAGGTCTGCTTGTGCAATAATATCGGTACCGCAAGCACCGCTCATAACCTGAATATTCTGCAACTCTGATCTAAGATAGTCTACTGCGGCAACAGAATCAGATTGTGTTAGCTCTGCTACCTTATTTATAATGGGAACTAATTTCTGATATTGATATTCTTCCATTAGTTTTTCCAGTAAATAGGAATCACTCTCTGTGACTTCCATTACTGTGAAATCCTCAAATTTATCAAGGAATGTTTCAATATCAGGAACATTGCCGAACTTTCTATAGTGATTGTATATGAAATCATACTCTGTTGCATATTCGCAAAAGTGTTCAGATTCCAAATCATTGTCGAACGCAAAATCTAAAGATTTAGCTTTCAGTATCTTGTTCAGAACTTGAAGCTGTATCATCCTCACTCATCTCCAAACTATTTAAGAATTCTGCATAGGTGTTTCTCTTTCTCCTGTCCGGACCTGAAACACATAAGCAGTCAGATGAACCGCAAACACGCGATTCAAGTCTATGATCCATTACTCTCAGTTCATTTGGAGTTAAATTGCTTGTGAAGATATTACATTTCTTAGAGAACATTCTTTCATTGATATAGGAATATAGCCACTGTGATTCATATTGTGTTGGATCTGTCTGCCCGATATCATCCCAGATAACAACATCACAATTCTGAATCTCACGCAGAAATTCTCTATAATCCTCTGATTTATATGTCATGTTTAGCTTTGCATCTCGTAAGAAAGACGGAACACTGACATATAGACCTCTTGTGTTATATGCTGTGGTTTCGGCTACCTGTGCAAAGTAGTTGTTCATCAACTTTACTGCCCAGCTCGTTTTTCCTGTACCCGGTTTTCCGAACAAATACAGATTGAATCCTTTTTTAACAAAGAATTCAATGTCTGCTCGAATGACATCAAGCGAATTGATGACTTCATCTGATAGACTTGATGTGTCTAAGTCTTGTGCTTTCCACATACTTTTAGGCAAATTACTCATTTGAAACAGGTAATCTGTCTGCGTGAATTTCTTACAGTGTGATGTGCAAGCATCAGTTCCATACTTATCACAGAAATTCTTATACCAACAGTTTTGGATATCATCTCTGTGAACATAGCGATCATCTCTCATAGCAAACAACCTCCACTAATTTTATGTCCAAGGCTTGTTGAAGTCAACATCCTTAAACCTAGAATCGTTAGGATTTTTACGCTTTGCATCCTCTACATCTTGTCTTCTTCTATCTTCATTGAACTTCGCAAAAGATTCAAGCGTGATACATTTTGCCTTTAATTTCTTTGTTTCGTTATAATTTTCAACAATAAGATACGGTTTATTATTCTGAATAGAATTTGTTACTGAATCAACCAACATATCATCGTTCATACAAAACAGCCTGAGATTGTTCAATGCCGCTGAGAACATCGGCTTTGTCATACTCTTTCCAACTTTCGTTTCATGAATGTAAGTCAACAAAGCATCTTCCAAGCCATCGCAAAGCTGATAATATCCATCAACAATGAACTTGTGAACAAGGATTTCCTTTTCTTCCATATCCACAGAATCGTCTTGTTGCGCTGTTGCCGGTCTATATGCAAGAGCCGCATATGAATTTACATATGATTTCTTAACGCTTTCAACCCTATCATTAAGCGTTTTACAAATATCAGACAAATCTTCCAACATCAGACGGAATTGATTTACAGTACATGATTTTCCTTTAGGAACTTCTGTTACGTATGCACTGAGCCACTTCTTCAACTCCTGAGAACAATCGTTTCCTTCTTGACAAATGTAGGCATCAATTTCTGCCAACTTAACAGGAATATCAACCTCAGATCTATCTACAAGATACAGTGAACGGTAGTTGTTCATGTAGGATTTTCTAACACCTTCAATCATTCTATCCACTGTTCTGCCATGAGTATACAGATTGTCTAATTGATTCTGCCACTGTGCCGGAGTATAACTTCTTCCGTTCTGTGTATCTAAGAAACTATTAAGAAGATTTAACAATTCTTCATTATTGTATGCATTCATTACAATGAAGCTCTTATTCATATCACGCTTAATTACGTCCCATTCATTCCGTTTAACTCTACCTGATTTCTTCGGCTCATCAAACAATTTGTTATTTGCTTTCTTAGATTCTACCTTCTTCTGTTTTTTCGGCTTATCTGATTTTTCTGGATTTGATCTAAACGGATCAACATAGTTAGTGTCTCTATTTTCAGCAATACGATTAAATACGTCAGAAAGACTGATTTCAGAAACATCCATCCCGCCAAGTTCACAAGCAAGCTCCCCAAGTGTTATACAGAGCTTAATATTCTTCTTCTTGTGCCACTCTAGCATACCGTTCAGGTAACTATCAATAATTCCTGAATCATTTGGAAATGCTGATTTTAGTGCAAAGGAATAGCTTTCGATGAAATTCTTATATGTAGGAAAATCTGCTTCCTCACACATTTCCGTGACCTGTTTCATATTTACACGATAATTATTGTGTTTAATCATCGGATTCAACTCATCGAGTTCTGTTGCTTTATATACAAATCCATTGGATACCAATGTATCAATGTTTCTGGAAATTGTTTGTCTTGCTACACCGAACCACTTTTCCATTTCATTGAGAGGTGTGTGGCAAGCATGAACAGAATCAAATGACTGAGTAAATAAGTATGAAAATATCAAAAGCTGAGTTCCGGACAATCCCAGAACTGTTCTCATCCAAGCCCAAACGATTAGGTTTGGTGTGGTGTCTGAAATATTTTTCTTTTGCACACAGCATCAACTCCTCCGGATATATTGTAAGAGGTCAATTCCAAATATCAGTATCGTAGCACATTAAAACCGTATGTAGATAATCAATATTTATGATGTAGCAATCATCTCGCTCATGTCCAAGTGTTGCTGACTCTGGGGCTTTTCTTCTGAAAATCATATTCTTTTTAATAAGACGATCAAGAATCGCATGGGCTTCTTTCGGCGTGATTCTCAACCAATTCTCAATATCTCCGGAACATTCAAGATATCCCCACGGCTGACTAGGATTTGTAAAATGAATTACATGAGCGAGAGCCACTTTTTCATCGTCTGGAAGTTCAAAATCCGGATCATCTGGAAAATGTCTAAACATCCATGCTGGAATACGAACAGGCGCAGGAATCTTACCAATAGGAAACAATACAAATCTTCGCTTGAATTCCTCAGAAGCACCTTCCATCAATGCAGTATTGAACTTTTCCTTACGGCGCAATTCCTTACTAAGATATTTGTCGATGATCTTCTTCTTGTCCTGTGATAATGTTTCTTTATTTGAAATAATTTCATATTCCGTTTTAGTCATTTAAAACACTCTCCTCAAATATGGATAGTAAAAACTACCGATTTTACCTAACGGGCTGCGGAACCGTTAAATAAAATCGGTAGTTATATATAGTAATTGGAGTTGTTGTGGTTTGAGTAAATGAACAACAGTACAATGACAGGAAGCCTTATGTTGTTTGCACCCGATTATCAAATTTTTTTGAAATCTTAATTTTATCTCAAACGAACAATTCCTCCAAATCACTCACTCAGTATTCCGCAGCAACAATCTGTTGTTTATGGTCTTAGTATAACACATCTCAAACGATTTGTCAATAGCGGAATAGCATCTTCTACGTTATGCACAAATAGTTATTCATTTAGTGTTTTCTTCTGTGTGCATTTTAACGTAACAATATCAGGCTTCTCTTTCTTAAATGGTTTTAGGTCATTCGGATTGATATCGCCATGATATAACAGTGATTCCAGAACATCGAAATCTACATAATCTTTCTGCTTTACAAGATCAGGTTTATTCAATGTTTTACAATATTCTGTCAGAGCTTCCTCATCCCAAGATACATTCGGTCTTGACGAAACATTCAAACTAATGCCGCTATCAGATACAAATTTAGTAACACCGTAGTCAGCCATTGTTTGTTTAATAAACAAATTTAGTGCTTTTCTTTTGTTATCGAAAGACTTTGCTTCTTCATCAGCGGCGTTATAATCTTCACATAGTTGATTCAGAGTGTCTTTCTGAATCTGTGTTAAAATGATCTCAGACATCTTCGGTTACTCCTTTTTTAGTATAGGTACAATACTTCTGATTGAACTCTGCCATGATTCCGGCTCTACCTCTCGGAAGATAATCCTGAAATTTCATAATCTCAGGAATCGAACTTCTGTACCAGTATCTTGGTCCTCTACTATGAATTCTTACATAATCTGGCAGTTTCGGCATATCTTTCGGCTTGCTGTAATTAGGATCTTCCTGCCACTTATACCACATTGTGAGTGTCTTTGTACTTACATTCAAAATTCCGCTGACCTCAGAAGCAGACAGCAAATCGGAAAAAGCACATCCGGCAATATTTTCAATCTTAGCAATTTCTTTCTTAGTCATAATTACCTTTCCTTTCAAATTTAATTTTGTGACAATAGATAATTTAGTATTTTCGGGTTCTTAAAGATATCTTCTTCCTTATCAATTATGATATCGGATATCTTTCCTTTTCTGTATACAATGTTATGTATACGTTCGTCTATTGTTCCTTTACACATCAATGTTATAATGTTTGGACTTTCCTTTGTACCTATTCTATGTACTCTATCTTCGCATTGATCTTTTTTGGCTCTGTTCCACGGTTCATCTAAAAAGATTACAGTAGATGCTGCTGTAAGAGTTAGACCAGTACCCATTGCATCAATCGTGCCTAAAAGAACTTTGCAAGACTTGTTCGTCATGAACCTGTCTTTTTCGGCTTCTCTGCAATCAGTATTTTCTCCTGTATACAAGGCAGGATTAAAACCTTTTAACTTCAACAAATCAAATGCTGGATTTATAATATTTGTCCAGTTACTAAATATTAAACATTTCTTACCATCCTCTACTACATCCTCCACAAGTTCTAACATTCTTTCAAATTTAGGATTATCTGAGACTTTAGACGTTAGTATTGCAGGATTTCCAGTTACTTGTCTAAGTCTAATCAGCATTGTTAATGGATTTGGGCTTATCTTAACTCTATCAATATCTGCCAAAATGCTATCCAAAACATCTTCATATAACTTTATCTGAGGCTTTGTCATTTCTACAAATTCATTTATATAAATCTTTTCCGGCAGATCAAGTACATCCTCTTTCAATCGCCGTAACATACATTTATCGACAATCTCTTGTAGCTCCGGAAGATTCTTATATCCTATGATTTGATGATTTCCGAAACCTCCCATAACACAATAGTGATTTCGGAATGAGAACAGACTATGCTTTTCAAATTCCAACCAATATAGAATAGAATAAATATCTATTGGGTTATTCATTATTGGTGTTCCTGTCATTGCTATCTCATATTTTGTATTCAATGAAAGTAATGCTTTACCACATAATGAGTTTGGATCTTTGATATTTCGATGACATTCGTCTGCTATTATAACAGAAATCTCTCCATTTTTAATCTGTTTTTGTAGTTCTTCAACAATAGGAAATACCGTTTGCTTCTTATATCGTTGAACTCCGCCTTTTCCTTTTGTTTTAAGAGGAACTTCAATCTTCTTATTATATCGCAAAGTCTCAATATTAGTAATAATAAAGTAATTAGGATTTGTTGGAATATTCTTAATATCATCCAATCTATCTTCATTAGAACCGATATACTCTCTTCCGCGCTTAGTTACTCTCGTTCCTAGAATATATCCTGTCTCATCTGTATGGATCTCAACTTCATTTTTCCAGTTATATTTAATTGAATTGATACAGGCTATAATAAGAACGTGTTTTACTGACTGTTCTTTTTTAAGAATACACGCCAAATCGAGAACCGTTTTCGATTTTCCCACGCCCTGCTGATCAGCCAGTAAGAACTTATGGTGACTTAATCCATACTCAATTCCTTCTATTTGATGTTTATATGGTTTTGTTTTGAATTCATACCATTCTGGAATTGATGTAATTGTTTCTTCTGGTTCTTCTTGCTTCTCATACTTTATTTCATATTCATATCCGGTCAACACGGATATTAGATTATCTAGTTCTGATTCTAAAATTTCCCATGTTCCTTCACTTGGATTCCATTTCCGCACTTTACGCGATCTCATGAACTGAACAATAGATTTGTCATACTTTGTCTTGACGTATAGTTTGTGGTTCTTTACAAGTATCTCTACCAATAATATCTACTCCTTATAGTAATTCATCTAGTTTTGTGTAAATCTCGTGTTTGTCAATGCGCCCAGAAACAGAAAGTTTATCTGAAATCCAGTTAAAATATAGTATCTCTTAATTATAGTATAACACATAGTAAAGAATTTGTCAAGTAGTTTTAAAAAATAATTTTTATTTAACTAAAATAAACCGCCTATCTGCTGAGATAAGCGGTTTATTCTTGTCAAGTTTAACCCTCTCTGATTGCTGCGATCAGCTTAGGCATGACAACAGAGTCAAAAGTTACGTTCATAAATCTTGTCTCAGCTTCGTTTTCAGTCTGTCTGCGCTTCTTATGAGTTTCAAAGTCTGCCATTGCATTCACAACTCCCCAACCAGTGCCGAGGAAGTTCTGATTGTCTTCTGCATTATAGCACTTAAAGAAGTGGGATCTCTTTTCTTCCATGTGCTTTTTCTCTACCTTAGAGATGTTTTCTTTTGCGATATCAAAGAACTTATCAACGATTGCATAAAGTCTGGAATCAGAAAGTTTAATCGTTGCAAGGTCTTCTGCTTCGAGTTTCAGCGTGTTCATATAGTTTACAGTCTGATTCAGGAGTTCCTTTGCCTGATTCATTCTTCCTGCAAGCTGTCTGCTATGTCTGATCTTTACAGTATTCTTCATCTTACGGAAACTAATGCTAAATTGATTTTGACAAACAAATCTGAGAGGACAAATAGTTGCTTGCAGATTGTAAAGACCATTGTGACTATTCTGCATGATAAGGTGCGGAGTAAAGGTATCACCGAGAACTGTAACATCCGGAAGTTTACCGATAATGTAAATCATTCCAGATTTAGTTTCTCCGGCTTTCTCAAATTCAAGACCTTCAATTTCATCTACGAAATTGAAAGAATCTTCATTCTGACAGACCTCATAACGCTTAGAGACAACGCCAATGTACTCGCCGTTATCTTTTACGGTTGCAACTCTGTCATCAATCTCAAAGCCGTTCGGCAGAAGAATAGGGGACTTAGAAACTGTATAATCCAGTCTCGCTTCTCTCAGCACATCTGCTGTGGTCTTGCATCCTGTTACTTTCTTTCCGATTGCGTTCCATGTAGCTGTTCTCATAATCGTTACCTCCTAAGATTTTGGTTGTTTTATTTCAGGTTTCCCTGACCTTGTAAATATAGTATAACACATTTATGCTGAAATGTCAATACCTTTTGAAATAAAATAATGACGAATTATATTTGAGATTTTTGTGCAAAACGATAATTTGTTAAATGTGATGATAGGCGCGATATTTTTCTTTTTAAGGTCTTCAATTCTTATCCCTAAAGTAATCAATAATCAATATCAATTTTTTATTCTTATACAATATGTTATTATAATAAGATATTATATACTTATTGTTTAATTACTATTATATTGATTGTTTAGTATTTATTGATTTAGTAATTAAGAATATATTATATATTATGTTACATTTTGCACCTTATAAAATGCACTCCAAGAGTTATAAATGTAACTCTCAGAGTGCCAAAACATAAAGTATATTAAGTTGAAAACTTTTGGTAGTTTTTTATCTCGCTATCTTTGTTGTATAGATTGCTCCTTCTGGATAATTGCCACCTTCGCCGCGAACATCCCATTGCCAAACCCATTGATATACATCTGGATTTGAAGATACTTTCTGTTTGATGTAAGAACCCCATCTATAAGTTGATGTGTCTTCATCATACTTACACATACACCATTCACCTTGTTTGTATACTGAGTAATCGCTTGAACGCTGAATGAGTATATAGATATCTGTTGGATCAACTAATGAACTTGGTTCTGGTAGATTGTCTGGAGTATTTACTTGTCTGACAGCTATTTCTGTGCTCGGATCGTGGTTTTCATCCAAGTATGAACATAATGAGTTTGGAACAGCATACATTGTATAGATGTAGTCAGAACATATAATTCTTCTAGGTGATCCATAAGTAACCAAAGCACCGGTAAGCCATCCTTGATACCACATATCTGTTCCATACGTAGTACCTTTTATAATGTTATCCCATTGAATAGCTGTTCCTTGATAATTGATTTCTCCTAGATTTGAATATGAGAATGCGCAGTGTCCGATTGACTTAAGATTTGTTCCAATAGTGATAGAATCAAGTCTTGGACAAAGAGCAAACATATGATCACCAATCATATGTCCTTTGAATACAACTACTTGTAAACTCTTATTTAACATAAATACCCATTTTCCAACAGGCGGCGTAACTTCTGGAAGTGTTGGGTCATCAATGTAATCCCAATAATCAGGATCGTCACCAACACTCTCAGGAATAGTAAGAATACCGAATCCACATCTATAAAATGCAGAGTTTCCAAGTTTAACAATACTATTCGGCATTCCGTCAGAAATAATATTTCCGTCAAGTGTTTTCAGTGTTGTTAGATTTTCACAACCATAGAACAAAGCACTTCCTATTTTCGTAATGTCAGAACTTATAGCAAGAGACTTAATTCTTGTTTCTCCAACAAGCGGAGAATACGGAGAACCATTTATCCAAGAGTGAGCGTCTTCAACAGATGTATTTTCATCATCATAATATCTATAGTCTACATAAACTGATCTGTCACTTGAATCAGGAGTTATGCTTGAAATTCTACCGGTTTTGTAAGTTATGATTCCAAATGTGTCAGAAGTAACAGTGCCATCAACAACTTTATAAAGCGTTCCTCTATTATTTACTTCATCATCAAATACATCTTTATATGTATCTGCCCCGACTGTAAGAATAACGCTTTGATAAATTACAAAAGGAGCACTTGTTGAATCTGATTCTTCTGGTAAATCTAATTTGAATGTTGTCTCATCTGCTAATATTGTATGTGTTTCTCCTGTGACATTTATAATTGGATTAGAAGATGCATTAAAGTTAGAACCAGCTCTACCATAATCAAATGTTTCACCAGAACCATTAAGATATGCACTTACTTCTGTTGTTATAGTTGAGTGTAGAGGGAAATTTGAATCATACGGATCTGTCACTGTGTCTTGTGCTCTTTCGGTATGTTTGATAACACTATACTGTACGTTCTCACCACAAACACCGGAAAGAATAACTAAGTCAGCAACAATATCAAACAAATCGCTGATATCATTTCTGTTTCTTGTTGAAAGTCTGCTCAGTGCTTGAATATCGTTCTCACAAATACGTAATCTTCCTTTAAGAACAGCAACATCATAACTAAGAATATTTATGTCCTCAGTATGTCCGTTTACAATATTTGTAAGACTTGAAATATTGGTTGTGTTCTGTTCGACTTGTGCTTCAACACCGTCATTGCCGTTCGGACCGTATATCGTTAGTTCAAGTCTTTCTAGTCTTGCAAGAAGTTCATCTGAGATTGACATGATCTTGTTTTCAAGCAGACTTCTAAGGCTCTCTCCGTTATCGCCGTAAATCTTACTAATGTGAATATAGGCTTCTCTATTTGTTTTACCTTCCTCATACATAATGTTTGCGAATACGGAACAAGATTCTTTGTCAAAGTTTGAGTTTGTTGGGTCTGTTGACATTACAAGATTGAACACAACTAAATCTTTATCTGTAATATCTGTTGGAAGTTTATATGAGAATTCAATTCCCTTGTATATATCTACATCAATTAAATCAGTTCCACGCAGATAATCAAGACCGTCATAATTCAAAGAAATAGTAAGAGGAATTTCAACTCTCCATTGATATTGATCCCACTCAAAAGCAAATCCGTTTATCATTGAATCTGTATCAGCATGGGCGTTCACAGAATATTGATATTTAGTGGTTAGGAGTGTATCAAATCTATCATCAAAATACGGGAAGTATTCATACGCCGTAATAGATGTTTTTGGAACATATTTATCTACAATTTTCATTGGCATTAGATAATCATCAAGAACTACATTATCCAACACACCGGAAGAAACAGAAATTTTAACAGTTGATGCTGTTGGAGAGTATGTAGAGCTTCCATAAAACCATTTATAGAACGTCAGATTATCTCCGAACATTCTCTTTGTTAATGCCTGATATGCTGCATCATCTCTGACTGAGTAACTTGTATTCAGTCGGCAACGTCTAATGTAGTTGATAGGATCTTCAACGCCAATTAGTGTAATATCTGTAAGATTATCAAATGTTACAGGCTCATCACTGTATTTATATGGCATAACAGAATCAGTAATTGTTCCGTTAATCAATGTCACATTGTTATCTTCGCAGTCGCATCTATTTAAGAATCTCTTATTGTCAGAATCAATGTCTTTATGATATAGCATATCTCTTGTGCAAGGAAGTGATGATACAGTTGTTCCGTATTTAGAAACACCACTATATGAATAATCTGGCTGAACGATATTTCCAAAAGTATCTTCATTAAGATTACTATACTGAGCTTTCAGTGCTGTTCCACAACCATTGAATTTTACTTTTGCTGAATCTGTCGCACCTGTCGGATAAATAACATTGTCAACAAGACTGCTATATCCTAGTTGCATATACAGTGAAATATATTTGAACAGCATTGGATAATAATTCACGAAATCTGCCCAAGCAACCAATTTCTCAGTTGTAACAGCTTTAATTTCTTCTTCTGTTGGCTGAGTTTGAGATGTATTGTTGCTAGTAAGGTACATTCTCTTTATATAATGTAAATATCCTTCAATAAAGATATTTCCAACAGTAACAGAATCATCATCAGCACAAATCAAACCGTCCGGGCAAAGTCTGCCATCAGAAGTCATAAAACAAACAGGAACCTTGTTTCCGTCATAATTAAGTTTTCTACCTTCAGGAATATCAGAATCTTTAATACAGTAGTAAGAAAGCGTATTCTTTACTGTAACATTTGCGAATTCAGCTTGACTGGAACTGAAAGCATTAACAGCATCATATGCAGATATCTTTGTAAATATATCGGAAAGTGGATCTCCGGTAACAGTTATTGTGTTTACACCTGAATATCCTGAAATATCATCTTTTAGAATTTTACGTCCTGTTGCTGCGTTATATAGTGAATCAAAATCATATAGATTTCTAGGCATTGTTGTTAGAATACAGTTTGAAAATGCGGGTTGCGGTGACTGTTGCAGTGCAGCGATTGGAGCATTATTGTCTATATCAACTAAAGTTGATTCAGTATTCGGATATGATCTACTCTTAATCGGGCAAATATCGTAGCTGAAAAACATACTAAAGATATCTGTGAAACTAATAAAATAGTTTCCGATATAATAAGTATCGCCGGATTCATTCTTTACAAACTTGTACTTGATCTTAATTGGATAGTACACAGTAAATGAATCTGCTCTTACAAATGCAAACGGCTGATTAAATTTCAGTGTTGCTGAATCTGCAATAAATTCTCTAATCTCATCAGCGTTTTCAAACGGCTGTGCTGGTTCTGTCTCCGTATCAATTACAGTGTTTTTATAGTTGATTGTTCCTGTTCCTTGTTGAATTTCTTGTAGAAAATCATTTGAATAATTGATACAGATATATCCGACAACCTTATTTTGCTTATATGCATTTGTCCAATTTTCGGCAAACTGAGGATTATTTACGGAATCATACTGATATTCGCTATATACAAAATCATTTAGATTCTGTTTAATAGCATTCTGATTTCCAGAATTAGACAAACCAAGAACAAACTCATTTACACCATATGTATCTAAATCAATAGAGTAGTTTACATCAGCTTCATCATAATCAAGATGTCCTTCTTTTGCGATCTTGAAAAGATATCCGTCAGAACTAAACATACCGGATGAAAGTTCTATTGATGTTCCCTTATCAAGAGCAATAGAAAGATGCTTGTCTACATCATCACTATCTTTTCCTACAATAAATGGCTTTTGAGACAGTTTTTTGTTTGCCCATTTAAGGTTTTCTTCGGAATTAAAAAGTCCATCATTTTGAGAATTTGCAGACGGACTAGCCTTAATGTTCACAGACGGAACAGAATCTAAAATGCTATTTTCAAGTCTTTCAATAATTCCTTCACTCATGTTAATTCCTCCCCATTATTCATTTTCAATCAGATTGTAGATTTCAATATTCTTATTAGGAACAACAAGAATGTCTTGTGTTACTGGTGTAGGTTCTGTGTTTTCTTCAGTACCGTCCTCAACAAACGGAATAGCAAATCTAGTATCCTGACCGATAGCAGCGATTGTTATAACCCAATGAATAATCAATGTATCATCTGCACTTAACCACACTGTATTTGTGTGAAGCGTTGTTCCTCCTTGCCCATCATCAACTTGAACATTTCCAAGTTTAACATAAGCAAGTAAATCATCCGTTCCGATAACATTTCCTGCAAACAATCCAAGCTCTGTTATAAATACTTTATTTCCATTAAATTGAGGATTTAGTGCATTCGGACCTATTTCACAGTAATAATATATTCCGTCCATATCCGGAAAAACATCTTCTCTGTTCGATATTGTAGTTTTTGCTCCATTTATTTTTGGTCGTTCAGATCTGTGCGTTCCTTTATCTAAAATTTCAAATTCTTTTTCTAATGTTGTTGATGTATAAGATACGTCTTGATTCCAATAAGAGGATAATAAAGGAACAAGATTTCCTTCATCATCTCTAGGAGTATTTGGATCAATTTCAAACACACTGTCATTTACTGTAGTTCCACCGAAACCAACACTAAAATAATGTGGAATATACTTTACATTACTTTCCTGTATTTGACCGTGTTTATTTGGATCAAATGTGCCAAGCAAATGTTTTAGAAGTCCAACAACCATTGTTCTAGTACACTTATTGTGAACTTCAAACTCATTCTTCAAGTTTCCAAAATTATCAACAACAGAAATATGTACGTTATTTCTTATTTGGAAAACATCTGAATTCTTTACCACAATCAATCATCCCTTTCTATTGAGAAAGTATCATTTGATTCAAGATTTTCAAGCCATGTTGGATCTGCAACGGTTGAAAAGTTTACGATTGATTTTTCAACGGCAGATTCAGTATATGGGTCATATTTGTGCTTGTCAAGATTTACATTTGCCGATACCGCTAGAACATCGGAATTTATACTTCTGCTTACAATAGATCTTAGTTCAATATCCATTCCAAGAGGTCGAACCCAATCAAGCAAGTCTCTAACCATTGTATATGTATGTGGGTAATCAATGGTTATAAGACCTTTTTTATAATCAATTCTAATTTTTATATGTTCTAGTGCTGTGACATAATCAGATTCCATGAAAATTTCATTATTGTCTTTCGATATATCAAGAGAAGTAATACTTAATGCTGTTGCCATCCTCAATCCAATCTTACATCCTCTGTACCGCTCCATGAGTGCAAAACAATTTAGAACAGCTCTATTGGAACTAAGAGTATCTGCAAAGTTGTACTCATAGTTCAACGTCTTTGCCATAAGAGGAAGTAATTGTTCTGGACAAGCATATGCATCATAAACATTTCCAATATTATCAATATCGTACTTGCATACAGTGAGAATCATGTCAAGTAGTTTTGTGAATACTTGCATATCTCTTTCTTTTCTGTAGACTTGTGGGATGTAATTGTTTGTTTCTAGTAACATCTTAAATCACTCCCGATGTATTTCTAATATCTTCTGGCTTTATTTTCTTCTCAATATATTCAGGATCAACAATGATACATGGATGATCTGCATTTATTGTTTTTGCAGCATCAAACCGCATAATACTTTGAACATTGAAGTATGCTTCTGTTCTAAAATAACCACTTGATTCAGAGGTGCTTGACGGAGTTTCAAAATTAACAAGTTTCTTACTTCCCATACCGGCATCAAAATATCTAATTCTATCATCACAGCTTGTGATAATATCAATCAGCTCCATGTAATCAATCTTTTTTCCGATGATAACATTATCAGGTCTGTAAAGTTCTGCAACAGTATTTACAATATTACTGATTACATTTTCAGCTTCTTCTTCGCTTACTTGTTTATTCAGATGAACTGTTCCATTCAGCGTCCAGTCAAATACACGAACAATACCATAATTCGGTTGAACATTGGCAATATGAGATTCATCGAATCCAACATTTTCAATTTGAGTTTGAATTTTGTAGCTATTTGAATCATCTTTTGTATTTATTTTATATATCTTATATGGAAATTTCTTTTCATCTATTTGATTTGTAAACACTGCGAAAGTTCCGTCTTCATCACTTGTAGCAAAATTACTTACTATTGGACAGAAGTTTGCATGATATGGGACAAATTCTTTTGGTGTATCTTTATCAGTTGCATTGTCAATATCATCTTTTGTTACAGGACAATCCATGAAATTATAATTCAAAGCGTTTATCTGATATAGATAATCTCTCAAATTCATGTCGCTTTCTGTTGAATAAGATTCTCCAAGAATATTTATCAACTGATCTCTTGTATACGTGTTACATAATTTTTGTAAGTCTGAGTTTACATCTCTAACTGTTTTCTTATCATACACATATGCATTTGAAATTCCATCAAGTCGCTTTAAGAATCTCGTGAAGTCATAAGGAGTTACAAGTGTATTATACGTCATTACATAATTCAATGAATCCTTATATGCTTCTGCGGCTGTTTGAGGATTTGCACCGGGAGAACAAATAGTATGTCCTGATTTATCAATGTGATAATCTGTGTTTTCAATATTAGATACAATGATGTTGTTTGAACGAATTGATTGCACTTCCTTCAAATAATCAGTTGTAATATTTCCATTCGCGCCAAGAGTTGTGAAATAATACAGCGTAAATGTAACTGAATCTTGACCGATACTGCTTTTCCAATAACTTGAAAGCTCTATATACGGATAATCGTAATCGTCTACTCTAAACTGGAAGTGTAATTTTCCGTCAGATTCAGTAAGAAGATTGTCAACCTTTTTAACGAATACTAATTTATTATCTACAACAGAACGATAACTGAGATAAATATGATCCTCGTCAATATTCATATCTGGAATGTAGAAACAATTATCTCTTAGAACTCTTGTTTCAAATTGAGTTTTTCTAAGTTGACCTTGTAATGCTTTCAGTTTCAGAGGAACGTAAGCATATAGTTTTTCAGTAACATTGTCAACACTTGGTTCTGTCGTTGGTTCCAATGAATAAACTGGGTCTGAATATGTAGAAGAATAAACTCCTAATTCAAGACTCGGATTTCCAAGATATCTATTTAGATCAAAACTATTATTTTGCTGCCAAGCTACATATGTTGCGGATGCTCTTCCTGCAAATAGTTCAACGAACATTTCTCCATTGCGTCCAACAATATCATCACGCTCTGTGCTTGTTGGTGGGAAATATTCAACATCGGCATATATTGGATTGTCGTGTTCATCATAGTCAACAATAAAATAAGCATCTCTATATTCATTAGCAATCGTTGTTGCTTGTTCTGGATTATCATAAACTCGTTTACAGTAACTTGTTAATTCATCTACTGGCGGCGTATATGTAAGCGTCAGAGTTGTTATAGCAGAACGATACCAATGCATTTTATAGGCTAGAAACTCAAATAATCTAGCAGCATTCTTTCTTTGTGTAACAGTTGGAGAATAGTATTCAAGTGCTTGCTTATCAAAATTGAACGAAAGCATATCTCCAAGAGCTGACATAAGTTTAACAAGAACAATACCGGGGTCGCCATCTTCTCTACTTGTCCATGTTGAAGTAAGCGTTGGAATTGCATCAATCAAATCTTCCTTTATTGATTTATAATCTCTGCCGGTATATCTTAAAATATTATTTGGCATAAAATTCTCCCTCCTCCAAATGAACCGTAGTTTCTTCATTACGGTTTGTTCGTGTTATTGTATAGTGGATTGTTATATCATAAGCATTTCTTAATCCACTTGTACTTTCTTTTATTTCTACATCATCTTCTGTAATTGTTACACGTTTTTCAAATCTGGTTATAGCTTCAACTATTTCGGCTTTTATCGCTGCTTCTAGTGTTGCTGAATATTGTTCAAATAACATTTCATACAGCCTTGAACCAAAATCAGGATCTCCCAAAAGCTCACATTTTGCAGAAGTAAGAATCAATGCAATACATCTATTTATTGATGTAGTTGTATCATCTATATCCGTGCTTCCGCTTATCAAATCAAATGTCTGAGGGTATTTAATTGATTTTGTAAATATCATTCAGGATAACCCCCTTATAAACTTTCTGTACTTTGATGTGAGAACATATCTTCTTCATCTGTATATTCATATCCAAGCCAACCTAAAATAACTGGTTGATCTGATGCTCCATTGAAAAATCCAATAAGAACTACTTGATTTATTTCAGGTAATGTAGTATCTCCAAAAGGATATGAAACTTCTGCCCACGGCAAATATGTATCCTCTACCCAATACTTTTTCTTTGCTTGTTCACTTGGATAGATATCAGGATTTACAGGTCCGTGTAATTCAGGGATTCTTACACGAACTCTATTAAATCCGGCAGGATCTTCAGTGCTCACAACGATTCCTTTGCAGAAACCTGACATTTTATATAATCCCATATTTTAATCCTCCATTATGAAGAATAATCATATTGAGTTGCATTCTGATTTTCAACTGCTTTTCCATGGACAGAATAATAACTGGACATTGTTGAATTAGATGTTTCAGTAAGTTTGAACATAGTGAATGACGTTGTAAAACCAGACTCAGATAAATTATCTTCAATATCAGTTATTACATACATTCCGGTCAATGCAGGATGTGGCATTCCGTTTACATGAATATTTACTTGAACTCTATCCATTAGTTTATTGCAGTCTGTCTGTCCTAAAACTTCCATTGTTGCATTTATAGGGAAATTGAATAATGTAGATAGTGTTGAACTTGTCAAAAATGCATTTGTATCAAATCCTGACGGAGTATTAAAAATGTTAGTATTGAATGTAGGAAGTTTTGTTGTTGATAAAGTTGAACCAATATTCTGTCCTCCGGCATCAATGGAAGATCGTGTATTACCTAATGAACCTGCATTTCCTAAAGCCGCAGTCCAATCGGCATCAACATGAAATCCTAAAACATCACTATCAATAAAATCATTACCAAAGTTATATGTAAATATTGAACCTGTTTGATTTCCTGTTTCTGGAACATAATAAAATGTTCCTGCTTTTCCGCCAGTTGAAACATTGTCAAAGAATGACATAAATCTTTGTTTTGGCGGAGCAAATGCAGCAGCTTGTCCAGATAAACCATGATTTACAAGTGTTTGCCAAGCATTGTATTGACTGGATGACATAATACCAGATTGATATGCTTCTACTACACTGATTGATTTAATTCCATAATTTACAATTCCACCAACGTATGAAGAACCGTCTGTATTATTCTTTCCGAATATAACATCATGAATGGTGCAGTTTTCCTGCGGAACAGATTGAAATGACATCACATCAATCTGCTCATCAGACTCATCAATCTGAGTATTGTAATTTGTGAAGAAGTTTTTTATTGTATCATCATCAAATCCATTTCCAGATATCATATCCTTTAATATAGCACTTGGTTGTTTCTTTCCTTTATTTTTGATTAGATTTGATATATAATCGTGTACTTTTGCTTCTGGTGAGGTACATTCAATCGCTTGTGCAATACCTGTTATAGTGTATTGTAAATATCCATCATTTATTGTTTCTACATATTTTGTAAATATTCCTACATATTCTTGATTTTGCCATTTAGGACTTCCACCGGGAACAGAATAACCATACCTATAAAGCACTCTTTGATTTGCATTACTTAATAGTAATTGATGCATCAGTATTGCTTCTGATTCTCCGAAGTTTCCGGGCGGATATGTGAGAGTTAAAGAAAACGAACACGCTTTCTTAACACTTCTTTTTTGACTGAAACTGAGAAAATATCTAGGAGTTGGATATGTGTCAATGTAATTTCCATCTGCAAATTGAAAATGAATTATTGGCGTGACAACACCGTTATTCAATATACTATTCACAACATATCAACTCCATTCAATAATATTAAACTCTCTGACATAATGGTGCTTTCCACTGCATCAAAGAATTAAAATTAGGTATTCTTATCACTTCACCCGGCGTTATAATAAAAGGATCAATGATATTATTTGCCATAGCAATCATCCAAAAGAAATCTGGATTTCCATAATATTTATTTGCTATGATATCAAGTCTGTTTTCTTCCTCTTTCAATATTTCATGATAGAAGTCTTTATCTGTTTCAGGTATCGGCGTAACATTTGATGTTTCTGTATATAGCTCTTGTTCATCATCCAATATTTGACGATAAATACTGTATCGTGAAATATGATTATATTGTCTTGGAACTGTATATGTCATATTTATCACCTACCACATCTAGCGGCAACAGCAGGAGCCATTTTAGGGCTTCCTGTGCATTCTGAAACTGAAAAATCAAGAGTAACAATCTGATATTGATTATCAATTATTGTATCAGACCAGTTTGTTGATACATTTTCAACTATACCGGTTATTGCACAGTTGTTGCCTATAACTAAAGTTGTTTTTGGGATGATTGGATATCCGCCGATTGGATATGTTGCGCTCTGAACAAGTCCTACTATGGCACCAATATCAGATGATCTTGTCATTTCTCTGTGCATTCTAAATGATACACTGACTGTTCTTGGTCCTGAGTTTTGATAAATTCTAAACGGTTCTGATCTTCCAAGAGGTGTAAGAGAACCAACACTTGCTGTATGTGAATCTGAATAGCTTTCTGGAAAACAAGGAAAACTTGCGGCACCAACACCTTGAACAGATATAGAACAACATCCTTGTGATGCAAAACCAACAGAGCTTACAATAGGTGTTATTAAAACTTGTCTTTTCTCTGATTTTCTTTCAACACCATAATACATTCTATTATAATCTTCAAATTGTTCTCCGCCTGAAAATATCTGAGGAACTAGAATCACACCTTCTGTGAACTGAAGCATCTCAGATAAAGAATTTGGATACGGAGGAAGAACATTATTGATTCTCATTAGTGTATCTACTGAAATATTGCATCTTTTTGTAATATCTTCAATAGTTTCACTATCTGAAAAATTATAGCCCACGTATGCCATTCTTATCTTCACCTACTTCCCTAAGTAGTGAGGCTTCTGTATAGATATCAAAATACCCTGTAACAAACATAGGAACATTTGACAACGGATTTACTAATTTTTTCTGATATTGTATAAGTGCTTGTGTCATGTCATAGAATGTTCCTTCATTTCCTTTCAAACACCAAACACCTTTTGTCTCTCGCGGTATTTCTTGATCTTTATATATCAGTTGTTGTGCATAATAGATATCTTCCATACTTGAATTAGGTGTTATTGTTCTACCGAATAAAAAGGAAAGAACGAAATCATCTAATTCACAGATATCTTTTTCTATGTCCCATGTGGAAAGATTGAAAATTGTCTTATCATTCACGCTGTATTCTATTTCATTATATTTTGTAAACATCGGCAAATCGTTCATTACCATGTATGTGTTTTTTGTGTTTTCATTTGGAACATATTTACCGGTTGAAGTATCATAGTGAACGCTCATGTATTTATTATAAATCATATCATAGATTGTTGTTTTGTTTTCATCGTCATGATCGAAAACCAATCTTTTTCCCGTATTGCTGCACAAGAAATAATTAGAGATTGAAATACAATCATAAATACTTCTAACCTCTATATTGCTTCCATTTTCATAGTGTTCTTTATAAGCTAATTTTGTGGATTCATCAAGTATTGGATATTTAGAATCAAGATATTTTGCAATAAAGTGTGCAAAACCATAATTCATTTCAAATGTTTTATAATACTCTCCTGTGATATGAATTGTTCCATTATACGTTTCCTTCAAACATTGTTGAAGGTATCTTATTACTAGGTTTTTATCTTCAAAATTTGCTTTCATAACAAGATACCTCCAATCTTATCTATATGATGTAGTTAC